AGGCAGTTGCACAATTACAGAACTCGTTCAATGGCGGTACGATAGGCAATGCACTTGTAATTGGAAATGCTACAGTATCTACATCTACTTCAACTGGTGCATTACAAGTCGCAGGTGGTGTTGGTATTGGCGGTAACTTATATGTTGGTGGTAATGTAAACCTTGGTTCAGTAAGCAGTCTAACTATAACAGGTGGTAGTCCAAATTATGTACTCACTACCAACGGCAGCGGTACGCTAAGTTGGCAGGCAGTTGCACAATTACAGAACTCGTTCAATGGCGGTACGATAGGCAATGCACTTGTAATTGGAAATGCTACAGTATCTACATCTACTTCAACTGGTGCATTACAAGTCGCAGGTGGTGTTGGTATAGGCGGTAACTTATATGTTGGCGGCAGCATAGGCACTACAGCCAACAGCAGCCAAGTGGCTACAACTAACTTTGTACGCAACCAAGGTGGATTCCAGTCGCAAACCATTTATACATCAGGATCTGGAACAGCAGTAGCATTACCAGCCGGTGTAACCAAAGTAAAAGTCACTGTAGTTGGCGGCGGCGGCGCAGGTGGTGGCAGCTCGGCTACTGCATTTTTTGCCGGCGGCGGCGGCGGTAGTGGTGCAGTTAGCATCAAATATTTTACCGGTGTTGGCGGTCTAACTTATAATTACAACGTTGGAGTAGGTGGATCCGGTGCATCCGGTGCTGCAGGCGGCAACGGAGCACCTAGTAACATATTCATCTCTGGACAAACTATAGTAAACGCGCCAGGCGGATCCGGTGGACCACTTGGATCTAACACTAACGCTACAGTTGGAGGTAGTGCCGGTGTTGCTGGATCAGGTGGCGATTTAAACCTACCAGGTAACCCTGGGTTCCCATCTGTGTATGTGTCATCTTCAAACGCTTCTCCTAGTGGATCTGGTGCAAGTGGTTTTTTTGGACTTGGCGGCGGCGCAGCAGTAGTCAAAACAACAGCAGGTAACGCATCTGGTAATGCTGGTACTGCTGGTACGGGCGGCGGCGGTTCAGGGTCGGGCAGCGGTTCGGGTTCGGGCGGCGGTTCAGGTTCGGGCGGTGCGGGCGGAAGTGGCATTATCATTATAGAATACTGATTAAAAATCAAATGAAATTTATTTTTAATTTGGTAACAGGATTAGTGTAAATCTGCACAATGGTAATCCAACTTAATAGACCGAATAAATAACATATGCGATTTATAAGATATAGGACTGATACAGTATGACTGATACTGCCAATTTAGCTAGAGTAGCTGAGTCAATCATAGTAGACATCAACGGTAACGTTGGTGTTGGTACATCTACACCAATCGGTACATTACAAGTCGTTGGTAACGCAAATGTCAGCAATGTTTTAGTAAACACGTTGTCAATAAGCAGCAATATAACTATGAGTGATGGTACTCAGTTTGGTACCGTTTCTAGTTTTGGTACTAGGAATCGCTTTATCAATGGCACTATGGACATAGACCAACGTAATAACGGAGTAAGCGGAACTGGATACAATGTTTATACTATTGACCGGTGGCACTACGGAGCATCTCAGGCAAGTAAGGGAACATGGGGGCAGAATCTTAATTTAATAACACCTCCGCCTGGTTTCAGTCATTATCTAGGTTTTCAATCATCTTCATCATATACACCATCATCGTCTGATGTTTTTGGATTTCATCAAGCATTTGAGGCGGCAAATATTCAAGATTTTGCGTGGGGAACTGCTAACGCACAGACTGTTACTCTATCATTTTGGGCATATTCTAGTCTCACTGGTACGTTTAGTGGGTCGCTCAACAATTATGCATCTACTCGTTCATATGTATTTACATACTCAATTCCTTTATCAAATACTTGGACAAAGATTAATCTCACAATACCAGGTGACACTGGGGGTACATGGGTTATGTTAGGAAATGGTGGATCATTGTATATACGTTTTAGCTTAGGAGCCGGTAGTAGCACAAATCCACCATTTCCTAATTTGTGGGCGAGTGGTAATTATTTTCAGTCTGGTGGTACAGTTTCAGTTGTTAGTACATCCGGTGCAACTTTTTATATCACCGGTGTGCAATTAGAGGTTGGAACTGTCGCTACACCGTTTGAACGTAGGCTATATGGTCAAGAATTATTGTTATGTCAAAGATATTACAATATAGTTTTTGGCATTCTATATTGTACTACTACTAGTGGTAACTATTCTGGCGCAGTTACTACTATCAATTTACCTGTTACTATGAGAGCATCGCCAAGTATTGTTTATACAATAAACGACAGCTCTGGTTATAGTGGAATTTTAAATGTAGGTGGAGAAGCAAGCTTTCTTCAATATTATCTTAATGCCAACCCAGCAATAGGATCATATGTAAATTTTATTTCATATCAAAGCGCGGAACTTTAACAAATGACTTACACATTAAAATATAATTCTACTTATATAATAAGAGATTCAGATGGTGCATTTATTCCAGCAGATCCAAATAATACCGATTATCAAGCTTATCTTGCATGGTTAGCTGCTGGCAATACTCCAAATCCATATGTTGCGCCAACGTTTCTACAAAGCTTAACTTTCTTACAGTTTATGGCATTGTTTACTCCAACTGAACAAGCTGTAATAGTTAATAGCACAGATACGCAAATAAAATTGTTTATATTAATGGCAACAGGTGCAGGTCAAATACAATTAAACAATCAGGAAGTTATCTCCGGAGTTAACTATTTGGTAACTTCTAATATAATTACTAGCGATCGCGCAACTGCTATATTAGCTAATCAACCGCCGCCTACTTCATAAATTTACCAATCTAATAGACAGGATAACTAAATTTAAAGGAAATAACAATGACAGATATAATAGGAGACAGAATACTATTGCAGGGTTGGGTAATTTACCCAGACGGAGAGAAGCTTATGGCTACTTCCCCATCTGGTAAAAAACTACAATTTGAAATGATAGATATAACCGACGTTATAGGTGTGCAACCCGCAACGCCGCCAGACTATGTTCCACCACCCGATGTGTTTACAACTTTGCAAGCATATCAAAATAAACCTATATCAGTTTAATTTGTTATAATCCAGACAGTTCTATCAAAGCTGCTGCAAGATTTATCTCGCTATCGGCTACTAATGAGTGGTCTCTCAACCTATTGGCGATGATAACTGTAGCCTGATTTTGTTTAGCTTCTGTATCGCCCCACCACGCTAAATTTCTATATAGTAACCGATAGATTTCTTCATACTCTTCGGCTCTTGCATTAGCACAAATGATCTTTCGAGCTTCGTGTATCTTTCCAGATTTAAATAATCCGATAGCTTGAACTAGATAGTCTTGACTATCATTGCTGCTACCGCTGCTGGGTCTGTTTAGCTTTCGGTTGCTACAATTCTGCTGTAGCATGTTGATGCATTTGCGAAGATCTGGGTATGTAGCAGTGGCATATTCATCTAAGATCTCAAGATTTTCTTCAGTGAGTTCAACGCCCTCTGCGATCAATATATTAGCAATGCGTGCTAGGAACTGTTCTCGATCTAAATGCTCCATATGGAAGCCTTGAGTCCTAGATTTCAAAGCTGGGATAATCTTGTTTGGATAGTTACAGGTAAGAATCCATCTGCAAATGGCTGAATATTCTTCAATCATGTTGCGTAGTGCCGCCTGTGCATTGAGGCTTAGATAGTCACAATTATGAGTAAGTAACTTATTCTTACCTATAACGAAGTTATGATTGCTATCAACCGACAGATCATAAACACGACGATGTCCTTGTACCTTTTTGATATTTTTAATCGCTAGCTTTTGCACGCCGTATACCCTTCAGTCTGTCTAGTTGCGGTTTATTAACTTCGTCTATCATAGATTCATCTATCCATGACCATATATTGTCTTCGTTTATCCACACAAATTTAATACCAACTTTAATACAAGTATTAATGATGCAGGTCATCTTGTCAATCTGATCATTGAAGCTGCTACGAGGTTTAATCTCATAAAACGTGTTGGTTATAGTGTCGTAGAAGTCTGCTATGTATGTGTGCTGTTCCCCATTTTTTTCATAAGGGATGCGCAAAGTTTCATAACTTAAATGTTGATTACAGATCCAAAAGCAAGCTTCCCAACTACTGCGGAATTTGTGTACTTTGCCATTCACTATAGCTGTAGCAGTCCAATGTGTCCAAGAATTGGTTATGCGCGGGGTAAATTCACCTTTGCGTATTTTGTCTTTCATTATCTTGCTATTGTGCACCCTTGATCGTTCTATCTGCTCCAGTCCGGCATCAGTTGAATACCATGCTTTCATATTGATGCTGTTTTTAGCACCTATGATAGTTTTGGTAATGTCTCCTTTATCACTGCGGTAATGAGCAAGCTTTGCATTGGTTATTTTTTTGCCTCGTTGTTTCAGCTTATCATCTCCAATGTGTTCGGATCTCGCCCATACTTTTTTGTCTGTACAAGACTTGCAGTATGGTCCAATTGTTGCAGATGACTTAGAATAGTTTAATAAACCAATCTTAGTATTGCAAGCGTTACAACATTTATCACGCAGTAATACAGTGAACCGTAACCTGCTTTCTTTATCCATGTGCCTCGAGAGATCATTTAACCATGCTTTATAGGTCTTACACAACTTATTACTAAACAGTGATTCTAATCTGTTAGAATTGCTGAGATATTTTTCGTATAATTTCTGTATTTCGGCATCACTGAATGCTTTCCTGTGGCTGTATCTATTGCCACCTAACCCATTACGCAAAGCAGCTTCTCTGAGCAATCGCCTAGTATCGTGTGTTATCACGGATCAATCTCCTATATGATCTCTCAATATTTATACCTGCGCATTGCGAATAAGATAATCAGTTTATATCGTCAATATATGTTCGTATTGATCTAGCTCATCTGCTCGTACTACTTTGATTTTACCGTTGCTCGAGTCCTCAACGTACCACTTATGATTAGGTGTGCAAATAACAACCTCACCGTTCTCAAACTCTATCTCTAATACTTCTCGATCACCTTTATCCATAAGTTCAAAAGGCCGCCACTCTATGCGTTGGTTTTCAACACTATATGATTTCACCAAATCGTTCGATTGATCTAGATCTTTTATAGCTACCCCTGTTTCAGTCCCGTTACGGAGAACCCAAACTATAGTGTCTTCATCTAAACATTCATCCAGCATCACATAACGGAAGTCGCCATTTGGCATAGTTTCAGCAAACTTGCTGAGATCTCTGATATTCTCTACACCAGTTGTGTGACTACCATTTACATATTTGATATCATATTCGCTCACTCCAAGTTCATTGAGCAAGCACTTGGCTAGAGTTGTATTATGATGTAATATACCATTTGATGTTATATATACATGTGGCGCAGGAATAGATACATCATATAAATCTAGTTTTCCAAGATATTCACTGCCAAATATTTTATTTTGTCCTGAAATAGTATCAACATACGAACATGTGTTTATAGTTTTACATTTTGCATTTTCGAATACCAAATGTTTTGTTGCGCAGATTAAAGATGTACCATCATCAAACACATATCTAGCAGCATCTGTATTTTTACGCACCAACGCTTGAATAGGCTGCCATCCAGAAGGCGTATCTATTTCAAAGTTATAACTAGTTATATCATAAGCTTGTTCGTAAATAGCATTTTTCAAACCTAACATTGTAAACAATTCGAGCATTGATATGTTAATTTCTAATAAATTAGAGCTGTCCACGTATAAATTGTTTTGCTTTATCAAGCTCTCGCTGCCGATCATCTGCTACATCCTTGCTCCAAATTACTAATACAGTATATCCTAATTTTTTAAGATTGTCTATGCGATCTTTATCTCGATTCCAAATCTCTTTACATGGCATGTTTATAACCGAGTGTATTTGTTCTGCTTCAAATAATCTTGGATCTGCATGCCAAAAACTACCATGATATTCTATTATTTTACCATTGATATAATAATCTAACCATGTAAAATCATTATTAAATCTAACAAATCTTTCAATGCCTTTATAACCTGTAACAGATTGTGCTCCTAATGGTTCAATTAAGTTATCAAGATCTTTGAAGAACTCTATGCTTTCTTTGCTTATTTTAGAATTTCCACTTGTACGTTTCTTTATTATTTCTATAGCTTGGTCAATACCATGTGATTCTATCAGTTGTTGAAATGTTCGTCCTTTGGTTTGATTTATTTTTTGACGATCATATTTTGATTTTTTCTGCCATGTTTGGGTGCGTTGTTTGATCATTTGTTGATAACGTTCGGTACCATCAACGTTTCCGTATAGAGCAATAAACCATTCTAAATCTCGACGTTGCCATGCACTTACTAATTCTTTAGCTTGATTTTCGTCATTACCTTTTGATATCCAATATTCAACTGTGCGAGGCCCGTGTCGAACTCCGCGCAGTTTATTTCCTGATTTTTCTGCTCTACTTGTCTGTATGCTCTGAGCCGCTAATTTAGCCGTTTCAACATCTAAACCTTGTAATATCCAATATCTAGGGATATTACTAAAATTATTTTCTGCAAATGATTGTCTTTTAGCATACCATGCATCTATTAACGATTGATCGTTACCATATCTAGCTTGTAAATATGCTTCACTGTTAGGCGAATTATTTTTACAAATATTAAATCTAGATACGTAATCTGGTGCATGATATCTAACAATATCTATTACCAATGCCCATGAATCTTTAAATGCACTTCGTTGATATGAAGTAAATAATTTTCTTAATTCAGTTATTTGATCATTAGATAAATTTTCTTTTTTAATAACGTCTTTAGCAATTTTAAGATTTAAAAATGCATCTATAGCAATATTAACATCAGATATTTTATTAATTTTTGATAAATTTTGTGTTCGACTTTGATACTTTTGTAATCCAAGATCGTCACCAAAAAGTATTTGATAATGTTCTAAGCTATGTGGTTGTAAGTCTTCTAATTTTTTATACCTAGAATATAAATTTGTTTTTATTCCGCCAGATATCATATTTGCAATTTTATTGTATAGAGTTTGGTTAATTTCTATACCGGGATGATCAATTAACCATCTTTCAAAATATTTTTCTAATTCAGCTAAAAGCTGTTTATCTGGCGTCCAATTATTGCCTAATATACGTTTAACATACGGCTTATTTGCAAATTCTTTAGCTCGTTGCTTTGCTGATTTGCGTTTCATATTTATCCTCATTTTATCCATTACGATATATTTATACCGTATTGGATAAAAATAAGTTTATTATTTCTTTTCTAGTTTGATAGCATCTAAATATGCTAGCTGTGCGGGTGTTAACTTTGATTTATCTAATCTTATGTTAATTCTTTCATTGCCGCCTAGACATTTGCCAATGCCTGGCCCGCCACTTAAAAGTAGATTGGGCAAATGTTTCTCACGCACCCAGTTCTGTACCTGTTGGCGTTGAGATTCATCTGCCCATACATAATCGGCTAAAAATTTTGGCCTATATTGATCTACCCAGAGATACTTTTCGCTGCTCATCTACCAACCTCATGATATGCTACACCTAAAGTATAGCTTATCATGCTGTATTGGTCAATGCTATTAAAGGTTCTTCCACCAGGAAGCTACCTTGTTCCAAACTGACTTGGCATCAGATTCTAGAACGTTTAGCTCATTCTTTGCACCTGTGCTCAATGCTGTCCAATCGTTAGCTAATGATGTACTAACTGACTTTGAATCATTGAGTAGAGTATTTCCAATTGAGCTTACTTCGCTTGTAAAGGTTGAAGCTTGCTGAGTTGGAGGTACTACCAACATCTGGCCTGGTGCAGATCCAATCCATGCTTCTACATCGGCTATTGCAGCTTTTGCAGTTGCAACGACTAGTGTAGCAGTAGTTTTAGCTCTACTCTGAGCAGCAAGAATATCAGCATCTAGCTGTGCCTTAAGTGAAACAAAGCTGCTATCAGCAGATGTCAATGTTCCATTCATCATAGCTGCAGGAACTGCTGCTAGAGTTACGCCGTCAATTAGAGTGCTACCGCCGTCTACAGTCGTTGTAGTTGAAACAACATCAGTTTCTGATGTCGAGGGAGTTGTTGCTACATCAGTAGTTGTTGATACATCAACAGTTGCTGGTGTATCTGTAATTGGAGTAGTTGTGTTATCTATCATGCTTGTGTCTGTCATGTGTATCCTTTCGAGTGTATTATATTTCTATTGGACATTCGTCGCTAACCAGAAGTATTGCATCTGGATAATCAACTTGTCTAATAGTAGTTTCAATCTGACTGTCTTTAATATCAATCCCACGGCTCCAGCGGCCATGCTTGATCAGCACCCACTGCCCCGTGCTAAGGTCATCAACATCTGGTCCAAGTGCGTACACTTGAGCCCAACGCTCTCGTATACCGCGTTCCTTGCCGTTGTCATCTAACAGGATTATGCCGTTTTTTGTACGTCTTTCACCCTGCTCAATGTTGTGCACCAAAACCTTGCCTTTGAGAGCACGTATTTCATTGATTTCTATTTTCGTCATTCGTTTGTCTCTATTATCTTTCTACGAGAAACTGGCTTCTCAACTGGAGGTACAGAATCAAACTCCTTATTATTAAAATCTAATTCTTCTTTTGGTAGCACAGCAACTGGTGTGCTATCAGGTATCAATGAAGGTCCTTTGATATCTACAGATCTAACGCTAGCCGTCCTTGCATTCTTTGCTGCTGCCATTTCAGCTTGAATCTGCTCCTGTGTTTTTAATATCTTTCCACCAGGTCCCAACATATCTCCTCTTGCATTTTTATTTGCATTGCCTAGAGCAGGCTTAGTAGCATGAATAGCTCTTAGCTTGTCCATATCTATATGATTTCCTTTAGCTGTCAAATGTCTCGATGCCATATTTAAATTCTCCTTTTATGCGTATTATATGACTATTTATAAATGCAGTTTATATGTTAAGTTAAATCACTTTAAGAATTCCTTTACATCAAGATCAAACTTTAAAGGGTCTATTCTGTTAATGCCTATTAGATATAATATATAACTGCTCACCGAACTTCCTCTGCCAACCCCCCAAAATATCTTTCTATCTCTCAAATAATCAACCATCCAAATAAGATGTCTTAAAACTGGTATCATCTTGCGATCAGCAAATAATACCATCTCATATCTTACTCGATCTCGTTGTTGATCAGTATCACACTTCTTGAGGCAATATGCCTCTACATCAATATTAACCCAAGGTTCTGGGGTTAACCAAGCTGAATACCAATCACACTCATTAAATATACCTCGATCGGAACTAATTAATTTTTCAAATCCTTGATCGAGCATATCATTTGCTTTGTTAAAAGCTGTTGTTATTTGCTCATCATCAAGTACAACATCAGACAAATCTCTTCCTTGATACAATATATCAACTGCTGCAGATTCTGAGCATATCACAGTACCATCATCTAATATGTGTCTGTTACCAAGATCAATCATAACTGTACCTTATCAAGTTTGATACATCAATATCTTATTTTGTGCTCTAGTGATAGCAGTATACAACCATCGTTTGCTATCTTCTCTAAAACACCAACTTTCATCAAATATCAATACATCATTCCACTGACTACCTTGTGCTTTGTGAGCAGTTATAGCATAGCCGTAATCAAATTCCTGTGTGCCTTTTAGTAACTGCCATCCTGGATTAGCAGATCCATCAAAGAACGAATTATGCACTTTACATATAACTGATTTATCAGATGTATCAACATCAATTAGATCATACCTAGTGTAATTGGCATTAATCTTGTTTGGTATTGTTTCTAATACACTAAACATCTCACCATTAAGGATTCCCAATTTGTGATCATTCTTTAGACAAATCAATCTATCATGCTGCATTGGTAGAGTACTTTCAAATCCTATCATGCTGCGTATGGTCTTGTTGAGCATGTTTCTAGTTGTGTTGCGTCCAACTATAACTTGATCATACTCTATGAGTTCATTTGTAGATTCTATATTGCTTGCAATAATGCTATCACCGTATTTGCCAGGTGATAGAGTAGAACCTTCTCTTACTTGCGTGGCAAGATATATTATTGGATTGTCTTTGGCCTGACGGTGTATTTCTGTCAGCATTACATCTGGTTCAGCATCGGTAAAATAGCCAGCACCTGATACTGGGGGCAACTGTGCCGGATCACCAATTACCAATACAGGAACGCCAAATCTCAATATATCTTTAGCAAGAGCATCATCAACCATTGAACATTCATCTATTATCAACAATGCTGCTGTCTTAAGAGGACTAGTGAAATTTAACCTAAACGTTATGTTACCTTTTGAATCTTCTTCAGCTCTGTATATCAAACTGTGTATAGTACTTGCATCCTCACAACCATTGTTGCGCATCATGAGTGCAGCTTTACCAGTGTAGGCTGCAAACAGTACATTCCCGTGTATAGATTTGGCAAAATGTTTAGCCAAGCTGGTCTTACCTACACCGGCATAACCAAATACTCTAAAAACCTGTTTGCGATTTTTAGAGTGATACCAAGCTTCTACAGCTAACAAGGCTGCAGATTGTTGTTCTGTCCAATTCATAACATATTGCTTTCAACGTATTAGGATTATTCGTCTTTGATTATAGTTGGTTTAAAATTATGCTTGATGATTTCAGCAGGCTCCGTCTGATGATCAGTTATCTGATAATCTTCTAGATCTTCTGGCCAGAGATTCAATAATATATCTGGTTTTTTCTTGATGTCATCTTCTGGACCTGCCCAAATATCTATCATACTACCATCTGGTCTGTTCCACCATGGTTTATCAAAGTAAGTACGATCTCCTAACCATTCACCAAGAGTAGGTAGGGCATCATCTGTATTGCCTTCAAACCAATTGCCAAATCCATCTCCTAGATCACTGATCAGTTGGCAATGATTCACTTGCACAATACCAGCCCCGATAGCATTAAGTTTAGCACAAATTAGCACCATAAGTAGATGATCATAAGGTTCATCTGGAGTGAACATAAAATTATTTTGAAGTGTTTGCAGCGAAGGTGGCGGATCGTCTGAACTAGGGCAGAATGCTACCGAACCAGAAACTACACCGTCTATCCACCTTCTCATGCTACCAAGTGCTTTTATTTGATCATTTGCTTCGGCTGAATCAGATACAACCAATTCAGCTGAGAATTCTATCGTACTGGATATTAGACGATTGTCCATCAGGCGTATAATGTTAAATTCAGCTCTAAATATGTTGCCTATATGACCTGCTTTGAGTTTGCGCTGCTTAGCCATATTACTTCTTTTCCTTAGTTTCCCAATCTGTGTCTAGTACTACTGGATTATCGTTTTGATCTAGAGTACTAAGTCTTCTCATTTTTTCAAATTCAATGCCTTCGAGCATTAAATCTATTTGATATATAACATCTTGCGACATGTTCATACGTCTAGCTATATTGAACCTCTTGACTAATTCAACATATCGTTTGTCTAAATCGTCTGAACCCAGTTTAGTTAGGTCATCGCTAAGAGGATGATTATTCATATCTGATTATACCTTACGATATTAGTTTAGAGCAACCTCATTTGCTCTTAGTTTGAGCTTCGCCGGCAAACATCGGATTTGATACTTTGTATCCGTGCCCGCAATTACTGCAATAGAACGACACATTCTTAAATACCAATCCTGTAAAATCAAATGCAGATTCTGTATGGCAATCTGCGCATGTAAAGGATACGTGCCCTATGTCAACGTGATTATGGCTGTCTGTTAAGCGGTCTACCAACACATCATCAAGCCGTTTTCTGCGCTTGCGTGCATTTGGAAACTTAATGATATTACCCAACATTTGCCCTCTCTCTACAATATTTACTTAAGGAGGTACTAGTTGCTGGGTAAAATGGTCTAAAACTTCATTCAATTTGAGATGATCATGCCAGTAGCAGTAAAGCTCATGTTACCGCCTACGCTCAATACTCTTACTTGATCTCCAGAGTTCAGATATAACCCGCTAGCTGAAAAAACACCGTTAGCAGTTAAAGGAGTGTTATAAGCTATAAAACTTTCAGAGCCTTCTATGCCGCCATTTGGTACTAGCGCTATAGTAAAGTTATCAACTGAATTAGATTGATTGCATACAAATATGCTAAATTGTACCTGCGTGCCGGTTGCGACAGTAAACAGATTGGTATCTACGTTTGGGTTTGGTTTGTTTTGCCCTAATATGCTTGGCACTGTAGTCGACATATGTTTCCTCGTATATTTGCAATATTTAGCATTTGATCAAATGGTTATATAAAACACAGATACCTTAACTATTACACCAGCAATATTATTATTCAAGGTTAAATTCACTAGATCACCGTTTATATTATATCCTATGGTACCTAGAGATCCGTTGCTATTGACATTATTATATACTGTAAAATGCCCAACACCGTTTGAATGTGCAAGTAAAACTTCACTGATATCAATATTGCCTGAAACAGGATCAGTTATTTGTACTATATATTTTGCTGTTCTATATTGTATATTTAACCATGTGTCTAGAACAACATCTATATTGACAGTTGGTATTGTGTTAGCAAACGGATCTATATCACTGTACGCAGTAGTTCTTATACCACCAACAACATGTAGCATGTTTTGAGGTGTTTCTGTATTCATACCAATTCGACCGGTTGGTAATACAACTATTCTTGCGGTACTGGTACTAAGCTGTGCATCCATACTTTCCCCAGCATGTATACTGACGTTACCAGCATTGTCAATTCTTATACCGCCTGCACTATCAGCAGATCGTTGTTCTAATATAAGCCCAATGCTGCTATTGGATTGATCTGTAGTTAATCGAACTCCATTATCTGTATAATTCAATCCACCGTAAAACCTAGCAACATCTGGTTGATATGATGCAACATCCAACTGTCTAGTTGCAGGATTAGTATTATATCCTATAGCTACACCAGATGGACCTATTCCAACAACAGGGTTATTGTCCATTTGAAATTGTAACGGATATGACCCAATGCTGTTGATAGTTACTGCTTCATAATTGCTGTTTATAGCAACGTTACCATAGCCGGCATATCCGTATGATACCGTAAGTGAATAAAAAGTTGTCATATACGATCCTCTTGATGCCGTATATTTACCAAATTAATATTAATTTCTCCGCTACTGCTAGTTTGATAAATCCTCGTCTTTACATTAATCAAATCTTAACCTACTATAAAATCAGTCACAGTTGCAGAAAGGAACTGGAAGCTAGATGGATTGTAGCTACCATACAACTCCAATGCTACCCCTATATAAGATGCTGTAAAATAACTATTAGCTGTTGCTGTGGTAAACTCTATATAGTCATTATCATCCCATGAGAAATAGAAAGTATATGTTGTTCCGTCAAAGGCTATCTTGAACCATTCTGGCCATTGTGATCCAACAGTTCCAAAATTTTGAGTCTTAATGAGTGATGTAATAGTATTTAATCCATTCATATAGAAACAATTTAGTCCTGGATTGCCACTTTGTTCATTTGTTCCAAAAGCTATGAGATTAGTTTCCGTACTATCTAACAATGCAATTCCCACTTTGCCCCATATTACATCAAGGTTATGATGCTCAATACGCATACGCACAGTCCATGGTGTAGTAAGAGGTACAGCAGTACCAATAAATCCTGCAGTATCGCCGCTGACCTGTGTATCAGTGCGTCTAACGCTAAGACCTTTGTTAGCATCGTAAACTGTTGAAAATGTGACACCGCTGGCTCCGGCTATTGTATTAAACAAGGCAGTAGACGGAGGATTGATAGATGACCAATTTTCCCAAACGCTAGCTGTGGCGTTATATCTAAGTAACTGACCGTCGCTCGGTGAGTTAATCAAAACATCAGTGTCGCCTGCTAGCGTATTAGGACCAGTTGGTCCTGTTGAGCCTGTATACCCAGCTGGTCCTGTATATCCAGTTGGACCTGTTACTGTACTATCTGAACCTGTTGGTCCTGTTACAATACTTGCTGCACCGGTTGGACCGGTATAACCTGTTGGACCTGTAACTGTGCTATTTGCACCGGTTGGACCGGTATAACCTGTTGGGCCAGTAATTAAACTTGGTGCACCTGGGGGACCAAATGGACCCGTAACACCGGTTGGTCCTGTTGGTCCGCTTGGCCCGCCTAGTGGACCTGTTGGACCTGTTGGTCCTATTGGTCCTCCACTTGGCCCTGTTGGACCTGTAATTGTGCTATCAGCACCCGTTGGTCCTGTCCTACCTTGTGGTCCAGTAATATTACTCTGTGGGCCAGTTGGACCAGTTGAACCGGTTAATCCAATAGGACCTGTGCGGCCAGTTGGTCCTTGAGTTCCTACTGAACCAGTAGGACCACTAGGTCCAGTAGGTCCTACTCCACTTGGGCCAGTAGGACCTGTAACTGTACTGTCAGCGCCACTAGGGCCAGTTGGACCAGTACTACCAGTTGCACCAGTAGAACCAGTATCCCCTGTTGATCCGTATGGTCCAGTTGGCCCGCCAAATGCACCTGCAGGACCTGTTGGCCCTGGTATTGTGCTAGTTGGTCCTGTCGCACCAGTTGGCCCTGTAGTGCCAGCGTTTCCCTGAGGACCAGTTGGCCCATATGGTCCAGTTGGTCCACCTTTTGGTCCAGTAGGACCTGTTATACTAATACCAGTTGGCCCAGTTGGTCCTTGAGTTCCTTGTGGACCTATTGGCCCAGTTACGCTAAAACCTTGAGGTCCAGTAAAACCTCTTGGACCTTGTATTCCCTGAATACCTTGTGAACCTGTTGCACCGCGCAGGCCTTGAGGGCCAGTAGGACCGGGAATCAAACTACCTGGTCCTGTAGCACCTGTTAACCCTGTGGGACCTGTTACTCCAACAAGACCAGTCGGTCCTGTATATCCAGTTGGTCCTGTATATCCAGTTGGTCCTGTGACTGTACTAGCTGCACCGGTTGGACCAGTAGCACCCGTATTGGTAGCAGAACCTGGTATACCTGTTGCACCAGTTGCACCGGTTGCTCCTGTTTGTCCAACTAAACCAGCTCTACCAGTTGGACCTGTAATGTTGCTCGGTGCACCAGTTGCTCCAGTTGGACCAGTATAGCCTGTTGGTCCAACACCGCTTGCACCAGTTGGACCAGTTATTATGCTATTTGGACCTGTTGGTCCAGTTGGGCCACCTAATGGCCCTGTTGGACCTGTTAGCTGGCTAGCAGGACCTGTTGGTCCTGTATAACCTTGAAGACCAATGATGCCTTGAGGACCCGTTGGTCCTAACAAGCTACCTTGTTTAACATATGATCCGCTTATTCTTTGGAATATATATCCCACACTTGTATCGATATATAAATCGCCATCGGCTCCTACTGAATCAGTTGGACCCGTTAATCCGCTACGAGTAATAGTACCCGTGGGACCTGTTGGACCAACACCGCTTGCACCAGTTGGACCTGTATCACCCTGTGCTGCGGCTGTACCCGGAATACCTTGAGGACCTGTTGGTCCAGTATAACCTGTCATACCAGTTGGACCTGTAGGACCATTTTCTGGACCAGTTGGACCAAGAGGACCAGTTGGGCCTGTATTGCCTGTTGTTCCGGTAGGACCAACTTGCCCTCCACCCGATGTTACGGCTGCATGTCCGGCTATGGGACTAGTGAAGGTTAATATTAGATTGTTGCTGTCTACAAAACTTATAACAGGATAATCATATGTGCCGCTTAAACTTATATTACTTTGATTTATCACTTCAACATTTACATACTGTTCGCCTAGATTATGTTGAACTGTCCATTGAACAGCAGGTGAACTCTGTTGATAAATGTATGACCCACCAACAGATGACGCTCCCTGAGGACCTGCAGGTCCAGTGGGACCTGTATAACCAGTTGGACCTGTTACTGTACTATCTGCTCCTGTTGGTCCCATTGCACCAGTTGGCCCACCAAATGCACCAGTTGGGCCTGTTAATCCAGTGTTAGAAGAACTAATAGTTAATGCCCACCCTGCAGATCTAGTTGAATCTGATGAAAGACTGCTGGTATTTTTCTCAGCGTTAAACGTGAGTATATGATTGCCGCTGGTTACATATACAACTGCTGTTGTAGTCTGTGAAAAACTAGTCGTTTCTATTACTAAATTTCCATCTAGATACACTGACAATTGATTATCGGCTTCAACTGAGAAGATGTAAGGTCCTGTAGAAGGAGAATCAAAATTTCTATATATGGTATAATTAACATTTATCTGATCAGAATCAAGATCATCATCTATCCAAACGCCATAGGTATTTAAAAATGAATCCCAATTTTGATTAGTAACTGGATAGACCTGAGGAGAAACTACATCTGTAGGAGGTATTATTTCTGATCCCGCATAAGTTCTAGTGTCCCATATGACATTGCCTGCTGCAGCCGTTACTTTATTATTTAGGTCACTTACTTTATAGTACAAATCATCTATATCACTCTTAGCATTGTCTAGATTATTTTGAGTTTCTTGAAAATTACTCCTCATAATAGTCGTTACTCCCTGAACAGGGAATTTGACATTAAAATTGCTAGTGTCAATAGTAGATGAGTTTTGATGTTTGTTTTGAACAGCCATATGATAAAAACCTCAGTAAGTTTACTATTTATTATTCAACAATAGTTAAAATCGTTGGTTATAGTCTCCTTCGCTTTGGCTCAACAATCTATAAACTTTGCTAACAGTTGTAACGCTGGCTACAGTAGGATCTATATTTTCAATTAATAGACCGTATATATCAAATATACTTGTTGTTGGCTCTAGTAATGTATTGTTCCAAACTGCCCAAGCTTGTGATCCGTAACCTGCATTATCGTTATAATCAAATACTGTACCATCTATATCAAATGTAGTATTGTCTTCATCAAAAATAGTATCAGTTGGTTCTAACCATTCTACAAATCTAGTTTGTCCGCCATCGAGACTTAATAAGTCTTGGTCAAACATGGTATTTCCTGTCCACGACCTACCTTTAGCTATTACTGATATATGCTTTATAGGCCAATCATATGAACTCATAATAGATTCAATTGCAGGAGTAATTTTATATTGTATCTGTGATACATACTGGGAAAATACAGTACCTATTTCAATATATGGCATCCACTCTGTTTGCCATGCCGGTAGTGCTTCTGTGCCTAAGGTTGAAAGCGTTGTTTGACCAGAAATATATCCAGACCCAGAATTTAATACAGTAACATTTGATATACCAAGATCAAAAGTAACTTCTGCAGTTGCTAAATTTCCATCAGTTACAAATTTGCTGCCTTGAGGAAAAATATAAAATTCTCCTCCATCTATAACAGATACTGATTCAAGTCCTCCATTCTCACTAACAACAGATGCAGATAAAACAACAACATTACCGCTGTCTATTCTAACATTAAATTGAGTATCTTGAATCCATCCTGATCCAGAATTAGTTACAGTTACTGATTGTACAGAAAGTGTGCTACCTAATAATGCACCGTTGCCTGATCCTGTTATAGTTATCTTAGGTGAGAAATAAAACCCTGATCCAGAATTAACTATCAGTACGTTAGAAATACTAGTTGTTTCTACATCAACAATTGGAAGAAGAATTGCTCCACTACCTAACCCACTATTGATAAATCCTTGACCATTTGCAATAGCTGTTCTCATATTATCCAAACTAGTTGGATTAAAATCTAATAATGTAGAACTAGATGTCAAATTGCCAACTACCCTAGAAGAAGTAAATGATGCATTTGCCTGAGGATCAATGATATTCTTATAAAAGATTGTATATGAAGATGTACCAACATTGTCATTTCCAATATCGCCAATTAAAAGTGTAGTGCTGTTTAATTGTGCGTTAGCTACTGATATTGCCATAAACGGATCATCTATTTGATAATTTAACCCAGATATTAGTAGCATGCTAGAAGGAATAGATTGAGGTTGAGTACCAGCAAATGGATACAAATACGGTTGAGGGATTAACTCGCTTCTAGTATCAATAGCTGATTTTTTGATATCACCTTCTATTGGTATAGCAACATCAAAATACATACTCTTAGCACCTTTTGCAATGCTAATATGATATTGTCTTGTCAATGTTTGATAACCGTCGTCTGCTTTTATTTCAAATCTATAATCTCTAGGCTGCGGATGAAATTCTATATAACCTGCTATATACCCTTGAGTACTATTGAGCACTAAACTTGGAGGTAATGTTCCTCCTACAAAAGAATGCACTACTGTATTATTACGCAGACTTGCTGCACCAACATTTATGCTAACAAATCTACCATCTACAAATGAACCAAGATTTGTAACATTACTGGTCCACTGTAATAGACCACTGGTAGCAGATTGATAAGAAACTATGCTAAAATTACGAGTAGATGTACCAACATTACTTGTAGCACCAATAGTGAAATTATATGTAGTTTCGTTGCTAGTAAACGGCGCTTTTCCGTATATGAAACCAGTACTGGTCAATGTAAACGGGAATGTAGGTGATGAGTTTATCAATGAAAAGGTTACGGTATTACCATTTGGCTCATAAACTGATAGACCTACTTCAACTGTATATCCGACTATATAACTTCCGAGAGATCCGGATTCCGTTAACCATCCAGGTACATGATCTGTACCTATCACAGTTAAGTTACATGTAATGTCTTCAAAAACAGAACCAAGTATAGCTCTAACTACAAATGTATAGGTTTCTTCGTATGCAATTGGTATTGGATTAGGTGCAGTGTGTTTAAAAGTGATAACACCTGATTTAGAATCAATAACAATACCAGTTGGTAAAAGATAACCCGGTGCTCTAACTAACCTATATTCTATATGTTTCCGTGTATTTGCCGTAGTTAAAGCTCTAACTGTAAATTGTGCAGTGGTATTTGCAGTCATATATCCCAAGAAAGGTTCTTGAGAGATCCATGTTGGCAATATAACATACGGATTAATTGTTATAGAATAGGTTCTATCAGCTATAGTACCATCTAGATCTTTGACCCTAAAAGTTATTTCAGACGTTGTAGATACAGAAACTCCTGTACTTTCTCCAAGAATAGATAAAGTATTACCTGATCTAGAATATCTAAGACCAAAAGGTAAACTTCCGTTTAGAGTTGAAACTGTACTACCTGCGTCAGATTCAAATTCTATTACAATAGGATAGATGTTAAAATCATAGTTATCTTGATAACTACCAAGATTTGAAAGTGTTACCCACTGTGCAGATGACATTGTTAGCAGCCTTTGTTGACTGCTTATTTACAATGTCAAGGGTCATATGGGTTTCAGATCTCACTTGTTAGTGCTATTGCTCTAGTATCTCTTATCTTTTCACTTAGAGATAATTTAATCATCATGAGATCTTTTGATTCTTTTAGATAGAGAGTGCAATCACTGTCATAGACTCTATAATCTTGAACCTTTTTGGTATCGTCATTTAGGCAATTATTGATGGTGTGTAGTATCTCTTTGCGAGTATCTCCCCACCAACCTCCCCAAAATGAAACACGATATCTATACAGATTATAGTAGAGCTTGCTTCTTATTTCTATATGAGCACCTTGCTTAATTAGATCAGCATGATGCTCATTTGCAGGAGCCATTGTGGCTTGTACATTGGCGTTGAATTTTGATACTAGACCATCATATGCATCTTGGTTATCTAAGAATACAGTTAGGTAACAAACATCAATTAAGTCTTTAGATTGAGATCTCTTTACTCGCCAACTTTTCAGTAATCTATATTGCTGCAAGTGATTAGTTGTTAACCAATTCATAACTGGCCTTAAGATATCTGTCTTGCTTTGATTATACAATCTTCTTTTAGTTTTGGGATCTCTAATTTTAGAAGATGGCAAAACAAGCTTGACTTTCCACGCATATTTTCCATATAGCATCCTATATGTATATTCGTGATTGATCGTCATGAACCGCATCCTTCTTCGCCAGGCAGTTGAAAACTATCTCCACATCCACAAGAACTAACAGCCATAGGATTGTCCCACACTAAAAATTGATCAAACTGATCAACATGTAGATCTAAGGTAGCACCAAGTAATCCCATAACACTCCATGGCGCTATTACCACTCTGCCCTCAGGGATAGTTACGCTATCTGTGTCTGCTGGAATCTCTTCATCCATGCATAAGTTAAAAGTGTACTTGTGACCACTACAACCTTTGTTGTCATAGCCAACTACCAGTGCAGCACCTGGATTCTGCTTTAATATATTGCCTATGAAGCCTTGTGCTGCTTCTGTTATAGTGATGACATTGCTCATCATAATTCTCCTATATCTGTTCTGAAAGTTTCATCCATATAAATTTACGCTCTAAATCTTCATAGAAGGTAGGCCACATGTTCAATAGATCATTTACTTCTATAGCAGAATATCCATTAGATTTCTTACGACTGATTATATCAGTCATAGAATGACCAAATGAATTAGGATGTGAATTCATACTCAAACCTTTTCCTCTTGTTCCCCAAAAACAATAGCGTGTTGCTACTTTATATTTTGGAACTTCTTGATTGAGATCTGTGAACCATCCCCACAACTTATCGTTGTGTTCGCAGTGTCCTACCCAGCGTATGTTGAATCTAATATCAGACATAAACTTACTATAATGCAAAAATGCACAAGTATCAAGCTATGCTGTGCAGCAATGTCTTTAGCATCCAGCGATGCTTGCCGTGTGCATCCAATCTCTCTGCAAGGAAGTTCATATGATCTTGTTTGTCGTCTGCTTCGGCAAGATGAAATACTTTGTTAATCAAAACAATCATACGCTCATGATCCATGAACAATCTTTCAACATAGCCGCTTGCACTCATTACACCGTCAACATCATCTATAATGCTGTTCTTGCTGTATATTGAAAGTCCTGCTGGTGTAAACGCATCTAGCTTGCGTATATTCTCACCTATTGTGTCATGGGCATCCCAAAGATCTTCGTATTGATCTTTGAACAGTTTATGTAGTTGGGGGAAGAACATGCCTGTCACGTTGAAGTGTGCACCATGTGTTTTTGTATACAGTGCAAAATTGCTAGCAATATATACCTTATATCCGTTTACTAGAGTGTCCATAATAATTTCCTCAGATATATTTATCTTGAATTAAATCTGTGTGAATCCAACTATACTATAATTTAACGGGAACATACTCATAAACGAATCGTGTGCTTCTCTTCTAGAATCGGCACGTATGTCTACATCACTTCTATCACCTGTTGGTGTTTCATATGATATCCTATATGTATTTTCCTCGTTAGTAATGTGTTTTAACCTGTAATTTGCAGGTTGTAATCCGCGATCTGTTAACCATGCATCTTTTATCTTGATAGCATGATCTAAATCTTTTGCTAGGAATTCATGCACCTTCAATTCATCTGGTATTCTAACAATGTTATAAACTTCTGTACCGCCCTTAGTCATTGCTTGCGGCGGATTCTTCTTCTCTTGCCTCTTTTGTTGTATATTCCTTACAAAGCTCTTTAGAGCTGTCTTGGGAAGAGAACCAGATGCATATTGTGCAAAGTATTTGAGAGTATCTAGATCCTCAGTTTTAGCATTAGCTGCCATCAACTTATAGAATTTCTTAGCATATTCCTGTTGCTCTTTCTTTGGATCAAGAGCAATGTCCATAGCTACTACAAATCTCAACATGGTATTGATCACCCTGTCTAAATCTGCGTCAAGCCAATCGCCTCCTGGACTGCGGAATTCGATACGATTGTCTTTGGTGTTGATAGACGTGTACTTATTGGTTTCGCCACTGTGTATAATCTTGCTAGCTACTTTAGACAACCCGCTCTTCATAGCACTCAATATGCCCGGCAGCTGAGTTTGATTGGATCTTATATTTTCGCGTATCTTTTCCATTGCACTTCGAGCATATGAATTTCCCAGTTGGCCAAACTGGTCACTAACCCACTCGTCGCCTAAAAACAAAGCCAACTTAACATAATCTAAATTTTCCATGCTATAGCTAGGCATGCTAACGTTTATATGTAGGCCGGTACTTCTGTTTGTGTAGCAGCCAAATTGACCTGCCCAATCTTTAACCTTATGCAATTGATCTATCATATCAGTTAGAGATAACGGAGGACTTACAAATTCTAAACCACTGTCCTCGTCAGTTTCTGGGCTATCGAGACTGCTATCAGGTTCTATCATGTAGGCATCGCCGGGTTTCTTTCTGCCATGATATTCTGAACTGGTTTTAACTGGCATACCCACTGCATCACTAAAATCGTTAGCAACCGTCTCTAAATCCAATTCGCCAATCATATGAGGCCAATCAAGACCATAGCGATCGCCAAATGTACGGTATTTGTCAATTCCTTCGTCTTCCAACCAGTCGTTTATTTTGTCACCATCGTTGGCCCACTCGTCAAACGCAGCGTCTCGAAACTCACCCATGGCTCGATCATAGTCTCTGGTACCCGGCTCAGGTTCAGCCTCATCAGCGTCGTGATTTTCTTCCCACCATGAGGAAAATTCCTCCTCTGCATGCTTTTGCCAAGCGTCATCCAACCATGACTGAAATTCAGTATAAACATCTCGATCTATAATACGTTCAAAATAACTTTTACCAGCCGTTGCAAAGTCTCCGCTTGAGAAGAACTGAGCAACATCTTTCCTAAAAGCATTCCGACTGCCTGTATTGATATAGCCGTCATATTCGTAATCCGGTTCCCAATTGGGTTCAAGTTCTCCGGACTCTACGTTGGGAACATACATCTCAAATTCCATACCGACTGTTACACCGCTAAGCCTAGCAGCCATAGCCTTCAAATTTGAAGGACTCATTTTTATTTCAGTGAGGGAGGTAGTTTCTAGGAGATGTTGTATTAGCATGCGATATTTATAATCGCATTGCCGGTCTTGTTCGATGCAATGATTAGATTAGCAACGTACCAATATAAGAGAATGTAACAAACAAACATGTATAATGTATGATCTGATCAAAACCAATCATCACAAAGAACCAATGACGCTGTTCATTTTTCCATAACAGAGAATTGATGCGACTGGTTACATAATCAGTTGGCCAATGCAACAGTCCGTTTAGGATGCTCCACTTCAATACAACCAAAGCGACTAAAGGTGTCACGACCAAGTAATAAAATACAATGTTAAAAAACATTGTTGCAGCAAAAATAACAACTGTATAAACTACCACATGAACAGTTAACCAATAATTGCTGCTGCTCTTGTTAACAGCCATTTTGTCAGTTTGTGCAACAAAATCAGCTAGCCAATGAGAAACTAACAAACACAATACCATAACTAGCGGAATACTGTTTAACATCTGTTACTCCTTATGAATTCTTAGCTGCATGAATAGCTTTGATTAGATCAATCTGACTACGCAATGCCCATTTGACGTTCTCATATGCTGCTTCTTGTTGAGGGAACATACGACGCGCACGCTTGAGCATTGGTATAAAATGCAGCTCGGCTTCTGCAATATATTCTTCTTGCTTGGCTACATTAAATGCTCCCAGCATAGTAGAGAAGTTATGGATTCGATCCATCCCTTTGGCAATGCTAGCCACCGGATCTTGAGATAAATTGTCAAATACTTCAAATGGATCTCGCTTGTGACTGCGATAGACCTTGGTCATAGCTGCTACGGCATTTGCGACAGTGTCGCCAAACAGGGTACGAATCTCTCCGTCGCTGATGTCATAGTCCTCTCGAATGTCATGCAAGAAGATGGTAGTGATAGTCTCTTCAGGATACATCAAGCTGTCAATCAATGTGCGGGCAAACAATGCAATAGCAACTTGGTGGCTGAATTCCGGGGCACCGTCCTTGCGCACACCTTTGTGATGCCTCTTGCCAAATTCCATAGCTTCAGACGCTTTGTGATAACCGCGTCCTAGCAACCAATAGCGTAGGCTGATCTCTTTCTTGGCGTAACCTTCCATTAGGACCTCCTATGACTTATGTTAGCACGCATTTGCAATACCGTCAACCAGCAGATAAATAACCTACTATGAGAATAAGTGAATTAGCACCTGGTCAAACCAAAAGTTTACATTGGACAGAATTTGACAATATATGGAGTCGTTTGATAGAACCAAACTGCAAACAGATACTGGAATTGTACAGGTCTTACCCAGATAAATTTTTCTATCGAGGGTCTGCTACAGCACCCAAGAGAATGTTTAGAGGTTCAAGCAGAACTGATCGCAGACCTAAAGACAGTTTGTTGATGCTCAGCGAATTGTTTGATTTAGAATTGAAAAATCTAGGTATGACGGCACTTAGGTCCAACAGCACGTTTGTTATTAGTGACTATCGTTATGCTGGACTATTTGGAGAAGTATATATTGTATTTCCAGTTGATGGTTTCAGCTACACACATACCAGTTTTAGAGATATTGAAATTGATTTAGGAAGTTATGGTTCGCATTGGAAAAACTCTGAAACCTATATCAAAATAAAAGATGCATGGGCAAAAGAGTCTGGCGATAACGGCGACTATTGGCTAGAGGAATTTACAAATCTACGGCAAGACTTAGAATTCAATATGCAAAAGATAAATCGCTTGCTAACAAAGCACGGGTATGAACCAATTGATCCCCTTGACCTCGTAGACCAAGCAAGGTTTAAAAGATACTTTGAGCTAACTAACACTGATCTAAATGATCCGCTAATATTGCGTAACGAAGTAATGATCAAAGGTCAGTACTATGCATTTTCAAATTACTATTATAGTTCAAAAATATTGGAAAAATTAAATGCGACTAAGTGAAATTGCTCCCGGTCAAAAACGCAACCTACAAATACAAAATTTTGATTCAGTGTGGGAGAAGCTGGTGCTGCCAAATTGCACAGATATACTTGATGTTTATCTTTCAACTGGTAAAATTTTTTACAGGGGTATGATGAATATGACTAGACTTATATACAGAGGTTCTAGTAGGACTGATCGTCGCCCTCGAGATAGTAATCAAATACTTAGCGAGTTATTTGAGCTCAGTCTCAAAAAACTAGGTATGACTGCGTTAAGATCAAACAGCACGTTTGTAGTTGGTAATATGGAAAGCAGTGAGGCGTTTGGACAACCATATGTGATCTTTCCAATCAATGGATTCGCATATACTTGGACAACCCAAATTGATATAACATTAGCAGAATGGATATTCTTAAAAAATTGGGCAAACAAGGATGTTACTGATTTGATAGATAAGCTATGGGTTGAGAAATACCATCATGCTAAAAATGACTGGGTATTTGACTTAATTCCCAACAACGAATCTCTACAAACTGCTATGTCGAAGATCAACAAGTTATTAACTGAATCAGGTCATAACAAGATCAGCCCAGAAGATTTGGTTGATTTAAATGCATTTAAGGAATACTTCAACCCTAGAAATGATGGATTAGATGAAGTAATTAGAATCAAACCTGCTAGAGAAGTTATGATTTCAAGATCATACTATGCATTTAATGCAGGCATATATAAATCCGTCATCAAAGATAAATTACAGGAAATGTGATTATGAAAATCCAAGAAGTCGTATCTAATGTTACAGAAGGACTACATGATCCTCACATATTCAAAGCTGTGTTTACAGCAGGATCACCCGGATCTGGTAAAAGCACAATTGCACACAAACTGTTTGCAGGTACTGGTCTCAAAGAACTCAATGTTGATAGATTTTGGGAAATCTATAACCGAATAGGCAAAGGTGAAAATTATCCTAGATTTTACCAACTCACACAAAAACAAAAACTCAACTATCTCAATGGTAGGTTGGGTTTGCTGATAGATGGCACAGGACGTAGGATAGATAGAATCAAAGCTATCAAAGAAGAGCTAGATCAAATGGGGTATGATACTGCTATAGTGTTTGTAAACACCAATATGGAAACTGCACTGGCTAGAGTTAAAAGTCGCGGAGAAGCTACTGGAAGAGTAATAGACTCAGATACAGTCAAAGACTTTTGGATAGCCACACAGAACAATCTTAGTCAACTGCAAAGCATGTTTGGCAGGAATTTTTATATTGTAGACAACACAAACCAGCCAAATTTAAGTTTTGTTGAATCTAAGTTAAGTAGATGGTTAGCTCAAAAGCCTATGAAACCCGCTGCTGCAGAATGGATTAAAAGTCAAAAAGGCGATAACGATTAGGCTACATGAAATTGAAGATAACAGCGGATTAATAGAACGTTATAAATCTGCAATTGATTTTGCTGTTGATAAATTTAAAACTCAAAAGGCAGTTATATATCGCGGCAGCAAAACTTACAGCGGTGATGTTATGTTTGTTGATCCAACTGCACGCACAACTGAACGCAAAAGCGCCAACACCTATAACTATTACACATTATGGATGGACAATGATCCGGCATGGGCATCATTCCCCAAGCGCAGCCGCAGTTTGATATGCAGCACCAGTCTCAATATAGCATCGTCATACAAAGGTCAGGGAGGCAAACCAATGGTAGTGATACCAGTAGAAAATTGCACAATAGGTGTTTGTTCGGCTGCAGACCTTTGGGAAAGTTTTAGATTTGGATGGTTAAGTGATCTAACTTACTGGTTGCATAAAAAATTTGAGATTCAATGGCCCAATGATGATAATGAAAATATGAACTATCAGGAATTAATTAGAAAGTTAAAAAGATCTAAATATTAAATCTCAAGGAACCAACTTGCGTATGTACGACAAGTTTAATGAAAAGTTGGAACACGATGGTGGAATTGGTATGATGAAGGACATTATGGATCCTGTCAAAAATAAGTTTATTTTAACCACCTGGAAAAATTTTGAACATTTGTCCAGAGAAGAAGTATGGCTGAGCGCACCTTGCGTATTAATGGACGTTGATAAATTTATAAATCTAACTGGATTAAAATCATGAGACTACATGAGATAGAGACTAACGAAAAAGAGCTACTTGAAAAGTATCAGAAAGAAATTCGCTTTGCTGCTGACAAGTTTATTGAGCATAACGTTGCAATATATCGAGGCAGCGAAACTTATAGCCGAGCAGACGTAATGCTCACAGATCCTACTGCTAGAACTACTGCTCGAAAAAGCGCTATGAGAATAGGTAACTATTATACGTTGTGGATGGACAATAGCCCAAAGTGGCGAGAATACCCCAAACGTAGTCGTAGTTTGATATGCTGTACAGACAGATCCTATGCAGGCTCTTACGGAACAGTGAGGGTAGTCATCCCATTAGTTAATACCAAGATAGGTGTATGTCTAACTGTTGATATCTGGAGAAGTTTTAGAAAATCTGTAAGTAGTCTTGGCGACTTCTCTGATTGGCTACAGGATAAGTTATCAAAGGTATCTAAACACGATCCAAAGAACCTCACTTATACAGAGCTTCTACACTTGCTAGGAAACATGGAAGTACCCAAAGAAAAGATTTATACGTTTACCAATCAAGAATTATTATCAAATGCAACCAACGGTGTAAAGCTAATGGATGAGATATTTGATCCAGATGCTAATAGTTTTTGGTTGACTGATTGGAATAATTTTAAACCAGCTGGTCCTAGAGAAGTATGGCTCAGTGCGCCTTGTTTATTGATGCATCCCAATTTGTTTATGTCCCATGTTAAGGATGTAGAGAAACAAATGTAATTTATATGGTCGATGCGTAGCATCGAACCAGTCTTCAGTGAGTCTAACGCTCGACAAGCTCGCTATCCTCACTTCGACAATTTTATATTCTTTTATGTATCATGATAGATTTATATTCTTTTATGTATCATGATAGATTCAACCATACTGATCCCTTTATGGGATCAGTATGTGTAAAGAGCATCATGATGAGTTCTTTAGCCATAAAAGACTGAGGAGACTTGCATAGCAAGACGGGCGGTTGGCCTGTACCCGATTATTCCAGCCGATTGGTATCCAACGGGACGGTACTGTGCCTAGTCAATCAAACAGAAGTACCGTTGCGGTTGCTTTTTCTCAGAGCCGCGATCATTCAACCTAAAGCGTGGTCGTACTGTGCCCAAATCTAGCAATTGTCGGAGTGCTAGCAACCTTCTAGATATACATATAAGGGGCTATGTAAGCTTCAGTATGTAACTAGAATCGCAATCCGTCTACCTGAAAGATTGCCATAAATTTTTAGTGGATTTTTGAAAGGTTGGCCGAAGCCCGCAATAGCTTTCTACGCAATAGTTCGCTTGTGCAGAAAAAAGAGATTTGACTCGTTTGAAAGTCTAACTAATGGCAATGTGGAAGGGGAGGGATTCGAACCCTCGGTACCCGTTACCAGGTACAACACCTTAGCAGGGTGCCGCTTTCGACCACTCAGCCACCCTTCCACATTGCTATCATGCAATAATATACAACTATATTTATCTTACGTCAATAACAAACTTACTTGGCTTGAGTATTGCAAGTAAATTCCATTCCTGCAACTGTAGTGGTATAGAATCCTGTCTTTGCAGTCTTGTGTAGGATCATCTTTTGGTGACCAGGAAGGATCACAATAATCTTATCCTTTTCCATCCGTACCAATTCAGCAGTTACGGTTTTGCCAGTATCGGTACAATACACTTGTACTGTATCACGCCTGCCAAAGTTACTGGTATTAATGGTACCCATCTGATTTCCTATCTAAAAAATTGGCGATCCCGGCAGGACTCGAACCTGCGACCCACAGCTTAGAAGGCTGTTGCTCTAGTCCAGCTGAGCTACGGGACCAATTTGTTAACTTATACTAGCATATTTAACGCTATTGTCAAGAGTCTTTTTCACCGTAAGTTAGTTTCCACAATGACAACACATCTCGATAACGCAACATGCATTGTTGCACAGCCCAAGCTTGGCTAACGGCATCCATCAATGCGTTATGCGCATCTGCTGAATCCTTCATCCTACGGTCGCCTAGCACTGCAAACAACGTTCTACTATCCCTAACTTGATTATAACGCCAAGGCTTCTTTATGCTAAGGCTGCGATAGAGATCTTCTAGAATAACCATATCAAATTGTGGACCCTGGGACCAGATAGCATCTGCATCCATACAGAACTCAGACAATTTGGTTAACACTTCTCCTACTGGCAATCGACCTTCTGTCATAAATGCTTCGTTCTTGACCATGCTATTCTGTTTATCCCACCATTCCATTGTGGCTGGATCACAAGTACGGCCCATGAGATCCTGCTGATCTAGATTGGGATGCAGGTATAGGGTATCTGTGATTTCAGCATTGGAATAAGGATCAAATCTTACCGCACCAATGCTGAGCACTACAGTATCAGCTCTCTTGCCTTTAGTTTCAATATCTATCATAATGTGAGTCACAGGATTTACCTTTCAATGACCGTTTGATAAGTCTTTAATTCTTTGTTCAGTTAGGTACTTTAAACAATACAACTTGGTCACAAGTTCAAGCGAACCACCAGTATATTGGTTAGCTTGGTAACTGCATTCGGCGTCTCGGTAAGCTAACCATGCTCGTTCGGCTGCTACTAGTTTTGGAGACTTTGGAATAGATGCATATAATGCATTCAGCTTTGTGTCAGCGTCCTTGTATTTAGATGCAACACATTCGTTTAATTCCAGTTGCGTGTTTGAAGTGTTGCATTCGTCCGCACGAGAAATGCCAATTGACAGACACACGGAAATAGCTGCTAGCGAAATAGTCTTATGAAATGTCATGTAACAGTTGCTCATTTATTTGATATAAAAAGAATAGGTGTTAATACTCTACGCATGTCAGAGTTAAATCGTTTCATAGCTTCAGCATATGATACTATGTCAAACCCGTCCATCTCTGGAGTAGATTTACCGTACCAATTGAACATGCTGATGCAATAACAGTCATCTATAGAAGGCATCTCTGACACTCGATACCAAAACAAACAGAGTCTCTTGCTGGGCTTGTAGTGAAAGGTACCAATAGGTTCTAGCTGCTCAGGGCGGACCTTTAAACTGGTTTCTTCCCAAAGTTCTCTAACAGCAGCATCCACAAGTTCTTCATCTTGATCGCGTTTACCTTTAGGTAGATCCCACATAACACCGTTGGTTGGATGACATATCAATAGTTCAGTGCCGTTTGTTACTAATACTCCGCAAGTGATCTGCATATTATTATTCCCTGTTAAAAACAATAGCGTATTTAATCTGTATGCAATTCAATGTGGGAGGTTATCTTTGACATACCATGCCCAATCTATAACTTTAGTTATATTATCATTGAGCGGACCATAATAATTTGGGTTAGCATCAAACCAAGCGTTAACTTGATCTTGGTCAACAACCAATTCAAACGTAATTTCTTTATTAAACCCTGCGACGTTTTCAATAACCATACCTGCACCGTTGTAGTTGAAATAGATTGTCTTGCTTGCAGAATTATAGATCATAGGCCAATTACCGTTCTCAACATGGCAAGTTATCAGGTTACCCTTCTTCTTTATTTTAGTACAATAGTATGCATCATAGTTGCCAAAGAAGAAAACCGTAGGTGGTAGATCTATTTCAACTTCCTGACCCGATGCAGCCGGCATATGATTCTCTACAGAGTGCCCAGACAATGCCATTTGTGCCATAGCGGCATATTGCACATTTTCTGATTTAGCAATTAGCTCTAACCATCCTTTCAACGTATCTGCATCTACTGGCATGATTGATCTCCTAAGCTAGAATTATCTGATACTTATACACTAATTTCACTTCCAAGTCAATGCAAACAGCATCTTATCTTCTCTATTTTTGAAACTATACAAACCGCCTTCGGTCATATACAAATAATTCATCTTCCATCTGTCGCCTTCTGAACCTATGTGAGCTAACAGCCATGATTGGATATCTTTGGTAGCAGGATTATCGACGAAGATTGAATAAGGCCACATTTGAATCTCTCTAGTTTCTAGGATCCCGAGAAATTTATCATTGTATTCTACATCAACCATATTAGAGATTAACCAACGCAAATTCTAATGCAAGTTCTTTGTTATGGAACCAAAAGCTAGTGTATCCCAACCGTCCTGCGTGCAGGTCTATATCATAATCTATCCAAGCCTCTAGATCTTTTGATTCCAACCAAAGCAACGCATTGTATGTTGGTTTCAAAGTTGGAGTACCGTCTAGAATTTTAACTCGATATTTGAACTGAGTTGCAGCTGACATAAAACTCAATCAGCCGCCGGTCTTGATCAAGAACTTGTTTGAGATAGCTTTGAAACTGATGCTGGGATCCTCCATGCACTTGTAAACCAGTCCCTCGCGCTCAGCAGTCTCACACAGCTTGCTCTTGCCTTCCGCCCAGCGCAATAGCGTGGGAATATCCGCATCAAGCTCGCCTGAACCAATAAACGGTACCTGCTTGATGTCAAAGTTGGCAGTCAAGACCCAGCGATCCATAGCAGACCAGTAGCGACCTTCTGCAATATCGTAGACATCATAGACGTAGAACTGCTGACCCTTGAGCTTGTATGGGTTACCCTGGATACCTTCGCCAACAAGTTCTCCTTGGATAGCAATAGCCCTGCCAAATTTGCGCATCTTGGTTTCGAGGTCATCCGCACGGGCAGCACGCCATAGACTGTTGGTATCAGTTTCAGCAAGCTCCCAATTGCGGCCGCACACTCCAAACTGTCCGTTGCTATCAAGGAACACAGTCATGCTGGTTCCGTCCAGCTTCTCGGTAACTTCCCAGTTGAGCCTGCGCGCCTTCCAGTCCTCTAACTCTGCTGACAGGTTCTGGATACGTTCCTGATCAGTCTTGGGGATGCCGGATGGGAATGGCCCGCGCACCGTTCCGGCAAGCTGAGCAGGGATGGGAGCCTCCCACTTGACAATACCCAGCAGGTCACTAACGTCCTCACCCTCATAGAGATCATCTTCACTGGTGTATTCAAAATTGCCAGACTTTTCTCTACCAATCACGACCGACAATGGCAATAGCAAGCCCTGACTCAACTGACCTCTGAGTTTAACAGTTCGCAGCCGTTCGCCCTTGATGCCCTCATACTCACGAGGCTCCTGTCCCTTAGACAGGAACGGTGCAATGTCATGTGGAACCCAAGAGTCAATCTCAACGTATACAGCTAGATCGCCAACGATGTAATCACCCTTCTTGACAACCACAGTCCACCCGCCAACAACTGCACACTCAATAGAGTCTGCATCCTGGATATATCGAATATCATCAATCCTGCGTACAGTTGCTAGCTTTCTCATCTGCATCCCCTATTTCTTAAACTGTATACTAGCATCGTTTGCGCGAGTGTCAACCAATTAACGGTTATACCAAACGATATGCGTAATACCAAGATGATTATATTTGGCTAGAATCTTTCTAGCTCGGCTGGGATAGACCACAATGTTGGACTTGTGATCTTCGATCGCAAGTTCTCCAAATCCATCGCTATCAACAAATAGCCGATCGTCAACGTGTTCAAGGAATTCGTCTATTGTGTAAACGTCATCCTGCGGTCTAATCAACTTCCATTCGAACTCTTCTTCACGAACCAACACATCGGTATCATTTGCAATATTGCGTTGCTGCGCCATGCGTTCCCTCTTCCAAAAGATACGCTTCCAATCTCTAAGATGCTTCCACCATTGCGGAGGAGGAGTGATATTACCATGCTTGACGTTGGCCACCAGTACCTCCTCCGCAGTTATAGCAATCTCAGGCAATGCCATTGAGGTAGTTATCAACACCAAGCTCGCGCTCCTCACGGCGGAGCTCAGCAGCGGCCTCAATCTCCTCAGCCTCGCGCTCCTTGATACGAGCAAAGGTCTGCCGCATCAGCTCGCGGCGTTCAGCGAGGAACGTGTCACGATCTTTGTTCTCGGGAGAGACCTTGGTGGTCTTCTTGGTCGCTGCCACAGCAACCTTAGCAACCGGCTCACGGACCTTGACCTCGACCTTGACCTTGGGTGCTTCGGGCGCCACAACCGCCTTCTTGGCCGGCGCAGGCACAGCCTTCACAGCCGCAGGCTTCTTGACATCGTCATCCTTGGCAAACGCAGCCTGCGCCGCAGCGTCCTGGAAGTCCTTGTGACCACGCAGCCAAGCCAGCGCAGCATCCTTGGTCATCTCCGACGGAAGCTCAACCAATCGGATCGCCGTATGCCCGTTCTTCTCGAGCACCTTCACGCGAGCCAAGTCCTTGGCAAAGCGAGCCTTAACAACACCCTCGAGAGTGGAAACACCAGCAACCGCAAAAACCTTATCCATCTGCAAGCTCCTTTGTTCGCAGCGTCTATGATGCATAATAGCACGTTTAGCAGATTAGTCAACCAAAATTTGCAGAATTTTCATTCTTTTTTTCATTATTTTTAATATACACAATAACTGTGTAAATGCTATTTCACGCAAAAAGCTGTTGATATTCATTCTGCACATCAGTGCTGTAGATTACCTTTTCGATACCAAACGCTGCTATAGCAGCCATGCACCCAGGGCAGGGTTTGGCCATTCCGTCCACCCATTCTGCACTCTGAGACGCAGGCCGTTTGACCCGGTGGATGTACAGGGTGCTACGGCGCAATTGTTCCTTGTCTACATGGTTGAGAGTATTGGCAATTGCTGCGACTTCTGCATGCAAATAAATGGCTTCTCGATGTTTACTGAACCTAGCAGCCATTGGATGAGTGCGGCGACTGTTTCGCCCCAAACTGATCACCTGCCCCTTGATAGCGATAGCAGCAGCCATCTTGCAATTGTACGCAGGCTCAGTGTCAATAGCATGGCGGCGCACCAATTGCATAGCTCGAATATCACGAGGTTTGATCATTGCGGCTCCTTGCTTGATGATCTACAATAGCATCTCTAGCGGCGTTGTCAACCAAAAATTTAGACCAAGACACAAGCGCAGTTTTTACACTGCGCTTGTGTTGGTTTAATTTACATGCGGTTAATGCGGTTAGTCAATATCGCCGTCAGCTTCAGACGCTTCTTCTACCTTGCGTTCCTTCCAACCTTTGGCATAACCTCGACGATATTCAGCAATGCTGCAATCATCTAAGCTATCCTGATCATAGGGATCCGGTTCATATGAGAAACCACTCTGTGCAGCCTCATAGCCATCGTCATAACCCTCTGCAAATGTATCGCGAGCTTCATCTGGAAACTCGTCATCGTCGCTTGCAAAATCATCCTCATCCTCATGCAGGTCAGTCCAAACCGGCGTGTTGAATGCTTCAGTAGTCTCGCTTACATGCTCGCCAATTACCTCATAGCGGCAAGCGCGACCCTTGGCATTGTTGTAATCGCTTGGGATGCTAACAACATCTGCCGGATTGACCTTGACGATCATTACCTTGCCCTGACCTCCATAATAGCTCGGAAGATAACTTAGGCTACAGAAATGCAAGCCGTAGCTGCAGGTCTGATCGCGATTGTCATCAACCTTGTTGCGGGGCATCTCAAGGACCTGTCCAACACTGTTATCCATAGTGCCGGTGTAATAGTCCTTGTAGTCGTCTCGCACCTTCTTGTAAGCCAGGAAGTAACCGTCCTCGGTAATTGGCAGCGAGGTCTTCTCGAGCCAAAGATACAGCTCGTCCACTGCTCGCTTGCTGGGATTCTTCATGAGGTTCTCGAGGAACGCCAGCATGGGATCAGCATCAAATCCCTCTCGGATCATATCCAGGATGCGATCAACTACCGCACCGTGTAGCTCCTCACCTTCATAGAGAACTCGTCCATTATCAACAGTGACCTTACCGTCGCCAAATGCAGCAACCTTGCTGCTGATGTTGATCAACGATTCGATACCGTCTAACTGCTTGGTCTTGACTGCCTCACGGATCGCAGCATAATTTGGATGCTGTTCCGTTACGGTATGCGTAGTACCATCAACCATGAGAGTGATGAAGCTCTTACCAACAATAATACCTGCAACTGCCATTTTGGATTCTCCTAAGTTTCAGTTATATTACACTATGCTGCTAGTCTGTCAACCGTAAATTACGCTACCTTTAGTTCTTCCCTGCGGAATTCAGCATCAGTAGCATCAACAAAGTTGATGTAATCCGCCGCCTTCCTGATGTCATCCTTGTAGGTGTTATCATAGCGAGTGTGTCGCTTGAGAAAGCTCAACATTGGATAACGAGCACTGATATCGCGGGCCATCTTAGCTACACCACACGAAGCTGCGGGTTTAACATTCGGTTCAAGTGCGTAGCATAGTGACCGCAGCGCACGATCCGTCTTGTTCAATGCTTTGGCACTGTGATTGATGCTACGCACAAGATTGTCAAATTCCAGCATTGGACTGGTCTGATCTTGGATATTGAGATCGTGATCCCAAGAATTCCAATGATTACCAACAAATGTATTCAACTCGTCGTGATCGGCAATGACCTGAATCACGTTGTTGTTAACAAGGTTCTTTTCAACTTGGTCCTTGACATAGCTAAACAGTTCTTTCCACTTGGGATTCTTCTGCACCGTAGCCTTGAAATTTTTGCGCATGGCATAAATTTCAACATTGCTGTCAATAATGCCAGCAAGCTTGGCATCGCTAAGTACAGAGCGGATCATATCGCAATGAGAAGTCTTGCCAAACATCTGCACGTCCCAACCAACGATATCCACATAGAATCCACCGTTTTCAAGATCTACTGAGCAAGTTTTCCACTCGCTCTGCAGGCCTCGAGAATAGCTATGCTTGGTCCAGTGCAACACCTTAGCAGTGGCACGCTTGACCTCTGTCTTTGGCAACGAGCTGGTAAAAATCACCTGGGGATTGCCCAGCTTAGCCTTCATTTCGTCCCAGGTAAGAGACGTGCTAGGGCTGAAGATCCACAGGTCTTTATGGTTTAGATCAGCTGATACCTTCTTGTTTCGATAATGATTATAGATCCTAGCAATTCCGCCGCGCTCGAGATCGTTGAAGACGATCACAGTATTGTCCGAGCACGTAATGCCAAGCTGATTATCTGTGATATAATGCGCTCGGGAATACCCAGACCTTAAACATCCAATGCTACCCAGAATCTTCTTGGCATCTGCATCCATAGCATATAGGTCATTGACCTTTGTATGAACGGCGCCGGAAAGGATAATACCATTCCATTCAACTCCAGCCGTGGCATAGATGCTACGCAACACATACCCTAGCTTAGCACTGTATCCATACACCTTTTCATACAGATTCTGCGCTTCCCATTCAGTAGTAGCACTGGTGAGCTTTTGCTTGAGCATTGCACCTAACTCATCAATCAGCAAGTCGAGCTTGGCTAGGATGTTGGCACAGGTGCGTTCATCGTAACCAATAGCCTCACGGTTAGCAGCAACCTCAAGATCACCAATGTTGAACTTCAGCACCACACCTGCCTGAAGGATCTGCCGATGCGTCCTGGTAATACCGTTGATGCTCTCAGCCTGCAGCGGATATGCCACAGTGCCCATGAGAGCAATGCTTTTTGAATGAGCGCCACACACTGCCCATTCGTTACCTTCAAATTCAGCCTTAGTGACGCTGGTTGAATTGATATAGTTGACATCTCGCTGGCTAGCACCAGTAATGACGGGCTTGACTGGGAACCACTTGTAGATGTCGCCTGCCTTAAGTACAAAGTCTGATCGCTGGTCGTTGCGTACTGGCACCTTTACCGTTACGCCGTTGGGATCAGTGGTAGGATTGCTGCCAAGATGTGCCACGCTGGGCATACCATACTCGTCCTTGTACATGCTGTAATGGTTCTCAATGCCATCCTTGCGAGCACTCACGTTGAATGCATCAGTGAGGCTGAATGGACTCTTGCTGCCGAGACCCAGCTGACCAATCACAGCATTGCTATTGGTTTTGGTGCTAACACCGTAACAGGTGTAGATATCTAGAATCTGCTGATCGCTAAGACCAACACCAAAGTCCTTGACTTCAAACCAAGGTTCAAGGTTGTTGGGAATATGAACTTCAAACGGCACATGAGCCTTGCCAGCCTCAACATGTGAGTCATATGCATTGCAACTCAGCTCGCGGATCACACTCTTGATCTTATCCGAATACAATCCGTCTGCGAGGATCTTGGCCATCTTAGCATCAAACTTGATCGAGAACGCACGATCAGTACCAACGCCGTAGCGTTCAATCTCGTCAATCGCCGTAGTTTGAATCTTCATTTAGTGGATCTCCTGTTGGATCATTCTGTACATTAGCACACGGTGCTAAATTGTCAACCAAAAATCAAGCAGCCAAAAGCTGCTTGATGGTGTTCTCGTTGCTGTAATCAATACCCTTGCGGTAGTAGTAATAGCCGATGTCGTATCCGTCGGTGCCCTCGGCCTGCATGTCCCAGCAGATGGCCGTAGCACGGTCGCCAGCGCCCATAGCAATCAGGGTAGCAATGTGCTGTTCCCAAGCCTGCTGGGTACGCTCCTTCTCAGCCTTCTCATGCGCCATCGCTGCATCAGCAGCGTTAATGAATCTGTCCCAGGTACGCTGAAGTTCATCATCCGACATTGCCGCGTAGTCAAAGCGCACCCGATATCCATACGCTTCCTTAGACAGATCCGAGATAATCTGCAGCATTTCGTTGCGAGCTTCACGAGTCAACATAAGCGTGTCTCCCTTGCGCTATACCGTTACAATAGCATCTATAGAGCGGTTGTCAACCAAAATCTAAATCACAATTTATATTGTGTATTTGTGAATTAGCCGCTACCGCACGCATAGTTAATCACAGTGCCAAAGATGGCAATTGCAAAAATCACAGCCAAAAGGATGTTTTGGGCTTCTTCCTCAGACATAATTGACCCTATCTACGTTTGATGCCGTACAATAGCACCTATTTGGCAATTGTCAACCAAAAAAATACCGCAAATTTTATATCTCTAAAACGTGCAATAGCTATTTTTGCAATTTTAATCTGTGCAATTGCTCTCAACAAGGCATATGTCAATCAGCCATATATCTTGCTACCCCAAATGGTTTTGGTAAACTCGTCAAAGTTGATGTTTTCCTGTCTAACAAATCCATCTGCGAGCTTGCCACTCAGCCACAGCTCAACTACAGCGGACATACCTGCAGCGGTAGTATTCTGAATGGCGGTGTGAGACAGGCTGTGAGAAACCTTCTTGAGGTAACTGCGTTGAGTTGACTTGCCGTTAACAACACCAACTGCATTTACATAAATCACAACCACATCCTGATTGGTGCTGGGAACCTGCTGCTCAAATATCTGCGTGAGTAGTTCTGGATGTTCCCCAAAATTGAGATCATGCATCACAAACTTCATACGCTCACAATGACCAGGATAACGTATGGTCTTGTAGTCTAGCTCCTGTACCTTGCCCTCGTAGGTCTCGCACATGGTTGCTACACCACCCGAGGTGTTAAATGCCTCATAGGGAATACCATCCAGTACAATATGTTCTAGACCATCCAGTGGCATAGTCTTAACATGCTGACCCCGCCACAGTGCATCACATGGTTTGTTATACTCGTTAACTAATCCTGCACCACTCCATGATAGGTAATACTTCATTTCATTGTTGGCATGGCAGGGCAATGCACCCACGCGCATTTCTAGAGTCTTAACAGAATCAAACCCTTTGATAAGATCTGCGCCGATGATGTTGATGGCACCGGGTGCCAGTCCACTCTGTGGAATCATAACCTGCCCTGGTCGCATGTTGCCAGACGCTGCTAGATTCTTTACAAACTCAGTAGTCTCAACATCCTCACTGAAGTCAAAGTAGCTCTTATGGTGAGTTGCACAGCTAGCAGCAACTAGCTTGTTCATAGTGTAAGGCATAGCATTGACAATTGCATGCTGGCCAATTACGAACGCTTCTAATTCTGCAGGATTGGTAACATCAACTTGTGTAACATTTGTTGATGCAAACTTGTCAGCCAATGTGACAGTGCAGCTTGTTATATGCGACAGCATGGTAGCTAGTGTTTTACCAATCTTACCTGCGCCTAAAATTCCAATCTTAGCCACTTTGTTAGTCTTTCTCATTCCATTTGCCTTTTAAGTAGGTATTTATTGTGTCGTAATGGTCATTTCTGTATAGGTTTGGCCAACTTGGATAGTTATGATCTCTCTTGTACCCATACTCGTCGTCGATACTTCGCTTGTATCTGTGTTCTCTTTCATTTCTTTCCATAATTTGATTCATGTTTTGCATTGAATATTCAAGAGCAGATATTCTCTCCTCATAATAGGCAAGATCATCTAGCATCTCGGCCAGAGGACCTTTATTATTGGGATTGTCAGCATGAACTAGACTCACAGTCACTAGCAGACTTTGTAACAACTGTTTAACAGTTTCGCTATCGCTAGTGATAGCCTTGTCCAAAACTTTTATAAGAAGGTTGATATCATTTGATTCCATTGATGATCTCCTGCTTCTTTCTTTCAATTTGATCCAGGATCTGATCTGCAAGGAACTCTCGCAATTCTTCGTCAGTGCATCTAGAACCGTTTAGACTATCAGTAATAATAAACTTACCTGTTGATAGTGCATCGACAGTCTCTTGCACCCCAAGTTTAAATCCATCATTGGCACCCATAGAAAATCCGGCCTTCCACGACCAGCGCTGCTGGAGCCAAATCATACCCATCAGCATAAATGTAACGATCCAAATACCAGGATCTTCTAGTGTCTCAATCATTTTGATTCTTCCTCAGATAAATTAACCCATTCAATTTTATCAACATATTCGCAATGGAAGTTTTTGTTGTCGTTGGGATTTCCCCAAACTGCCACAGCTTCATCATACATTGTATTGCCAATGAACGCAGTATGAAATATCAGTTCGCTTGGCTTCTCTAAGCTGCCACCTAGGTTGCGCTCTAAGTCTTCGCAGACCAGCTGATTGATCTCTTCTTCGCGTCCTGCTGGCAATTGATTATACCAAACGAGATTTATTGACCTATCACTTTTGCTCATTAGTGCTTTCCTTGCATTTTTGATCAAACTCGTGTTTTTTAATAATCCAATTGGCTAGATCAATACCAATTGCATTTGCAAGTGCATCAAACGCATATGCGCTTGCAAAGTCACTTGACCTAGAACTCATAGCCCAAATTAGTGCATGTATAATGCTCTCTACTTGTTCTCTTGGTATAGATGGAGTAAACTCTGGACGACCTTCGTTACTTTTCTCAATGTCATCTAGTAGATTTTTGATTGTTTCTGCATAATGCAGGTTCAACATACTCCATGCCATTGTTTACATCCATTCTATGTTCATGAGTTCAATTTCATATCCAGAGTGATGTCTGCGCAAGAAATTCAGTACAGCATTTTCGGTTGTGGCTCCCTGTAGATGCTGATTGACACTGAGTGTCCAAGTGGTTCTAGTTCTAGATCCGTTCTTACTGTAATAATAATTGGTTCTAGCATATTGTGGTTTCAAGTATGCGCTCACTTTTTACAAATTTGTTTTCCGCTTGCATCTGCGCGGGGAATAAGATTACCTCTATAATAGAGATATTGGCATCCAGTACCATAATCAGTCAACAGCATCAATCCGCTTTGACCTAGAGGCGGATCAGCGTCATCGCGATGAAATTCGGGCAGGTTTAAAACTATAGCACCAATGATTAAAAACGTCCCTAGGAATATCAAAAATATTGAATCCCAATTGTACGATAGATTGGGCACTATCCCCTCCTACTCTTGCTGCCTACGGTAGTCATGTCAGTTGCAGGGGTAGCATATTGTATTCCGCCTTTATTGAAGAGTGGCATACACCTAGATGCTTTATCTAGAATCTCTTGCTTCACAGCCTCAGACTCCTTGTGTAGGTTATCCATAATACCATTACGGAACCCACCCTTAACTGCTACGTTATTACTTAGCGGAATTGGATTATCAACTTTGAGATTTGGCAGAGAAATACTAGAACTTTTTGTTCGCATGCGCTTCATCTCGACCTGCTCTGGAAGTAAGCCCTGTTTGCGAAGCCAAGCTTCATGTTTGGCTTTGGCTTCTCGAGCAGCAGCAGTATTAGCAGGCTTCTTGCCTTTGCTGTTATACTTCGTAGTGGTCAAGAATGGACGTTCCATATGCATTCGAATAGCTCTCCAATTTCAGTAAGCTTAGCATGCACCAATATCAAAGTCAAGTGGATTATATCCGAGAACGTTTAGCGCCGGTATTTCCTGTTATATTCTTTTACATACCCTTGGGTTAGCACATCAGTCATAAATTCTTCTCGAGCGATTTGCTTACTAACTATTTGTTTACCTATCCAAAAACTAACCCATCCTAGGGCAGCAATACCACATAGTATTACCAGAGATTCTGGTCCGTACTCGAGTACCATAAACCGGATCCCACTGATAGTGGCAGCACCTACCGCCGTTATACAAGCGAATACCAGCGCCGACATCTTGATAATACGTACTGTATAGGGTTCTAAATCTATCTTCATCATGTAATTAATCCTTACTCAATTGATCAAAAGTTTTACCATTTCTGCGTTCTTCATCTTTTACATCGTCTTTAGCAAAGTTATATGCTAAAAATACAGCAAGGCCAAACATAATAAGACCTAACGCAGGCAGAGGTGTGTCAGTAAACTCAACTGATAGCATCACAATTCCAACAAGGAATGCAACAAACGCAAGCATACCAAATACCGCTGCGATAATAATTGACAGTCGTAATGCTGTGTAAAATACGATCCTAGGAACTTTATACTTTAACATGTTGTAATTTCCTTCTTATGTTATAGGAGCAGCATTTTCAAATATCACTGCTTCACGATTTTTAACCTCTAGGAAGTCCGGCATCTCAACTTCTTTGATTGAGCTGCGAGTGATTACAGTATCGGCTGCAGGTCGATGGCGCGGCGGAATAGCTGCTAGCTCATCCTGGGTCATAGTTCTGTCCTCGGTGACACGTTGCAACCAAGTACCAGCTGTAAATGCCACAGGGAAATCCTGCATGTTGATACCTCGTTCAGCGAGCATCTGTACCATTTCTCGGCTGTTTTGATTTTGCAACTCTTTATGGCTGAACCAATGGCGTGCAGCCATACTGATTGCATTCTTCCTGCAATCTAACCACCTCCACAGCATCATGTTGGCAGCTTCGATTCTGCTAGGCATCTGAATAACTCTGCAATCAAAGTGCGGACAGTCAAATGACCATTGACCAAAGCTAGTAAAATACTCAATCGCAAATCTAGCAGCCGCCATGCTGGCTAGCACAGAACACGACTTCTGTACCTTGCCATCAAAGAAGTGATTGCTATTGGTTTTGCTGCCATCCCAAACCAACGATATTTCGTCTGACTGAACATATCCTGCAGCAGCATGTGTTTTGTCAACCAAATAGCGAGTGGTCTCAATCATAGCACGAGTCATAAGAGGATCAAAAGGTCTTTGCATATATTTTGTAAACTTGCTGAAACCTCTACCATCAATTCTAGCATATACTGGTAGTTTGGAATCAAACTTTCTAGAAGTTTCCACAGCTTCTAGCAGTTTCATTCTGTCTCCCAGATCATCTTTGCTAGTCATATCAACTCCTAAACTTTCTTACCTTTGAATAGATTGCGAAATTTATTAACTACGTTATATGTCTCAGGACTAAGCTTGCCAAACCAATGTTTGAGTTCTGGCTTCTTACTGGTGCTCAAATAAGCCTGAACTTCGTCTAGCAGTACTTTATCTGTATAACCCATTTTTGTCAAGCTCTCACACATATGATCAAACTCAGCTCTGGGTATTTCAGTTATTAGACGATTGCAGTTGGTAAAATATAAGTCGTCGAGATAATAGCGAGCGTGAGCAATTTCGTGATTCACAACAGCCAGTTCATCTGAACCTTTGCGAGTTGCAATCAGGTACCATTTGTCGCTGCCTTTCTTGGCATCCAATAAACGGTTGGTAAACTGACGTTCTTTATCCGTAAGACCTTGATCACTATTAGCAAATAGATCAAACCACTCCTCCACTACATGGCCGGGAACATTAAATCCTCGCCATGTATGTGTATAATCAAATACCCCATCGTCTGCGGTAAAATGATGCAAAAACTCTTCTAAGGTGAAATATTTGCCGCGGATATCATCGCTAACACCCTCGTAATATTCCTGCAATCGCATGAGACAGTGCCCGAGATCCTTTTGGTTGTCAAACTGAGCATAGAACACACCCGGCTCAATTTCAACAATATTCACGTTGATTGCAGGAATAGTCACGATTGTTCCTTAGCGCTTGAGATAAAACTCTGTAAACAGCTTGTCCTGCTCGTACCTAAGGATACCGTATGCAATATGACCAGCGCGAGTATCGTCGTCAATGTAATCTCGACCTTTTACTGCGGTAGTGCCATCAATGCAAGTCAGTACAGTGCCATTGGGTATTCGCTCAAGCTCTGCAGGAGTTAGTAGCCATAGATTTGAAGTATCATCCCACAACAGCATTTTCAATCCTCCACGCTGGAAATAAAATTCCAGTCAAAATTCTTGCTCTCGGTATCCAGCATGCCGAGACCTTCCAATTCCTTGCCGTTATAACTGATGCTGGTTATAAGTGACAGACCTTCAACATCAGTAGTTGAGACTTTGAATAACGTGGGATCAAACTCGTCACCGGGTACTTCATACTGTTCAAATACACCCTTTTGTGTATCAACTGCCAAAAACCCATATTCGTACTCAGTCTCAATAAAATAATATTCGTTGGTTTCTTGAGCAATATTTTCACAACCGTCCATCTTTTGGATAGCAGTGAAGCTATGGTCAAAGATCACATTGCCTTTGCTGTCAGTTACAGTGATACCACTATCCTCAAATCCTGGTCCGGCTTCATGTGCAATGTTATCAATATCATACCAAGCGCCCAGCAAAAGTTCTGGTGGATGATCCTCTTCTAGGGGATCCCCCTGGATCATGTTTGAGAATTCTTCGTCATCTTCAGAATTTCGCAATGCCCAATAGATATACTGCTCACGGGTGATACCGCCCAATACGATTTCGCCACCGCGGCCCCAAACTTCAATTTTCATTTGCTGTCTCCGTTTGTGCTAGATTAATTAGTGTTAGCTTATGCTAGCACTTCTTTGGCAATCTCATTAGCTCGCTTGCCGTCATACAATCCGGCATGCTGCTCCTTGAGTACCTTCATAACTAATCCCATATTGGCATTGGCATTGGTATCTTTGATAGCACTGATAGCAGCACGCAGCTGATCGTCAGTCATCTGCTGCGGCATATAACTCTTAAGGATTTTGATCTCTTCTGTAATTGCAGCAGCATCCTTGTTGGCTGCGATCAGTCGTGCATGAGTCTCTTCAGCATTCTTTAGAAACTTACGGACGGTTGCTAGGACTTCTTCATCAGTGCTAGTTCGATTGCCTGCATTCTTGCCAACCATAGCAGCTTCTCCAACTAGAGCTGTGAGCAGGCCAATAGCTACAGTATCTTTGGCTTTACGTGCTTTGAGTTGATCAGCTTGTAGTGTTTGCATCAACATGATATTCTCCATCGTTAGGATCATTATAGCATAGATGCTAAACTTGTCAACTGTATTTTGATCCTTTCGTATCAAATCCCTGTAATCCTTTAAGGATCATTTCTGTACGCCAGTTTCGATCAACGGGCATCCAATTGTGTACATAACTATCACTACCGTCGTCATTGGTTACTGTACCATCGTCGTGTAACAGTAACGGTCCAACCATAACACGATTGTATATTATACTGCGAATGGGCGTATTATCGTCTCGAGGCCATGCCATAGTAATTGTAATTTCACCTTGGTAATCCTTCAAGTACACATATACACCGTTGGTTAGCCACCGCCTAAACCATTGCGGCATCAAGAACCATAATAACCCATATAAATGCCAACGTAGTGAAACTCTATAGTCGCCTCTATATGGTAAACCTAATGGAGGATTCAAGTACCATTTTTTCATTTCAAATGATCCTTTGGAATTTAACATCCAACTGAGTCGTCAAAATTGTCAGTATCTTGATTTATATTGGATTTAACCAAACAGCTTTCTAATGTAGAAATTAGCCCATTGATGCTAGATCTAGTAAACACATCAATTGTGTCTGGCAAATTGCTCATCAGTATGTTCAATTGCATAGCATACCATGCAGCATTGTCGCCTCTAATGAATACACCCGGCCAATCATCGTTGATTACCAATGGTCCAGTTTCCACTCGTCCAGCAACAATATCTGGACCAAATTGTCTTGGCAATTCACTTAGATCAGCTGTGATCTTCTGCATCTAAAATTCTCCTTTGCTGCTATATAATAGCAGAATTTGCAAAAATATCAATCGTTACCTTTGGCAAGATCGTCTAGGTATTCTTGATAGGGATCTAGAGTTTTAGGTTTGGTAAGTTCTTTATATATGCAATAACTTAACACAACGATTACTATAGATATAGTTACAAACAGAATATGCGAAATAGCTATATATCCTATTAGATCTAAAATAATCAAAGAGATCAATATTACAAACGGTGTTAATAATGGCAAAAGGTATTTCATTGTAAGGTCTCCCGGCGTTCATAAAAAGAGGCATGATTGATCAATCATGCCCCTTGAATATCAAATTATTAATTTAATAATCAACTTGCAGTTGACTTTGCTGTTGACTTAGCAGCACGCTTGGTCTTAGTTGCTGTAGATCCAGTACCACTGCTAGATGTTGCAATTTCCTTTGTAATAACAGCCGAAGTATTAGACTTAATAGTCTTTGGCTTACGCAGGGCCTTTGCTGTCTTGGTTTTAGCAGTGTTATTAACAGCAGTATCTGATTCTGCCTTTACTTCCGCTACCGGTGTATAGGACTCTATTGATGCAGAAGTAGTAACAGCAGGTGTTGAATTGGTTACTGATTCGGCAGTTGATGTAGATAATTCTGACGAAGTGTTTGTTGATGAGGCAGGCGTTGATGTATTGAATCCAAACAGCCTCTTGATTGCGTTGAACATGTCTTCTCCTTATATGTATCGAGTTGTATGCGCTCTAACTAGTTTATAAGATATTTAATCGTAAAAAGTCAATTGAATTAAAAATTTACTAGATTGGTATTGAGATATATTAGATCTACTTCAAATTCATGAGCCTTTACAGTTGCTGGTTTCCACTCAGTAAATCCAAATCCTGCCATATAGGCATCCATATCAGACTTCATAGTATGTCCGTGATAGTAAGGTTTGAGTCCTGCTTCAGTCATTACAAACTGTATACCGTTCAAGACTGTGCCTGCACCCTTTAATATATCTAACTCAGCGCCCTGTGCATCCATCCATATTCCGTCAACGCGAGCTATGTTATTAGCGTTGCACCAGTCGTCTAATCGCCAACCCTCTACAGTAACCATTCTCTGTTGGTTATGTTCCCATGGCCACATATCTGGATCAATTAACTTAAACTTACTAGCAATACCATGATTAAGTTTCTTTATACTAGCAGCTTCTATATCCAATTCCCAAAATTCCATAGGACCTGTAGCATCGTTCATTGCGATATTGTGCAAGTGTATGCGGTTGGATATATCAGACGGCTGTTCAGCTATTCTAGCTCTACACTGACCAAAGTTATAAGCTACTGGTTCAAAACAATGAATATGTGCATCAGTAAACACTCTTGCCATATTCGCGCTTTCCCAAGCGTCCATGCTGCCTATTTCTAATAATACTTTGATCTCAGCTGGATTAATCTTATTGATTACGTGCATGAACCTCTCGGCCATTACATTCATATTATGTCCGGTTGGATTGATCAACAGGTCCATGTGATTTGTATTCATGACTTCCTCCTAAATACTGCTATACCAAAGTCATCCTCTAAGCATGATCTTTCCTTATCAAACAAATTCTCATCTACAGCTTGAAACAGTGCAACACATCCGGGATGACTGTTGGTATCGTGAAGAATAACTATGCCGTGTGCGCTTAACATATCTGAATAGCGCCAATCGTTGACACATGCATTGACAGAATGATCTCCATCAATAAAAAGCAAATCTATCTCTTTGATTCCAATACCACTCATAAAATTCCTAATCAAATCTTGTTCCATGCTATTGCACTTAATGGTCCAAGTATTAGATTCTGGATCATCTAGATAGCTCTTATCTTCTATATCTATTCCGAGATAATAGCTACCTTTAGGGCGCTCATCCATGAGTATCCTACTCATGCTGCGTTCTCCATTTCTGTTGACGCCTATCTCAACAACAGTCTTCAATCTATCTCCAAGATCTTTGACTATATTTCTAACTACTTCGATATTGCAATCAGTAACTTCTTGTCTAGATATCCAACCGCAGTTTGGATGGTCTTGGGTGTTGGGAGTATCTGGTTCTAGATCCGGGAAGAATTTCAATCCCCATATATCTGTTGTTTTTGGTTTAATGGTAGCTGCTAAATCTTCAAAAGGGTCTGACATGAACGTCCTTTCATCATTCCTTTAAGTGAGTTCTTTCAATATGATTCTTCCAGTCTGTACCAAATCCTTTAATAAGCTTAGCCGATGCAACCGCTTCGGCTTTTTGATGCAGCAATCCGTTAGCACATAACAGTTCGTCTGCATGTTTAGTTATTACTGGATTTGGGCAAGCAATAGGGCGATGATTAACTAGCCATTCGATGCACTCGTCAAGCTTGTCTACTCCAAGTTCCTGAACCTTCAAAGCCAATGCACTGGCTGTAGACCTACTGACCCCAGCGAAACAATGCACAAGTACTTTGGCATCTGCGGGCAATGATCGCCCCCATTCTAATATCTGTGCTACTTGTTCTTTTTGTGGTGCCAATGGTACGTCGGCATCGATGACATCATCCATGTTTAGGAACAACCAGTTGTTTTTATCGAAGCTAGCTGGTAGCTTGGGCTTGACATAATCTATTTCATAAATTGTGATTACTGTGAGTACATGCGTAATGCCATGCTGATCTATCATGCTAGGGACGTCTTTTATATTTGATATGAATATGTCCATTGAATTATCTTCTTTCTGATTATTGTAATAGATATTTGAGCTATAAACAATAGAAAAAGAGAGATAGCTCAGCTATCTCTCTTGTATTTGACCTAGCAGTAAGTTCTAGTATTAGAACTTGAACTCTGCTCCAATCGTAAACTGATCAGCCTGAGTATTGCTATTCTGCCAGGCATTAACTTGAGTATAACGAGCATCAAGATCAACTCGGTTGGTTAGTGCATAACGAGCACCAAGTCCAAGGTTGTAAATGGCCTGCGCATTTCCGCTAGCATTACCCATACCGTTCCATCCAGAACCAACACCTACTAGAGCGTATGGTGTAATGCGATAGAACTGCACGGGAGACTGGACAATTGCGTTAGCAGTTAGAGCCTGACCAGATCCAACGTTGCTGTTTGGGGACTTGAACCAATAGTTGAAGTCAGCTTCGCCGCGTAGCCAAGGGTTAAACTCATAACCTGCTACTGCACCAAAACCAGTCTGGCTATCGCCAAATGCTGGGTTGTTTACAGCGTTGAGATCAGCATTGCCGCCAACATACCAGCCGGATGTACTGTTATTAACAGTTGGAGCCGGAGGAAGGCCCTTATTGGTTGGAAGATCAGCAGCAACAGCCGCAGAAGTCATTCCAAAGACGGCGATAAGTGACAAAAACGTGTTCTTCATATGTCTGTTTCCGTTGTTTGAGTCAGTAAAAATACACTCAAGGAGTCATTTCCTTGTATGCAAACTATATAACCGTCCAATTATTAATGCAAGTGAAATTTTTAAATTTAATGAATTTTTATTCAAATACCAAAGAATACTTTAAGAAACTTTGGTCCCCACAGGGTGATTCGAACACGCCGACCTCAGGTTTAGGAAACCTGCGCTCTGTCCAGCTGAGCTATGTGGGGCTAGTTAATTAATTTATCATATTTGTTTATATGTGTCAACATTAACTCAAGTTATCATATGCGTCTTTCTGGCAGCTCCACATAATAAATAACAGCATGTCTACATTCCAAAACAGCAGCGACGAACAGCTTTTTATAAACAGCAATGTTTATATAAGCGGTAACCTTTATATCAACAACGATCAGATCAGCATATACACTGCGGTTATTGGTCCGCAAGGTCCTACAGGGCCAGCAGGATCATCAACCAATACTGGTGCTACTGGATCAACAGGTCCTACCGGATTTACTGGACCAACTGGTGCACCAGGACAATCCGTTGTCATAGTGGGAAGCGTACCAAGTTCTAGTAATTTACCAACAGGTTATGGTGGTAATATAGGTGATGGTGAAATCACAGCAGATACTGGAAATCTCTGGGTTTGGACAGGATCTGTATGGACAAATGTAGGCCCAATAGTTGGTCCAACAGGTAGTATCGGTGCTACAGGACTAACAGGCCCAACTGGTTCAATTGGTCCAACAGGTATACCAGGTTATGCTACCAATACAGGCGCTACAGGTTCAACAGGTGCCACGGGTGCAACTGGATTAACTGGTGCAACCGGACCAACGGGTCCAACTGGATTTACTGGATCAACAGGTCCTGCCGGTACCAGCGTTAATGTAGTTGGTAGTGTTAATGGATATACCAATTTACCTGGATATCCAACTGGTTACACAGGTCCAACTGGCGATGGCGAAATAGATTCTAGTACCGGCAATCTCTGGGTTTGGACAGGTTCAACATGGACAAATGTTGGACCTATTATAGGTCCAACAGGTGCAGCTAGCACAATAACTGGTCCAACTGGTGCGCCCGGATTTGCTACTAATACAGGTGCTACAGGTCCAACTGGACCAACGGGACCAACTGGTTATACAGGCGCAACCGGACCACAAGGTTTCCCAGGTGCTGCTAGTACAATAACCGGTCCAACTGGTGCTGCAGGTACTGCAGGTGCAACAGGATCAACTGGTGTTACAGGTGCGCCTGGTTCTACAGGTCCGGTTGGACCAACTGGTTCAATTGGACCAACTGGTGTTATAGGTCCAACAGGATCAAGAGGTTCTACAGGTCCAACAGGATCAACTGGTGCTGCAAGCACAGTAACTGGTCCAACTGGTGCTGCAGGCACTGCTGGTGCCACTGGTTCAACAGGTGCTGCAGGTCAATCAGTTAGAATAGTTGGCAGTGTTCCAACATCTGCAGATCTACCAGCTGGATATGGCGGTGACATTGGCGACGGTGAAATAGTAGAAGATACAGGAGACCTCTGGGTTTGGAACGGGTCAACATGGGTAGACGTTGGTAAGATAATTGGTCCAACTGGTGCTGCTGCAACCACCGGAAATATAGTTATAACTGATCAGACTATCTCGGGAACTGATCCAAATGGCAACATTGTTATAGCTCCAAATGGTACTGGTGCTATAATCATGCAAGGCAACACCTTTGTGCAAGCTCCGGCTGTGAGCACTCTTTATCCACCAAATATACCAGGTGTAGCATTCCGCATACAAAGTCAAGACCAATATCCCACAACCATGTTGATAGATGCATACGGTGATGCGCCCACTGACGAATCTGGTACCATAGCCATGAGACGTTTTGGTGGATTTAGTTCTGCACCAACTGCAATATTGTCCGGACAAACTCTCGGTACGTTTGTTGCTCAAGGTTACAATGGAGTTGGGTTTGGTACAAACAATAGCAGCGCAATACAAGTAATAGCTACTGAGAATTTTTCAACTACCAACATGGGATCGATGGTACAAATACTAACAGTTCCCACAGGTGGTAATACTGCTGTAGTTAATGCCACGTTCAGAGATAACAGTTTGATAGTTGGCGACATACAGATGTCAGACAGTGTTATCCAAAGCGCAAGTGGTAATGTTGATATCAGCATAGGACGTGTTAATAGTACAGCTAATGTTGTGATCAATCGCAGCCTTCAAGTTACTAACAACTCTGGCAATGTAGTATTCAGTACCAACAGATTAGGTCAAGTTTACATATCTACTTCATATCAAAATCCCGATCATTCAAGTGTTGTTAACATAGTAGGAAACAATGGTCCGTATTATCAACCTCCAACTAACTTGGGAGGTATGCTACAAATAACTGGTCATGATGGCATTTCTAGCAGAGTGATTAACGATAGCTATGGTTCTAGCGGTGTGATCTCGGCATTTACAGGTCGACATGCAGGCGGCACTGCATTATCACCAAGTGCTACACCTGCAGGAGCAATAGTGCGAGTCAGTTCAGGAGTTTATACTCCAACCTATGGGTTTGCACCAACGACTGTTGCGCCGGCATATATAGAGTTTAACTTATTAGCAAACGCAACTGATACTAGTATACCTACTAGGATAGTATTTGCAGCAACACCTGTTGGCAGTCTTTATCCAAATATTGTAGCCAATGTTGATACTTCGGGTATAACCTTACCGTCAGCAGGTACTGGTATAATATTCCCAGACGGAACTAAACAAATCACAGCCAATGGCACATCCAACATAACACCTGTAACTGGATCCAGTTATTCCTGTGTGTCAACTGATAGATTCCTAGCTGTAAATTACAGTGGTCCTGGACCATGCAGCATAACGCTTGCTACATCATCTAGTGTTACGCTGGGTGCGCAACTTATCATAAAAGACACTGCAGGACAAGCGGGTACATACAACATCAACATTACACCGGCAGGCTTAGATACCATCGATGGTGATAGTTCAATAAGCCTCACCGCTAATTATAACAGTTACACTTTGGTATACACCGGTAACAGCAATTGGAGCATCATATAACATGAGCTATATCACTAATAAACTTATTGGCGAGACGACCACCACGGGTGATATCGTCCCATCGAGCAATATTTTATCTCTAGGATCTCCAACAAATACTTTTGGCAATCTATATGTAGGATCTGGCTCAATAGTAATGAGCAACTGAAATAAATGTTAGTTCTGGCAATCTAATAACAATTACCAGAGGCGGATTTGCAGTTCGAGGTAACAGTGGTACGTTTGATACGTTCCAACTTGATCCAATAGGAACATTGTTTGTTAGAAGCAATGTATCATTAAGTCCTCTACAATCGGCTGTGAGTATAATAGGAAATCAAACAGGTAGTTATGTTGCTCCGTATAATACAGGTGTAATGCTACAACTAGTTGGTAATGATGCTAGCAACGCTAGGGTATATACAGACAGTTATGGTTCGAGAACTTATTCTGCGTTCATAGGTCGCAGTGCTAACGGTACTGCTGAGGTTCCTCTTGCATACGGACCGGGAGATATCATAGCTAGATTTGGTGCCAATCCCTATGCTACCAGCGGTGGACCAAACAATGGACCGGGTTATGCTGCATACAGCACCGCTAGAATAGATATGGTAAGCAGTGAAAATCAAACTGGTACTACTAGAGGGTCTAGGATAGAATTTTGGACGACTCCAATTGGCAGCAACGTGGTTGCCAACATCGTGAGCATGAGTGCCGAAGGTGTTACGTTTAACATTTCGAGCAATGTTACAATCAACAGTAACCTAAATGTAACCGGCGCTATTATTAGCACAGGTGCTATCGTCAGTCGCGGCGATGCTATTGCATACGGTAATCTTCTTGCATACGGTAATACCATAACACACGGCAGTTTGATCACTTACGGCCACACTCAAATAAGTGGCACTTCTCAATTTTTAGGAGACACGATCGCAACCAAAGGAATAGTATTGCCTGATGGTAGCAACATACAAACCGCAGGTGTAAGCACCATAACAGCTGGCACAGGCATCTCAGTTGTACCGGGAGCAGGATATAGTGTATCCATAGACAACACAGGTATTATCAGCATAACTGGTACAACCAATCAAGTATCAGTTACTAACCTAAGTGGTGCAGTTACTCTTAGCTTGCCACAAAGCATAGCAACCACCAGCAGTCCACAGTTTAAAAATCTCACCGTTGGCAATTTAACAGTCACTGGCAATGTAACATCGTCAGAGGCTACCACTTTAAATGTTGCTGACAAGACCATTTATGCAGCCAACGGTGCAGTATCAACAAGCGCAATGGATGGCGGCGGATTTGTGTTGGGTAGCGATGGGTTTGCCGCAAGTCTTATATACACTCAATTGAATGATAGCTGGAATCTCAACAAAGACCTAAATGTTAACAATGTCACTGCGGCATATACTAGCACAACGCAATTTGCATATGTAACTGGTAATCTATTGGTTGGCATACAGCCACCTAATTATTTTACTAACGCGCCAATTCAGGTTGCTAGTAGTGACAATACCAGTCAACAGCTCAACAATCAAAACCTAAATAATGGTACCAATGCAAGTACTGATTATATAGCTACGGCAGATATTGGTGATGATAGTAACTATTACATTGACTTTGGTATTAACAGCAGCAATTACAATCAAGTTGCATACAGCATTGGTCATGCTCTCGACGGCTACCTCTATATAAACGGTGGTAATTTAACTGTTGGAACACAGACTACTGGCAAAAAGTTAGTGTTCCATACTGATGGTACAACCAGTTCAAATATAGCTGGATTCGTTACAGGTGGTCGCTGGATATTTGGCGGCGCTGATGATGGTATTACCAAAGTACAAGTAAATGGTGCTGTGTCTGCTACAGGTAATGTTACAGCAAGCAACTTCAATGGTACCAGTGTAACTGTAACCAACTTGAATGGCACTATCTCACAAGCTAGCCAACCTAATATCACAAGTCTTGGTGTGCTAAACGGTTTGAGTGTTGGCAGCGATGCAGGATTTGCCACCAACATAAGCGTCGCTAACTATGCTAGAGTTAATAGCCTAGTTGTAAATGCTGGCGCATTTACACAATCGCTTAATGTAGCAGGGGCAGTAACAGTCAATCAACTGACTAGCAATCTCAATGTCAATACAAACACATTGCAGACAGCAGGCGCTGCTACTGTAAACAGTTTGATTGCCAACGCCGGTATACAGAGCATAGATACTATAATAACTCAGAATCTAGTCAGCAATGCCAGCATAACTGCATCAACTATTAACGGAACTGGTGCAGCACAATTTGCCAGCATCATTAGCAACGGTACCATACAAAGCGAAGGTGCTGTAACTGTAGCCAGTTTGATCAGCAACGTTATGACTACATCTCAGTTCTTAAATGTTACCAACTATGCTCAGGTCAATAGGTTAGTCAGTAATACAGATGTAGTGGCATCCAATCTAAACAGCACAGGCCTTGCATCTGTAGCAAGTTTGGTAAGCAACAGCTCAATACAGGCAACAACCATTTACAGTGGTAGTTTCCAAGGATCAACTGCGTTAATAAACAGCATAGTATCAAACACCTCTGTATCTAGCGTCACTCTAGTAGCTAGCGGTAGTGGTATTGTTAGTGCTCTTTATAGCAATAGTATTGTGCAGGCAGCAACTAGCGTAATAGCTAATTCTGTGTTTGGTAATGTTGTAGTAAGTGCGCCTGCTGTTGTTGGTAGTAGTTCAGTACTAGCCGGTGCTATCACAAGCAATAGCACAATACAAGCTGCATCTGGAGTTGTTGCTCAAACGCTATTCAGCAATTCTAGCATATTTGCACAGTCGCTGAATATAGCAGGTGCATCAATATCTGGAACATTGACCAGCAATGGGTCTATATCTGGAACTGCACTCACAGTAACAAGTGTTCAGAGCAGCGGACAGACATTAACTAATTCATTAATCAGCAACGGTGTTGTACAAACTGCAACTTTAATTTCGAGCGGTCAAGCTACGATCAATAGTATTGTTAACAACACAAACATTACCACTACTAATCTAAACAGCACCGGACAAACTACTGTTGCATCATTGGTCAGTAATGGTGCAATTAGCGGAACTTCAGTAACCGGTACAGCTGGTACATTTACTTCATTACAGAGCAGCGGTACTACGCTAGTACAAAGTTTGAACAGCAATACCAATGTAGTTGCTACAAACCTGCAGAGTACAGGACAAACTACTGTTGCATCATTGGTCAGTAATGCTAACACTACCACTGCTACGTTGAATAGTACAGGTGCTGCACAAGTCAACAGTTTGATCAGTAACACCACTATACAAGGTATAGGTACAGCAACCGTTAACACACTTGTTAGCAATGTTTATGGTGCATTTGGTCAAAATGTAAGTGTATCATCTACCAACACATCTATCAGCACATCAACTGGTGCATTGACTGTAGCAGGAGGTGTTGGAATACAGGGTAATGTTTATGCTCAATCCGTAACATTGAGTGCAGGAACTGCATCTCAATATCCTCTCAAATTTACCTCAGCATCAGCACTGCTAAACCCAACACAAGCTGGTGTAGTTAACTATGACGGCACAGTATTCTATGCTACACCAAGTGGATTACAGAGAGGTGTTATACCTGTAAATCAATATTACGTGCTCAACTCCAATAGAACATATACACCTGGTAGTGGCGCAGTAAGTAGTATATTTGGAGTAGGTGTGACACTTACTGCTAACACACGTTACCAGTTTACAATCATTGCTAATGCATCTAACTCAGCCGGCGGCGTTTCTCCAAATATAGCATGGGGTGGCAATGCTACACTAACACAAGTCAATTATCAGATCACAACGTTTATTGCAGCATTGGGAACTGCAACCATTAACGGGGAGAACTTAGACAATACCATAACATCTAACTTTTCAACTGGGGTTAATATAACAGCAGCTGGTGGTGCAGGACAACCCGCCGCAGGTACTCCTTTATCTTTTACGCTATTTGGAATGGTTGATGTTGGCGCAAGTGGTGGTACTTTTATACCAGAACTAGGATGGAGTGGAAATCCAGGAACAGTTACAGTTGGTGCGCTGAGCAGGATGTACATCTCACCAGTTTCTATAGGCGGCGGTAATACCAGTGTTGGAACATGGGCTTGATAGTGCCATTAACATGGCTAAATATTGCGCATCCAGATAGGAATATGATGAAATGGTAGCAATCAGCAGAGTAAATCCAAACTTTCCAATACCAGGCATTGATCAAAGCAGCCGAGGGTTCAGGGACAATTTCAGTACTATTAAGACTGAGATCGAAGCTCTCCAAGGTAAACATATCACATTAACCGGTGATGTAACTGGCAATGCTATTATCGATAGCGGTTCTGCTGACGTTGTTATAAATTGTACTGTAGCAACCGGTAATTATGGCCCAACTGGTCCTGCAGGTGCAGAAAGACCTCCAGGACCTCCTGGACCTCCCGGTTCAAGTATGGGTGCAGGTGCAACCGGTCCAACCGGACCAACTGGACCTACGGGCCCTAATTATCAGTATGTTTATCTAGAAGGCGGCGGTTTCTCTGGTGCTGTAAGCTTTGCTAATGATCGACAACTAGAACAACTAGTTATGGGAGCATTCCACGATCCTAATAGCAGGTATGTTGTTAATAACAATTTTACATCTCTAGATGTTTCAAATTGCACATCATTGAATTACATAGGTGCCGAAGGAAATCAACTCAGCACAATAAATCTAACCGGCGACATTGTTTTATCAAATGTAAATGTAGCTTCAAACCTGCTAACAACGATCGATCTAACAGGGTTAACGGCACTAACTACATTGACATGCTATGAAAATCGACTAACATCTTTGACTGCAAATGCTGCTCCAATTTTACGAACGTTGATATGTAATAATAACAATTTGCAGTCATTAGATCTAGGTAGCATGACTAATTTAACAACTGTAAAAGCCTATTATAACGATTTGACCAATTTGAATGTTGCCGGATGCACTAGCTTAACTTATTTAGATTGCAATGATAACAATTTGACCGCAGTTGATGCTACGGGATTATCAAATCTTACATATCTTGATTTATCATTTAACACTTCGTTAACATCACTTACTTTGACTGGCGATTCAAGTTTAGAAACATTAAATATTTCTTACACCGGAATATCAACTATTGATCTATCTGGATTTACTAATTTATACAATCTAAAATGTTTCGATAATTATCCGTCTATGACATCATTAAATGTCGCCAATGATACTTCATTAGTATACATTAATTGTTCGTATAACACAATTTCAACACTAGATGTTTCCACATGTTCCTCGTTACAGTTATTGTATTGCCAAACAAACCAACTAACAACCTTAACACTTGATAATATAAATGGATCTCTAGTCTATTTAGAATGTTCCAATAATTTGCTCACAAGTTTAGATGCAACCAACTGTTTTACTTCGTTCAATTGTTCACTCCGTTGTATGTCAAACAGTTTAACCAGTTTAACATTAGCAGGATGTTCCGGATTATATACATTATATTGTGGTAGTAATTCTCTAACTGCATTAGACTTTTCAAGTACTACCTATTTGAATTATCTCAGTTGCGAATCTAACTCAATAACCAGCTTAGACTTATCTTCGCTGCATTATCTAGCAACTGTATATTGCAATTATAATTCTATCACTTCGTTAAATTTGGCTAATACACCGTTAACTTCACTGTTTTGTAATAATAATAGTTTAACGTCTCTGAGCATTAGCGGTAAACCACTGCTTACCACAGTAGATGCAAGCCACAACTCATTATCTTCTATTGATTTTTACGGAGATACAGCATTAACAAGTTTAACCTTAAATAACAATTCTTTTACAACTCTTGATGTTAGCATATTGTCGTTGACATATCTAGACGTATCAAATAACTCAAGTTTGGGTACTTTGACATTGGGTGCTGCAAAGACTTCCAATACATCAACTGAACTCTACTGCTATAGTTGCGCTCTTTCTACACTTTCTATACCTGTTGGTTGGAACATAGTATCTTGTTTTAACAATTCATTAACAACGTTGTCTCTTAACAATAATCAATCACTTTCAACATTAAGTTGTATTGAGAATTTACTGACTACAGTTGATATTACAGGATGTTATTCTTTAAAAACTTTATATTTTGGCAGCAACTCTTTGACTTCAACTGCAGTTGATAACATAATAATATTGTTAGATACATATGGTCAATCTTTTGGTTATGTGGATCTAAGCGGCGGTTCAAACGGATCACCAACAGGAGCTAGTGCATCAGCTTTGGCTAACCTTATCGCAAAAAATTGGTCGGTATATTATAATTAAAGGAATTTGATATGACTTGGAATTTACTTAATGGAACAACTATATCACCAACTGCTGAACCCACTGCTCAACAGATAACCGATGCTACCAATCAAATAAATGCGGTTCCGACACCTCCTGTTCAACCTCTGGTGCTGGGTACTACAATTTGGTCTCGATTTACATCTGATCAACAAGCTGCTATACAAGCAGAAGCTGCTAAACAGTGGGCAGCCGGTTCTAAGACTCTAGCTACATGGGTACGCAATACCAAATTTGGAATGGTAATAAATCTCAACTCACCTGACACAACTGCAGTTCAATCTGTATTATCTCAGAACAACGTGATTGTGCAGAGTGATCTAAGTAATGTATTCACCGTTTAATGACGCTTAAATCGGCACTTGATGCTATCAAATGGCCAGCATTTCAAGGCGGCCGTGCTGCCGAATTGATGAGTTTGCAACGGCAATACGACAGTACTCAATATTGGTCATCTGATGAGATCAAAGATGCTCAATGGAAACAGTTATCAGTTTTAGTAGAACACGCTGCCAAAATACCATTTTATGCAGATAGATTGAAATCAGTTGGCATTGTGCCCAATTTGCCAATAGATCCTGCTGCATGGTTACGCTTACCAACGCTAACAAGAAAAGATGTGCAAACCTTAGGCGATAGCTTGCATGCTGTTAATTTGTCTTCAGCATTTGGTGACACCAATATCATAGCGTCTGGAGGATCCAGCGGTATTCCTGTTCGCATTAAAAAATCAGGATTAGATAGCCTCGTTTGGGAAAGTTTAAACATCAGAGAAGAACTTTGGCATAGGCCCACATTTGATGGTACAATTGTTAGATTGAGAGGTGTACCAGATGGTATCCCTAGGGACGTAGTAAATGCTATAAATTCTCGACAAGGAGTAGTATTGCCAGATTGGGGAAGACCTGCTAACCTAGTGTGGCATACAGGTAAGATGGGATTGATGAATCCAAAACAACCAATAGAATATCAAATTGAATTCATACAGCGATTGAATGCCAGTTACATATTCACATTTCCCAGCCATCTACAATTATTGCTGTCTTATTGCGCGGAAAATAAAATCAAACTACCTTCAGTTAGATCAGTTTGGACAGCTAGCGAATTGGTAAATGAATCATTGAGAATGCGTTGTATGGAAATATTGAATTGCAAAATAATAGATAATTATTCATCTGCAGAAACTGGATATCTTGCATTACAATGTCCGCAACACTATCACTATCATGTACAATCAGAAGCTGTGCTGTTAGAAATACTAGATGAACACAACAACCCTTGTGCTATTGGACAAACTGGCAAAGTTGTGGTAACACCATTGCATAATTTTGCAATGCCGCTGTTGCGATATGAACTTGGCGATGAATCTATGTTTGGCGAACCCTGTTCTTGCAGAAGAGGATTACCTACATTAAAATCTATAATAGGTAGAACAGGTGATTACTTAATATCTAGATCTGGGCATAAACGTCGAGTTGATATCAATCATTATTCTATGTCTTCGATCACAGCCGTTAAGGAATATCAAATCGTGCAAGAATCTTATGATCAATTGGAATTAAAAGTAGCAGTATCTAGACCATTGACCATCCAAGAAGATGCCAAGATAAAAAGATGTGCAGAATTATTGGCTCGAAATGAGTTTGATATATCTGTCACCTATCACAATGAATTACCTAGAACAGCAGCAGGCAAACTGCGTCCATTCATATCAAAGATATAATACACATGCGCGACTTAAATTATCCACTGTGGGTCATAACCTCATATTATAATCCTGCAGGTTACAAGAAAAGATTTGAGAACTTCTGTGCGTTTAGAAGGAACCTTGGTGTTCCTCTCATGGTAGTTGAATTATCAAAATCAGGCGAATTCCAATTAAGCTCAACAGATGCTGATATTGTGATCCAACTGGTAGGTGAAGATGCCATATGGCAAAAGGAACGACTAATCAACATAGGCATATCTAAGTTACCAAAACATGTTAGATATGTAGCATGGGCAGACTGCGACATAATCTGGGAAGATGTCAATTGGGCTAATAAGGCTATGGCCAAGCTAGATGCTAATGGCGGAGGCTTGTTGCAGCCATTTAGAATAAACTATTATCTACCAAACGAATTAATAACCAGCGATGTTGATGCAATAAAATGTAGAACAGTAAAACCGATGTTTTCTTCAGCATCGATAGCTAAGGCAATACGCAACGACGAGTTTTATGACAATGAAATAAAAATAGTTCAGGCTAGATCTACTGGTAATTTCACCAATTACCACAATGGTTTGTATCAATACAATGCATACGGTATGGCATGGGTAGCTCTCAGGTCACAATTAGAACTGTGTGGGTTACATGACGTTAATATCATAGGCGGAGGTGATTCTGCACAAGTGTTCTCGCTGCTGGGAAATTTAAACAAGTTCTTTGAATTAAGAGCAGTTAGTGCAGCACACAAACAAACTATAGAAGATTGGGCACAACGAGCAACTGATGCTGGCCTATTATCTAAACTGGATGATCTAGACGGTGCTATCTATCATTTGTGGCATGGTCAAATGTCTGATAGGAATTATAGAGGCAGGCATAAGATATTAGCAGAATACGGATTTGATCCCAATCGAGATATACGATTGGCAAGCAATCGAACATGGGAATGGAGTGATCCACAGGGTACACTAGCCAGTGATCTTCGCAAATATTTCTTTCTAAGGAAGGAAGATGGTTGATGGAGTTCCGGGAGTGAATCGCACACTCATAACCAAGGTTGCAGCTTGGCACATTACTACTCTGCCACCGGAACATTAATGGTGCCGTCGGAGGGACTCGAACCCCCAACCTCCGGTTTCGTAGACCAGCGCTCTAATTCCAGTTGAGCTACGACGGCAAATTTGGTGCTCCCACCTAGAATCGAACTAGGAATTGATGCTTACAAGGCAACTGTTATACCATTTAACTATAAGAGCTAAATTTTCAATCTATATATAATACTTCTTAGTGTACATTCCTATCTTTTTTTGGATATTTTTCTAAATAATACCCTGACTCTCTTCGTTCAGCTTCGCGCTTAATAGATGCCAATCGCATTCGCTCTCGCACCTCATTACTTAATTTTTTACCTTTGTTCGACGCAGGTTTACCATACCTGTGATTTTTATTTCCACGTCGTGAGTCACTTAATTTCTTATTATATTCTTCCTTCCATGCTGGGTCAGTTTTAGCCTTATGTAACTTAGCTTCGTTTGCTTTCCTACTTAATTCTTTTGCATTTTCAGTTGTTATATGTGCTACATTCAATTTATTTCTATTGATATAAGAGAACCCACCTTTTCCGCCGTCGCATAAATTGTATGTTTGGTCATTTATAACAACTAATTCTTTTTCCTTAGCGTTCATGTCTGATTCATTATCAAATATGTAAAGTACTTCCTTTTTGAAACTTTCAATACCGTATTTGTTTATAGCAACCTTTAATGCTTTACCTGATCCCATATAATTGTCATCTAACTCTTTAGTTTGATGCTTACCTATATAATATTTCTCATTTACTATATTTGTTATTTTGTATACTGTATAAAACATCTGGCCTCATTATATAAAGTGTGTTATTTGTATAACGTCTCAGTTATTTATACAAATAACACACTTGATGTCAGGGTATGGTGTTCTGCCCACCAACCTCCGCTTTCCGAGAGCGGTGCTCTTCTAGCACGAGCTTTACCCTGTTTTGTTTCGTTACATTCCTTTCATAAAAGAAAACCCTCGAAACTTTCGTTTCGAGGGTTTGTTAAACTTTAGCTATTAGATAACTAGCTCAAGTCACAGAACCCCCGTTCCCACAGCGTGGGCATGTAGTAGGTTGTGTCATTGGTCGAGTCATCATTTTTACAGTTCCTATGTTAAATGTATTTATACAATCAATCGTTAACTTTGTCAACCGGTAATTTTGCAGGAGGTGGATTATTTGGATCAAAGCAGAACGCACTAGATGGTATTACTGTTAGTTTTGGAACAGTAGGACCTTTCCAATAAGCAGTTACATAAAAAGGATACTCGAACCCTTCGTTTTCCTCGTGTTCCATATCCAATTGCCAACTATATTTCTTACCTGCTGTTAATGCAACATCGTAGCTATCGTTACCAACATCGTCATTGTTTATGATAATATTTCCATTTAACCATAACCAAAGCCCATGAGAATGATTTAAAGTGAAAGTCCATGTGCCGCTTGCCGGTACTTCTATATAACCTAACCATCGTGTACACCAACTGTTTGTGATCGTACTAGAATCGTTTGGTATTCCAAAATAATTGAGCATCTCTTGTCTATTATTTAAAGTTATGTTTATTGGTAATAAGTTATCAAATGTCAGTACAGGAGTTCCGGTCCATCCTGGTTGAGGATAAGAATATACAGCAGTATATATATTTGAAGGCACACACGCCGGCGAAGGTAGCGGCGGTGCTACATATGTGAACAAGTTTATTCCGGTTCCAGTACCGCTAGATGTTGTCACTGAAACATTAACAGTACCAACAGTGCCGGCAGGTGTTACAGATGTGATAGTGGTAGAGTTAGTAACAGAGAAACTTGTTGCAGCGGTAGACCCAAAATTTACAGTTGTAGCACCAATGAAGTTATTGCCACTGATAGTAGTTTGCGCACCGCCCGTAGTTGGCCCACTAGTTGGAGTGATCGAAAGCACTGTTGGAATAGGTATCGCAGTAGGTGTTGGTACAGGAACAGGTGCCGGTAGCGGATTTGGTGTTGGAACAGGTGTTGTTGCTGGACCCAATAACGGTGACTGAACTGGTACAGGTATTGGTATATTTGATAATGCATTAATTGTTGAGAATATTGGTTCTGCTATGGTTAATACACCTGAGGCTTTTCTACGACTAACATTGCTAGCAGTAGTACCATCTACCATAACACTACTTGAACCTGTAGAGATAATAGATTTGAAATGTAACAAGCTACCGTTGGCCTCGTTTAACCCAACATAATTATCTGTTTTAGCCTGTATGGTCCAGCTATAAGGAGTATCCGGTGCAGTCTCATTTATACAATAAATCACAACGGCACCTCCGCCGCCATCGTAGCCATTATCCCCTTTTTTCTTACCGCATTGACCGCCGCATCCGACATTTTCATTGCAATCTGGATCTAAATTCATTGGCGCTGTGATACGATCTCGGCTAATGCATCCAATGCTATTTGTAGAACTTTGACTTATATATGAGCTGCCACCTCCGCCGCCGCAACTAGATCTACTGGTTGACACGTTTGGATCTTGAGCATCGCCTGCACCACCTCCCCAATAACCTGCACCACCGCCGGCTGCTCCCCAAGTTCCGCCCCCTGGTCCGCCGCTATTGATTCCTCCGTTGTCATAAGGATTTGTATATCCGCCCGATGCACCCTTGAGCCAAGATCCAAATATTCCGTTTTGGCCCAATCCTCCTTGTGTTTGTGAACCTCCAGTTGCAACTACATTACCCGTACAAGAAACACCGTGAAATCCTTCTATAATACCTGCATTTCCGCCCCACCCTGCATCTAAATCAGTTCTATGATTGTTAGCAGGCGATCCGCCGCCGCCGCCGGCTATGACCAACGGTTCTGTACCTCTGTATATGGCAGTGAAACCTCCACCACCACCGCCTATGCAATCCTCTCCTAGAGGACTTGTACCAATCTGGCCTGCTAATCCTCCCCCACCTATAGAAATAATTAGAGTTTCTCCAGGTGTTACTGGTATAGTAGCCTGTACAAAAACACCTGCACCGCCGTCGTATACTTTGGTTATACCATTAAAATTTGGACCACCAGCGCCGCCCGGTCCCCATAACTTTGCAGTTATCTTGGTTACATTTGGCGGTACAACAAAAGTTTGCAATGTGTTTGCTGAGCTGTAGCTAAATGATTGTGTTGATACTGGTTCTTCGCCAACAAATGTGCTAGGATCATATGTTATAGTTTCTTCTAATGAATAGGTTCTAGTGTCCCATACAATGTTGCTATTACTATCGGTTACCGTACATGCCCATCCTACTGGATTATCTGACCATGACGTTATTGGTTTAGAAGGATCAGTGCAGCAATCAAATCTAATAACATGTTCTTGAGCAGATAGATATAGTGTAGATGAAGATGGTGCCGCATTAGTAGAGTTAACTATGTCAACTAGTGAATTATCACACCAAACCTTCATAGACTGGCCGCCTTGATATGTAAACGTATAATAACCTGTATTATCTGGTGTGAAGGTTCTATGTGATGTATGCCAAATTCCAGGTTGAATGGGCGTGTCGCCTTGATCTATCCAAACTGCATACTGATTCATAAAATCGCTCCAGTATGGTATAGAATTAAGCGTTTGATATACAGTAGATGATACAATTTGATCAGGAGGTAGATTTTGATCTGGAGAATATACATAATTTGCAAACACAGTGCTATATAATTTGGTTAGAGTATAATATCCTCCTCCAATTACAAATCCGTCGCCGTCAGTTGACACATCGTATGCATTTACATAAACATTACCGCTAGATGATAACAATCCTCCTATATAAGCATCTGAAACATTATTGCTGCTACCATATAAATTAGCACTTAATATAATTGCACCACCGCTATTGAAAAAGAATCTAGCAGAATCTTCTGTACCAAAATCAACTGTAAATTCGTGTACTATATTACCGGACCATGATTGTGTCATAGTGCTGCTTATAGCAGCATTGGTTATCATCTGGCTATTATCAAATAACAACCTGTTATGATCTAGAGATTCTAAGTTAATTGATATGTTGCTTGTAGCAGAAACATCTATTCCATTCTCGGGTATTATGACGTTGCCAGAAAACACCACAGGCTGTAAATTTAAATTACTACCTGTGTGTATATTGATATTGCTCATTGCACTTTGCAGAGCATTCCATTCTGTGTGAGTAATTTCATTCCATGATACAGCAGATGATATCAAAGGAGTTGGTTGACCATATCCTCTGTCGCCAATACCAATTCCTATCAAAGATGTTGCAACATCAATTGCGCTTGAAGGAGTTGTATAAGCTTGATTTATATTATAAGGACCTCTGAAACTATTGAAGTCGCTAGATGCTATGATATTTCCACTTGAATAAGTCATGCCAATATTTATGGCAACTACTAGACTTAATCAACTTAGCAAATATCAAATCTCTCCTATAACATTACCTCTTTTGGTAACCAGCTTGACGTTATGACCCCAGAGGTGTCTAACATGCTTCATTACAGGCTTCCAGCTATCTGCCATAGACCTTCCGTGTTCTCTATGATAGGTTAGAGTCAAAGTTCTATCGCCTTTTATGTCAGCATCGGTAACTTCAATCTTTGGACACCATTCATCAAGTTCATAGCTGTTGGCAAGACTGTTCCTTATTTCACGGAAACCTTCTCGATTTTGAATAGCACTGATAAGATAGGTTTCTTCTCGTTTGTCGTCAACCAATCTAAACAATTTCATCTTGCGAACTACTTTTGGTCCTAAGAATTGACGTATGAAACTTTCGTCGCGATAGTTAGCAACAGCATCTAGGCAAGTATCTACCCAATCTGTACCCACAATAAGTGGGAATAGTTCTCTATCCTCATCGTCTGGATTCTCACACATTCTGCGTATGTCTGCAAATATCTCAAATCCTAGATAGTAAGGGTTTAGCCCGTTGTAGTAGGGTTTATCATATGTGGGTTGAAATAGCACACTGGTATGTGACTGTAAAAACTCCAGCATAGCACCGTCTGTTAGTAACCCTTTGTCATGCAAACGATTCATTATGTAATAGTGCGTAAAACTAGCCCAACCTTCGTTTAGTACTTTGGTCTGATACTGTGGATAGAAATATTGAGCTAACTTTCTTACTATACGCAATATTTCTCGCTGCCAAGTCTCTAGTACAGGGCTATTCTTCTCTAAGAAATACAATATATTTTCTTCTGGGTTTGCAGGAAATCTACCCTTTGGATATTCTTCCTTATCTTGCTCAGTTTTTGGAATAGTCCTCCACAGATCGTTGACTGTGCGTTCTAGATATTCTGTGCGTTCTTTTTGTTTTAGCTGTTCCTCAACCATACTGAGCTTTCTAGGCCTCTTGTAACGATCTATACCGTTCATCATTAGAGAATGCGCAGCATTGAGTGTGGCTTCCACAACATCTTCACCATAACGTTCTTCGCATTTTTGTATGTAGTTTTTTGCAAATATTAGATAGTCAACGATGCTTTCTGCATCAGTCCATTGTTTGAACATGTAGTTATTTTTGAATACATGATTGTGGCCGTATGCAGCATGCGCTATAACCAATACTTGCATGCAAGCTGTATTTTCTTCCATGAGGTAATTGATTGTGGGTTGAGTATTCAACACCAGTTCGTAAGCCAACCCTCGCTTGCCTTTTTGATATAGATCTCGTTCATGGCTAAATTTCTTACCAAAGCTCCAATGCTTATACATAACAGGTAAACCTGAACTTGCATATGCATCGAGCATTTGTTCGCTAGTTACTATTTCAATTTGATTTTCATAGGTGTTGAGCCGCAGCTCTTCTCTAGCTATTATGCCGCATTCGTCCATAGCACGACGTATTAAATCAAAGTCCCATTCGTTACTAGTGAACAAAGGTTCAACCATTAGTTCTCTCCTTGGCAAACACTTGCCTGAATATAGACACTACTCTATCAACAGATGGTATTGATACCACCGCCAATTGCTCGTAGTTGCGCACCAATCTTTCCATCATATCCCAAAGGTTGGTAGAATTCTGAAACATTGGATTATATGATTTTACTTCTGCATAGACATAATATTGCACAAGAGGCAGAATCTTGCCCATTAACTCAGTACAATCGTCGTTGTCACTGGGGAAATTATCTCCGTCTGATGCCTGCACAACATATATGTTCCATGCGTCAGTTGGATATCTCTCATTTATAATGTCATGCACTAATTGTAATCCGCTACTGACAATTGTTCCGCCGCTTTCTGTTCCATAGAAGAATTCTTGCTCATCTACTTCCTTAGCAACATCTGTATGTCTTACAAACACAATTTGTACTTTTTCATATTGGCGTTCAAGGAACAAATACAGCAACAGATAAAATCTCTTGGCTATTTCTTTTTCTCTATCGCCCATACTGCCGCTAACGTCCATAAGGCAGAACATCACTGCTTGGCTGTTTGGTATTGGTCTTTGATCCCATCTACGATAGCGTAAATCTATTGGATCTACCCAAGGAACCGCAGATTTTTTACGTTTGAGGCCTTCTATCTCTTCTTGTAATTTGTTAGATAGATCTTCATCGGCATCCTCTAACATCTTCTCTAGATTTTCTATTTTATTTTCTATCGGTTTGCGAAGAGCCAGTCTCCTACCCAAACTGTTCTTCAGGCTGCGTACTAGATCAAGTTGGCTGGGACTGCCATCTGTTTTGAATCCAGAACGCATGCGATGCCAAGCCACTGCAGCCTTTTCGCTGGTCTTGACCAAATCGGGTAGTTCTAGATCTTCAAACACCATATCTAGGTATTCGTCGCGGGTGAGAGTGAATTTAAAATCATCCTCACCTTCTCCACCTTTGCCTGCTTTGCTTCCGCCGCCGCCGCCGCCACTTTGATCCGGCTTTTTTACTCGATCGCCGGCAACAAAGTCTCTGTTGCCGGGTAGTATTCTGTCCCATTCGCCAGTGCTGCGGTCGTAATCAAAGCTAGGCTCGTTGATACCATCAGACGGTACTGATATGTCAGTTCCGCCCGTGTCTGTTATCTTCTTTTTGCCCATAGCATCTCTTACTTGCGTTTTGAGATGATCGCGAACCTTCCTGAGGAATTTTTGCCTGTTTGGAAGGTTCTTGCCTTTGGGATTTTCTCGTCTATCGATTATATGATAATCACTCACCTACGTCTCCTCTTATATCAGACCTAGATATTATCTTAGATACCATATCAAGTGTTTTTATAAACATCCAACCGTTAAATTTTGGATTTATACTTTTGATCCTATCTCGTATGGTCTTATCTGTCTTGCCGTAATACAATGCTGCAACCATAGAGCTCTCAAATATACCATCTGGCGTCTTCACATATCCCAGCCAAGCTGGATTAGATGTTCCTAATTTTGCTGCAGATATTCTTTTTCTTATTTCGGGAGTCATCTTCTCTTTTTTTCGATCAGATATCTTTTTTCTAGCTTCATTAGATCTAATTTGACCTCGATTGGATTCTGATATCTTTTGACCAATTTCTTTTATTCGCAACGCTCTAGATTTTTGTATCTTATCAGTCCTATCTTTTGAATATCTACGACCCAATCCGGCCTTAGATATAAGCATCCTCGATTCATTGGAAGGTAAACCTCTATATCCGCCTGTTTTTAAATTCCAACATAGTTCTTTTGATATTTCATCAACATTAACTATCTGTTCCTCAAGCTTAATCATTTCATCGTATGATCCTATTGCTATGATCTCATAGATTAAATCATCTGTTCCGTGTGTTTTAATATAATTTCTAATAATACGCCCGCTGCCTCAGTATCCGTCAAATTTGTCACCCCGGTGAATACCGTAATAGTATTCACCGGTTGACAACCTAGTAATCTTATATAGATGACCTGTACGCACCATTAGCTTGATTTTTGTACTCTCATGTGCCATTCAACTAATCGTCGCACCTGTTTTTCTGTATATCCACGCTCAATCATTCTATTAACAAAATCAACATGTTTTACTTCAACATCTCTATCTTTTTTACTTTCAAAACTAATTACCGGAAGTAGATCTTCTACACTTGCAAACATCTTCTTCTCGATAACATCTCGAAGTTTCTCATAGCTAGTCCATACTACAATTCCGCCGTTCCTTGCTCTAGCCCTTAATACAAAGTTAACGACTTCGTGCCTAAAATCTTTTGGATTAGCTATGCCTGCTGGTTTTTCAATTTTCTCTAATTCTTTGTTAAGTATATCTCTATCATAGAGATTACCTGTATCTGGGTCCTTATAGTCTATTTCTTGTATCCATGCGTCAGCATATTCAATATACCTATCAAAAGTTGATTGTCCAAATTCAGAATAACTTGCAAGATAGGCTTTTTGTATTTCATTGCCGATGAATTCAGCATACTTGGGAGACAGATAGTCTTTGATGAAGTTTATGTACTTCTCTTCTGTATCGGTACTGAATTGCTCTCTGCGGATGCTGTCTTCTAATACATACATGAGATGAACAGGATCTGCTGCTATCTCATTTGGATCAAAGTTAAATGTCTTGCTGAGCACTTTGAATGCAAAGCGAGTGCTGATACCACTCATGCCTTCATCAACACCTGCAGCATCACGATATTCCTGCATGCTACGAGCTTTTGGATCAACATCCTTTATGGTCTCTCCGTCATAGACTCGCATCTTGCTGTATGCACTGCTGTTCTCATGGGGTGTTAACCTAGTCAATACGCAGAACTTGCTGAGCATATCAAGTGTCTGAGGCGCGCAATTGGCATTGCCTAAGCTGCTGTGTTCCAGCATCTTCTCATAGATCTTGGTCTCATCAGTGATGCGTAGGCAGTATGGTACTTTGACAACATAGATACGATCAATGAATGCTTCGTTGTTCTTGTTGTTTTTGAAACTCTGCCATTCTGCTTCGTTGCTATGTGCTAGCACAATACCTGTAAAAGGTATAGCTGAAATAGCTTCAGTACCTATATAATTGCCTTCCTGCGTAGCAGTTAGCAGAGGATGCAGCATTTTGATTGGTGCTTTGAACATTTCAACAAATTCCATAATGCCCTGATTACCACGGCATAGTGCTCCAGAGAATGAATAACTGTCTGGATCATTTTGGCTAAAATGCTCTAGCATGCGTATGTTGGTCTTGCCAACTAGGCTGCTGATGTCTTGGTTGTTATCGTCGCCTGGTTCAGTTTTAACAACACCAATTTGTTCTAGCTTGCTGGGCCAAACCTTTGTGACTTTGAAGCGACTTACATCGCCGTCATATTCTGCAAGCCTCTTGACTGCCCAGGGACTCATGATACCTGTTAGATATCTAGAATCTATACCATAATCTTTTTGCAATCTAGCAGCATGCTTGTTGGGATCAAAAACACCTAGCGGGCTCTCAAACACGGGGCTAAGAGTTCCGTCTTCGGCTGTTAAAACGTAGAATGGAAGTTTGGTGATTAGTTCCTTGAGGCGTTCGGCTAAGCTGCTCTTACCGCCGCCAACTGGACCAAGTAGATATAGGATCTGCTTCTTTTCTTCTAGACCCTGTGCAGCATGCCTGAAGTATCCAACTATTCTTTCTATAGTTTCTTCCATGCCATAGAAATCGCTGAACGCGGGATATACTCGCAATGTGCGATTTAAGAATATCCTACTTAGTCGAGGATCCTTACTGGTATCTACTGTTTCTGGTTCGCCTATTGCAGCTAACATACGTTCTGCTGCAGATGCATATGTATTTGGATCCTTCTTGCATAGCTTCAACCAATCTATAAAGCCAAATGTTTCTCGCTTTTTGGTTTTCTGTTCTTGCAAGATATCGTCAAAGATATTGGTCATTGATTTCTCCGCCTGATAACTTATCAGTTATTTAACTCGGAGATGTCAATTTGGCCAATATCTTTGATTTGTTAATTCGATAAATTTTTAGTTGGAGTTGTTTGACTGTTCCGTAACAGTTTCTGGTTGGTCAATCCTTATATTGGGGTGAATCATATAAACAAAACTGGACCACTCCATGATTGGAACCCAAAAGACAATCATAGCTATAGCACTCATCTTTGCGTTTGCGTCATTAATTTTGCCGATAACAAATCCAACTACTCCACAAAACAGTGCGCAACCTATAGGATTAAAGTCCGGTACGTGTTCTAGATATGTTGGCGGAGAGAATATAGCTATACCATACATCAATGGATGTAAGAATAAACTTATCAATAAGAATCCTTCTGGAAAGATAGCTGGCAACACAAATATCACAAGTATGAACAAGATTGCTATTCCAGTTCTAATTTTACGTCCTAGGTCTTCCACTTTGGATCTCCAATTTCTTAGTTTTAGTTAGCGACAATGTGTGACATATTCTGGCGGTTTAGCAGCCATATCAACATACGCATGACATGTGCGACCTTGGCTTTTAAAAGTTATTTCGTCTCTCTTATCAGGAGAGGAATCGTGCTCGTTTGGTAAATCAGCTGAAGATTGGTTTTGATTGTTGACGGTTTCGTCTGTATCATCTGTTTGAGTTTGGCTGATATGCCGCACAGAAGGTATCCAATTGTCGGCAAAAAATGATGGTATCCAAACACATATCATAGCTAGCGCATTCATAAACGGTTTACCATTTGCTTTGCCTAGAAATAATCCCATGACTCCAAGTACCAATATCATAGGTAATGCACCCTGAAGGTGAGGTCCAACCTCAATGGGGTTAAAATGAAAATAAATGTAAACTATAGGCCATCCAATTAAACTGCAAACCACCGCTAGTTCTGGATATACTGCAGGCAAGCTAAGAGTGCCTACAATAATCAAGATAACGCTAGCTCGACCAATTGCACTGGATATACTGTTATTTGTGTCTGACATTGGTCGTCCTCTGTTGTAAGTTTTGGTAACTTAACACGTTTACTTTGGTCTGTCAACCAAAATTTACTTGTCTTGATCTTGATCACATGTAATTACAGTAAAACTTAGGCTCCAATGGTTGTCATTTTCAGTTGGTACTAATATCAACCGTTCTACGTCATAGCCCGCTGATCTCAAAGCGTCACATAATTGCCGTTGTAAGTCTTTGATGTCATTTGAATAATTTTTGTAATATTCGTGGTCGCAAGTATGAACTTGACCGTCTACACCGTTGAGATTGAACCCTAGTAATTGATACTTTTCAATTTTCTGTTTTTTATGGTGTTCTGTTCGCTTGCATAACTTACCATGGTGATCGCCTTGTGCAATACGATCGCCCATGACAGAGCGAATTATCTCTGACACTTTCATTTGAAACTTTCGAGTCATTTGGAATTTATTTAGCGGATGGTGCCTCTAGATCGAATCGAACGATCGATGCAGTCTTACCAAGACTGTGTTATACCACTTAACTATAGAGGCTTATTTTTAATAATACTTATACAACAACCTTTGTCATGTGTAAAGTAACCAAATCATTTATTTTTGAAGACATATCAGATGCCTTACCATACAGCACATGATCAAAATACAATTCGTTCATGAATGCGTTAGGTTCGAGGTTGTTCAAAATTTTTAGAGCTTTGCAGTCAAACAAGAACGGATCCAAACTGACAACCTGTCCGCTGGTACCAATCACCACAACACAGTCGCGGTCAGTTAAACCCCTAAAGCTAGCATGCATCTTGCGATAGTTGGGTGCAATCTCATTGAAGAATACTACATAAGGTCTTACACCTTTGAGGCTATTACAACGGCATCTATCATCTTCACCTACAGCATTGTAACCAACATCCCAGACATTTCCGCAAGCTACACATTGCATTTTGGTTAACTCGCCGTGCAAATGTATAACATCGCAGCAACCTGCTCTTTCCAGCAGGTCGTCTATGTTTTGGGTCATCACTACTGTATTAAACCGCTGTTGCCAATTGGCTATTTGTAGATGCATGGCATTGGGTTGTACATTTGCTAGATGCGTTCTACGATCATTGTAGAACCGTCTAACTATATCCCAATTATTTCGCCAAGTATATCCGTTGGCAACAACATCAACATCATAGCCTTCCCAAAGGCCACCTTTGTCTCTAAAAGTTGGAATTCCGCTATCTGCTGACAAGCCAGCACCGCTGAATATCACTAGCTTTGCTGACTTGTCATTCATTTTAGATGGAATTTCCAATCCAAACGCCAACTGCAAAGATAGCTACGGTTCCAAGATAACAATACCAATGGCGGCTAATGCTAGAAATCAAACTGTTCTTTACTTCTGTCTCTAGGTTATTTGACATAGTGAGGTTCCTATTTTTAATGTGGTAAGTGTATTTGGACAGATTTATAACCGTCTAAATACTTCTGTATATAATACTGCCTGTAGATCGTTTGTCAAGGCTTTGTTTTTAACAGCTCAAACACATATATGATCGATCCAATTAATGTACTACTACTACAGTGCCAACTGGGACTCTGTCATAGAGGTCTATCACATCATCATTTGTCATACGGATACAACCAGAACTAACATCTTCGCCAATTGTATCCGGATCGTTGCTCCCGTGTATCCTATACAACGTGTTGCCTAGATACAGTGCTCTAGCTCCCAACGGGTTATCTAACCCACCTAGCATATGAGCAGGTATATCTGGCCTGCGACGTCGCATGTCAGCAGGAGGTGTCCAAGATGGCCATTCAGCTTTTCGAGTCACTATTAGAGTTCCCTGCCAACCAAATCCTGGTCTAGCTGTTCCAACTGGATAGCTAATAGTTGTTCCGTCGTCTTGTGTCAAAGTCAGTACATGTTCAGTAGTATCAACATCAATAGTTGCAGATACAGCAGTATTTGTAGCTGCGGCCAAAAAGGCCGCAGCTAGTATGGATTTCAACATTTTGATATTCTCCTATCAAGCAGGAAAGAAGTCGTAAATCAAAACTTCTGAAAGTGGCAATTGAGTCTTAGGGAATGGTTCAGAGTTGCTCTTACCTATAGCAATCAACATGCCAATTGCATGATCATCTGGAAGATTGATAACTTCGCCTACTGCTGCAGGATCAAATCCAATCATCGGACTTGAAGAATATCCTAGATCAGTCGCTGCAAGCATGATAGCTGTGGCTGCCATACCTACACTACGCATGGCCTCATCTCGCTGAACCTGATCTCGACCATTATAGAAACTATGGGTCATACCAACCATACGTTCAGCAACTTCGGGACCATTAGCGACCCAATAACGGCCAACATCCTTGTCCCATGCATTTAGATCTGCACACACTGCAATCAGTACAGAATTAGTAGCTACCTGGGCTTGATCCCAAGCTGATCGCTTGATCTTTTCCTTCAGACCCCTATCACGGATAGCAACAAACCTCCAATTTTGAATATTGAAACTGGTCGGAGTGCTGCGTGCGGCATTGATGATATAGTTGAGATCACTGTCGCTCATGCTGTGATCGGGATCAAAATCTCTACGGGTTCGACGTGATTCTATTAGCTTATTGAATTCCATAATATTTTCCTCAGTTGTTTATAACTGAATTATATTATATATGATCTAATTTAGCAACTATCATAATACCATGTTATTCGTTAACATTAAACTAAATATTTGCGAGCACATGAACATGACTTGTGCTTGTTTAATATAGGAGTTATACATGAGCATCGAATTTACACATGCTGAAGTAGTAAAAGCAATACATAGGAGCCAGCATTGCCAACGCAACTGGGACCTATCAAAGAGTATTCCGCAAGAAGACATTGAGCTGATAAAAGAAGCAGCCACACAGTGCCCGAGCAAACAGAATATATCATATTTCCGTCTGCAGATGATTACCAATCGAGAAGTCATAGAGAAAGTTTATAATCTCACACAAGGTGCTATTATGGACAAGGAAAATAATAGCGGTCCCAAGGGAGGCTATCCTCCGCGCGGACGTTCATATACCAACCCTCAAACTCTAGCAAATTTGCTGCTGGTGTATGAGCGTAAAACTATTGACGAGATTGACAACGGCGAGGAAGGTCCACCAAGAAATGCTGAGACATATAATAAGAGCATTGGACAATTGGACGAGATTCATGCATGGAGCATCGAACGCGATGCTACATTGGCACTTGGTATATCGGCTGGATATGTTAATTTTATTTCAAATATGCTAGGATATGCAACAGGTTGTTGTCAGTGCATGGAAGGTGACGAAATTCAAGCTATCCTAGGTATGAAGAATCCTCCGTCCTTGCTAATGGGTGTTGGATTTAGGAACAAGAATATGAACCGTAAGATTCATCATATGGATCATAACATTGTGTTTGGTTCATTTAAGAAGCAGCACATGGAAGTAACTATGGTTCCATGATCTCACAAGAGATTTAGAAATTAGAACAGGAGCGCAATGCGCTCCTGTTTGCATTTGTAATTGTTATTATGTCAATTTGAACTTACAGTACCAGTGAGAGACTTTCCTAGCTTACTAGTCAAATAACTCAGCAATACACCATAAGTTGGAAGAATTACTAATGCACTGACAACAATCTTAGTTAGTGTCTGTCCTTCTGCTACACTAACCCAATGTTCGCGCATGAACACGTTCTCGCTGGCATAGAACGCAACACCAAAGAACGTAAACGTGTCAATAATGTTAGCAGCAACAGAGCTTAGTGCAGGTGCAGCCCACCACTGAGACAACCTCTCGCGAACCTTTTGGAATACATAGACGTCTAGAAGATTGCTGAGCAAATATGCAGTTCCGCTAGCAATACCGATACGGACAGCAACACTTGTTGGAGCACCAGTATACCAAACCACTAAAATACTTGCAATAATTGCAGGCACATACGCAATACCTACAATCTTGCGCGCCTTGTATTTGTCACTTAGTCTAACCGTAAGGTCAGTTTGCTGTCTCGAGTCTTGCCGTGATCTGTTACTTCTCTATGACTGGCTCTAAATACATCAATTTTACCCTGGGCTAATGCAATTAGCTGTTCTCTGCTAAGAACAGTTAAATCGCAAGTCTTACCAATAACTCGGCTTAGACTGTTGCGTTCGATGGCATCTTTGAGATAGTCATCAATTTCAAATTTGACTGCACCGTCCTCACTGCATCGAAAGATATCAACTGTACGTAATACCTGTCGTAGTGCATCCTTTGCAGAATCTAACTGATGTGTTTTCTTATAGTTAAGAGCAGTTTCTAAAATTAGCGCATCGAACTTGTCGTCACGATTGCTATCAAAGCTTAGACTGATAATACGACCAATCTTACCGTGATCCTTTGGCGTTAGCGCGCGGCTGATCTTTTGAATGGTAGTTCCGTTATCGCCTTTATCATAGGCTAGATACAACTCTGTGATGTCGCCAACTCCAAAGCTACGCTGAGCCATATTGACGCTGAGCAACAACACGCTCTGACCAATCTTAGTTGACTTTTCAATTTCTTCCTTGACATATGATTCAGCAGTACGATTGGTTGCAGTCTCACCGTAAATTGGAACGATTTTATATGCTGGCAAAGCTTGACGAGCCAACTCTGCCGCTGCAGTGAGATTATCGTTGGTCATACTGCCACTTAGGAACATCATAGCAACTCGCGGACCTTCAGTTGGCTTTCGATTGGTCTGATAATCTACATTTAACTCGTCAAATCCATTTTCAGCGAGGAACACAGACTGTAGCATACGAGTCCAAAAACCTTTGGCCTTGACAGGATTAGCTGCAAACTTGCTCCAGCTGGGCAGGAATTTACCATCTTCAGTAAATGAATCCTGATCAACTTTGCGCACCCAATTTACAAGACGCTTGAGATCCATTTGGTAAAATTCTACATCAACTACAAGCTTGTGGCGAGTCGCATCTATATCAAAATTTGTTAGATATTTTGGATACTGTACAATACCGCTGCGTTTTTCCATCAGAAGTTCTGGATAAACTACCGATACATAATGATCAACTGCCCAATAGCTAGCAGCTTTGTCTGCATTGGTACCAGTCATCAATATTACTGTATCGTCTGCATGTCTAGCTTTTATCAGCGCTGTAGCTTGATTGTCGTTCCATGCACCAAAATCAGCCTCATCTAGTATCACTGACCGATTGCATGGGAGACCAAAAAGATATTTGATCTTGCTAGCTCGCTTGGTACCGTTGCAAAGGCTAAGGAACGCTACCACCTGCTTGTTTTGTGCTAGTGCAGCATCAATGATTTCTTGATATTCCACATCAGCTGTATCAACCAACACTAGGTCTTTGAACTGCTCAAAACCACTGAAATCATTTTCAAAACTGGTAAAACTAGTCAATACATAACTGGCAATGATAGTCAGTGGCGAATTGAGTTCGCGCACCATTGCGCCACTCCATATGGTCTTACCAAATCTAGCGCAAAGTTCTGCTACGATAGTGCGCTTGTTATTCTGTATGGCATCTAAGACGTTGCGTGCAGTCCTAGCCTGCCACGCCGATAAGCCAACTACCGGCAGCGGTTGTCCCAACTTGGACAGCCACTTATCAACTTTGAGTTTAACTTCGCTTGCGGGCAAGTTGTGAAAGTCTCCTGTAGTTCCTTTGCGATGACCAATACAAGGTCTAATCTTGTCATCTACCTTGCCGTGCTTATAAAAACAGCCAACTGACTTGGCATAGTCAGTAACGTCCCAATAGTGTTCAATTACAATTTCGCCGCTATCATATTGGTGCTTGTTAACACCAAGCGATTTTCTGATTCGATTTTTGACTCCCAAGTCAGCATTTTCTCCAGCAGGCACAAAATGGTCACCAAACTTGCTTTCATGGGGCTTAACCTTCTCCCACCAAAGGTATGCAAACATGCGATCATGATCAGCTTGATCCGATGTTGATATCGGTGGGCAGTATTTTGATATTTTTCTTCATGCTGACAAATCCTCATTTCTACGTCGATAATCTTTAAACAATATAGTCTTATCACTATTACAATCAAGGCATAACGTTCTAATGTTCTCTGCAGAATCGTCGCCACCATCAGCTTTACGCTTCTGGTGATCTCCAATTACTCTATTTCGGCACAGTCTATAAAATGTATCAGGATCACTGTTTTTGAGATCTGGATACTTCTTATCAACTTCTTCTACAGAATTTTTTCCGCATTCGTCACATGTGAATGTTCGATGGAAGGTGTGAAGGCGATCAAGTCGACCTGTACTACCGTATTCTCGTTGATTGAGTTGATGCTCGCGGCAGAGAACACTTTCCCCTAGACCTTTGAAATGAGTCAGTGGATTGTTACATCCTTCTACAGTACAACACATATCGATCTCTTTTCGAATTTGACTATAGCTCTTAAATCTGTCCCACTTACTTTCCAGCATCAGTCTAGACTCGTTGTTAGAGGATAAAATTCGCTACTGCTGTCATTAAATGGCGTAGGATGCTTGAAACTTTTCTTAAGTTGTGCAATTAAAAATGGAAATCCGTGCAACGTATGTTTAGTAAAACGAGCATCCTTATCTATATTCATTTTGTAATGCCATTCATAATATGCAGTCTTAGCTTTAGTCCAAAACTTGCCTTCTGGTTCAAAATCACAATCCCACAAGTTGTCAATTGTAGTAGCAAGGTCGGCAATATACACATCGTCAACTTTTATGTTGTCTATCAAACATCGTGTGAAATAGTGTTCCATCATTACTAATTCTTTTGGTTCAACTGGTTGGCTTCCCTTTGTGGCAAAGCTAAGATAGTTGCATAACCAATCGAAGCTTGTTACCCTCATCTTCTTGAACTCTTCTGCTCGAGATATAGCGTTAACTTCTTTTTCATCACCAAACTTTTCGTGTGTAATGAAAAGGTCATACTTCTCTAAACTGCATTGCTTTTGTTCAGTTTCTTTCCATTTTGGATTGGTATTACCGTCAACTCGAACACCAAAAATTTCCTGTTCAATTTTGTCAATATCGTCCAATGCCATTTTGGCTTCGCCGCCGTTCAAAACCACAAAATTAAACCGCATATCGCTCTTATGAGCATTTTTATAAATTACAACGGGAATAGTAACATTCTCTGGATCTTCTCCAAAGATCTGTGTTGCAATATACCATAGCAACATAACGGTATGCTGCCCGTCCCACGCCATAAATTTTCCAGTTGTAGCATCTAGATAAACTGAAATTGGCATTACACTGATCATTCTAAACTTACCGAGTAGTTGGCTAACCCAATGTAGATTTAACCTACGTTGCATGGTGATATCAATATAAACATCACTTAACTTAGCTTCCTTTGCATCGCACAATTCTATATCAGACCATTTGGTAAGATTAGGATAGTTACGTCGAAATTCAGATTCTGCTGATACCAGTCTAGCACGTACCACTCTCTGCTCATGTACAGGTAAACTGTTCAAAACGGTGCCGAATCGTTCTTTCAAAGAAACTGCGTGGAATGTTTTATCGGAAAAACGACGGTTTCTTTTAGTAGCATATGTGCTAGGTACAGGATTATTCACTGAATTGGTTGCAGACATATTTTGACTCCAAAAGTTTAGATATACCAACCTTACTAAGATGTTTATTACACTATAGTTTTTGTCTTTAAGGGTCAACTAAAATCTTTTGAATATGCACAGATCATGAGAAATGGCCCCGTAGGGCCATTTCAAATTTTTAATTTGATTCATTCGATAAATTTTATAATAACATTTTCAATAATTTGATTATTAATTAGAGAATGTTTTCCATCTTTTTGTTTTTTGATTAGCTCTATTATTCCAATCAACAATTTCTTTTTGCAAATCGTCTAATGTAATTGACGAATTAGATGATTTGTTTAAATTATCTTTGTGCAATAAAAATTCGCAGTTTGCAGGATGAGATAGAAGTTCTGGATTAATTTTGGATATAAATCCAGCTTTGATTGAAAGTCGATGATCTTTAACAACTCCAATTGTATTAATAGAGTTGTAATATCCATATTTGACTAATAGATCATATCCCTTGACGTGCTGCAACTCATTTGCAGTTAATTTAAATGCACACATACATCTATATCGATAAATGTCAGTCCGTTCGTGTTCAGGAACGAGCAATTCTAATTGTAGTTTTGTTGCATCGTCTATAAAAGACGGTAACATAATTTCAATGCGTTTTCTAAGAAGATAAAAACTTTGTAACCTTAATGTAGTTTCTTTCTTAAGAGTAGAATGTAATTGTTTACGTTTTAATGAGAGTTCTGATATCTCACGATCTACGTTTGATTTGACTACCATTAATGATTGTAAACTGTTAGCGTGATCAAGAATAGAATCTATAAACTTTTCTTGAAATTTACGCTTTTGCATGATGCCTATTCTTTAATAGAAAACACCAAACATTATGTTTGGTGTTTTGAAAAGCTTGAGCCTACAGCTTTATACAGTGACCTTAGAAACCGTACCAGCATCCTTGCGGGATCTGTTAATTTCTTGACCACAAATGTCCTTGCGGTACATTTGTATTCACTAGTATCACGTTCTTATATACCGCTCACGTTCCGCGGTGTCATTACATAGTTCTCAGCCACTTTCTTCCCACCTACCTTGCGAGCAGTTCGACAGCGCTAACCGTCTATGAAACATCCATGACTAACTAATATTCCCTTGCGAGGTCTATTAGACTTGATTCTCTTGCGAGTCAAGTATTTGATACCTTACCTATGTAACCGAGGTAGTCTTTGCTTTTTATCAACCTAACAACGACGTGCTACCTCAGTTGCTGAATATGCTTTTGGCATACCCAATACACCACGCCGCATACTTTTCACCTTGCGGGCTACTTAGCTGTTCTTCAAGTCTCCGGTTATCCCTTTGACTTTTGAACTGATGCTTTGCCTTTCTGCGCGAACAGTCAGACTCACATCCACCTGTTGGTCTTCTGCGCTCGTTACCCTGGCGTGCAATAGGCTGTGGCGCCAACCACATTGTGTCTCACCGATTGGCTCTGACACTATCCTTTCGGACCCATTGCGGTAACTTACCGCATACCGCCATTCTACTGACGGGACTTGCTTTCGGTATTACCGAGTCAAGTCTAACCCAAGCTTGCATGATTTCCGTAACAAGTTACGGCGCGGTTATGTAGGCTTCACCGCAATTTACTGGTCACCCAGCTTATTGGTTCATGCAACCAATTTCTGCACCAAGTTCAACTTGCGTTGTCCTCAGCGTCTATATTGTTAATATAAGACCTTTAGTAAATTAGGTCAACCATTAAAACGATATTTTTAAAAAATTAGGCATAAAAATCAATATCAGTGCAATTTCCACTATATACCAATACATCGAGACTATCAAATATTTTAATGCTATCAGCTACAATAGTCTTGCACCACTCAACTGCGTGCTCATAGGTATCGAAAAATATTTCTTCTACGTTAAGTAATCCGTCCTTCCAACGATGTACCTTAACCTTATGCCATCCGTGTCTCTTGCTCATGTTGTTTCTCCTTTATTTGAAATAGTTATTCCACATCGTTTGTGTATTATTTGTATATGTCGTTAGTGCTGCCTGATTAGATGTTACATTAGCTAATGGATCATTCCATGTAGCAAGAAGCTTACTTATCATATCTGCACTGTCAGTGGGATCGGCACAGTTATCAGCTGGCATCCAAGGTATTTCCTTGCTGCCTACCACAGGTACACCTTGACTGATAAGGTTGGCACCAACTATATTAAACGTCTCGGAGAAGCTAACCTGCATGCCAATATCCATTGTTTCACACAATGTTATAAATTCTTCGTGCGGCATCCATTGATTATTAACTAATGAATGACCTCGTTCAGCCAATTGCATGAATAGACCTTTTAGGTTGTTGATCATTGGTTCGCCCTTCATCTCAATGCGACCTGCGTTGACATGAAATCTCAACTTCTTGCCTATACTATCTGCAAACTCAACTGCTGCTATGGCTTGTAACAAATGATTTTTCAACGGTCTAATTGCACCAAAGCAACTGATGTCAACGTAATCTTTGTTTTTATCTATTGATTTAGTCTTGTAATTCTGTGGATAGTGATTGGGAAGATAAATGATCTTTGAATCTGCTGTTTCGCTAGACCAAGAGTTTCTTATTCTTAAATAGGTCTTAACTTCTCTTAACATGCGTGGTGCATTGCACGCAATAATGATGTTTTTGAAACTGCTGTAATCGCCTAGCCAATCCATAGCTACACCTTCCCCGGCCATGAAAGGCATTTCAGAGTGTAACCTTATGATCCATGTTACATTTGGGTGCAACTTCTGTAGTATTGCAAACTTGCTAGGTACTACCCATAACGCTTCTATTACAACGTGTGTTGGTCGATAGGCAGCGACTTCTCTATCGATGTCGTTATTGTCTATAACAACTACCAGCTTAGATTCAATTCCCTGTTGTATTAACATTTCATTGACAAAGTTTGCTGAATTGTATAGACCGGTGCTCAACCCTATCTTGTTATTTATAGTGCTATTAAAATCTTCTCGTCTCTTGAGTATTAACAATATCCTTGACATGCATATCCTTAGTTGATCAACAGCTTTATTTAATTGAATCTGTAATATTAGAAGATAGTAATTTTAAGTATATTAATGGAGCACCCGAAAGGATTTGAACCTTTGACCCTTGCCTTCGGAGGGCAATGCTCTGTCCATTGAGCTACAGATGCATGCTGTGTTTATTTAGATAAATTGCTAAAGTTAAATACCTACCAATTTTCAACAACACCTATAAATTCTGCTAATCCGTAACCTATAGCTAAGATATAAACCATAAGATCAGTTTGCGGGGCTGTAGAATTTAACCATTTGACCAAGATATAGATAGCCACAACACTGCTAGTTATTATCCTAATCGAGCTTTTGATAGTTCTATTCCAATTGCGTCGATGTCTATATATCAATTCAAATTCGCTGATGAATCTTGATTCTAGATCTTTCACAGCCAATTACCCCCGGTACTTGCTAATTAGATAGCATATTATTTACCAGGTGTTAAAAATAGATATCAACGTATTGTATGATTACTGATCTTTTCAATTGACGCCTCTAAGACTGAATCTGCTACATGCATGAGAGTGGACGCAATAGTAGCATCCACTAACGCATGGAACCCGTCAGACTTTCCGTTCTGTACCTTCTTGGATATTTCTAAAGATTTGTTGCGCAGGTCAAGCGCTAGATTTTTAGCAAATTCGTCTATGGTCATTGGCATCTCTATGAGAGGTGGTTGCGGATGAAAGATTCGAACTTTCGATTTCCTGGGTATGAACCAAGCGAGATGACCACTTCTCTAATCCGCATCATTTATAATCTTAACTATAGCGTCTAAATAGCAAAAACTCAATAGTCATTATCCAAAAGTAAACAATAATCCGTAGGCATAGATAGCTATCAACACACCGTTCATAACCACCAGGCTCCACTCCTTCCAGATAATACCAACTATTAACCAAGACAAATTGGCTGTATTAAACGCCCATATGTTCCAAGGACGGATGTCCATGCTGGTGAGGATAGCACCAACAATCAGTGTAAAAGTAGCAAACCATTTGAGAAACTTATCTACCTTCATTTACCGCCCCATGTGATATTAAAAAACATAGCATCTTCTTTGTTATCAAATACCACTTCCAGTATGGTATCAAATGCGCTAACATCACTTACGTCAACAAGGCTAATATCTTTTACAGATATACCTTGATCTAGAAACCATTCGTAAATGTTTACTATATCAATTGGGTCACAAATTAATACTTTGAAACCATCGTCTTGCATTATGTTAACCAAATTGGAGGAACGGGTAGGAATTGGAGGAACGGGTAGGAATTGAACCTACCTAATACAGCTTTGCAGGCTGTTGCATAACTACTCTGCCACCGTTCCACAATTTATATTAACACATTATCTATAATATATCAACTATGCTTGTGCATTAACATTTGGAATAACCCATTGTCTATTAGGATCAGTGGGAGCAATATTCCTAATAGTCCAGAAGTCTAAACACAGATTTGGATTGGTCATATAATCATATGGGAAATAACAATATCCGTGATCACCCCAAGTGTCGCTCCAACTGTTAAGAACTATGAATACCTTGCGGCTATCATCATAACCAACGCAGCATAATGCATGACCGCCAATCAGCTGATCATTGGGATCTGGCATCGGTACAATACCAGTTTTTGCTACATCGTCTGATTCAAATGCAGAATACAGCATAGCACCAAACACAAATGGAAAACCTTCGTGCAAACACAACTTGAGTTCATTTAGGGTTTGGTCTACAGCTAGATATTTGTTGACTTCATCCTGTACCGCAGATTCATAGGCCTCTTTGCTTGGTTCAACATATAAGTTGTTATCTACATATGCCCAAACTGATTCAGCAGGTGCACCGTATGTAGCTACTACCTTTGCACCATCTCTAAGTTCGGCACCTGCGTCTTGATCAACTGTGCCTTCTAATAGTCGTTCATTGTAATAGATGAACAATCTTGATGGTTGCAAATCGGGTAATTTTTGTATTGCTCTAGCAACTCTTATTGCCATACTGATACTGTTAGCTGTACATGATTGCAAATCGCCTTGATCTAAAACTTCTGGTACATATTGCCTCAAATCAACGGAGGCAGGTAAACTATTATATACTGCAGGATTTATAGTTTTAAGTTTGTGATCACGTGGATCAGGTTTAGATTGTTTCCATCCGTAAGATCTTTTGGTCACGACAGTCTCTCCTTCAAATACCAATAATATTTAGTTTGAAGAAAATCTAATGCCAATTTGGTATACAGAGACTGATATATTACACTATTATAAAGTTATAATCACAAAGGATAGTTAATGTGAAAGTAGCAGTTTGCCTATCTGGACATTTTTGGTCGTTTGAGACAGTTTGGCAAAGTATTTTCAACAACTTAGTTGTACCTTATTCTGCAGACGTATTCGTAGCTGCATGAATGGCAATATGCCTATCTCAAACACAAACAGATACCATGGGTTAATAGCACATCACTAGATGTTTGGTGTAAAAGATAAAAGATAGCTTGCGCTGTCAGATCGTTACTCTGAAGCTACTTGGTATTGTCCAATTTGACTCGAAGCGTCGAGCTCGATCTAGCCACGAATTGGTACCTTGTTCACTCTGCTAACAGCAGCGCAATCTAATATTAGATAAAATCTTTGAACTCTTTGACTTCTTCTACTTGGCTAATTTCTGTAAAGAACTTCGCCATTCGATTGTATGCCAACTTGCTATACACTTCTCGCTTGACAGCTAGTTCGTCCCAATCTTCAATGAACTTCTCTGCTAGAGTTCTATCTGTGAACCAGAATGGATTATCGTAATTGGCACCAGCCCAAGTGGGTTCTTGATAGAGCGAGTGATTATTTAGATTAAGCTTGTAGGTCTTGCCAACTTCAACTAGACCTTTGGCTCGAAGAGGCTCGATGTAATTTACCAGCTTGCTGTTTTGTTTACGAGTAGATGGTAGGTTAATGTTCACTCGATAATACATGCTTTCATCCTCTGTTATATTGGTTGGTGCACCAGGAGGGACTCGAACCCCCACGCCTTTCAGCAATGGTTCCTAAGACCATCACGTCTACCATTCCGCCACTAGTGCAATTTATGGTGGGTCCTGTAGGGGTCGAACCTACGACATCTACCGTGTAAAGATAGCGCTACTACCACTGAGCTAAGGACCCTTTGTATAATTGGAGCGGGTGAAGGGAATCGAACCCTCGTCTTCTGCTTGGAAGGCAGTGGCTCTACCATTGAGCTACACCCGCTTGTGACTGTATTTACTTCAAATATAATAACATCTTTTAAGATGTTGTCAACTGTTCGAAGTTAGCAACGCATTTCTTTTTGCATCCCATTCGTCTTTATAGAAATCATATATATCTTCTATAACCTTTTTAGTCCATTCAAGATTTTGAATAAGTTGCAACTTAAGATTAGACGTCTGATTTATTATATGATTTAATTCTTTATTAAAGTGACTATTTGGTAGATTCTCATATGTGATTAATTGACCTCTAGATGGATAAAATCTTATGAAAGAATCTAGTTGCATAGTTAAATTATTAAATGTTTCGTCGTCTACTGAAATTGGAAATCTTTTTTCTCATGATCAATATCATATCCTGTGATCCTAGCCAAACAGCTAGACAATCCTATTTCCATCCAATCTCTTTCTAATACAAATATATCATGTGTATTGTCTTTAATAGCACTTTCAAACCATTTTCTGCCATTTTTAGATTTCCATATATGGTATCCAAAAATTTTAGTTACTGAATTAGGATCATTCATTTTTTCTATTAATGATGTCCAATCTAAATCTGAAACGTATTTGTTAAATGTTGGAAACAACGAATGTGCTCGCCAATGTCCGTCAAAAATTGTATCTATGCCAAAGGGCTCGTATAAACGTTGTGTTCGTATACAAGAATAAAGCACTGCACTACTACGAGTCCTTTGCATACTATAGATTATAACTGGCTTCATATTATAAATTTACCAATTTAGTTTTTAGTAGAAATAAGTATCACTTAATACGTCTCTTTGATCTCATCTGCAATACCATGCTTGACTGCTTCTTCGGCACTCAACCAAACATCCTTTTCAGGTAGTAGATACTTGCGCACATCTTTTTCATTTAGACCAGTACACTTCTTGTAATGTTCTAACATGCGTTCAGTGCTTAGCTCAAACTCCTTGACCCTAGCAAATAGCTCGTGCTCCTTGCCATACGATCCCCAACTATACTGATGGCTCAATATACTGGTATTTGGAGTAATTACCCGGTGACCCTTCTCACCACTCATAAATGTCAATAGTCCACAGCTAGCGATCATACCAAGTCCTACAGTACGGACAGGAATAGTGCTACCCTTCATGATATCAATCAAGGCAAACGCAGAATGTACTTCGCCGCCGGGACTATTGATCATAAGAGTTAGATGCTTTGGCCGGCTCTTGGTTGGTGCGAGATTCTTTTGCAGTATCCAATCGATCACCGGCTTCACAGTCTTGTTAGTGAAATCCTCCATGAAGAGGTAGATGTTATTTTCGTCCAGTTGATCTTTTTGCTCTGCCATTTTTCTCTCTCTAATGTCTAACCCTTATGATCTATTGTATTATACAAAACAAATAGATGCAAGATTTATAACAAATTATTGACTCAATATATGTAGGGTCAATCGCTGTTTTAGAGTATCGTCAAAATCAGTACACATGCTACGTAGATCCGTAGCGCTGATCCTCCTATAACCCTTGCCCTCCTTTGTGTCAATTAACTTATGTAGAGGGAAATTCATTTTGTCAGATTTAAACGATAGTGATTTGCCTCTGCCTCCCCAAAAAATATGTACAGGAGTTCCATGAGGAACACCTCCACTAAAGTTGTTCATGCAAAGGATGCCCCAAACTTTGTCGTGATTGTCTCGGTTGCAATATCCAATCCAAATGAAATTTACATCCATGTTGATTCTCCTGAGGATGGGAATACTATAACATGTATATCTAGTTTGTCAACCGCTATGTTTTATTTGGCTTTGTCTAAGTAGGGATTTCATAATGGTATCTGCTTGTCCGTTTTTACGTGTAGCTATTACGCCAGTGCTTGGCTGTCCGTATAGTTCAACGTCCTTTGATGATGCAGATAATTCTGTGCCCGATTCATCTGGACCAACGGCAAACACTCGGTTTGAACTTAAATCAAATCCATATACATCTACGGCTGGATCTTGATTTAACCTGACCCACATCTTTCTAGCACCGGGACTGTGACTGTCGTTGCTGATGATAGGCATATCCAAATTTATTATCAAACCCTTGTATAGAGATAGGCCCAACCCTTTGCCTTGGTATTGCGGATTTACCACAGCTTTTATAATACTATGGCATCGTATGCTTTGATAGGCAATTGGTTCTAGTGTTATCTCCATAACTTCTGTATCGCCATCCCAGGCAGATACTGTAGTTTCTCCCCAATTGTTCTTAATATAACGCAATTCAAAACCTTCTATTTTGAATGGCAGTTCTTTAGGAAATTGAGAACGCTTGCGCGGAAGATGCAAGCCAGTCTTGCTTAGGGTGTTGCGTTCTAGTTCGTTTATTTTCATCAACTATTTACTAAAGAATGGAGCGGGCGAAGAGGATCGAACTCTCGACATCAACCTTGTTAAGCACACTGCTCAGAATGTGCTTAGGCAAGGTTGCGCTCTACCGCTGAGCTACACCCGCATATAAAATATTATTATATTATGTCAATTATTTACAATAAAAGATAATTCTAAATTTACATCTTCTAATTTAGAATTTCGTCTATAATCTAAAAAGTCATTATGTTTCTTAAATTGTTCTTTCCAACTGCTAATATCTATTATCGGGGAGTTACTGAGATGTGTTATAACTGATTCAATTAATTGGATATGATTTGGGAATTTTTTTAATGTATCTTTGTATCTGTCAATTAAAAGATTCTTGTAATCAACAGGTAAATTTCTCGCATCATGTATAGTTGGGCGATCTAATATTATTAATCCGTGCTTGAAATTATTTCTATGTGTCCAATTTATCAATTCATCTAACGAGTTAGAATTGAATACACTGTATACCGTACTGATATCAAAAATTATGTTGTTGTTTTCAACACATATTTTTTCAAGCGCGAATATATTACTTTCAATTGTTTCCCATTTGCTGTCTGACCTTATATAATTGTTTATCTTACCAACGCCATCTACACTACAGCTTATAAATGTTTGCTTTGTGTCTTTCATTAATTCTACAAGTTCATTTGAGAATGGTATTGTCATATTAGTTGTTAAATGCAATACAAACTCGGATATAGTACCAAATTTTTTAATCTTATTTAATTCATTGCATATTATGTCCTGGTGCAACAGCGGCTCACCGCCCGGAAATCTAAGTCGTTTGATTTTAATTGCTTGTTCTGTAGTCAATGACCAATTTGATCGTAATAGACCAACTGGTTTTTCTCCCATTGCTACTGCATCAGACATCCATTTAGTACTACGGGTTTGGTTACAAGTTCTGCACTTTAAATTGCATACATTACTCAAGTTGACATCTTGGCTTTGTACTATTAAATTTGACGTAGCATCTAATGCTTCAAACTCGCCAATACCAATAGAATCGGCTACATTAAACCCCCACCGTCTAACACTTAAATCTGAAAATTTATCTAGATATACACATCTTTTGCATTTTTCATGCGGAATACCCTGTCTAAATGAATCTCTTAGAGATTGCATAAACTGACTGGTGATAAAATTTTCATAGTTAACTGAATCAATATCTTCATTCCATACCACGCACGGTGTAACATTTCCGTTAGTTTTGACAGTTTGATGGAACCAAGGCCATATACAAAATGGTTTATCTGACATGTTGATATTTATGGTGGAAAAGTGGTAGTGTCGATCTCCATACCAAACCAAAGGTACTGACGGTATTCGACGCCGTACCTAGGGCCACCTGAGATACTTTTCCGCATAGTGGAGGAAGAGAGCGGTCTCGATCCGCAGACCGTAACAGATACGGTCCCCACTGATTTCCAATCAGTACTAGCTCCCAGCTAGTTTCTCTTCCACATAACATTTGAATTAATGGCGGAGGGCTGGCAGAATCGAACTCCTGACCCAAAGGTTCCGACGGTTTTCAAGACCGTGCAAGCATCCCAGGCTTGATAACCCTCCGTATACACATATTTATAATGTGTTTGAAGGTTCCCAGTCCGTACAGGTCACCTACAACCCTCTAACCTCAGCAGCAAGGGGCCGCGTTGCCATGCGTTCTTCACGCCGGACTGCCCGGTTGTTCCCCTTGCCAATTGGCTCCTAAGGCTGGGTACGATCCAGCAACCTCCGCATTAACAGTGCGGCGCACTACCAGTTGTGCTACTTAGGAATAAACCTTTTTCCTGGTTTAACATTATCAGCGAATTCAGGAATAAACTTTTTCCACATCTTTGTTAAAGATACATGCGATTTTGTATAATTTCCTAACCTACAAAAGTCTCTTATCGATACAAAATTACCATTTACATAACTATTGTACAGGTTTCTTGCCAGCGCAGTATTTTTCTCTCTTATTATATCTCGTCGTTTATCTTTAGTTGGTAACGGCCGAGGTTTCTTATCAAAGTTCACTATCCTACCTAAATTCCATCCATTCGGTATATCTTGTTCTTTAGGAATTTTCCGAGATAATTTGAGAGTATCGCTGTAAATCCATTTAGTGCCCCATTGCGAGTTACCTTGACCTGTTTGGCTATCAGACATAGCTGCTCGCCATAACTCTCTAAATTTGCTGTAGAGCTTGTTATTCATCTTGCGTTGGTCTTGACCCATACACATCATTGCCGCTGCTTTGATCAATCTAAAATCGTTACCATATATCTTAACTAAAAGCAGATGTGCGATAAAGTGCTCTCTGGCTGTAAGAGTAACCAGATTACCGTCGCTATCATCTCCTCCCATGCATCGCGGAAGTATGTGGTGCTTTTCGCCATAACCGGACAATGATCGCACTCTAGCTCGTCCTATTAGGCGATTATAATGACTTTGATAATCCATAACTGTTAATCCATTTAATATAGTATTTATACCATAAACGGATTAACAGTTAAAACTTTGGCGCCCCGCGTCGGATTTGAACCGCACTCCCAGTCCAGTAACGTTACCTCTGGACCGACGCATCCCACGTTGACGGGGCTAAACTTTGGTGGACCGGGTAGGATTCGAACCTACATAGGACCGCTTATGAGGCGGGCGCATTAACCGTTATACTACCAGTCCATGTCTTACAATAGCACGTTTACACATGCTGTCAACCAGTTTGTTTCCACAGACCAGCGTGCCTCTAACAACACTTACTCAGGTTATATCAATACTCACTACTTCAACGCCAGCTTCCTGCATCATTGCTGCACTGTAATCTACAAAATCAGCTACATACTCAGGTCGTGAATGATCCAGTATGCAGATCACTCGCTTGATACCCCTTTGTATAATGCTCTTGGTGCATTCGGCACAGGGTTGCAGCGTGACATACATGGTGCAATCTCGCATGTTCTGATCACAGTTGTCCAGAGCATTGCGCTCAGCATGGGCTACAAATCTCAATTTGGTGGCTCTATCTGTCAATCGCTCATCAGTATCCTCAACACCACGGGGGAACCCATTGTAACCAAGACTGATGACTCTGCGGTCAGGCGACACAACCACTGCACCAACTTTGGTACGCGGATCCTTGCTCCATGTTGACACATGGTTGGCTAGTTCAATGAATCGCTTGTCCCATTTGTTGAGATTCTCTGTGGCAGTCATCTGCTGTTCCTGTTAAGTTTGGTGCCCGCTGCCGGACTCGAACCGGCATGCTATTAAGCGAGGGATTTTAAGTCCCTTATGTCTACCAATTCCACCAAGCGGGCCTATACGTTTATTATACACGTTGCATCTATTAGTGCAACTGAATTTTTGGCAAATATATTAAATATCTTTTCTTGTTAAAATTTTTATATTTAATTCTGGATGTTGTTCAATAACCCATTTCATCTTCTGTTTATCGTTATTCCACCAATATCCCTTTACTTCAATTGTTTCGTTAGTATCAACTAAGTAAAAATCTGCAAAATATATATGTGTCTTTCCTATATTATCTGTGTATTTGATAGCAGGAGGTTTCATCCATTTTATATGGTTGTTAGAAAGATATTGAAAATATTTTATTTCTAAAGATGACAACAATAATACGTTGTTACCAAATGAATCAATTACTTTCATACGTTTATAATTTTTATGATAATGCCCGCACACTTCTAAAAATACATCGCTTTGTCGATAACAATCTATACACATTTTATGTTTATTAGATCTTGAAATTTTTTTGCCGCATTTACAATGTATTTCTGGCTTTGTTTTCCTATAAGATCTTAATCGTTTTTGTGCAATTTCTTGTAACTCGTCATTACTAAATTTAGACCTTGCAAGTTTAACGCTAACGGAACGCCTGCTATTAGTTTCTGATGAAAATACTCTACTATTTGCGCATTTTCTAGAACAAAATAATTTGTTCTATTTACCCGGATCAAACTCAGTAAAACATTTGGGACATATTTTTGTCATAATTGAACCTCAATATAATGTATTTATACACAATATAATTGAAGGTTCGATTATATCAATGAATCATAATAGAGTATAGATCGGGGAGCAGGATTCGAACCTGCACTAGCATTATCTGTTATCGGAGTCAAAGTCCGAAGTTTTACCAATTAAACTATCCCCGATCTATACTCTACTTTTGTATTTTAAGTACTCTCCCAATATCATTATTATAAATTCATATAACAATGTTGTCTAAATAAAATGTGAGCAGCAAGAATCGAACTTGCACTGTTCCAAACTAGCATCTCTTGCAGAGACACAAAAGGAATTGAACCTCAGGACGCACATGCCTGTGCTGCATTACCAAATGCGTTTCTCACATGTAGTTGGTTGGCGCGGATGGAGTTGAACCACCGACTTCAATCTTATCAGGATTGCACTCTACCGCTGAGTTACGCGCCAATATAGTGTTTATATATTCTTTGTTTATTTGCGTCTGTTCTAGTATGAATATTTTAACATTGTTCTGTTCAGATGCAAGTCGTATTTTATCTTTATCCTTTATTGCCAGATATGAGTTTTTTGGATCTAAATATATGTTATAATCAACTAATAAAAAATCTGGATAATACTTTTTATTATAATATGTCAAATAAGATGGTCTTATCCATTTAATATTTAAACTATCTAATAGTTTAGCAGTATCTAATTCGTAGGTTGATTGTAGTGTTACAATATTACCAAAGCTATCTTGATATTTAAATTTTTTAGAATGGCCTGCATTTTTATTGTATCCTCCAAAACCTTGCTTTTTAGCATTAACAGATAATTTACATATACGTTGTTTTTCTTTTTCTGGATCGGCACATTTACCAATGTTTGGATGCCCCTTTAAAGCCAGCCCGTTCTTTAAAACTCTATTATCTGTATTTTTAGATAATCCTTTGTTCCATGCATGCCTTGTACCATTTTTAAATCCTATATTTGGATCAAAGTCGATACCGCGTATTTTTTTAGGTACAGATGCCAGGCATGATATGTAATGCCGGTTGAAGTTATTAACTGATATTTCTTTGTAGCATTTACCACAAAGTTGTTTCTTCACACCGCCGTACATATTCTTAATTTAATGGTCTCTTGCGAGTTTCAACTTCTTCGTCTTCGATAAGGCCAAATCCGCTTGCCAACTGCATTATAACATCATCAGGAATATCATTGAAATCGTCTTCATTTATCAACCTTGCGTGATCTATTAGCTCGCCGATTTTGGCCATAGCTGTAATCTCTTGAATTATCTCTTCGAGTTCTTCTATTGAGTGCCTTCGAAATTATCAAATGCACCTGGTGCAAATATGACCTTGATCTTGTTATCGTTTTCTGACATAATGCACCTTTCCTAAAATTAAATTATAATATATAGTTACTTAAAAACGTCTATATGTCAATATATTCGTTGGCGATCCCAGAGGGATTTGAACCCCCTCTAACGATTAGACAGACCGTTGTGCGCACCAGTACACTATGGAACCGTTTGTTAAATTTTTTGATGAGTAAATGGTTTTGAATAATAAAATAATGGTGGAGCCTGTCGGCTCTGCCCCGACCACCCCCTGCTTGCAAAGCAGGCGCTCTCCTGAATGAGCTAAGGCCCCATTATTATTGGTCAGGGTAGGCGGATTCGAACCACCGTTATTCCAGTACCCAAAACTGGTGCCATACCAGGCTAGGCGATACCCTGAAAACTCAAGTTACGATATTTATATTATAATACATTAATCTTTTTTGGACTATAATTTTTTACATAACTGTTTACGCCGGCAGCTGAAACATTGGGCAGAGTGTCTCGAATCTCTGCAATTGGATCCCTAGTTAGAGCCTTGCTGTGGAGCTTGCACCTAACCTCGTTCTCCGGTTTTCAGCCTACTTAAACTACCAACATCAATTCAACCTGGCCGGGTCTATCAGCTGCTGGCGTAAACAGTTTGTGAGCAAGACCTGTCTATCTTAGCTCACTGGATCTTTCGCGACACAGTGCGTGCTTTACTCTAGCAAAGCATAAGCTTTCTAATTTGTCAAACAGCATTTACTCATATACAATAGCATCTTTTAGATTGCTGTCAACCTATTGTTTCAAATGATGTTGTATGAATGGTGCCATAAGTTCCTTCACTACCATAGTATCTGCTTGAGCAGTCAAATGACATTTGTCTGCTAAATGCTTGCTGTTTAGTTTTTGTTTGGCCCATTGACAAGTACCAACATTAATACCACTCCATGTATTAAGATGTCTATCTGGTGGCAAGCTATCTGAAAATTTTGTGAACATTGGCATATCAAAATAAGTCCACCATAACACGGGAATACCTACTAGCTGTGCTGCATTTTCAACACTCATGAGATATCTAATGGTACGCAGAGTCAAAACCCAATCGTGTTCGAGATATACACCTAGGTTTTCATACATGTTTAAAATTTCTTTTGGATCGTGTGCCAAGATAGGTAATTGATTAAACAACATCCGATATCTATCATCTATGTCATCATACCTAAACAATTTATAATCCCATAGATCTTTATGATCGTAGTGTTGACCATTATTGGTACCGATAGGAAAACTATTTGAGTATAATTCATGCGGAGATAATTCTGCATGTTTTTTAGCAGCATGAGTGGATAACCATAAATTGCAAAATGTTCTGTCTAGCCATATCTCAGCTAAAAATAATTTTGGTTTGTATTCCTTGCTAGCCATCATGTAATTTTCTAGATATAGTTCGCATCCGTGTCCCGGAACTGCCAAGTTGACCACTTCACAATCTAGTTCTTTTGCTAATAAGTTGTGTATATAAGCGTCTATATTATAATAGTCTGCACCTTGTGCGCCTCTGCTGAAACTACTGCCAATCATGCATATCATTCTATGACCTTTAGGTTAATACTCTAATACCAGTTGTCTGTTCAAATTTGTTTGCATCGTACAAGTCATTTACTATCGGCTCGCCTTTGCAATTTAGACTGGTATTTACTAATACCGGACATCCAGTTTTTGCATACCATTTTGACAATAGTCTATGCAAACCAAAATTTTGACTCATTTTTACAGTTTGCACTCTGCTAGTACCGTCTACGTGTACAACCCCTGGTATTTCAGTTGGACGCAAACACTTAACGGCATATTGCATATAGCTTAGGTCTTGACCTATATCTTCAAACCAGCTAGCAGCATGTTCTGCTAGTATAACTGGTGCAAAAGGTCTAAATTCTTCTCGATGTTTTAGCTTGTTTAATGTTGATTTTATATCAGGTAATCTAGGATCAACTAACAAGCTCCTATTACCCAATGCTCTTGGACCAAACTCAGCTCTACCATTTGCTACTCCAACAGGGCGTCCTGCTAGCAATTCTTGTAGTAATAGGTCTACGGGATATTCTCCTATTATGTTGTGCCCCAGGTAAGGTCCCGACCATTGCACATGTTGCGTACAATAAGCCACCGCCGCACCTAAACTATTACCTGCGTCTCCCGAATTTGGCATGATCCAGATATTATCCCAGTGACCTTGCTTGGCTAATGCTGTATTAGCGACGCAATTTAATGCACAGCCACCGCTTAGTACCAAATTGGGTTCGTTAGTTAAAGATTTTAACCAACTGCTGATTTTTAGTAGTACACAAGTGTAAGCTTCTTGTGCTGCTGCGGCAATATCAGCTATGTTATATTCTGTGTGCCAATCGCCAATACCCCAATGCAAGTTGTGCTGTAATCTAAAGAAAGGCCAATGTTTATTTTCAGTTATAATGTCGCTCAAATCTACATTGTTAGAATTTCCAAATGCGCTGAGACCCATCATGATGTATTCTTCGCCGTTTGGTTTAAATCCACATCTCTGTGTCATAGCACTGTAGAACATACCCATACTTTGCGGATATTTTAGACTAGCTATCTTCCTGATGTTGTTTCCTGTTGCATGCCATGCTGTTATGGTTTCCCATTCTCCCACTGCATCTACTACCAATATAGCTGCACTTGTAAAACCGCTTGTGAAGTAGCCACCTGCTGCATGACTGTGATGATGACTTACAGATTTTATGGGTATGTTGCCTAATCCCAGCGCATTAAGCTGTTGTTTGGGTGTCGAAGACCATACACTTTCCCAATCTCCAATGAATATTTCTCTAGTGCGTTTTAGCCAATTGCGTTCATGCCAAACTATGTTATCTGGTCGACCATATTCTAATGCAGCATCTATCAACTTGACATCTAGCCAATCACAATCTTTAACCTTGCTGTAGCGTTCGCTATGAGCAGCCCACGTTATCTCTTGATCTTTGATAACTGCTATAGCAGCATCGTGACCGCCTGCACTTATACCCCAAGTTATCATTTATATATGTAATCTTTAGATTTACGCAATTCTGCCAAACGTTTGCGTTTATGCATATGCAATGATATCATGTGCCATTTGTTTTTGAACCATTTGATCAAACTCATCTTTTCCAACCTTCCCAGAGCTTTGCAATTTTATTGCTGTTATCAAAAATCTTGCCAGGCTCGTAATGATCTATAGCATCTTTTACCATTTCAAACACAATTGGATTCTTGTGATCTTCTAGATGATTTGGTCTAGGATCTAGATTATCCCAAAATCCCCATTTGTTATCTATAACGCTTACACTATGCAAGCTAGGCCTTATCTCGGCTGCATTTTCCCATATATGTGCATATTGCGTTACTAATGGGTGCTGTTGTTCAAAATTATCCCATTTGATAGTACCAAATGACCACATGCAGATTATCTTGCATCTATTTTTTAATTGATCAAATACCACTGTGTCGAGGTAATGCATCAGCATTTTGTCCTCTAGGTAGCTTTTGTCTTGGTCCCATAACCACAGATAATATTCTCTGGCTGCTGATAACACTGGATCTGTTTTTGAATTTTGGCTATCAATTACCCATTTTCCTATATTTCTATGCGTTCGATCAAACACTCTATAAGAACTTGTGATAGTAATAATTAATGTATCTGGACATACTGTATCTTGGTTAACATCTATTAGACTTTTTACTTTCAAAAGTTTGGGCAGTTGTATAACTGCTAGATCCCAGATGCTGCTACCACCAAATCCACTATGCACAACATTGTATCCATAATGATCAACTATTGATCTCAACCAAGTTCTACCTTGCGGATTCCAATCGTCTACATATTCGCAAAAACTATCTCCACAAAATGCAATCGTTGGTTTATGATCAGACACGATAATTCTCATCTATAGATAAATGGATTTCGTTTGCGCATCTTCTTCATACTTTTGTGGAACTCATGTTTTTGTTTTATTCTCTTAAAGAATTTTGAAACCATATTGATTGGTATGTGCCAACAATAGCTTAATTTGATAAAAAGTTGCTTCATATCGTTATTTACCGGGTGTAAATGCAGTTATATTGAAATATGGTGCCGGTGCAGATACTCGAAATCTGTTTAGCCACCTTATGAGGATGGTGAGATATCCACTACCTCCCCACTGGCATTGATTGGTGCTCCGTGACAGAATCAAACTGTCGATTGCTGGTTACGAATCAGCTGTTATATCACTTAACTAACAGAGCCGCCTGCAGGCTTAAATCTCTTGCTTATCCTGCTCTTGTTCTTTTTGAACCAACCCTTGGGATCATATATGCGTTCAGCTTTGGCTCTACTTACATTGCCGTGGCTGTCAGTAGCGCTTCTGATAGTCATGGGTTTTGATATCTCTGACATTTTCATGTTGATATTTATTGGCAGGGGTGGCAGATCCTGACACTGCATCGATAGTTTTGGAGACTATTATTCTTCCTTTGAACTACACCCCTGTGGTGTCGGGAGTAGGACTCGAACCTACAACGTTGTCAGACATACGTCTCTTGCTACCAGCCTCGTCTGCAGCTTACTACTGGTAAAACTCACCGTACCTGTTACAACCTCCAGCCTTCACGCCGGCGGGTATACCATTTCCCCATCCCGAACATACATATTGCTGTAGACAATGCAGATCTACCTGGGTGTTTCGAGCCTCCGCGGATCGTATCTTAAGCATTCTCCAATCTAGTAACAGCTTGGGTGCGCACCTAAGCTGACACAGAACGGATATCGCAACTCCTGCCCGCCGCCGTCGCAGCCGTAGTCACAGGAATTCCACTAGATCACTGCATTGTCTACAGCAAATATAATTGTTTTATGGACAACGATTCAAACATGGACTAGCATTATCTGTTGCCAGAGTCAAAGTTAGCAGTTCTACTAATTGAACTACATCCTCAAATTATACTTGATTAAATTCAAGTATGTTGTTTAAATCTCCAATACTCTTGATCAACCAATCTGGATAATTTTGATAACGCAACCACCAAACCAATTTCTCTTTGAAGTTTAGGTGTTGCTTGTTGGTCCAGACTACATCGTCTTCAGGTGGCAATGTCTTGGGAAATCCATATCGCCATCCGCCGCGCGGCCTAACTACAATAACAGTTTTCATGATACACCTCCTACAATATTTATTGATTGGTTCAGGGACCACGATTCGAACGTGGACTAGCATTATCTGTTGCCAGAGTCAGAGTCTGGAGTTTTACCAATTAAACTATCCCTGATCATTACTCATAGTCGTCCATATGATTGCAGTCATGCTCGCACTGCGCACATTAAGCATCATGCCGTTGATGCTGGGTATAGGACATACCCTGAGCCTATGGCTGGCTCTAAACTTTGGTGCCCGGGGTCGGACTCGAACCGACAAGCTTGCGCGGGAGTTTTTGAGACTCCTGAGTTTACCATTTCTCTACCCGGGCCTATTCTTGGTGCGCTTGGTGGGATTTGAACCCACAATCCTTGCGGCACTGCCTCCTCAAGACAGCGAGTATACCAAACATTTCTCCACAAGCGCAATATTGGTGCCCTGCACTGGATTCGAACCAGCAACATCCTGCTCCTGAGGCAGGCGCCTCTAGCCAGTTGGGCTAACAGGGCGTTGTATAATGGTGGACCGGGAGAATTATGATATCTCAACCTTCCCGTTATGAGCGGGCTGCTCCTCCTTTGAGCTACCAGTCCAAATCTCGTTTCCGTGCTTGGCCCCCTTCCCCGCCTGCACAGTTTTCCAATCTCAGCGCTTGAGTCGCCGTTGCGTCCTAGCCTCTAATATGGATCTTACCGTTTCAATCTCAACATCTATATAATAACGTCTTTAACGACACTGTCAACTGTTATTAGCATGGGTAACATACCCTTTAGCCAAGCTAGTGACTGCTCGCTTCACATCATCGAGCATACTGAACGGTTTCGTACTTCAGCATACGCTTGCAACTGCAACAGTTACTATTGTCCAGTTATAGCTCTAAGCTATCTGCAAGACCCTCTATGTTTGCACATGGGGATCGTTTGGTAGACCCTGCCGGACTTGAACCGGCAGCCTTTGGATTAAAAGTCCACTGCTCTACCTATTGAGCTAAGGGTCCATTAACTTTGGTAGACCGTGTAGGATTTGAACCTACGTAGACGGAGGTTAAGAGCCTCCCGCTAGAACCAACTCAGCTAACGGTCCAAATCTGTTACTGGTGCATCACAGTTATCTCCAAATGCAAAGTAATTTGCAATACCAACAATAAGATAATAGCATCTCTGCAGATAGTGTCAACGGTAAATTTGGCTGCTGTGGCATGAGTTTCACATGCATTTTGTTGCGAAACTGACGTCAGTATCCTATATCTTCGGGATCGCGAAACGCCCAAAGCTTACACAGCAATAAGATGTGTTATACAAGTTATATTAATATTTTTCCAAAGGATGGAAAGTTTTGTTACCAAACAAGTCTGGCTTTACCTTAGCAGGATTTATGCTTCTATCCATTAGATCTGCCATTCTCTTGTCGTTAGCGCTACCTCGCTTGCACAACATTAGAGCGGTAGAATATGTATTATATAAGGTTATACCTTTTTTAGCGGATACCAATTCTGTCTTGCTTGCATTTGGTTTCACAGGAAACACAATCTGATCATTTATATCAAACCCATACGCCGATATTTTTGGTTCTTGACTTAGTCGTGCCCAGGTCTTTGATGCGCCTGCACTGTGACTTTCGGCTTGCATGAATGTAATGTTCCACAGTGTAATTAAACCTTTATACAACTCGTATCCTATACCCTGACCTTTATATTTTGGATTCAATCATGCCCATGCTACATGATAACCTTGAATACCCTGGAACTGTGCAGGCTGTAATCTAAGTTCTGCAACACCGTTATTCTTGTCCCATACACTGATGTCTGTATATCCGTGCTGCTTCTTGTATCTAACTTCATAATCCCCTATAACCATAGGCACTATGTTCTTATATGTACCTTTAGCTCTAGGCGGATCAGGTACGTTTTGTGATATGTAGTTACGTTCAAGTTCGCTTATCTTCATAGTATAAACCTCTGTGATAAAAATATTTATCACAAAGATCGATAGTTTGTTTGGCTCCTGGAGCAGGACTCGAACCTGCAAGCCTTTCGGCGTCTGATTAACAGTCAGGTGCGTTTACCATTCCGCCACCCAGGAATAAACTTCTATTGTGGTAGACACAGATGGGATCGAACCATCAATCTCCGTCGAGTCAGGACGGCGCTTTACCACTAAGCTATGTGTCTGTGGTGGACCGTGGGAGATTTGAACTCCCGATGTCGCCATGCCGAGGCGAAGTTATCCCACTTAACTAACAGCCCAAAAATTATTAATCTAATGTTGTGTCGCCAATAAATCTAATAGTTGGTTTCAGCAATGCACTGGGATATTTTTCTAGTAGTGATTGTCCTATATCGGTATCAATACGTCCTTCAATAAAAATTGAAGTTTTACCCGGGGATCCTGTTTTTCTTGCAGTCTCCCGTTCCTGTTTGAGACTGTTGATATCAACTTGTTTATGATTTTGATCAGTTATATTAAATCCTCGTCCGCCTGCGGCTATTAATTTTGCCAACCAATTAAACCCATCTGTAGTTAAGGGTTCGGTGTTTGGAATGCAAAACTTAAATCCTTTACTCCTAGCAAATTGCAATAACGCTGTTATTAATCCTGCTGTATTTGATTTATTATGTATTCTAGCAAGATCTACAAATCCGTCGTGTTCTGCAATTGTAAATGCTATATAGGCCGCAATTTTATCATAGCCGTCTTTAAAAAATGGTATAAAATAGTTATGATCTGATATTAGCCAAACGTCGCGGTTGTCAATTTGACCTAGGTGTTGTGCAAAACTAGTATCTGTTATATTGAGTTCCGGAATAGTATCGGCATAAGTTATTTCCGATATTTTCATTTGAATACATCCAACTTTGAATAATATTTGTAACTATTTAATTTGTATTTGATTGCATACTAACTCAATATGCAATCAAATACAAATCGTTGTTGTTGCGTAGGTTACGCTGAAACTCCTGCTTGAGTGATTTACGTTTGGCTTTGTTGGTCTTGACATGTGCGCCTGCTTTGCGAAACATTGCAGCTGATACCATTATGTTTCTAGCTTTTGGTATTTTGTTAGGTTTTTGTTTCATTGTGGTTCTCCTTTGGTTGCAATTGGCGCTCCCAGCGGGATTTGAACCCGCGTGCCTGCCTTGAGAGGGCAGTATCCTTGGCCGCTAGATGATGAGAGCAAATGGCGGAGTGGTGAGGTATTGATCCCCTGGCCTTGCGGCTCCTACGGTGTTCGAGACCGTGCTAGCATCCCCGGCTAGATACGCACTCCATAATTGGTGGGGAGCAGATGGAATCGAACCTCTTGCCTCTAAGGACTGCGTTTACAGCGCAGCGTCGGCACCAGCCTGACCTTATTGTACTCCCCAAATTCATGGGTCTTACGGATTCGTCATCCTGCCCTTGTTTTTGTATTGAGTAGACCAGGCGTCCCTGTCAACCTTGGGTTCGAACCAAGCTACCCCCTGCCGGGGCCGTCATCCTAGACGTTGCCACTCAAATTGGTAGGCAAGGTAGGATTTGCACCTACTCACCGTACGGAACGGTTTTACAGACCGCCGTGCCTCTCTAACTGCACCGCTTGCCCATATTTGGATTATACATTATTGTGTTGTACTATTACATATTATGTTCATTTATGTAATAGGTACAGACGACAATTATCAAAAAATTGGATTCACCAAAGACGTTAATAAGCGTCTAGCCACCTTACAAACAGGCAACCCAACCAAGCTCAAAATACATCACTTTGAAGCTGTACCCCAAGACCGTGTTCGTATATTGGAACGCAAACTGCACAAAGAACTTAACCATATACGCTTAAAAGGTGAATGGTTTGACATATCACCTCAGGATGCAGTTAGGATGTTACAGTTTGCTATCATGCGTTGGTTGGATGATACTACTATATAAATGGTGCAAGGTCTCAGAATCGAACTGAGTTCTTCCCGTCTTCAGCGGGACGCTGAATTACCAAACTAGCTCACCTTGCAATTTGAATTGGTCCGCCCAGGGAGTGTCGATCTCCCTACTCCGGTTTGAAGGACCAGCATTATAGCCAACGTTAACTATGGGCGGTTAATATATCTTCATGAACATATAGCATCTATATATGCTCGTGAAGATATACACACTTTGGTGTTTATTCTTCGTTACATCTCTCCTGTTGAGTCCGCGTGGCCAAGCTATTGACCCTCATCGCCTGGCTTCTGACACCAGAGACGCACTAATCAGGGGCCTTCCTTATGTTACGGGGGAAGACTACCACCAGTTGATTCTAGCAACCCGTTCCTATAATTTGTAGGATAAGGTTATTATCCTACAAAATTCTTCAATAAAAAACCCTCGGATTGCTCCGGGGGTTTAGCGTAACATATGATGTGCGATTCACATCATACTGCAACACCCCCGTACAAGATCGTAAGATACGACCATGCGGCGCGTTCCAAATCCATATTAAACTGGTGTTTGACCTGGTGTTGCATAGTTTACTAAACCCTTTTAAACGTATCTCTATTTATACACTCGGTTAAAGATCGTGTCAATACCCGATAAAAATTTTATTTCTGCATCAATATTCGTCAAACACGATGCCTTCGTCGTCTTCAAACTCAGTATCACCCATTGTGTGCTCCTTTTGTTTGTATCGCCTATGATTGATAATAGCATCTATTTTGAAACAGTCAACCTCTTAATCATCATCTTCTGTATATTTGCTATTATGGTATTCTTTGCTCTTGTGATAGCTATCAAACAGCGCAGCGCCAGCGGCACGAGCACCAATTAGATCCAATTCAAAGATCGCTTGATGCATACTGGTGCTAGGATACTTCTTGTTGTTGGCTATACACCAATCCCACATACGAGCGTAGTCAGCAGCATTTGGTTGCCAAATGAAGTAAATGGTCTTTTGGCAATAATGGTTGGCATTGTAATAGGGAATGTCAACAATGGCTTCTTTTACCGTAGTTGCATACTTTGTAGTGTCATAAAGATCGCCGCGATAATTAACTTTGTAAATCTTGCAATCGTTACGAGCCAATAGGTGTTTGGCTAGCTTTTCGAGATCGTACCGTCCGTCCGTGATACCACCGTGTGAGATATAATCAAATTCAATTCCAACAGGCAACACTTGTCCGGCATAGTTAGCCAGCATGTGGCAGTCATCCTTGATCTCAACTAGAGTGTTTAGATCAAATGCAGGATCACTAGCAGCATCAAATGCCCGTGCAGGCTGCCAATTGGCATACGTCTTGTTGTCTCACAATCGCCAACCTTTCTGGCGAAGTTTTTCTTGAAGGTCAAACGGCATAACTTTTAGATTGCGAGTCTCATATGACTTTCCTGTCTTGATCCGCTCGAGGTTATTGTTGTCAATAAACCCCTGCTCTTCAAAAGCAGTTCGCAGCTTACTTTTGAGAGGAGTAAACGTGCCAGTTGAATCTACTTCAGTGTGTTGTACAGTTAACGAATAGGCATGGAGGTCGTTGGTAAGTTCAACAACCTTCAGCTCGGACTTGCCGATAACAGTACAGTTATAATCAAAAACTTCAGTGTTCATAGAGACTGTTCCTGTCATTGGCGTTTATGATGCATAATAGCATCTCTAACGACAGTGTCAACCAAAAATTTTAGAAGGGTTCAACAGCTATAATCTGTGCAGAAGGAGTAAGGTACTCCCATAACGATTCGTTGTGATGAGGTACACCTGCCCAATAGTTTTCAGCAGCTTCTTTTACCTCTGGGCTATCAGCTGCATATCCATCACTAATTAGCACGCTAATCTCACTGCTCCAATTTAGGTCGTGGCGTTGAACAGGACCAAGAGCTTTGAGAGTGAACATCCAATCAGTACCACCGCCAGCAGCATCAATGTCGTCGGGATTATCACACATGAATACAGACTGTTTATGGGATAGCTGTCCTTCCGGACGATAGCGTTCCAGGATATTATAAAAATCTGTACCCTTCCAATCGGCTTCGTAATCCTCGTTACGAGCATTTAGAATAGTACCAACCGGTAGTTGAGTGTAGCTACCGTGGTAATAGCGTTTGCTAGTGATCTCTTCAAGCTTCATGGAATATTTATCTCCCCAGCGATCGCATCCAATTGTGCATCAACGCATTGATGTTTTCTGCACCAATGGGGTTCTGGCTATGCACATACCAATCAAAGTTTTTGGGCAAAGTCCATCTGTCATTTAGCACCTCTTCAATCATCCAGTGAGCAAATCCTATGCCGTCTTTGAACATGGGATGATCGTTACCGCTGTTACCGAGATCATGATCAAAGTTGATATAGGTTGGTAAGCCTCTTGCAGTACATTCACCTATAGCAGTTAATACAGTACGGCACACTATCCAACTGTCATCAACTGGATCGCGTTCATCATCTAGGAACAGCTTCCAGGTAGTGTCAATTGATTCACATACAAATGTATAACAGTGACAGTATTTGCATCCAACTGCACGATTGTCTTCATATGGATCAAAGTGTCTGAAGTATGGATGACCACATTTGCATTTGCGATTGTCGCCAAAATTGGGATTGTAATTCAGTTCAGCGTTATATCTAATGAGGTAAGGACTGTCCATGACAGCCAAAGGCCCATCTAGAGCTACCCTAGCCCTAGCACCAACTTCGCCCGGGATAGCTGCATAGTGCTGCAGAGCGTGTTTATACTGTTCTAACAGTTGCTCTAAGTCTTGACTCATTTGACCATTCGTCCATGAGGAAGGAGGGATCTAGTCCCTCCTTGATTGCTAAGGACCTTACTTGAGGACGCCCGGCATGTGATCAGTTGCAGCAGCATCAGTACCTTCGGTTGCCTCAACCTGCTGTTCCTTGAACTTGTCGAATGCAGCCTTCATGGCCTCGCGATTCTTAGCACGGATAGCCTCAACATCCGAAGTCACCTTGGGCTCAGTCTTGGCCTTGGGCGCCGCCGCCTTGGCAACAGCCTTCTCGGGCTTGGCCTTGGGTTCAGCCTTGGCCTTAGGTTCCGACGACGGCTTAGCAGCCTTGACAGGCTTAGCAGCAGCCGTGTCCTCGGGAACCAGCGCAGCCTGTGCGGCAGCATCCTGGAAGTCCTTGTGGCCGCGCAGCCACGACAGCGCAGCATCCTTGGTCATCTCATTGGGGAGCTCGACCAAACGGATTGCCGTATGGCCGTTCTTCTCAAGCACCTTCACGCGAGCCAAGTCCTTGGCAAAGCGAGCCTTAACAACACCCTCAAGGGTGGAAACACCGGCAACTGCAAATACCTTATCCATTCATTAACTCCTAAGTTTGAGCGCCTATGCTGTACATTAGCATCTTAACGCATTTTGTCAACCACTATTCTGCGGATTTTTACTTTTAGATTAAACAGCACAGTTTGTGAATTACTATTCACATCGCTGCACTGTCATCGAACGCGAATTTGTTGGGCTTCCGCAGGTTTGCCCAGTCTTTTTCGCGCGCGAATACCACAAGATCTTCGGGCTGAATCTCAGCCGCAGCCCTAATATCCCAAATGCGATGGATAAAATTTGGACGACCAAAAACACGCACTGCGGCTGTGTATTCATCGCCTCTAAATCCCACAAAATGAACGGTGCGTTCCGTCGTGCTCTCCCTATCGTTTAGGAACAATAGCATCTATAGACCGTTTGTCAACCATAAAAATTATACAATTTTAAATTGTAATTACTTGTTTTCTTTTGTACTTTTTTCAAAAGTAGTTTGTTCTGTTACTGCTAGCTGAGCTGCTAGCGCATCTCGTTCAGTCAACAGAGCACGTATCACATTTACAGTCCAAGGCAGCAAGCCGTCCTTCATCATTGCAATCTGCGACAACACGGTCTCGGTTGATGTATCTGTTTTGTCAGTCATTTAGATGCCCCTTGTATTGTCTTTGGTCGATTGAGTTCAAACCATTCGTCAAGATCATAAACATTTGGTAATGATATAATAGTGTATTCGCCTGTCTTGCTATCGTATTCGTAGTCTTCAAAATAGTCAAAGACAGCCCCGTCTACAATTAAGTCATAATCGTAGCTGTTTTTAGACTTCAAAAACTCTGAATATTCATCTATGGCAGCACTAACCTTGTCCTGATTGCGAGATGCTCGGACAAGGGCAATCTTGGACCGGTATTGATTCTCTAGCTTGCGGCGCTTGCCCCAAGCTTCAAATCCGTCAATAAATGCCACAAGGAAGTGATCCTTGCTTTCATATTCCACACAGATATTTTCTGTCCAACATCCGGATCCTTCTGATCCATGGCCGTAACAAACCACTAACTTCATCACAGTTTACCTTAGGCAAATGTTTTCTGGAACTCTGCAAACACAGACTCTGCAGCTTTGAACTTTGGTTTCTCACCACCCTGTGTACCATGGAATGCGTCTAGATACACTGCACTAGACATATAGTCGTGGAACATGTCAATCCACGACCTAATGATATCTGGGTTCCAATGACGTTCACTAGCATGTAGCCGCTCGATTGTGTATGCTACATTAAAATATTCTGTAACATCCTTGTCTTTGACGATGCGATGTGTTTCAAAGAATTCCAGTGCTCGAACGATGACAGAATGAATACTATTTCCGTCAACCGTCCAAACACCATTAAATTCTAGATTGGATCGCTTGAGATAGCCTCGTTCCCGAGGTTTAACTTCCTTGGCCATTGATCATAAATCCTTAAATGCGTTCCTAAGTTTATAAAGCTCTGACACTTCGTCTAGGTCCATGACGATATTTTTCGTATCTTCAAACAAACTGAGTTTTAAAAGTTTGAACTCTCTAAGTTTTTGTTCTAGATTCGCAATCATATCATCAACCTTAACGGCTTTTGTTGCAACTTTTTCTAATTCTGCCTTACCTTCAGCAACATGTTTAGATAATTCACTGGTACTTAACGATTCATATCCATAAGGTTTCCGCCACATCTTTTAATCTCCCTCAATATTCTCGACACATAACCACTCGAATATGGTCTGCGCCAAGAATTATTTTCGTGTCGGGTAAACCCAGCTTCGGCAAATGCACGGCATGCATCGCCTTCTGTTTCAAAATACCCTAACGAATACGGCGTACCTACACTTTCATTGCCGCTGACATAGTAGACAGCGTCCCAAAGAACCTCGCACTGGACGATTTGATACGCCATTTTTACACTCGCATTTACTCCTGCATCTCTCTGCGGTTGATGCTGGGATTGATATTTTCATTGACCAAGAGAAGATCAACGATATCAGACTGCGTATTGTTTCCGTAGTCCAACAGGTCATTGAGAGTCCACAGCAAGCGTCGAACTTCAGCAGGTAGAGCATCGTATGCTGCCATGCGCTGGGCCACAGTGAATTCAGCTTCGGCAATCGGGTTTAGACCATTATATTTGTAATGCATGATTGGTTCTCCTTCTACCGTAGGATAATATTAGCATTTGTTGCGGATTTGTCAAGATCCTATGCGCTAATTATTTGCGCATTTGTGCAACGTATGGGTGAGAATGATTGGCTATCTGTGCCATTGCATCAAGAGAAGAGAATGCAATCCATACTTCAAGTGGATGTATGTTGAGAACTTTTGCGGTGAATATAGCCGCATCAATATGACTCATTTTCCACCCACTGTCTTGGCAGACACGTACAAATGCTTCTTGTATATTGTTATGAGTGTGGTCCTTGAGCATGTTGCTTCTCCTAGCACCAGACAATACTGTGCATGTAATCACAGTCGTTTGCATCGTTGGGAAAGTTATGCTGCCTTTCCCACGCATAAAAACAATACCACCTGAACGCCGAAGTATTCATTAGGCAGCCCTTTCCATGTATTCGCGCGCAGCCCACTTGTTCATTTCATCGCGAACAGTTTGGGCACGATCCCACTCGGCTTCCATGCTCTGCATCTCACGTTCCGCGCGCATAGCGTCCCACTGCATCTTGTTCATGGTATCGGGATCAATTGCATCCTGCTGAACCTTAGCAGCAGCTTTGGCCTTGACTTCAGCCTCTTCCAGCAACTGGCGAGCGTAGATCTCAATGCGGCTATTGCCGTCAGCCATAGCCACTCGCCAATAGGCAACCTGCTTGGCAGTAAGATACCCGCGGCTCTCAAAAAAGTTAGCCATCGAAGTACCCATCCGCGCATGGCAGGGACGGAACCCACGGCCGTTGAGATGCCGGGTAGTTTCGGAGCTACGTTCGTCAACAGTCTGGCGGTTGCGCAGCACAATCAGCGCGCGGCCCACTGCCTTGTCATTGGTAGCGAGAAGATGCTTGATGCTTTCAACGGTATGCTTCATGACCTAGCTCCTCGTTTGATGTCCCACAATAGCATCTGTAGCGGTGCTGTCAACCAAAAAGACAGCACTGCTTATCAACGTAAATTACTAGCTTTTAAGGCCCAGCAAAGCACGTTCTTCCGGTGTAAGTTTGGCAAGAGCAGCTTTGGTCTTCTCGCGCTTTTCATGCTCAGCACACGCTCGCGTTCGCGCCGCGCCCGATCTTCTTTTTCGTGCCGGTTCCACCAACCAAAAATTTCTCCCTTTTTAACACCGGCTTCCTTTAATTCAGCAGGCGTAATCTGTTCATTAATCAGCGTGTGGATACCGTAATGGGTAAACAACATGCACAAAGTTGCTTTGGCAATCTTATATTCACGGAGCTCAAAAGCTGAAATACGAGTAGAGTCATCATAATAATAATCATCTGTACGGCAGGGCATGTTAGAGTCCTTTCACTTCCATTCTTTGTGATAACGGATTAGCGTCTCAACAATAACGCCAGCATCTACATTGCCCAGCGTATCGGGGTTGAGTATTCCACGTAGATATTCTGTAACACAGAGATTCTTGCTTTTGGCGTATTCAGTAGCAAGATCAACCAGCGTCTGCAAGCGTTTTTCGGTCAACAGCATAGCTCACCTCTGTAGCAATGTGAGCAGAATATAGCACCACTAAGCGCTGACGTCAACTAACAAAATTTTAATGGGATTTACGCCTAGAATAAATGCAGTGTCTAAACGTGTATTACCTGCCATTATCCATTCACCTTTGCGACCTTTTAACACAATGGGCATGGGAATTGGTGCATTGCTCTCAAATCCATGCACGATCCTATCTACATCTCTCGGTCTAACATAGCTGCCAACTAGAGATTTAAGGTCGTCTATATTACTGGTATGACTACGATTGGCTATACGCGAATCATGCTGGGGAGTTAGCGTGATAACTTCGGCTGATCTTAGAGCATTTGAGAAATCGTCAAAGGTATCAAAGATAGGGAAACGGAACCCCATACTGCTGGCACGACCTTGCCATTTGCTAGTTTCCTTCTTTTTGTATTCTTTGAAATCTGCCTGCATGGTTGCTTCATTTGGGAAGGACCAATTGGTGAAAGGCTCTTTCATTATCTCATTTATCAGCATACAGTATTTACACTGTTTTGTGTAATTGATTGTACGCTTTGTTGAGCATACGAATTACCCTGGGATTGGGATTGAAACGTTTTCTCAAATCTGTTCCGTGATAGCTAATGCCATATACTGTTCCAAACCAATGTGCGATAGCAGCACTACGACCAACTCCACTTTTGCAATGCGCAACCAAATTTATAGGTTGAGGATCACGGTGATGTTTGTCAAAGAATCTCAAGATCTTCTCTGCATCACTTAGATTACATATACGTTCTAACTCGTCTCCCGTATAGAACGCCTGCAAGTTGTCTGGTATCTCGTCAGGCCAATGGGATTTGACCCCATAATCTTCTTCGCAACGATCTTTGAAACACAGTGACAGCGAGTCTCTAAAACCTGAGAAGTTGGGTCTAGGATGCCGGCTGTTATAATCTAATATGCTAATCACTACGGTATCAGATGATGGTTGAATGGTGCTGGCATGCACCACTCCTGTATGCAATATATGAGTTATCATCCTACCGTATTGAGTTCCTTATTCTTCATGCTGCGACGGTGCTGTTCTCGATACAACACTGCCCACACATCTGCATATGCATCGTGACGCCAGTGTTCTCTCACACTGTCTTTGAAATTGTCATACTTGATATTAGCAACATGGTTAGCAATAACAGCAGCAACTTGGTTTCTGTCAACTTCTGCTCGATAGGCATAATCCCTGTTGGGCAACTGTACTTCAACTGCGTTTGGGAAATTCCTTTTGATATCGCCCGGAAATCTAGCCCTAACTAATAGCTTGTCACCCGAACCTCGGCTGGGATCTACAATACTGTAAAATGCGTCATTAATGAATACCCACACTTGATATTACCTCTCTACTGTTAGAATTAATGATAATTTTAATATGAAGCAATGTCAACTACCCCATATCAACTGAAACTGCACGCGATCTTCTGTACGAGAAAACCAAAATGATGCAATATTATTTTGATTGGGTTCGAGGTAGTAATATGAATCTACAGCCCAGTCGCCCTCAAAGAAATCCAGCCACCCTTCTGCTGCCTCCCAAATTGGATGCTGGCTTCGCTGTTCGCCTACGTTTTCCAAACACCACTTTTTAGCAGCTAGAATGTCGTTTTTCCTCCTATCAAAGTTGACAGACTGGCTTTTAACATATTTTATGAGACGACGGATTCGCTCTTCATCAGTTTCGTGCATGGGATCAGTTCTACTTCACGCAGCCTCTTTTGCTTGGAAGGCATTGGAATACATGCTTTTCCAATATTCCTTAGTAGGATGCTCGTATATAATCAACGGTACATCGAACTTCATGTGCTGTCCTCTTAACTATGATGAACACTAGCATCTGAATGTTAAGAGGTCAACCACGTATTATACAAAATTTTTTAGTATTTCATCTAACCAAGGAATTACATCTGCTAGTTGTTGATTTCTTATTGCATCCAAACGATAGGTTGAATCTGCTAGTTTAGGTAATAGGTTGGATTTATCCTCTAAGTTCATATAGTTGATAATACCAGAGTACGTGCTTTCAATTTCTCTAGATATTGTAATACCAAATTTACTTTTTACTCGATTGTAGTAATTTTCATAAGTTTTAGTGATTTTCTTTTTTACGTCTTTTGGTAGCACCTGTACGCTATAACGATGCGGACCGTCTAACATATGAAATACTGGTATATTCCCTATAATTTTATATTCCTTAGACAATAGCCAATCAGTGAAATCTAAAAAATGTAAAACATTATACACGCTCACTGTGGTGCTTATAGCGGCAGTTATATTTTGATTATCACTTGAATCTAATTTATTTAGATTTTTTTCTAATCTATCCCAGGTGCTTGGCGGTCTGAGATAATTTGCCATTTTGTCTTTACCATCGATGCTGCACCCAATAGATACATGTTTAAAATTTTTCCATAGGTTATAAAGTTTATCAGGTACAGCAAACATATTTGAATTATATTCAAGTTTGATATTATGTGCAGCACCTTCTGATATGCACAAATCTAACAATCTAAAATGTGCTTTGTTTATTGTTGGTTCGCCACCTGTTATATAAACAATTTCTGTATTATGTATATTTGATTTAAATTCATTCCAAAAGTTTTCATCTTCATACCATTTGAAATCATCAAAATTTACATCATAGGTATTGTTGTTATTGATTATTTTATAGTAATTTTCTCTACCATAAAACCAAAAATTATTTGAACCAGTTAACTTCTCATGGTCTTCATACCACAGCGAGCTATCACTTGCACTGCAACTTCTGCATTTTAGATTACAGAGATTTCCAAATCTTATATCATAATAACTAATTGGAAATAAATTTGGATCTATTTATCCATCTTGATCAGTATTATTGATCATATATTGTATATGATCGCTCGGTATTTGATTATTCATAAAAATTCTTTTCGAATTTAACCCGCTTGCTTCCTCCGTCCAACACAAATTGCACAAACTGTGTTGTTCTCCATTCAACATGCTTTTTCTAAGTTCTTTCAATATCTCATGGTTTCTAACATCATTCATGCTGGTGTTTTTAATATTCAAATAATCGTTGTTATCAGTATTTAATTTTCCAAAAGGATGATGTATCATCTGGCAACAGATTCTATAATCTCCGTTTTGTTGTAATGAAAGATGGTGCCACGGTAACGAACAAATAGTATTAGTCATATATTATCTCAACCTGTTGTTTGATTTATTTTCTATATGCAGCGTGTATAGTTTCTTTAGTTTGATTTATAGTTGTTTTCCAATCGTTAATATTACCTACATGAAAATATGAATCATTAAAACTCATATCTTTTCTTTCTCTTTCGATAGCATATATTTGTTTGAGTCTATCATCGTCTGTGTCATGTATTAGGTTGTGTTTGATATTAATTTTATAATTTCCGTTTGAATCAATTTTGAATTTTAGGTTACAGTTATATACTGATGCTAGATAATTACCAAACACAGTTAAATCTCTATTTTTATCGCAAGTAAATTCAAACTCACATTCACCAAAGTATATGTATAATGCGTAAAGGAATGCAAAATACTCATTCATAATCTTCTTGCTAAAAGTATCATTAGATACCCTATCTAACTTGACAAAATTTTCACATGGTATGTAAACGACCGACGTAGGTTTTGAAACTGAAAATGTAAAAAAGTCTTTAATTCTTTCATCTTTTTGGCCATCTACAATGATACCCGAAGTATGGTTTTCAATTAGTTCTAACCAGACATGTGTTAATTTAAGTCTTATAAATCTATGTAATTTTGTATTGTTATAATCACCAGTATACCAAGAGTCTAAAAATTTATTGTCCCAGGGTTTTTCTTTCCATTGTATATCATACAGTTGCCAATGTGTATGTGTATGACTAGATTCGGCAGGTCCAGCGGTGAAGCCGGGACTTATTGAGCTTATCCAATCCTTGCAATTATAGAGCAATTGCAGACTATGTAACCAATCAATTGGTTCTTCTGTGGGAAATCCCACAATCCAATTGACATGATTAAACATGCCAGCGTTGTGTCCGTCTCTAAGATTGTTTTCTATTTCCCAAATTTCTATTTTTTTACGCATATCATTTAGTACTTTTTGACTGCCAGACTCTACACCAAAACTTAAACAAGTACATCCGCTTTGATTTACACGTTTTAAGAAATCTGCAGTCATTCTACCATCACATCGAGCATAGCTATTCCAGTCAATCTTTAAATTTCTTTCTATTATCAAATCTACTACCTTTGAGAAATTTTTAAGATTTCCATTAACCAAACTATCAACAAACCAAAATCTTTTTATACCGTGTTTGTTTAGTTGATATTCTATCTCATCAACTACTCTTTCGGGTGACATACTGCGAAATTTCCAAAAATATGTTTCTGCGCAAAAACTGCATTGTGCAACACATCCTCGAGACGTTTCTATGCTAACGCCGTCCTGATGCAAATAATTATTTAAATTATAATCAGTATAGTCGGGATAGGGAAACTGATCTAAATTGAGTCGGCTTGCAGTAGACCCAATAGTTTTATCTATCGGATAAGTTGTTTGATCAGCTATTTCTTTTAATACATTTAATAGATTTTCTTCAGCTTCGCCCACAAATATATAATTAACCAATGAACGCGCCATTGACCCCGGCATTGTAGCGATTTCAGGACCACCTACTATTATACATACATCGGGCAATGCTAGTCTAATTTCTTTAATCAAATACCATGTTGCATATAAATTGGTATTGTATACACTAAATCCAATGACTTTTGGGTTTGAACTGACAATGTTTTTTATAGTTTCAAAAAAAAGTGACTCTAAATAAGGTAAAATATATTTTTCAAAATTTTGTTCATTTACCCAAAGAAAATATTTTTCAGATCTCCAAAAATCTTGATTGGTTTGCTTTAACAAATGATAATATGATTCTATATTGAGGTCATATACTTTAACACTGTAACCATCATTTCTCAAAAGCCCAGTTAATTTTGCTATGTTATACGGGGGAAATAAAATACCCCATGCAGGTGCCATTACCAAAGCTATTCTAAATTTATCAGTTTCGGCCCAAGGTATATCTGAATTTACTAATGTTAAATCATTTTTTAATTCGAAAGTACCAAGATGCGCTTCTGCATGTCCAATGGTCTTTTTAATATCATCTACTTTCTTTATATGTTCCATGATAATCTGATCTCGATCACCAGACATGTTTGGGCCTGCTTCGTCTTCAAGCTGTTTTATTTCGAGAAGTCGATTATATACTTCTAAACGATTTTTTTTAGTTTTCCAAAAGTTGTCGTTATTGAGGTTTGGAAATCTGTTGATTGCAACCATAACCCAGGAATGTAAGGCTCTTGGATCCAGCGCTGCGGCTTTTGCAACATCAAACTCTATGTCAGCAGTGCAATATAATTCAATCAACCATAGAGGACAATCGCTGTTGTTGAGTAACGATATTCGCTCAATATAATTTTCACAAGATTTTAATTTTTCTAAATAGATTTTATCTAATTCTGATTGGTTCATGTATCTTGACTCTTCAATAGTTCGAGTTGTGTGTTGTTGTAGTCAATAATATGACTACTATCGTCAATGCCTCTGATAGGAACAATACTAACAGTACCTTTTAAACGACCATTAGCTCCGGTATTTAATATATCAGTTTTTGATAATATTGTCTTTTTAAAATTAACTGCTTGTTCAACATATGCAGGCGGCGCCATTAATTTTATTTCTAGCCAATGATCGTCATCATGCTGATCGAAATGTTCGCATATTGCTTTTATATTGAGCAACATTTTATTTTCATCAGCAAATTCAAAATGAACACTGAGATTTATGCTGTTGACATATTCAACAGCCTTGCTCCAATATGTATTGGGTCTGCTGCCGTTGGTGGTTACCAATACCCATTGGTTTTTAGATTTTAGGTATTTCAAAAAATCTAAGAAGTTTGGATTTAGTGTAGGTTCGCCGCCGCCAAAGTTCCACCTTATTGATTCTCCTTTTGACCATTTGGCAATTATCTTATCTGCTGTATTAACCATTTCGTCTAGGGTTAAATGAGCACCGTCTCGATTGTGTACGCCCGACCAACAATAAGAACAGTCATAATTGCATCGCCTACCTAAATCCCACAATATTTGATAGGGTTTATGAAAATTTATTTCAATTCCTATGATGTCCTCTTTTGGAATATCTTTTACTAATTTATTTTTAGTTTCAGCTTGCCCCAGATCCCCTTTAAAAAATACAGGTAAATTATCTTGGGTTGGTTTTGATTTTGATTTAGCTAGAAATACATCTGCGCCGCACCCGCATGCTTGCCAAGGGCATTTAAACCAAGTAGTTGGTAATTCAAAACCTTCTTTGATATTTCCTAAAAACCCAGGATACTTTTCTTTATTTTCTTTTGTTGCAGGTACTAATTTTGCAAATGCAATATCACGTGCGTTAAACTTTTTGAGAAGATTTAACCATTTTTTGCCATCGCCTTGCCATTCGAGCGGTATATTTGGACCAAATGGGTCAATATATGGTTTAAAAGTTTTTTCCCATTCAGTACTATTAAACCTATCAAGTTTTGATCCAGCGGTATTGCATGTCCATACATTACCATCATAATCTATGTATAAACCACTTATACCGGCACTGCAATGCCATCCTTGCCATTCGTTGAGATTATTTGCTATGGTTTCATCTACACTTAGTCTTATGTAATATCCGTCTTTGTCGTAATGCCTAACTTGTTTATTGGTATTAGACTCATCTAGCGAAATTAATTGTCTCATATAATTTTTTCCTTGGTACTCATGATATCATAGTTACAATGACACATGGTCTTGTCGCAAAGTATTGGATTCGTTGGTAGCTGGAGATCATTATCTGTTATGCGACCTATTGGTTTCCCTACTTTGCACCAACCTCGATGTACACTACCGTCCATATCTACTATTAACTGTTCAACTCCGGCATAACAATTCCATCCAGACCAATCGTTTGTATTAGTTGATATGAATTTATGTGCGGGTTGAACCTCTGAGGTTCCATCTGAATTTACTTTTTTCATTGCGCCGCGGTAGAATTGAAAACTTTTAGTAAACTTAATATGTCTGATTATTAATTTATATTGGTTTGTTAATATATCTTTCTGCTCTGGTGTATAGTCAAAGAGTTTATCTCCAAAGTCATGTATTAGAGGTTGTAATGCCATGCTGATATTACCTAAATCTTTTACAGTGTTTGCTACATCATAACAATAATCAAACTTAGATGGACTCATCATGATGTTAACATGTACTCGCAACTCGTTGTGTAATATCTTAACTACTTCTACAAAATGATCTTTGTCAGTAAACTCAGGATGAAAACTGAGGCAAACATGATCAAAGAAATGTTTGTTTTGTTCCCAATAACGCAGAGTTCTAGAGCCATTTGATATCATACCAACCTTAATGCCAAGTTCAGTACAATATTTGCATATGTCGATAAAATGCTTGTAAACAGTTACTTCGCCTCCTGTAAACTCAAAATAAATGTTCTTGTCGTTGTGTGTTAGTTTTACCTTATCTATAAAATTCTTTATGGTGTCTGGTTCGGGCCATTTGGTTGAACCATCGTGTAATCCAGACGGGCAATAACTACAAGAGAAATTACAAGTGTTACCGAGACACCAGTTAACTACAAACCAATTTTTGCTATCTGGATTAGAATGTTCTAAGCGAATGTATTGATGATCAATCATGATAAACCTTATAGACTATAATAGTTTAATTATAAACTTTTAGCCGATATATTTGCAATTATTTTACAGCAATGAATAGATAAATAATCTAACGAGACATTCGCCGCGGAGATCAAAATGGCAAACGATATACAAAATGAAGCTGAAAAACCAACCGATGTCAAAGACAAGACTGGTATCGATTGGGATAACATCTTTGATGAGCCCGCTGGCGGAGAGTTGAGCACTGATACTAAGAGCAGCTCACTGAAACCATCTGCAGGTGCTGCAGAAGTACCTCATATGAAGATAGGCAGTGCTGCAGATACAGCAAAGGCAACTGCAAAGATGTCACCTACTGATGCAATGAGAGACATGATGAGCAGAATCAATGTGCCTGTAGATGATACGGGTGTAGATGAACCGACTGATAACCTACCTTCTACACAACGCATTACACCGGAACATTTACCAGCAGTAATCAGCAGAGAGATAGCTATGACTGATCCACATGCTGTAAATCCAACTTGGCATACCGTGGCCAACTTACCTGGTAACATGTCAAGAGCTATACTTACACTAGGTAAGGCATTGTTCCGCGCATTTACTCGTACACCTACTGAGGATATTGTGATGATAGGCAATGTTGGCGGACAGGGTCCTAACACCACCCGCGAAGTTCGATCAGTTGCAAATTGGGTAGTTGAGCACGGTCGTCCGGTTGACACAGCCAGCATAGATTTTGGAGCAACTATACCCGGATACAGGGCAGACGTCAAACACTATGTGGTTGGCGGTATTAGATTCAAGATCGTTAAAGATCAGTTTGGGGATTACATATATTGTTGGCCTGAAGCCGATAGCATAGGTGCTACACCTCAGATAGGTAATAAAGCTCCCGCTCAGGAGCCAGTTAGGCGCCCAAGCAGGTCACTTCCTCGTCGTTGATTTAATTAGACTGGATACTTGATAGGGGCATTGGCACCAACGCGCTTCTTCCATGTGTCAATGCCTTCTAGATCTACTACTGTTTTGGCTCGCTTGCCGTGTAGCATAAAGCTACCCAATTTAATTGCAGCAGTGGTCTTGTTGTGTAGATATTCGTCAACTAGAATATTGCCGTCAATTTCCCATGCATCAAAATAGGTATCAATTTCACTAGCAGTATCGCAGACTATGAGTACAGTTTTGACTCTCTTTTCATTTTTAATAGCTTCTGAATCAAACTGATATGATGCATTAAGATGACTGGTAACTGCAACTTTGCTGGCTTTCGAGTTGCATTTTCCGGTATACAGTCCGCCTCTTACACCTTTCCAAACCTTTCTGCTATCAATCTCACTGGTCTTAAGTTCAATTTGAATTTCTTCGTCATTGGGTGTGATCTGATAGGCATCAGTACCGTTAGCATTGATGCTGGCTAGTGCGCCAATAAACGCAGAAGGCAATATATCATGAGCATTACGGATCATTACCGAACTGTGCAACTCTCCCGGACCAGTTGTCATTGTATATAGGTTGGGTAGGATGGTGATCAACTTTTCTCGCTGATCAAGTGCCTTCTTCAACACTGCAGTATTGTGCCTAATACGCCGGCGAAATGCTCCATATTTCATATCACATCCTATCTCAGTGCGTTTATGATTAGCCATAATAACATCGCACAGATTTAAGTCAACCAATAGATATCTACTATTATAAATAAAGTATGATTAAATTTATCACAATGATGCTAGCTTGCTTGTCTCTAGTTTCATGCTCTGACACGATAAGCACCATGAGCAATCAACGGCTTTCAAGTGTAGTTTTGGTGAGTAATCTTCCACCAAATACTGATGATAAATTACCAGCGGTTCCCACGCCTAAAAAAGAAGAACCCATAAAACCAGATGCCGATAAAGATCATAATAATGATAAAGATAATGATCCCGACCATCATTCCAGTTTGGGTACTGGATTTATAATAGCTCCGAACATAATCGTTACCAACAATCATGTTATTGCAGGTAAAGACCGCAAGATAAAGGTAATTGGTTATGATGATATGAAACCCTATAACGCGACTGTTATAGCAACTGATGCAAACGCAGACATTGCTGTAATAAAGATTGATGAATGGGATGACTTTGTGGCAGTTGAGCATCCAACTATATTGTCGTGGGGTAGTAGTAGAGCGTTGAATGTTGGCGACATAGTATGGAGCATAGGACACCCGTATGGACTATCTTGGACTGTAGCACAGGGCATCATTAGCAATAAGCTTAGACATGATGATGACAGTCCTGAATATTATATGCAGACCACAACTCCGATATATCCGGGCAACAGTGGAGGACCTCTATTTGATAGCAGAGGAAATGTGATAGGTATTAACACAGCTATTTTTGGTAGAGAAGGATATTTTGGCCTTATTATACCAAGCGATTATGCCAAGAAGGTAGTAAATGACCTATTAGATGGCGGCAAGATCAAAGTTGGTAAGATAGGGTTGCTATTAGGTCCCAGTAAAGATCAGCATCATATTGCTGTTTCAGCTGTATCTAAAAATAGCCCGGCTGTGGCTGCAGGGTTACTACCAAATGATGAAATAATTGCAATAAGAACTCCTGCATCAAATCGACAGTGGGTAGATGTAAAATTACCAGAAGAGTTAATTTACGAGACGCAATTAACCAAACCAGGCGATACCGTAGAACTCAGTGTATTGCGCGATGGCGAACACAAGGTGTTTACATTTAAGGTTATTGATCCTTCTGGCCTTTAGGAACTAGCAATTGGTCTGTGAAATCATACAATTCTAAATTCCCAGAAACTTGATTGCCTTGACCTTCTTTGCCGTTCTTATTAGTTTGTTTTGCATTCTGCAGCTGATTATTGGATTTCTTTCTAACCAACGTGGGTTTTCCTGTGGTAGCTAATTGATTCATAGCTTGCCTTAGGTCTGTCTCAGACTTTGGATCATACGGTACTGCAAACATGATAGGACCAGTTTTGGTAATTAGCAGAACTGCTAATTCCTTTTGATCCCCATTTTTAAATTCAGCATATCCAGCTAGCGTTCCAGTAATTTCATCGTTGGTAAATTTGGGAGTTCCCAATAGACTGTTACTTACCATTATGGTTTGATAGCAAGCGGCAAATAAAATAGGTATAGCTATAGCTTTGGATTTCCAATTCCATTTGCATCCTACAGTTACAACAGCGGCATACATCAACTGAATTAACCAAATTGCCAACAGGAACTGCACTTCATGTAAGGATAATAGCCAAAGCATTATTGTTCTCCGTGTTGTTCGTAAGGTGGGGAGCCAGGCAATGTTGATGAATTAGGCGTAATAACGCTATAGACAAACGGTATTAATGTATCATCAAAGTTAGAAACATTGCAATCTTCATCAAGATCAAAGCTAAATGCGGTGGATTCTTGACCGTTTACTTTAATGTCAAGTTGCGCTGTGTGTATTGTCTTGTAGCTAGGTGGCAAGATTATATCAACTGTTGCAGCAACAGGTAGACCTAGATCTAGATGATATGCATGCACATTAACAGTTACCCTAGTTTTAGTGCATTCCTTAAATTGTATTATCTCATCGTTACCAAAGGTAGTCTTATAGGTACCATCAGCCATCTTGACCTTGTTACTTGCTGCACCGCGGCTATCATGATCCAACCACATGTTGCTGCTATCAGTTTGTCTAAAACTCACAATGCTAACTGGATTGTCAGTTCTAGCCCACAAGTCTAAGTCAGTATTGCTCTTGGGATCCCAACTTAGATGTATTATGAGTTTGCCTTTTGGAGTTAGTCCAGATTTGTCATTGGTACTTTCCTGTACTTTGATCAGTACCATAGCTAACATAAACATGGCTGTAAAAAACATCAGCATGTTTACGCATATGTCAACATAGCCAAGTAAGCTACCATGTCGAAATTTATTCCTCATGGTATATGATTTCCAACTGCAATCTCAACAGTAAGCTACTAATCAAGCCCAGTAGTGTTGTGACCATTGTGGTACCAACACCCGTCACAATGAGATTGAGAGTCTTCTGTATGCTAGAAGGATCGGATGTGTTAATACTGGTTAATCCGTCGCCAGTCATCAGCAAGAATCCTGATACCGATCCTATCATTCCCAAAGTAAACATAGCATCAGCTATAAACCAAAATTTGTTCATGATGTTTTGGCTAATTGTTGGTTGCAATGAGCACCAACCTATAGCTAAACTAGTGCCAGCTGTTATAGTACATATCAGCCAGCTTATCTTTGTAGCATCTTTGGAATTCATTGTTTCCCAAAGATTGAAATTCTGAGCGAGTAATGCTGCAAGTACCAAGCAGCACATCGTGATAACCCAATAGAGGAATCTGTCTTTGTCTGTCATCATTTATTTAGTAGAGTGTTAATGATCTACTGATCATCACCCTACTGTGAAACGGATGACAGTACTGGTGTTACCGTCCAACCATACGTTCAACCTGCGAGGTTCAACATCAATGTTGTCTACACCATCGGGTATAATGTTAGTGTCATATCCATTTTGGGCGGCCCACTGATTTATAGCATCCTGAACCTGACCTGGCCAATATTGTCCTATAAACTGTTCTAGATAAGTCATAGTAACTCTCCTCTAATACACAACATTAGTTATCAGAGGAGAAGGTAGGTATGATCAAAAGATTAACAATTCGCAAATCCGTTGTCCAATAACCATTGTTTGGTTAAGAGATCTTCCATCACACAACGCTGAAATATCAGCACAGCTCGGTTTTTGGTCTTGGTATCATATTCCATTCCAAAATCGTCATTGCCCCATACTGCAACACGATACATTCCGTTGGACAGTTTGGTTATACCAACGCTGACATATTTTCCTGTATATCTAACGTCATCTGCTATGCGATAATTTCCATACCAATCTTCTGCAACTTCTTTGAATACTGTGATCCACTTGTTGGTGATCTTCATAACCGATCAACTCCACCACTGCGCAACTACGGGTCGCAACTGGTTTACACCTTCATTGAACATAATCCCATGTTGAGTCAAATACCATCTAATCTCGCTGGGAACAGCGGGTATCCAATTGCTGTGTTGATTTAGCCTAGCGGGCTCCCATTTTAAGGGATTACCGTTAATGTCCATAATGTCATATGAAAATGGATGATGTCCGTATTCTGTATAGATTGTAAAATCTTGCGGACCCTGTGCAGAACTTCTATCGCCTGAACCAGATCTCCACTGTTCAAATGCATAATCTAGCTCATCATCCCAGCGATACCACTTCTTACGAAAGTACAAATTTGGAAAGAAGATGATGTCTGTTGTTTCGTCGGGAGTCGTTACAGTAACAAATAGATCTTCTGCCTTTCCAATTGTGCAGGGCTTGTTAGAAACTCTCGTGAAATCTTCTGCCAACAATCTAGTTTGAAGAACTGGGGCGGGCTTTACTCCGTCGCCGTAGAACAATGCTCGATATAGCTTGTCGTCTACTGTGAGATCTGCATCAGTGAGCTTTTCGAAGGCATTGTATAAGACGTTAAGTACCCCGTCAAGTACATCATCGTTATCTTTGGGAAGGATACACACGTCTTTAAATTGTTCATATGGCATACCATATCCCATAGCACGATTGATGCGATAGCTCACGACGGTTGTTCCTCAAGCTGTCAAACGGTAAGGCTTATTCCAACGGCCAATGTTGATGTCAACATACCAGCCAACATCATGAATATCGTACTCAATTTGGCTCTTGTCCCAATTGCCTTCCATCATAGCAGCATACACTTCGTCGAGGCACTTGCGAGCAACATCAGAGAAATGATCGCGATAGTGATAGCAGTTGACGTTGAGGTAACCATTGGGCTTGTGTCCTAGATGGCGACTGGCACCCATAGTATCAGCATAGTTGCTGATGAAGTCAATTGATCCTTCGCTGATATTCAACACCAGCGTCATGTGATCTCGTACAGCAAGCGAACCCTTGATGCCATAGCGTTTGAGAATCTCCTTGACCTTGGGAGCAATATGTGTCTTGCGTTCTTGATTCATGTAGGCCATTGTGGTTCCCCATGCATTGCTTATTCCGTACAATAGCATCTATACAAAGATTGTCAACCGTTAATTTTGCAAAATTTTTATGTACTATTTCAAAATGTTATATAGTGCAAATTCAAAACAATAGCTGCCCTTGGGCAGCTATTGCATTTTGGTAATTTTACATTGATACTGAGTTAGAACGTTCGCGGATTTCAGCCAGTGTCCACTCCTGCTGTAGATCGCCGTTGCGCCATACTTGTAGCAACTGATCCCTCCATGCATTGCCCTCTCGAGACACTGTCTGCCAACCTTCGCCGTCGTTGATCAGTGCCAACTGCCCGCGCTTGCTGGCCTTGCTGTGGTCTCCCGCAGGATCCTTGAACACTTCTCGCCAAGTACCGTTGATCATCACAGCACTGCACTTCATTGCAAACCTTTGACTGTCGCGATTGACCTGCTGTAGCAAGCCACCACCCATACCAAATGCAATGTTGTCTGCTGCAAATCCAGCAGCTAGCAAGTTGTCTAGGATAACAGGTAGAGTATCTGGTGTGATACCGTCTCCCTGGATTACCCTAACACACCCGGGCAGCACCTTGTAACCCTTGCTGTTGACAGTATAACCAAACTTGTCAGCAAGAGCAGCAACTACGTCTACTGGCACTGTGAGAGAATTGCCGGAGTCAGGACGCACAACCACTGTGGCACCGGATGCAACGACCTCATCACGGAGTACACCGCCCCAGATATTGCTAGTAGCATTCATGATGTCATAGCTATCGCTGACCACTGCCACCAGTGAGCCCGGCCGGGCAAACTGCTTGAGCATGTTGCGATATGCATCTACTTCATGTTCACGACCCCAACTGGTAATGGTACTGTGTTCAGCAGCAGGAATACTAAACGCAGCCATTGGCTCATGATAGTACTTGCGTGCTGCTAGTACCCCTGCAACCGTGTCTGAACCCATGAAGTTAACCAAATGTGCAACACCGCCAATAGCCGCCGATTCCTGACTGCTAACACCACGGGCGCCAAAGTCATGCAGCTTGAACACTACCTGAGCTTGATCATCACTGCTCTTTTCCAGTGCAGCCTTGATGATCTGCTTGCAGTACCAACTGTTGGTAGCAACCGTAGTTGGGTACCAAACAGCTCGCAGCATTGCAGTTTCAAGGAAGCCGGGCAGCCACCAGCACTTGGGATCTGTGTTGACAATCGTAGCCAGCACGTTCTTGACTGGTACCACAGTACCTTCGGGAACTGCATTGATCACAACTGGCAAATGTCCGTTGTGCTTTTCTAGGATATACTCCCAGCCTTCGCGATAGAATGGTTCTCCGTGTGCTGCCCAAAATTCAGCCGCCTCTTCGATATCCGCGCGAGTGATCGGGTTGCTGAGATATTCCTTCAACCACATCTGCAGCCCAAAGAACACTGTGCGGTCAAAGCGGCCGCCGCGTGATTCAATGTAGCTGTAAACATATTCAGTGCCCGGTGGGTACTGGAATGTGTGGCTTGGCTTGTAACTATCTGTATTCAAAAGTAAGTTCTTAAACATTGTAAATCTCCTTTACATCATATTGCAGTGTAGGGTCTATCCCATATACTGACCTGAAATTATTAATTTCAGGATTTATTATGTCATAATGTATTTTCATTACTAAATACATTATGAATTACTATGGATTTATCTATATTACCAAAAATCATATTAACGGTAAAAAATATATCGGGCAGCGTGTTTATAACGGTCGATGGAAATATTATCTTGGTTCGGGTAAACTTTTGAAAAAGGCCATCAAAGCATATGGTTCTGAAAACTTTTCCAGAACTATAATCTATGAAGCCATTGACCTTGCTGATCTTAATAGAGCTGAAAAGCATTATATTGAATTTTATAATGCTGTTTCTGATCCCAATTGGTACAACCTCACTGATGGAGGTAAAGGTAGTATTACCAGAGGGTTTGCAGGTAAAAAACATACCCTTGAAACAAGAGAGAGAATGAGACAATCTCAACTTGGGCATCCTGTATCTGATCGTACCAGAAAGGCGGTTTCTTTGAATGGTAAAAAATCGTCTAAAGATCCGATTGCACGGGCTAAGCAAGCTGCTTCTATTAGTGGTGCAAAACATTTCAGGGCTAAGTCGATTACCATCGATGGTATCGAATATCCAACTTATTCTGCCGCTATGAAGGCCGGTTATACATATAAACATATTATTTCTCTCAGATCAACGCTGTAAGGCAATCAATTATATCTTTGTGATCTTCGAACATCATTTCGCGCTTAACTTCTGCAAGAGGAACCCAACGAGCCTTTTCAGCATCATCTGACCCCTTGACTTGAGGTAGAACTGTGTCGGGTGCTAGGTTGATCAGATGCGCATGTGTAATGGTCCTGCCGCGGCTACTGCGATAGGGATCATCAAACACCCTGTTTGCAACAATGCTGCCTCGAAGTACTGGCAAAGGTACCTTGATCTTAGTTTCCTCCCGCAGTTCCCTGAGTACACCATCTTCAATGCGCTCATTAGCATTGAGGAAGCCACCCGGCAGCGCCCACAGCCCCTTACCGGGACGAGCCTTGCGCTTGACTAGCAAGATGTGTCCGCTCTGCACAACAACAGCATCTGTAGTCACAAACGTTGGTGCATATGGAGCAGCAGCCCACGCATTCTTGTAGCTCTGCACAAACTCGTATTCTTCAACAATGTTCTTGAATACTTCGGTCTTGTTGAACTTAGCCAAGAACTTGCTAACAGCTGGTGTCAGATGCCGAGCTTCAATTCTAAGGAAGTAGTCGCTGTCCTTGCTGAAGTACCAATCTCGAATGTTGGTAGCAGCCAGTACAAATTCCTCATTGACGTAACCTGGGACGTTGACTGACTCCCACTGTGGGAATAGCTTGAGATAGTAGCTGGAATTGTCCTTGCTATGTCCGATTAATGCGATCCTAGGATATCTGCCAGTATGCACGATATTGGGACCAAACTGGTCAACCACTACATTAGATACCAGATGTTGTACATTCTGTACCCACTGAGAATCGTTGTAGATAGTATCTTCTAGGGCTAGAACCGTGATGCGATCGCGCTGGCTAGCAAAACTTTCTAGGATCATTTCCTTGCGCTCTTCAAAGAGCCAAGGATTGCGATAGCTGCGAGGCATATACGACGATCCAACCAAGATGCATACATGATCTGCTCGATCAAGCGCACTTTCAATAACGTGACAGTGTCCTAAATGTAGCGGTTGAAACCTGCCGATGAATACGGCAATATCATAAGTGTGTGTCATAGTAAATCCTACTACGTATTTTTGAGCGGACGGTCTATCCATCCACAACATATTTATACAACAGATGACACAATAATGCAATAGGTTATTTTAAAATAAATAACTGTGCATGCGATTAAAAGAATTTTACCAAACTGATCAATTATTAGAATCTGCATTAGATGAAGCTATGCCCAGTTGGATGAAAAAGGCTGCGGTAATAGGTGGATTATCTGGTGCATTTGGTGCAACTGTAGCATTGAATCCAAATACTGGAAAGGTGCCAACAGAACCAACGGCTATTACTCAACAGGCTGCAGATAAAAAACCTGTTGCGCATGTACAAATTCCAAGTATACGCAATAGAACCTATGAAAGAATCTTAAGGAATATTGCCATTCGCAACGGTATAAAAGGTACAGAATTGGCAGCGTTTATGGCACAATGCGCGCATGAGACAAGTGGATTTAGTACTTTGCGAGAAAAGGGTACACCCGAATATTTCGCAAAGAAGTATGATATCAAGTACAATCCTGACAAGGCAGAAGAGCTTGGCAATACTAGAAAAGGCGACGGTATTAGATACAGAGGTCGCGGATTTATACAGATAACCGGTCGCGATAATTATAGTACGGCAGGAGATGAACTCAACTTACCTCTAGAGTTACATCCAGATCTAGCAGAGAAAAATCTAAGAGTTGCAGCAGAAGTATCAGTTTGGTATTGGCTAAATCATGTTAGACCAAATGTCAAAGACTTTACTGATGTCAAGAATGTAACCAAGTTCATAAATCCCGGTATGCTAGGCTTACCAGAACGTACTGAATGGTTCAAGAAATATATGGGTCTTGGCTAACTTCATCTGGTTCTAGTAGGTTGCTATATTTCCTAAGCTTTTTGTATTTGCTTTCCATAGCTACATCTAGTTCTGTTTTGGTGTAGCCCATCTGCGCATTTACTATGCTTATCATAGCAAGAACATCAGCAATCTCTTGCATCATCCTATATCTAACGGTAGGAAGCTTGCCTTCGTGTGTATCCATCTCACCAAATCTAATCATCTTGCTGGCAATTTGGATAAGTTCGGCACATTCTTCCTGTAAAATATCCAACGCTTCCAGTTTAGCATCATCAGAAGTTTTAGCGATCATGTGCTGTACTCAACTTGGCAAATTCTTCACTAGCACGCCTACGAGCAAGTTCTGCCAGTACCTCATCAAGATGTACGGGCGCATAGTTGGTGTGCTCAACGCACATATTCATATGTCGAATACTAGGGCTAGGTTGCTGATGAATATGTCCGTGCAAATTAAACGTGATCTTAAACATACTATCTTCTCGCAACGGTACATGACTGCAAACAAAATCATACTCTTTGAAGATGCGCCACATGCTGATCTTCTTGAAATGATTAATTAAATCACCTTTAATAATGTCGTGATTACCAAGAATCAGTCGCTTGCTTCCATTTAACTTGCTTAGGATTTTATGGTTAGCGGTGCTATCAAACCCAACATCACCAAGATGATATACTCGGTCGCTGGGTTTGATTCTTTCGTTCCATCGAGTGATCATGCAGTCGTCCATTTCCTGAACAGAATTGAACTTGCGGATCTTGTCACCCTTCTCATCAACAAAGTTGAGAAAATTAGCGTGAGAAAAAGTGTGTGTCACTAATGAACCAAATGTTTTCACTCATGACGACCTCCTTTCTTATAAAAGATATACTCAGATTTAGACCACCTAAATCCTTCTTTGTACTTTTTTATTAACTCGATAACTGAATTATGCTCGAACCAATTTCCATCATAATTGTAAATTTCTTCAAATAACATGTCAAGCGATATATCAGACTTCGATCCTTTCCTGGCATTTTCGCCGTGTGTTATTATTTTGCAGTTCGCGGGATGTCTTAATATTTCCGGATACACACCTAACGTAAATCCGTCAACCTTTGTAAATAAATGATCTCTCACGCATCCCTTGCTGTTTTTAGTTGGATGAAATACCTTTTTCTCATTTAACAACTTTAACTGAGCAGGATCCGAAATTAAATTCCACATAGGTCCCGCCCAATAACACTCGCGTTTGTATATTACAAATGCATCCAAATCTTCTAAAGGTACCCAACGTTTGGATTTTTCCATAGATTTTCTAATTTTTTCTTTAAATCCTGGTTTCTTAAACTTTTCGGCAGATTTTTTACCTATTAGTTTTCTAGTTTCATCAGTTGGATAATGCCTATAACTGTCTACACTGCGATGATCATGCATAGCAGATATTCTTTCTTTTGAGAACTTTTTACCTCGATTTGCTGTACCTGCATTAAATCGATAAACATCGTCTACTTTAGATTTAATTAGATTAGACTGTTGCAGTTTTTCTTCATCTGACCATTTATATCCAAATCTACTGTTCAATGGTCCCGGCCGCGATTTAGCGGCATTACCGCATGCAGCCGAACAATAATTTTTTAATTTAATTGAAGATTTAAATTTTTTTCTCCTATATTTCCACATTTATCACAAATAAATTTAATAGACATAAAACCACCATGATTAATAGTTGTAGTGTATTTAGTCTTATGTCTAATATGTGTTTCTGATATTAACAAGTCATGGGTGCAACTGAAACTTTCCAACAATGTCAACAAGCTGACTCTTCATACCAAAGATATATGCAGCGGTATGTTCTGCACGAAAACACATGAACTTATCATTTCCAATATCAACAGGATTTAGCGTATGTCGGATATTTTCAATTAGACCAACAATTTCACCGTCTACAACATAAGGATAAGTTGGGTCAGTAACTAGATCGGCAGGGAAACCATTCTTTAACGCATGGTCGTGAGCATCACAAACTTCTGACCACGCACCTTTGAGATTGATTTGTGTGCCAAATCCGTGCTCAGTGCTGTCCATCCATTCCTGTACAGCAGGATCAAGCTTCTTGCCCTTGAGCAGCTTCTTGACTACATTTTCATGCACAAATGCGTTAGCAGCGTGACCGCTATGTGCAGCCATTTTTCCTGAAGATGACCCTAAACTTGGCATATCACTTCTAACAAATACGTACAATACTGGATAATCTTTTTTCATTTCTTGCATTATAAATTATTTCCTCATTGTATTCTAGACAACAATAACACCAAGTTTCAATAGTGTCAACCCCAATTGGTCTTTTGACAATTTTCAGCATGATCTACATATCTTGGATGCCACTGCGAAGTCTGTTCTGTAACATAATCTGGATACATCAGTTTCCATGTTATTGTGTCTTCTGCACATTCAAAATTTAGAACCAAATATCTATGCTGTATCTGAGACCATTTTTTATCCCAAGTATTATTAGTCATGTCAGCATTCCAACACCACACATGTGACATATCTAGTTCACTAACGATTACGTCACCTAGAGCTCGCCTTTCCACAAACTTACGTAAATCAATCATGATTTCATTGGTAATTTTTTATCATCAGTATCTAGATGCATGTATATTTCATAAGGATATGTTTCTTTGATATCAAACTTCCAATAGCTATGATATCCTGCTATCCATCTAGCATCTTTAAAATAACAAGTGGGATTTAATGCATTATCACCGTAAAACTGATTTTTAAATAACAATTGAGGCATTTTGTATCACCGCAAAGTATATGATAACTTATTATACCTTTGGGATGATATAAGCTGTCAACCTTATTGGTACAGTTGATGAGGTTCTATATAGCACTTATGGGCATGCCCTATGCGACGTTTCACACCGGCAGTGTCTATAATATTGGTAACAATATGTTCCGGTACATTTGTTTCGTCTATCAACTTACCTAGATTTTCTAAAGTACCATAATCCCAAGATTTCAACATATTCTCAGGTGTAGCTACACCAATCCAATCACATATCCAGGGAGGATTATTGTGCGGGGATACGTAGTGTTCTTTGTCAAACCATTGTTCTAATTTATCACCAAATAGCATGTTCATATCTGTACGACTGTGTATGATATAGTCATAATCGGCTGCACCTGTTATCACTTTAATAGCAGTTAAGCTTTGATAATACATTCTAAAGATATTGCTCACAGGATAAACACCATATGTTTCGCGCTTCACATACTTGCGCATGAATTCTTCCGTTGTCGGCTATTGAACAATAATGTTATCATATATCTTGTTGTTGACTAGGTCACTGGCATGGTGTTCTTCGTGAGTCATCCAAGTGGCTAGATATGTATGTACCTCGTGACCTGAAGATCTAACATCTTCCATACTTTCAAGAGTTAGCTCTTTAACCTTGTTTGGATTTGGTCGTATTGGGCCTCTAAACAACAGTGCTATTTTCATTTTTATTATTCTCTGTTTGTTTTTTAATATTTAAACAGAGAACAAATATGGTAAACAATAGCTATATGGTCAGTGATTGCGCATCGGATCCAAATTCCATGCTATATATGGTGCGGTTCTAACCTTTATACCTGCTTCATCTATCATATTCTGTAAAATAGCTTCTGGCTTATCGGCAGATTCTATTAGTCGTTTGAAATTACTCATATCCCAATAATCCCAAGCTTTATGCATGATATGTGCAGGAGCTATACCAAATTGGTCATTCATAAACGGATTAGGATGCACATGTGGTGCTACATAGAATGTGGGATCAAACCATTGATTAATATGCTCACCTAATATCATTTGTAAGTCTGTTCGAGTATGTACGATATAGCTATATGTGTCTGCCTTAGTAATTAAATCTAACGCTGTCTTAGACTGATAATACATCTTAAACACCGGTTCAATATCGGCACCATTCGGCAACTTCGTTAACGACGTGCAACGGCCCCAATGCTCTGCAGTTGGTGCAGTCTGCATGATTACGTTGTCAAACATATCTAATGCCAATAATTCTGCTGCATTGTATTGCTTCCAGGTTCTCCAAGTAGCCAAATAAGTATGTATCTCTACATTTTGAGCACCTGCAAAATGACTCATGAACTCTTTAACTCTATCTACTACTCTGCTGGGATTTGGCCTAACAGGACCTCTGAACAATACCGCAATCTTTACACTCATGATATACCTTCCTAATTGGAATTAAGAAACAACAAATCTTTTTTCTAATACTTGTCTGATGCTCTCAGCTAAGTCATCGTCATATGAAGAATCTTTTTCATTAAGTTGTGGTAAGTTCTTGAGAGCCCAACTATAATAGTCGTTATCTAGATCTTCTAAACGTTGACCTTTATGCTTGCCAAACGGCCACGTCTTAACAGGTATGTGTCCCCAACACAACTCGTTTAGCTGAACACCTATATCTTTAGATTGATCAATTTGACCATTTTTGATAGCAATATCTATCAATCTATCTAGCAATTTTGCGCAAACCAAAGTATCTGCATCTGCTCTATGTACACCAACTGTATCGGCTATTGGCAGATCTAATTTATATCGTAGGTAACTGAGACCATATTGTATGTCATTAAACTCATGCGATAGTATCTGTTTGCTCAGTCTCCATGTACATATCCATCGAGATTTGTCTGTACATAACGCCGCATCCTCTTGTCTATCAATACGGCTAAACGCAGTCTTCAGAGCTATCATATCATAATCTGCATTATGAGCTACATACCATTTTGAACGAGGCCAGTTTAATATATTTTTAACTGCTGTTGCACTGCGATCAAATGTTGAAAGACCATGTATCATACGATTTGAAATGTTGTTTTTTGCACTGGCTTCTGGTGGTATACCTTTGTGAGCACCTAGCAACATGCTACTTGCTTCCCAGTTGCCATCTTGCCATAGCGTACCAGCTACTTCAACAATTTCGCAAAGGTCTGGTAATAGATTAGTAGTTTCAGTGTCTAGTACTGTTATCGATCGTTTGAATATTTCTATCTGATTCATATCACTAGTGTAGTGCCAGCACCTGTGAAAGTAAATCTACAATAATATCCGTCGTCTGTATTTGAAATATTCTGTATATTAAAATAATAGATTTGAGCAGGATTTATTACATATGCTGTGTTTGCATTTTGTATTAAATTTGGTGGCAATCCAACTGCATAAAAGTCCCAGGTATTTCCTGCATAGGTTAAATGTACATTTTGTCTTACACCGTACGCTGACGGAAGAACATTGCCGCCGCTTGGATCAGGACTTAACCAAGCTCTTAGAGTCCATGCTTGATGTCCTATCCAGCCGTTATGTATAGCGGCTATATTAACTTGTTGATATTCGTTTAGTTGAACAGGCCAGCACTGTGTCTGACTGCGGGGTATAGCATAATTATGGTCAGGGCTATAATCAGTTCTAATAGTTACGCCATAAGGTAAAGGCCAAACGCTAGGAGCAAGAGTCATGACATATTTATCTGAATCTCATTGCGCAATATCTAACATAAATATGGATACCACCAGACAAAAGTGACATCATGAGCGTTTACACATATCCGGTTATAAATCAAATGGGACCAACTGGTCCGCAAGGTCCCGCAGGAGGTCCAACTGGCCCGACTGGAGCAGCAGGTTATGCTGTTAATACGGGCGCAACAGGGCCAACTGGAAACCGAGGTCCGTCTGGTTCAACTGGCCCAACAGGCGCTTATGGCCAAATAGGTTCTACCGGTCCAACCGGTCCAACGGGAATACCAGGAACAGCAGTTAACACTGGTGCAACAGGTCCTACAGGACCCGCAGGAGGTCCAACCGGTCCAACGGGAATACCAGGAACAGCAGTTAACACTGGTGCAACAGGTCCAACAGGTGCAACCGGACCAATTGGGCCGTTTGGACCAACTGGTATAGGTAAAACTGGACCAACTGGCGTTACAGGACCAACTGGTTCAATTGGTGTTACAGGTCCTATTGGTGTTACAGGTCCAACAGGTATTATAGGTCCGCTTGGTCCTATGGGTAGTACCGGTCCAACTGGATCAATAGGTCCAACAGGATATCCAGGTGCTACAGGTGCACCGAGCGTTGTTACTGGTCCTACTGGAGAACAAGGATATCCCGGGCCAACTGGACCCGGCGGACCGACCGGTCCTTTTGGTCCGACAGGTGCAGACGGAACTGCAGCTAACACTGGTGCAACAGGTCCAACAGGACCTGCTAACGGCCCTACCGGTCCTACAGGAAGTCAGGGTATAGCCGGTACTATGGGACCAATTGGATATACCGGTCCACAGGGTCCAACTGGACCAGAGTTCAATGGCGGACAAATATCAAATATACTCAACATAATCAATAATACTCCTAGCACCAGCTATGACACTGGCGCGTTAACAGTCGGCGGTGGGTTAGGTGTAAGCGGCAATGTCTACATAGAAGGGGGCAACCTTAACGTTTCATATGGGTATGCAATCATTGGTGGAAACCTAATTGTTAGCGGAACTACCTTGATGGGCTATACTGTAGTTAATTCGGGCGGATATCTATTACAAATAGACGGCAATATACTGGCCTCTGGTGCTACATTAACAGGAACTACACTAATAGGATACACAAGTAGTAACGGAGCATACCCGTTGCAAGTAAACGGAACTATATGGGTTGCTAATTCTATCATATATGTTTCTGATCAGCAATATAAGAAAAATATAACAGATTTAGATAGCACACTTGATTTAGTTAACCAATTGAGACCAGTTACATTTGAGTTTGTTGACGACAGTAAACATGATTTCTCAGATGGAACTCATGTGGGTTTCATAGCACAGGAAGTCCAAACGACCTTGGCTAATACCAATTATGTTGGTTCTGTAATAGAAAGTAGTGATTCTATTACAGAAGACGGAACTGTGCAAACATCATTGGGCATTCGCGAATCTAGCTTGGTACCGTTATTGACTAAGGCTATACAAGAGCTCAGTGAAAAGCTAGACGCGCTGACTTTGGAATTTAACACTTACAAAAATTCTCACCCTTAATAAGGTGTGCATTTGTGATTGTACAATTTTTAGATTTGTATTAGAGTAAATACTATATGATTTTAGCTGATATTATACCAGTAGCAAATGATATATCTTTATTATACTATGTGCCAAATGGAAATGGTGTCTTAGGCAACCTCTTCCTAGTTAATCAATCATCAACTGCCGACATTATTAATGTCGGCGTTAATACCAATGCTAACCTTCAACCGGACGAAACATCTTGGTTACTATATAATACTATCATACCACCCAATCATACAGTAACACTACAAAATATAGCACTTGGTTTGCTACAAGGTATTTTTGTATACAGCACAAACGGTACTACCAGTTTCACGTTCGCTGGCAACTCTTACTAAACTACTGGTTTACCGTCGCTATGAAATTCAACTATACCTACCTTGAATGAATAGTGAGTACGTCGGTTGCGTTTTTGCATTGTCAATACAAATCCGGTTGGCATCTCTACTTGTAATAACCTATCATCCTTTTTAAGGATTGTGGCTTTTACTTTTCTCTCAGTCTCACTGCATTGTATGTAAACACGGTTCTTGTCTGGACGATCTTTGAGAAGATTCATAGATAACCTCTTGATTAAACTACAATGATTATATGCAGTTTATCCAAAAAGTCTAATATCATTTATTTTCATTATAAAAGTTAACTAGGTATGGTATCTATCATAATAGATATTAACTAAATCTTGTATAACTTCGTCACATTTATTGTAATAATATGGACTAATAATAGCTTCTAACAGGTCAACATAATCATCTTCACAAAGCTCAGTTTTGCAGATGTTCAAGAACTTTGACCTATTATCTAAGTTTGGATTGAGGTTAAAATCAACACATACAATATTATCTGGTACCATAATATTTCTCCAAATTATTCTAAGTTAGAATAGCAGCTAGCAAAAGGTTAGTCAATCAGCTATATTTCAATAACCATTCTAAACGAGAATATATGTCACTAAACACCAAGTATATGCCAAAACTCTTTCCATTTACACATAAATCCATTTTGGAGATATCTGGATTGATTTCAATTTCATAATCTCCTGGACAAACTCTTTTAAGTTTAGCGCATATTTTATTGATATTATATGACCCGGGTTCAATTACAGTGTCCCACGCTATGTTTTCAATCACTTTGACAAAATAAGGTTTACTCATAACGCAGCATCCACTCCATTCTATCATAATCATTTTCAAAAACTGGTTCTATCAGATGAATATCTACCCCGTCGAATAATCCCATTCTCTTGTTGGGATCTTTCCATTTTAATTCAAAATTGCCAGGACATAGTTCTTTAAGGAGATTGGTGAGATTTTTGAGATCAATTGTGTAATCGTCTGTAGTTAATAGTGGAGGATCGTTACTTGTTAATATATCTATTATTGCTAGCTGATATTTGAACATAATTTACCTAACTATTGATTTGAATTTATTCATTTTCCCATCTTAGCTTGTATAGCATTAGATCTTTGGAGTTTTTAAATATCAATTCTTTACCAATTCTAAAATAACCATTTTTACCAAATTGGTCATTACACCATTCTGTACATTCAGACAATTTCAAAAGAAACTGTTCACTTTTATAAGTTGGATATTCAGCGGATATAAAATCCTCAATTCCTTGTGTTTTGCGACGGTTATTGAGCCTCACAAATACTTTATAAATTGCTGAACTTACACGGGTACGACAGCGATACCAATTTTCTATTACATGACTAGATCTTTGATCAATAATCATTCCACTATTGTATATTATATTATTCATCATTGATACGATAACCGGGTGAACCGCAGCAGTCATGATTCATTCTCATTTAGTGGATAATGTTTTTCTATCAATATCTCATCAATACAGTTACATTGTGCTAGTTGGCAAATCTCAGGTTTAATATCTAATATGTCTAAATTGTTGTTGATATTACCTATTACACCACCGTTGCGACAAGATCCCCTATATATGTCTCCGTTTGGTTTAATATATAATCTAGTAACACCTGCCCAGCAAGTCCAACCTTTGAATAAATTTTTCTTATGCAAAGGTGCTAGCAGATGGTCAAATTCTTCGCCGTTCAAATACGATATGTTAGGCTTACTAACATATTTGCCGTGTTTGCGTCTATTGAATCTATTGGTTTTAAGTAAATGTACTATGTCTGCATCTGAATTTATTTCAGCTATTGGCATTCTAGCATCGTCATGTCGTACATCTAGCATCTTGGTACTTACACTGATCTTAAATCCAGACTCTTTGAGCCTAGTGAATAGCGACTGACAAACATCAATCTTGCTCTTAACTGCCATTATGAATACATGCAGTTCTTTATCCATATCATGTAATGCTTCGCATAAGTCATAAAAATGATCAGGATCGGCAGAGTTGGGATGGAAGGTTAACGTAGCACCTGCCATCTTAGAGAAATTTTGACGCCACCATCTAACAGTCCTTGCGCCATTGCTGCTGATTTCCACATGAACATTGTCTGGCTTCTTATCTAGAAACTCATCTATATCCGGCCACAACGTTGGCTCACCCCCAACCATATCAATGTGTACAGTATCACGTTTAGCTGCAATATTTTTGAAGAATGAAAGTGCTGTATCTAAATCGGGCCATCTATATTTTCCGTCATGCAGTTCTTCTGGACAATACCAGCATGAATAATTGCAAGTGCTGGTAGGTTCCCAACATACGTTTAAACTGTTGGGTTTATCATTTGTAATTCTATCTACCATTTGTTAATCCTCAGTCCATCTCAATTTGAATAATGTCATAGCATGTTCGTCTTTGAGATATATCTTACCATTGTTTATGCTAGACCCTTGATACTTAGTGCAATCCCATACCCAATATTTTGTTTGACCTGTATAATTCATATGATTGCGGAAATGCTCATATTCGATACCCGGACCCCATTGTTCCCAGCACCAATCTCTAGCATCAAAAAATTCGGGCAAGCTACAGATTACCTGATAATCCATATATCCAAACATTTGATTGCGATTATCAATCTTCCTAGCTCTCCACTTCATAATCTTCCTTTGCTCCGTGTAACCAAGCCAGTTTAAAATATACTTCTGTTTCGTTGTCTTTAAAATACAATCTTAAACTGTTAAATTCTTTATCTAGTTCGACAAACCAATCCTTACCAAACTCGCCAATGTTAGCGTTCAACCATGGTTCAACAGTCATAGAAAAGTTCATTGCTTTGTAAATCTGTTGATCGCTCATGTTGGTAATTGGTATACCGTATAGAACCTCTGGAATATCAGTCATGTGAACACTAACCTAAAATGTGTTGCATCTTCTATTGTTGTAAACCAAAAATAACGATCAACAAAATCATAACGATCTTTCATGTTGTCGTCGCACCATGTTATAGCATTAACAAATACTCTAACATCTACGTTAACCCATTCTACACCATAATATCCAGCATCCTTAAATGATTGTGCTGTTATATTACGGTTGGCATCTAACTTGGGGAAATTAGATAGCATCCTTTCTTTTCTCATGTCCATGTTAATTTAAACAACGTTGCAGCGTTGGTGTCTGTGAATAACCAATCTTTACCAATTCTAAACCAATTGTCGTGTCCAAACTGCAAATCGCACCACGATACTATTTCTTCCAGTTGTGACAAAGAGTTAAATGAACAATCTACTTGCGGCCAATTGTCATATGTAGTTGCGTTTGGAAACACAACGGTGCCCCATATCATAACTTCTCTAACAGTTAGCCTCTTAAATTCTGTGTTCACAATACCCATAATTTAAAATATACTACACATAAATTTGTCTGTAAAGATGCATTTGTTTAACATCTGGACTAAGTATATGCGAATACTGTGAGATCATGCGATGCAACATATGCGGCGGTCATATATTGACCTTTGCTCTAATGATCAGTAATATAACAGTGTTCTTCTAACACAATCTTATTTAAGATATTGCAGTTAGAAGTTTTTGTTGTAATTAACATTAGGAAACATGAAAGGAAAATAAACATGGCACCTCTCGTTGTAGTAGCAATTATTGCTGCAGGACTATTTGGAACTGGAACGGCTGTTAAGCCAACTCAGCCTAAGCTTGGAACAACTCTCCAGCTCGCTGGCGTTGGTACTCTCGCTGGTGGCGCAATTGGCGCAGCAGCAGGAACTGGATCAGCTCTAGCTACTGGTCTTGGTACCACCACAGTTGAAGGAACGGTTGCTGGCACTGCTATCATTGGTGGTGGCGTTGGCGCTGCTACTGGATATTTTGTGGTTGATCAGAATACACATCGTTGATTATTGATCAACTGATATTTAGAAAAGGGCGCTTGTCGCCCTTTTCTTCTGACTATACAATTCAATTTGTATAGAAATATAGGTGCAAGTGTGTTACCTTGCACCTATTGTTATTAATCGTTGATTGCGTTTTGCAAATCTTTGGCACGCTGCGGACTACGCAAGCGACTCAGCGCCTTGCTTTCAATCTGCCTAACACGTTCTCGAGTTACTTTAAACTTATTGCCAATTTCCTCAAGGGTATATTCTTCCATTGTGCCAATGCCAAACCTCATACGCAGCACACGTTCTTCCCTGCTGCTAAGACCAGACAACGTATCTGCCACAACCTTGTTGACATCTGCTTTGGCGATCTGATCAAATGCATTCTCGCTTTCAGTGTCTTCGATGTAGCTGCCTAGAGTACCATTGTCCTCATCTCCAACAGGAGTTTCTAGAGATATTGGATCTTTGGCTACTCGCAACATGCGAGCAACTTTGTCCTCAGACATGCCCAACATTACACCAACTTCGGCATTGGTTGGTTCATGTCCCGTAGCGTTAACGTGATCCTTGATAGCCTTGTTGATCTTTTTGACAGCATCCATAACATGGCTTGGAATACGTATGGTCTTGTTCTGCTCATTTACAGCTTTGATGATAGCCTGTCGGATCCACCATGTAGCATATGTACTGAATCGATAACCCAATTGCCACTTGAATTTCTCTACAGCTTTGATCAGTCCAATATTACCTTCCTGTACCAAATCCAATATCTGATTGTTATTCTGCTGATTGTACTTCTTTGCAACAGATACTACCAATCGCAAATTGGCTGTAACCATTTCATTGATAGCTGTTTCCTTTGCACGCGCCTGTTGTGTTAGAACTTTAACCGCTGTGCGTAGTTCTGTTACACCCAACCCGGCATCATCTGCATATTTCTGCATTTCTCCTACGATATCAAAGATCTCATTATGCTTGTTGGCAAACTTCTGCCAAGACTTGCCCTTCATACTCTGTAGCCAACGCATATGCTCATTGCCAACATACGCCTGAATGAAGTCTTCTCTGGATATTCCGCATTCTGTAGCCAATTTGAGCATGCGTCCGTCACATGCAGTAACTTTCTTGTTAAGATCCTGGATATCTTTCAAAAGTTTGCCCATTGCTGCTGTGTTTAGATGAAGATCATTAAATGCAGCAATTAGCTCAGCTTTGGCGCTCTTGATATCCAGATCTGCAAGATATCTACCGCATAGTACATTAAACTTATTAAGTTGTTCGCGGAATTTATCGGTAATTAGATCTTCATCATCGAGTTCAACGTCAAATACGTCAGTTGCTGGTTTAGAACCAGCTGATATCTCGCCAATCCACTGTGATACAGTTTTGATTGTGAGCGGTACAGCAAACAACGTATCCATTATGGTTTGCTTAGAATTCTCAATGGTCTGACTAAGCTCAATCTCTCTAGCGTGGTTGAGTAGAGGAGCTTTGCTAACATCTCGAAGATACAACTTTACTGGATCCAACTGTTTGGTTGTCTTGTTAGTAGTAACAGCGGGACTTTTATTAGATGTTTTCTTAATGTTCTTTGAAGCTGTTTTCATGACGTTCTCCATCTCCATTGTTATACCAAACTAGATTTTACTCATTGGTAGATCAAAGACTAACATACCGTAGTCGTGCTGTCAAGTGAAAATATATCTATCATTTACAATATTATATATGCACTGATTTCTCAAATATCAATAGGCAACCATTCGATAAATAATCTATGCGTTTGATAGATATATTTGAAACACCAAACCAAAGATTACCTTTATTCATATTCAACGAAGGTGGTTGGGAAGATCCTATCACCCAGAAAACAGTCATTACACCCGGTGTAGTGTCTGCCGCTCTTGCAATAGCTAATAAATTCTCTAAAGATTTCAATTCTTATCTACAGAAATCAGGCACAGAAATATCAATACAAGTTGGACATCCATTGGGCAGTACAGCTTGGTATAAATCCGATTCAAACGACAAGACATATGGTGATATAGATCTTCAAATGTTAGTAGTGTCTCCACCAGAAGATGGGTTAACTGCGACGCAAATATCCAGTCGTATCAATAAACTATTAGACCAATTTATACGCGATGTAAATCTATAATACTGGCAAACCATCTGGCGGCCATATTATAGTTTCAATTGGTAACGGTATATATGTGCAAATTGATCTAGTATGGACAGAACCTAAACTGGCTAACTGGCAGAGGTACAGAATGACACCTGCCCAAGGAGTTAAGGGATCTGCATATGGAAATCTGTTTAGTACACTCGGACAAATGCTGCACTTGAGTATATATGGAGCAGGAGTGCAGATAAAAATTAAGGATGGCGAACCAGTTGAATTTGCCAAAGAACGAAATCCAGATAAAGTAGAAACTATCACTACAGACATACATAATTTTGCTCTAGATCTGCTAAAGTATATGGTAAAGAATATCCATCCAACTGCCAAACTTGAGATAGATCCAGAATTAGCATCGCATCCGGGCATTGACCCAGACGCTATAACTCCCGAAAACCTTGTGGCTTCAATTAGAGGGTTGGCTAAGAGCTTCGAGGCTAATGATCTATTTGGTTACCGAAACCTAAAAGACATTCCCAATTACGATGCATTTATAACAAAGTTCAAAAACAGTTATCTAGCTAGGATGACAGGTGCAGCTAATGCTAAGAAATTTGAAAAAGCTGAGACTCCTCAAGCCAAAGCTAGAGCAGAGGAAGTTAAGGCTAGATTATTAGCTGATGCCCAAAAGATTGCAGACCTTTTATAAAACTTTCATATCTATTAAATATTATGTGAATTTGATATTTGGGGAGATATTCTCCAAATGAATTGTCTTATACAACACATAATGTCGTTTGCATGATTTATTAGGAGATCAACGTGAATATTGGATTTATAGGTTTAGGTAAACTTGGGTTAATAGTAGCAGAATGTATGTCCAAAAATTATCCTGTCAAAGGGTATGATATAAAACCTGTAACAAGTGACCAAATTGTTATTGTTGATAGTTTAGATGATGTTGTAAAAGATACTGATATAATATTCATAGCTGTGCAAACGCCTCACGATCCGCGATATGATGGTAGCAAACCTAGCAGCCATCTAGAAAACAAAGATTTTGATTATAGTTATGTAAAAGATGTATTACACAGTATCAGCCATCTTTTAACTGTAGATCAAACAGTTGTTTTGATCAGCACAGTGTTACCGGGTACTACTCGCAGAGAATTGAGTAATATCATACCAAACTCGTATTTTGTTTATAACCCTTACTTGATTGCTATGGGAAGTGTCGAATATGACATGGTAAATCCAGAAATGATAATGATAGGTAACGAGTCGGGTATTATAGATGATAAAATCAACAATTTGATTGGATTTTATAAAACTCTTACGGAAAACAATCCTAGGATAATTGTTGGAACCTGGGAAGAGATGGAATGCACAAAGATATTCTATAATACGTTTATATCGGCTAAATTAGGTTTGGTTAACATGATACAAGATGTTGCAGAGAAGATCGGCAACATAAACGTAGACATAGTAGCAGATGCATTAGCTAATAGTACCAAGAGGATTATGGGACCTTCATATATGAGACCGGGGATGGGAGACGGTGGTCCCTGTCATCCCAGGGATAATATTGCATTGAGATGGTTAGCTTCTGAATTGGATCTAGGGTACGACCTGTTTGATGCTATTATGCGCGCTAGAGAAGTACAAGCCGAACACATAGCCAAAGCGTTGGTTAAGGTTGGTTTACCTATCGTAATACTAGGCGAGAGCTTCAAACCAGGAGTACCGTACACAGATGGAAGCTATAGCAAGTTGGTTGGACATTACTGTATAGAGCATGGATCAACAGTAACTTACGATACAATCTTAGACAACCCTGCTGTTTATCTGCTTGCACATGACGTTGATAATAGTAATAAATTAGAACAGATGGCTAAAGGATCAGTTGTGATATACCCGTGGCGAAAATTATTACCAACAGACAGTGTTTCTATTATACAATGGGGTAATACTCGGCGTAATGCAACTAACTTATCTAGGTAAACCGCTATATGAATTGCCGTAGCTATTATTACTACTGCTATAATTGCTACCATAGTTACCACCTATGGAACTCATAGGGCTTATAGAACTCATAGAACTAGTTCCAATTGGAAAACTACTATAGGTGTTTGTCATAGCCGTAGTTGTTTCTCTGCCTCTTGACCATGCCGACACGCCTAATATAGCTCCAAATGCCACGTGAACGAACCCACTGCCCTGTAAAGTAAGCGGGGCCCAAGCTGTTACATTTGGTTGTTTGTTATATATCTGTATCATATTCCATAATACTGGAAATACAACGAAGTCGCAGGTACATATAATAGCATATAGCCATGCCATAGCAGGTCGCCAATAGGTCTTCAACCAATGATCATTGCCAGCGCCAACTAATTTATCCTGTTTGAGTTGTTCTCTTTCAGCAAAGTCTATTTTGCGCATTTCAACTTTCATGTCGTGAACGACTTTACGTTCTTCCAGTTTGAATTTAAGTTCTTCTAGATGCTGCTTTCTTTCAGCCATCTTGTCGTCAACACTGACACTGTTAGCAGTGCTATCTATTAGAGTAGCTTCTGCATTTTGTACAATTGGACTACTAGAATCAGCTATGGATATTTTATCGGTAGAAATGCCTGGTTTAGGAATTTGGTTAAGAGGTGGCGAAATGATTACTTCATTTACGGGGACACCCGGCGGCGGGGAAAAATTGTCTTCTACCATAGGAAATCCTCAACCACATTCTATGTATATATTTATTGGTAGAGGATTTTTATTTTACTCGGTAGGTGTAGTGGCAGTAGTAGAGTTTTTATAATACACGATAATCTTTTGCTGTTGTTCAATGTAGCGTTTTAGCTCGGCTAAATCTAAACTCATAGATTTATAGCCGTTCATGTTTATGACAACAAATACAGGATTCTTACTACCTTGGACTTTAGTTTGATCTTTGACAAATTTTTGAAAGTTATCTCTAGTAACAACATGAAAATTGATACGATTTAACTCTAGAGGTGCTGGATCTGGAGGTTGCTCAATTACCATCTGTGCAGGCGTATATGTTACGTCGATAGGAGTGTCGCTACTGCAAGCCGATAGACCTAATACAGATGCTGTTAGTAATGGTAGGATGCGTATAATGGTCATTGGTGATTCCTCTGAGTAGTTGAATCTGGAACTTTGGCAGATTTTTTGCATCTTATAGTATGCGTTGAATTACATTTGTTAACTGTTTTAGAACCAGTTAATGCTTCTAATTCATCAAATAACTTAGATGTATCTGCGTTTATCTTATTTTCAACAGCCTTTGCATTCTTTTGAGCTTGCGAGTTTAGATCAGTATTGAACAATTTACTCACTAGTGCATCCTTATCACTATAAGCTTTTTGCAATCCATTCTGTAGGTCGGATATGTTTTGATTCTGTTTCTTATTGAATTCTTCTTGAGCTTTAATAGTTTCAGTTTGAACTTGCACTGCTACGGTTAATTTGGCATTGTTTTCTTCTAATATTTGTATCTTGTTTTGGCTGTATCGGAAATACCAATAGAATGCACCTGTCATTAATCCTATTACTAGTAAGAATAATAACGAAGTTTTAATAATTGACATACACATCCAATCTCCAAATACAAATTATTTGGTCTTAGTTACAAACAGTTTGATACGAAATAAACCGCCCCCACTGATCATAAGTTGGTACCTGATTGCAGGTTCTATAATATCCGTAATTTGGATCATACATGCTACCTGCTATAATACCACCAACGATCAAACCGCCTATTACAGGAGCAACCCAATTACCGTTGTTTCGAGAATGGTACCTATCAAACGCTGTTGCACTCGAAAGCTGTAGCATAGATACTATTGATGTTGCTACCGCCAAAGATAAAATCTTCTTTCCGTTCATTGCATTTCTCCGTAATATATCTATATTTATTTACATTATAAATTAGATGTACAAATTTATCTAAATAGATTTCATTGGATTACATAGGTTTAACGTTGCTATCAGATCTGATCAAGGACTAGCTTGAGAGTCATTTGATATTGCTCATATGCAATGGCAACTGATTCAAATCGCTCTCTAGCTTTGCTTTCCTTGATCATCTGATCTTTATATTTGTTGTACCAAATCAGCATTTCTTGTAAATCATCAGAAGCTGAAATCAAATATGTTTTTCCACCATAACCATCAACTTGAGTAATATCAAATATATACGGATTGGTTGATTGTATTTGTATTAAATCTGCCATGATCTTCCTCACTATTCATTATTATTACAGAAAGATCTAGCAGATGTCTATCAATTAATCAAACAGTAGCTAGTTTGTTATTGCAGGCGTTTTTAGCAATTGATTTGATATCGCAGCGAGAAATTCCAATGTCAGCTAAATCTCTGTCAGACAGACGCTGCAACTCGATCATGGCCTTGCGATAGGCATTATATCCTTCAAACATAACATATATCTTTGATAACAGTCTTATCATTTTTATTCTCCTCTTTATTGCTATGCAATATTTATGTTGCATTGCAACAATCAGCAATAGCCAATGTACCAGAGCAGCCCTGCGTCAAATGCATAATTGACTGTTCATATAAAAATGTATAATTATAGTTAACACAGGAGAACACAAATGTTAGAATGTCTTGTACTGGGAGATAGCATAGCAGTTGGAACGTCGTGGTACAAGCCGCACTGCGAAGTTCACGCCAAAGTTGGAATTAACAGTAGAGATTGGAATCGTCGCTGGTTAACTCATACTATGAGTGCTAACAAAGTCATTATAAGCCTTGGATCGAACGATTGGAATCCCAACATCACTAGAGAAGAAATAGAGAAACTTAGAGGTAGTATAAAAGCCAATCGTGTAATATGGTTGATACCGGCTATCAAACCAACTATACGACAAGTAGTTAAAGATGTTGCTGCCAAACACGGCGACGGTATGATAGATCTAGTAAACATACCACGAGGACCAGATCATGTGCATCCTACTAGAGTGGGGTATCACATGATAGCAAATCGAACTTGATAATAAAAAAGGGCTCCTAAGAGCCCTTTAAACTATTACCAATTCCACCAATTGGTGCCACTTCCTTCTGGTAGGCAACTTGGATAAACTGCAACATCACCTTTACCGTTCATCTTCTTGCGAAGTTCATTCTGCCAATTTATCCAGCTGGTAGTTTCAGCTTGGCACTGTGACAAACTTACATCATTGTGTGTAATAACATGGCTTTGAGTTGGTACAGCACCCCAATGCATGCTAACTACGACTACTAAAGAATATAACATATCATTTCTCCTTTTGTTATAGCAAATATTTATTGGTCATCCTCATCATCTTCATATAAGTCAAAATAATCGACCTCGTCTGCATCTAGGCTATTTCTTAACTTGTCATTATCATATGCTTTGTAATATGCTTCATTTTCTTGTAATATTCTAAATGCTGATTGGTCAAAGCTCAGTTTCATTAGCGCGATGTCATTGGAATCTTTTATATCGCATATGTAATAGGTTCTGCCACAGCCGCCACTTACGCTTTTAAACGGTGTAAACTTGATGCTTTGCTCCTGAAAGAACTCTACCATCTTGTCTTTCCAACTGCCAGTAAACAATATTCTGGTCCACTTCTTAGCTTTGAGGCGCAGTATATCATTTTTACTAAGAGCCAAAAGAACAGCACAGTTGTCATCGTCAATGGTTAGCAGTGCATTCTTTAATTTGATAGCACCTTTGGTATGATTGTTGTCTGGTGTTTCTTTGGTACTCCACGGTACAGTAGCAGTAACATGGTTGACCATATAGGTCTTGCCTTTTGTTTTAACAACCCACATGGGAGTTGTTGGATCAATTAAGTGATGCTTGTTGAAATGGAATACTGCTTCGCGACATGCTAATTCTATCATAGTGATTCTCCTTGTGTGATTGTTAGCGTTGAGTCAAAAAGAAACCCAGGCCTGAGATCACAATGTATCTCAGCGTCCTGGGTTACGCTATGTTTGCGAAAGTTAGTGGTTGAAACCTAGTAGCTCATGTTTACAATATACATTCTGTTTTTAATTGATGCAAGATTATTAATCGCCTAGTTTCTTTACCAACGTTATCAGCATCTCGTTCTGTTTCTCTAGATGCTCGAGTATGGTACGTATTTCTTCTTCAGCTTTGACATTGACTTCTAAATCATGTTGTGCTCTAGCTTCGCTATGTTGTCCTTGCACATTCTGCCCAACCATGATCAAAGGCATTAGCAGTATTTGTATAAGATTGCTAATGAACAACCATAGAACAAATGCAGGGTAAGGATCAAATTGATATGCTGCAGGAGCAAACATATTCCAACTTAGCCACAGCACTGTCCACCCAAATATTATACCAAAGAATCCCATGGTACCAACTTTTTCGGTGATCCACATAGCCACTTTATCACTTAGGCTGAGGTTGGCACGCACTTCCTTATGAGGATTACGTAGTCTTGGACTTGTTTTATGGTCTTTCATGGCTGATCCTTTTTAAATATTTATGGTAGCCCAACTATGCATTCTCTGAGACTATATCTGACAACGACTCAAATATACACCAATAATCTTTGCCTCTCAAACGACCATTATATTCAAAGAACTCTTTGACATTGGTTATACTATCTTTATCTCGCCTAGTGCCGATCAATTGGTGTATCTTCATGAGATAGGGTATGAAATAATAGTCAATATGAGATCCCTCTACCAGCTTAATAGATAAATCGATGTAATGTTTATAACTGATCGGTAATGTACTAACATGCATAGCGGTTGGATGGTTAATCAAATTTGCACCGAGGTTCCATCTATTATCGGGTATTTGATACTCTTCCATAGTTTCTATAATGTATGTAAGTAATGATGGCATTGAAGACACGCTGACGTTACTAATAGACGGTAATATATCTATATGCATGTCTGTTTCTTTTAGTAATTTCCTAAAATTAGCATCAAAAACTTTGAAATTTAGACCAGACCGTATCTCCTCACCTACTCGACCAGGGGCATCGAGGCTGCATGATATTTTCCAATCAAATTTAGGATTTTTATTTGCTATTGCAATAAATCTGTCAATTAACAACGGTTTGACATTGAGATTGGTTGTAAACTCAAATCCGCATTTAGTATCTCTACCGTAGACTCTATGTAGATCTATTATCTTGTTTATGATATCAGGAAGATTTAAATTTAAAAATGGTTCTCCGCCTGCAAATCCATATTCTATAGGTGCATTGTTACTGCTCAACCGCCTCTTTATATATGCATAAAATGCATCTAATATAGCGTCGTGCCATTCTTGATTTACATTTTTATTAGAAGTTTTCTCACCTAATAAACTAGCCCAGTCTGTGCTATGTTCCTTGTTACAATATAAACATGTTTGGTTACAGGTCCTATCTAAGTAAAAGTCAATCTTATCAATGAGGTCAGCTTCTCGTAACGAATCTAATTTATTTTCATCAAATACATCATTCTTCCATAAGTTATGTAGGTTATCTTTAGTATTACCGTAATTGTTAATACATATTTTACACTTGTATGGTAATTTATTTTTATCTATGAAACATTCACGATCATTGATGATATCAGGATGCTTGGTGAAGAGATCGGGACCCAAGTGCCGTATCTCGTCAACTGTAACATATGAGTTGTCTCTATCCCAACAAGTTCTGATATAACCTTCTATGGCATTTATCATAAACTTCTCCCACATTTGGGAACAAGGTAGTGACTTAGCTGACATATCAGGTAGCGTTTTTCTTGGCTAGCTCTACATTAACACTATTTTGTATAGTATCAAGTTCTGGCCAATCTGCACCCATCTTTTTTAGAGAACCTATTGCCAACTTGAGTCTCTCATATTGAGAAGCTTTGAAGAGCTCTAATAGTTTGGGTATTACAACTGACTTGTCTAACTTACGTATACCAATTTCATTTATTAAATAACCTTTAGCATCGAGGACCGTTTCCTGTCTCTTGTACTTGTTAGCGGGATCTCTCCTATCATACCATGTGGCCTTGATTGGTACAAGTTGATTGCTTGATCTATCATATCTATAGGTCATGGTCAAACTATCTGTTGATCCTGGGTCAACGCTCTTGTAATCTGTAGTAAATGATTTGCCGCTGAGCAGATCAATTACACCAATTTTGTCATATGACGCCTGGACCAATTTGTAAGTAGTACCTGCAAACTGCACGCTCTTACCTGGGTTCTCAAGACTCATTTTGACAAAGTCTTCTATTGTATCCACAGTTGGATTTTTTTGATTTTTGTAGATAGCCAGTCTAGTTCTGAGATCTTTAGCACCTGCACCAATTTGAGCTAAACTGTAACGCTCTTTGCGTTTTTCATACCCTATCACATCTCCCATAACCAGCTTGGCTGTTACAGGCAAGTTAAGTTCTTTACCAATAGTAACAATTTTGTCTAATATTCCTGCCAGTGTAGCAGTGTCAATCATATCACCGTAATATTTTCTAACTTTGGTAATGCTTTTGCTACCTTCCCATTCAGATGATTCTCGATCTTTTATAGTAGTAGTTGGCGGTATACGGAGTTCTCCCCAACCTTTATAACCTTTGACATGCAATTCTTTCCACTTTTCTTCAAATGGAGTAAGATCGTATGCTAACTTGCCAGACCTACTTGCACCTGCTAGTGTTCCTGAATCAGTAGTACCAAACATCACAGCTTGATCGCCAATATATACAGCAAATCCCCGCGCGCCTTCGTGCGTCTTGAATGCTTTGCGCAGGGTTTTGATACCATCTTTGAGAACACCAATGTTCACAATCTCACTTGTGCTGCCTATTTGATATCCATAAGATTTGGCAAATTTCTCACCAGCAGGGTATATGATTGTACCACCACGCTTACCACCCTGATAGCCTGTCTGCTTCAAGACATTGATAAGAGGACCAACATGAAGCTGTGCCAAATTACCAAGATTTTCATTGATGATATTTTGTTGTTCCTCTAGGACTATCACGTCGGACATTTTCATGTTAATTACCTTTTTTAAGTATAGTATTTACTATTGATGCTTCGTTGATGCGATTGATGTTCTTGCCTTGTTCGATATCCAAACTACGTCGTATGATTGCCAATTCTAGCCAATTGATACCAGTATGTTCTAACCTAGACAACACTTGTTCTGTATCTTCTAACCCGTGGTCGTTTGCTTTTATGCTTTTTAGCATGCGCTTGATGATTAATTCTTTGTGTGCATCTAATATTTGTTCTAGTTCAGGAAGTATAGATACAGTTAGACCCCAAGTGTCAATGTCATATAATGCTATAAAGATACCGGCTCTTTTTATTTTATGGTTGACAATATCCAACAGCATTTCGGCTTGCTCGGGATTAAGTTTCTTCTTGGCATTTTCAACTATTTCATTTATCTTCATTTTTTTGCACTCTTTTCTATAGCTGCAAACTCTGGCCAATCGATACCTGCATTTTTTAATAATTTTATTAATTTAAGTGATTGATCAAATGACATATACTTTTTAATTGGTATCAACAATTGTTTTAACACGGTAGCTTTGTCACCTGCCCGGGCTAACTCGATCAGTGCTACTTTTGTTATATTTTTGCCATTGTGCCACCATTCCATAGTGCCAGATGGCCAAACAACCGCAGGCCCATCTTCTCGATGCAGACGGTCATTTTGATACCAATATTGTGAACCATCTGGCTCAGTCACAGCAGGCCCGTCCTCGCGGTGCAGCTTGCCATCGTGATACCATCCCTGATATCCATCTGGATATATGATCGCAGGTCCATCCTCGCGATGCAGCTGACCTGCACTATTGCGCCACAATTTGTCTCCATCTGATTCAACAGTCATAGTTGACTCGTCACCAGACTCTTCTAACCTAGGTTTTGTACTGTTTTCTATAATATCAAGTTCTGGCCAATCAATACCTACGTTTTTGAGATTTCTAACCAGTCCCATGACACTAAGCGGAGAACCAGTATCTTTTATTACAGTCAATAATTCTCTAATAATCGTTACTTTGTTTTTGTTTACAGCGTTTATCATCTCAGGCGTAACTAATTCTAATTTGTGCAAATTCCAAAGATCTCTTACACCTATTGTTATAGCTCTACCACTCAAATCCCCATCAATCTTTTTTACAATATCCAAATTATAGGGAGCCAGTAGTCTGCGCATTTCACTGGTATTGAGGTTGTTTCTTACAAAGGTCTCCAACAGGCCTCTCAATGCAAGTGTTACTCTAGAACGTCGTATTTCCTCAAATTTACTGGCTACCAAATCCTCAAGTTGCGATTGAGTATTTTCATTTTCGCTTATCCAATTTGCTGCCACAGTGTTTGGTTTGGTACGGACTGCTATTGGTTTAAAAATATCCAATATTTTCATTGTCCTGCCTTTTTATTCATAGTTTCTAAACCTTTTTGTATGATATCAAGTTCTGGCCATTCTATATCAAAGTTGCGAAGATCAACCAATACCATTCTAACCGAATTTTTATCGAATATTTTTATATGTGACAACATAAATTTAATTATGGAGTTTTTATTGTTCTCAAGTACAGTACGTATACTTGATACCGATACGTTGTAATTGTGGTTATAGTATTTTTGCAATTTGGTCATAGGTCCAATTACAGACATGTCTGTAAATTCGCTGCTTATTTTATCAAGTTTTGCATCAGCCTCTTCATTTATAGGTTTGGCCTCATACTCGAAGATGTCATTTAACCGCATGGATTAAATTCCATATTGTTTAAAAAGATCAAATAGTCCTTCGTGCTCGGTTCCCGCAGCCAAATTGTCTTTAGTAAATCCCTGCAACGCCATAAGTTGCTTCATGGTCAATTTGGGATTGTGCTTTTGATAATAATCCAATATTATCTTACCAGCCCATTCTGGAACTGCACCAAGTCCCTCGTTGCGATCATCTTCGCTAGCAAATTGGCCACTTTGTATGTGCAACTGAAAGCGCTCTTTTGAAGTCTTGTCATAAACCACAAATAGGTTATCATCTTTAGCGTAATGGCTGAACATGTTGTTCTTTTGTGCGGCTGTACACCAACGTGTACCCTGTCCGAGGAATGTAGCAGCAGCCTGGGTGGTTGGAATTCTTATCCAACCTTCTGGACCCTGATATACAGTTATGATGTCTGCTTTGACCTTCTCAAGAGCAGCCTTTTCTTTTTCCTTGGCTAATTCATCTTTAGTTTTCTTTTTTGGTGCTAGGAATGGAGCTATGACATCAAATAGATCTTGGAAGCTCTTGTAAGAGTTGATGTCTTTGTTGGCAATCTTGGCTTTGTTGGCTTCAAATGCCTGCAGGTCCTGTCCTACTCTGTCTAGGTCTTCTGCACGGTTCTCAGTTGGTTTGGTGATGATCAACCTAGCCATCCAAGGAATGTAAATCTTTTTGAGGCTTGGATCAACTTGAATCAATTTTTCTATGAATTTATCAATATCTTCATAACCAGATACACCATGCCACTGTGATCCAAATTTATCTTTAATAAATTTAGCTCTAGCTGCTATTTGACCTTCTACATCTTCATCTAATTTATAATTCAATTCTGTAATTTTCATAACACGTACCTATTATTACAAAGATATCGTGTATTTATTAGCAGTTAGACGAATTAACTACACTTGATATGTAACATAAATAACATGTAGTTCGCGGGTTGGTCGCCCCAACTACTCTATCGCTTTGGGGAGCAACAGCATGAATATTTATAGCCATAATGGCGTGTTTTCTGATAACAAATATACTAGATGGTATTATAATATTATTAATTCTGCTCTAGTAGAATTGAGATCAAAAGGTAAAGGTGTTTATTATGAGAGACATCATATTCTACCTGAATCATTATTCCCTGAATATAAAAACTTAACTGTACACCCATGGAATTGTGTATTATTAACTGCTCGAGAACACTTCATTTTTCATCTCTTATTACCAAAGATGGTGAGTAAAAATAGTTCTTACCGTATAAAAATGGAATATGCATTAATTGCGTTTAATCGTTCGAGCAGTAATCAACTACGCCAACTTAATTCAAGAAATTATTCTAGAATTAAATTGGCTTATAGTATCACTAAACAACACCATACATGGTACAATAATGGACTTGAGGAGCGCTGGTGCAGCGAATGTCCAGCTGGATGGGTAAATGGAAGATTACCTGGTAAAAAGTTCTATAATAATGGAATTAAAGCAAAACAATTACTAGAATGTCCTCCGGGATGGGTGCCCGGACGACTCAAAGGTCAAACCGGAAAGCCAATTGGATGGAAATGGTATAACAATGGCATCGAAAGTATGATGTCACAAAGTTGTCCAGATGGTTGGAAATCTGGACAACTTAAATGTAAAAGCACTAAAGGTCTAAAGTGGTATAACAACGGAGTTAATAATTGTTTATCCGATGTTTGCCCAACTGGATGGGTCAAAGGTCAACTGAAACGCAAATAATGTTGGTGCGCCGTGTAGGTATCGAACCTACCTTGTGTCGATTTAGAGTTGACCGGCCATCCATCTGGCCCAACGGCGCATGTTATTATATTAAGATGCAGCTAATGAATTTGTCAAGACCATTGACATATAGTGTAATACCCTTATCATTTAGTTATGAGCAATAGAGACAATAGATTTTGGTACACTATAGATCAACCTAGAGATAGGCCCTGTTGGGAAATCAATCCGCCATTGTGGGAAGCGTTCAAACTTTGGTCGGCAGCTAAACGAGGGTTTATACCAGATCGCAAAGCTATCTATACAGAACAATATATAGTGCAATTTTTAGATACAGAATCACAAGACACTCAACAGGAGAGTATGCATGATTAACAAGTTAACTCTAGAAGAGATGCTGTCAAAGACTGACAAGAGAGAACCTGCATTTAGGTTGATGGTTGATCACTTGCGTACTTGCAAATATCCACTTGTGGTTGAAACTGGTGTCAGTCGTCAGGAGAACAATTGGTTTGGAGATGGTATGAGTTCGCTGATCTGGGATGCAGTTGCCAATGAACTAGATGGCACTGTGCAAAGCGTAGATCTCAGTCAAGAAGCGTGTAGCTTCACTTCGTCTCGTACCAGTAATCGCACTATGATCTATTGTGGAGATAGTGTTGCGTTTTTGTCTACCAAAGAGAAAGAATATGATAAGCTAGATCGCAAGATTGACTTGCTCTACTTGGACAGTTATGATCTCGATATCAACAATTGGCACCCTAGTGCGCAGCATCATATCTATGAGCTTTTAGCTATCAAAGGTGCGTTGCGTCCAGGAACCCTGGTGTGTGTTGACGACAATCTCATTATCGAAGGCAAACACGTTGGCAAAGGAACATATGTAGCAGAAGTTATGGCTATGATGGGCAAAGAAATGATCTATCAAGGGTATCAGTGGGTCTGGCGATGGTGATCAATTTTACCAGACACAATTGAATCTATACTATTCTTAATGGTATAAAGCTCATCCCAGTCAAACCCCAGTGTATGTATATCCTTGATCAACTCTAATGCAAATTTATAATGTTCGGTTTTGAATAACGTCAACAAATACTTAACAATATCAAATTTGTTGTCTTCTACAATTGCATCTAGCTCATTCCAGTTGATGCCTGCTGATTTTTGCAAATATTTTATGTTCAGTACAAAGTGTGCAGCCACATTGCTGAGATATTTCTTCCTAACTGAAATAAAAGATCTCAACCATTCCAATATTTCAGGTTTCATAGACTCTAGTACTGCTTTTATTTCCAAATGATTTAATTTAGCTCTAAGGGCGTCTGTTATGAATATCCTAACAGGATTTGGATCTCTAGTGCTCATGCCGCGTTTGAGATCAACTGTTAGCTGATCTAATTCTGCACGATGATCAGATGTCTCAATCAACAGATCTATGAGTTTCATATGATCAATCCGCCTTGTGGTTCATCTTGGGGAATGGCATTTTCTCGCCTTCCTGTTTGCGCTTGTACAAGACTCTGTTGCCCAATATTTCTAACCACAACTTGTGTTTTGGATCGTTAAGTTCCCAGAAGTTAAAAGTCATATGACTTTGAACTGGGCGAATAAACATAGTGTCCTCACCGGGAATCATCATGATTTGACTGGTAGTCCTCATCATCTTCTTTTTGTCAGTTGTACGTAAACAATTGAGCTGAGGATTATCTATGTATGTGCCTGCCAACCCATCGATCATCTCGTCTGGAGTTTTGGCTTTCTCTACTACACGTTCTGCTATGGCCTTGCGACTCTCTGAGCTTATGCGGCTCATAGTTTGATTCTCGTTGTCATCAACACGCTGATACCCAGCCCAATCTAACCATACACCGTGATTGGTACGTACTACAGTTTCATCATGTGGTATTTCACGGATCTTGTAGGCGCATTCTTTGGAATCATATCCACCTGGTTTCCAGCAACCTTCTAGTAGATAGCAAGTCTCTTTGTCTGCTATGAGTGTGTTACCGGGTAGTTTGGCTTTGATGAGGCTCATAGCAGCGGCTTTGACATTGGGGAAACGCAGAGCTTTCTTGAGTTTAACACCATCCTTGCTGGGGGTCTTGCTGCGGACGGTTATTTCCTTCTCATCGTCCTTGACCATCAAACTTGCACTCAATATGCAGACGCCGCCACTGTTCATTCCCTCGCAGTACTGAGTGATATCGTCCCAGAACACGAGTATCTCAACTCCGTCTGCAGTTGTCTGCTTGAAACTTATTTCTGGAATATAATTCCTGTCGCGGTTCTTAACTATTGTCCAACCTGTCTCAGGAAAATATTTGGCAGCTACTATACACACGGTATCACCTCTATGATTGATATTATTTATAATGGTTTAGCGTATATTTCACTGCGGGTATTGACGAGACATCTATATGGTTATCACTAATAAATGGTTTCTACTATATTTTAGCAGTATCAAGAAACATATGGTTGACAGCGTTTACTGAAGATGCTATCAATGCTATTGACATAGGAGGTCAATATGAACAGTTTTAAATGGGTTTGGGATAGATTGAAGGGCAAGAAGCCAGAGGAACTACGCAAGACTTCAACTGTATCCACTCGTAGCTCTTATACTAAGAGTTCGGATGATAGTACCGATACGCCTGCAATTGTAAACAACATGTTGCTATATGACATGATGACCAGCAAGTCTAGCAGCAATCATACTGATACTTTTACCGGACACGGCGGATCCAGTGGCGGAGCCGGCACTTCTGTAGATTATTCGTCTGATAGTTCAACTGCACACTCTAGCGCTGGCTCGCACAGCAACCATGATTCAAGTTCTAGCTCACATAGCAGCTATGATTCAAGTTCTAGTTCACATAGCAGCTATGACAGCAGCTATGATTCAAGTTCTAGTTCACATAGCAGCTATGACAGCAGCCATAGTTCAAGCTCGTGGGATAGTGGTAGCTCTAGCAGTTATGACAGTGGTAGCTCTAGCAGCGACTGATTATGACCATTCATAAGTATCACAGACTATATGATACGGTTAAAAAGCTACCAAATTACTTTTGTGGGCACAATTTTGTAGTGGCTGAAGTTGAGTGGGATTACAGACACGAGTTTGATTATCCTGATGATTACGAAGGTCTATATGCACTAGGATATCGCAATCATCATGATGCAGCTATACATTGTTGGCTAGAAAAATATTATCCTGATATGGACTCGTGGTTGCGAGAACGCGATATCAAATGGTTGGGTGTACAAAGCGGAGATTCTGATACAACTTACGGTAAGACTATATCTCGAGCATTTATGGTAGTATGTGTCGGAATCGATGATAGCAAACATGCAACAGAATTCTTGTTAGCTTGGGGTTAAATTAATAATGAAGAGGTTAAAGGTACACACTACATCAGATACCCTAGACATACAACTATGGTTAATTGATTTCAGCCGTGTAGGATATACCAAAGGTAAGATAGTAGAATGGTTTTATGTTAATCAAGACCATCATCCTACACTTGTTGTTGATATATTTGACGATTGTTATGGGATAAAAGTATTATGATTCAATTCTATTGCGTTTTGAATGATAGCGCCGCACGGCATAATCACATCAATCACAAATACATCTTGGTGCCCAGCACTTATGTAGATTCGTCATATAACACTAGAAATTGGTATCAATTGTTTAACCTCTGTGATTATATAATTCAATCCGACTGTGACGGATATCGTTACGTAAAGAACAGGAGCACAGGTAACAATGCTGATCCAATTGACCCCGAATGGTTAACATGGGTTATATTGAGCAGCGTGGATATAGAGCAAATATAAATGGCTAAGTTAGATGAACAATTCCCCTATCGTGTAACCATCAGCAGGTGGTACGAGCTTGAACATCATCGAGACATCATGGGATGGTGTATAGATCAGTTTGGCATAGACAACAGTGGTATAACTTGGCGACCAGCCTTAACAGGTTCGCCGCATGTAACAGACAGAGATTTTAGTACATGGTTGTTCAGTAATCAACAAGATGCTACTGTGTTTAATCTAACCTGGAACGGCAAAGGTCCTCGCACCTTGATAGATCCTCCGGGAGGTTGGAAATGGGGATTTCCCAAACCAATACCCGATGATCAAATGGATAGGATTGAGGAATGGCTAGTGGAGAATGGATATCCCAAATCAGAGATATTGATGTTTACAAAATATGGCGGAAATGTTCCGTATAGAATTATACCTGAGTGATATAACTAGATAATTGAGGAATATTATGAATCACAAACAAGTAATAGTTGTCAGAAAAGATTTAAAATGTCGAAAAGGCAAAATGATGGCCCAGTTGGCGCATGCCAGCCTCAAAGCCATATTGGATCAATGTGAAGTACACGGTGATACGCTAACCTTGCACATGGACGATAGATTGAAGCCGTGGATCACAGGCTTGTTCAAGAAGATTTGTGTTAGCGTAGACAGCGAACAAGAACTTCTTGACATTTATGCCAAAGCACAAGCTGCTGGTTTGATCTGCAGTATCATCCGAGATAGCGGTCTTACTGAATTTAACGGAGTGCCAACTCTAACCACGGTGGCAGTTGGTCCAGACAGTGCAGACAAGATAGATGCTGTGACTGGACATCTAAAGCTGTTCTAATAAATATCACGATAATAACATACTGGAAATTATGCAATGCAACACAGCAAGTTGAAAATAGTTAGATCTCCAACATGCCCCGGAGACGGTTGGATAGAAGTGTCAGAAGAATTTGCCAAGCAATGGATAGAATTTGATGAAGAATGCATTCGAGACTTTGCTAAATTTGAAGCTTTGATAAAATCATGCCGTTTATATTAACTATGAAAGCTTCATTAAATTCATAGTTATTAATGGCACATGAAATGGATGGAGATCTAAAGTCAGCCGGATTAGTTTAATATCATTTGCAATAAATATCAGCATGTCAACGCATCCTCATATAACTCTCATAACACCAGAACCTCTTGAAAAAGATCTAGCCAAGCGCTGGCGAGACACTGTGGTGAAATATTTGCCCAACGGTGTACAGGGCAGCACCAACATCATCAGCAATGGTCATCGCAAACAAAGCGAGTTTTATGTTACCAAGCTGGGTAACAGAGGTGGATATGTAGTACCATTAACCAGAGATCTAACAGAAGACGAAGCCGGTCTCATAGCAGTGGCCTGGGACAAAGCTTGCCCGGATGGTGATTTTATCGTTGACTTCAGTCAATCACAACAAAGCAAGATTGTCAAAGCAGCATTGCAAGAAGACATTCTCAATGAGATAGCTGAACAAGTTGCCAAGAGATTGCATGCAGACGACGTCAATTCTCGAGTGGCAGAAGGTTGGAATTATGGTCCTCGTAGAGATAGAGTGTTGCGCATGGATCCCAGATTGTTACCCTGGGAACAACTCAGCACCAAAGCCAAAGCAACTGAAACTGCCAAAGTCAGAAAGATGTTGTCTATTTTAGAATCAATCAATTTGCATTTGGTACGCCGATGACCAAATACTTTGATTATGAACAATTCAATTGATCTGCGCGAAGCAACATCACACAACCACAAAGCCGCAGAAAAGACTGCATTCTCCCAGGCTATGATAAATAGCACCCTAACTGAGGTGCAATATCACAATTTTATATTCAACATGTTGGCAATATACGGTGCTATCGAACGTCGATTGCATTTTATGCCAGACAGTGTTAAGCGTGCAGACAAGTTTAAGGCTGATTTAACTGCTCTAGGTCGAGGTGCAGGTACACCTACCAACAGCACCAATAGATATGTTGACTATATAGATCAGCTAGATGTTCAGAGAGCATGGGCACATGCATATGTACATTATCTAGGCAATATGTATGGCGGGCAAATACTTGCCAAGAAGATTCCGTGGCAGCATAGCCATCTAGAGTTTGACAACCTAAAACAATGCATCAATTACATCAGGGCCAACATAACAGATGTTGATCCTGCCGAAGCAAACAACGCCTTTGAATGGATAATCAAGATCTATGACGAATTACATTACTCTTCTGGACCAAACAGCTCGCCAGCTTAAGGCCATAATTGAATCTACAGCGGATGTAGAGACTGTGCCCACAGATGACTATGGTTGGGAAAACCACAGATGGCGCAGTCCGCATTTTAGAATGGCACACTTGGAAATATTCAATCAAGATCGATTTATGGTTGTGCATCTCTGTGTGTTCCCTCATGCATATGATCCTCGTCCAATCTTTGGGTTTGATGTGATTGCCGGAGAAAGCAAGGTCACTGGTGTATTCATGGACCTGTCGCCTACAATTGATAACACTGAACCATTTACATCTCTCAACTTTGGCAAGATGCGCGAGCGGCCAGAATGGGGTGATATATTCTCTCAGCATTGGATAGCCTGCCGACCCAATGCTGAAGAAATGATAACCATTGCAGAAGAAGTACAGAGAGTATTGCGCACATACTTGGATGACCTATCTCTATCCAAACGCTATCATCCAAAGTATGAAGAAGTTATAAACGCTCAGAACCATTATTGTCTGCAACAGCGCAAGAATGAGCATACTGTTAAGGCAATCAAGAATCTACTAGGTGAGCAGCGTGCAACTGAGTTTGTGACTCAAGTGCTATTCCCCACGATATAATAGATTGACAGATCAATAAACTCACTACATAAATATATATGATACATGATAGTCATGTATCACACAGGGGCAGTAAAGTCCGCGAGGTGATTCGCGGCAGTGTTAGACCCCAGGAGAGAAAATATGAATTTACCAAATCCGTTTCCTGCTGGCATTCAGACCGCAGTGCAAGTTACCACAAAGGTAACATTAACTCCCAAATACAAGTTCAAGAAGGCAGGTACCGCAGGTACTCTAATCGCTGTAATTCTAGATGAAAGTGGCAGCATGCACAATGCCCAAGCTGCTACCATCGCTGGATTCAACGAGTATGTAGCTGGTCAGAAAGCCGCAGCAGATGCTGGAGCAGCATACATGACATTGATCAAGTTTGATTCGCCTCACATCAAGACTGTGTTTGCCGATCGTCCAATTGCAGAAGTTCCGGCACTGGATACCAAAACCTATACACCAAACGGCGGAACCAATCTACTAGACGCTATCGGATATACTATCGAAAGTGTCAATACCGCATTGGCAGCACGCAAGAAGAGTGAACGTCCAGGAGTAATTGTAGTTATTACCACAGACGGTTATGAAAACGCCAGCAACAAATACAACAACGAGCAGATCAAAGCCATGGTTGCTGCTGCTGAAAAGGCAGACTGGAGCTTTGTGATTATGGGTGCCAACATTGACAGCTTTGCAGTTGGCAGCACATTTGGCATGAATGCCAGCAACACAGTCAATTACAGCACTGCAAACATGGGCGGTACCTACAGCAGCCTCAATGCCACAACTACTAGAATGCGTAGCGCTAAGATTGCAGGTACAAGCACAATGGATATCTATGCTACTGCCATGTTCTCGGACGACGAAAAAAAGAACATGTTGTGAGGTGAGCCATGTTTGATCCCAGCGCACAATTTGAACTACAAGTCTGTCCAAATGGTCGCCGAGCTGCAGACGAATATCTGCATCAAGGCACTATCTGGATAGAAGGTCGAGAGAACAGCAGGTACACTCTCAAGTTTACCAATCGATCACCAAATAGAGTTATGGTGATATTCTCAGTGGATGGATTAGATACCATCAAGGGTCAACCTGCTGGCCCAAACAGCGATGGCTATGTGGTTGATGCCAACAGCAGCATAGAGGTACCTGGATGGACTCTAGACCGCGGAACTGCCGCTGAATTTTATTTCAGCAAAGCAGGACGCAGTTATGTGGCTACTAGCGGTAACAGCACCAGCAACACTGGTGTTATAGGTGCTATGGTATTCAGAGAAATACTCTACTATCAGGAACCTCTACAATATACCGCTGCGGCGTATCCACAGTGGACCACTTCTGGTGCTACACTGTCACCACCAAACGGCAGTATACCTGTAGCAGGATTGTACAACAGTCCTACATCAGCATTGCTAAATGCAGCACCTCAAAATGCTGTAGCGTCTGCTGCGATGGGTATATACCAAATGTCGTCGCTGTCCAGTGTACAACCCACTGCATCAGTCGTGAGATCAGCATCAACTGTTTCTCAAGATGTTGGCACTGGATTTGGAGATGCTACTGAATTCAACACTTCTCAGGTTGTGTTTAATAGAGCAAATCCCAATATCCCTGATGCAATTTTAGCAGTCTACTATAATACTGCTAAGAATCTTCAGAAAATGGGCATCCAGATTCGTACGGCTAGAAACAAGTACGACAACAGTACAGCATCGCCATTTCCTGGATATACCACAGGTTGTAAACCTCCTCCTGGTTGGACACCTTGAAACAATTGATAGTGGGCAGTAGCCCACTATCATAAATTATCTGTTGACTGCGATTATCTATGCTATATAATACCAGCTAGGAGGTAGTAGCATGGCTGAATCTTTTGACTATCTAGACGATATCATCAACGCACTTGAAAATATAATTGATGCCAAAGATGATATGTGGGAAGAAAACTATCGTTGCAATTACAATCACAAGGCGTTGATACGAGAATCACGTTTAGGTCCTGCTAGAGAGGACATAAAAACTGCTCTAAATCGTTATATAGAAGACAGAGCAGAGCGTATTGTATACCGTATATTACAAGAACGCAATCTGTTGTAATCATTACAAAAATTATTGTAAATTACCTATAAATTATTGGTTGACATGTTGTGTATAGGTGTTAGTGTGCAGCTATAAACCAACTTGAGATGATGTGACACATGATCAACCGTTATTGGCTTTTTACAGGCGACAATTATTATCCCGAAGGTGGTATGCACGACTTCCGAGGCAAGTTTGAAACAATGCTCGATGCTATCGTCAATATTGGGCGTGCCGACTGGGTTCATGTATTGGATACCAAGACTGGTTATGTGTATAACGAATATCAATTCAAACACAAGAGCGGCCCTGAACTGATCGATTGGGCCAACAGCATTGATAACGGTGCAGACAACAGTTAGGAGCAGGTAATGGACCAATTTGAAATCCAACAGTTAATTCAAGAGGATATTCGCGCTGATATCCACGGCGACTTGTATGGTCATGACCGTGTTGCTGAAATCATCGCTCAGGCATTTGACGCTAAGAACCGTGAGATTGCAGCTCTCAAGGACGAGATTGCCAAGCTCAAAAGTTCAAATTCTAGCTGGGCAGGACAAGTGGATCGCCAAGGCGGATCGTTTACGTTTGAAGAGATTGCAGCAGATCGCAGCTGGGGCCCTTATTGATGACATACTCAATTTTAGGTCCTGTGTTGGAAGTTATACAAGATGCAAATCTCACACATGAAATGCCGTTTGTGGAATATTTAAACTTCTCTGATGACCATAGTCGTGCTCAAGCTATGAATTGGTGCCATAGCAATTGTACAGGCAGTTACAAGTTAGGAAAATATACTGTGAGATTTGAAAAGCGTAGCGATTTTGTTGCCTTCAAGTTGGTTTGGCAATAATATGACCCGTACAGTATGGATTGCTGAACGTACCACAAATCCGCATGTATGGAGTTCTAGCAACACAACCATATTGGCTATATTCTCAGATGAATTGCGTGCAAAAGAATTTTACGCACAATTTCCACAATATCACTATGTTATGGGTTTGGCTGAGCCTAGGACTATTATACAGATAACTCCTGTAGAATTAGACAAAGTTTTGGTAGATTTTGGTTGACAAGCGAGTTTTAGATGCTATAGTACAGCATCAAACGCAAGGAGTTGCAACATGCGCTATTCCATTTACCAGATTCAGCTTAGCAACACCCAGATTGATCGTGTTAATGCTGGTCAGGAAGTACCCGAATTTCATGCCAAGATGACCAGCATGTTGGGAAATCCGCGGCTGGGACTTGAGATGGATCTCTATCGCAAGGTAGCAGAGATTGAAGCCAACGATCTCGAGGGTGTGTTCCACATTGGCAACATGGGCCCTGAACACAAGATCACGCGCATCAGTCGCATGCACAGTGTTTCAGTTGGCGACATTGTTGAGGACCCCAATGGTCAGCGGCACGTTGTGGCCAGCATTGGCTTTGATCTCATCGCAGCGTAAGGAGTCAACTATGAACCTCGGTGACAAGCTTAAACTGATTATTCAGGAAAAAGAAGAATCTGCTGCTCGTGCTGCAAAGGCCAAGGAAGAGGCTCAGCAACGGGCATCGGACAAAGAAATGAAGAAGGTCCAACGGTTGGTTAATGATCTAGCTTACCAAATAACAGAATCGATTGAAGCTGGACAGATCCCCAGCATCAAAGTCAATGACTATGATACGATCAAGTGGATCAGGGATGTTCAGTTTGAACGGAGCAACAAGTTTCTTACCGTTTGGGTTGACTTCCTCTATAAAATGCAGCTCAATGGGTTGAAGGTAACTGTGACTGAAGACCACGACGGCTTTGGCGAGCGCAGCTGGTTGGTAATTTCAGCACAGCCGGCATAACCATCTTGGTTGACATCTCTAGTACAGATGTTATAGTGCATCATCAAAAGGAGATCCCATGACCCCCGCAGACATCATTGCCAAACTTGAATCTACCAGCGGCCGTTTGGACAAGGAGAGTATTATCCGTGCCGCCTGGGATGCAGGCTGTACAGAGTTCTTTGAAGGCGCCAAGATGGCCTATGATGCTCTCGTTACATTTGGAGTCAAGAAGGTTCCGCTGATCGAAGGCGCTGACGATCCCAACTTCAAATCCACTATGAATTGGACCAAGTTCAAGGACATTGCTCACAAGCTACAGCATCGCGAGCTTACTGGTAACAGTGCCCGCGATGTGCTGCGTGCTGCTGCTGACGCAAGTTCAGTCAAGGATTGGAACAGTTGGTATCGTAGAATTCTACTCAAGGATCTCAAGTGCGGTGTCACTGAAGCAACCATCAACAAGATTCTCGAGAAGGTTGGCGCGGTTGATTACATTATCCCTGTATTCAGCTGCCAGTTGGCCAAGAATGGTGAGGACCATCCCAAGAAGTTGTCTGGTATCAAACTGCTGGATCCCAAGCTGGACGGCTGTTTATCAGCAAGCTGGACCATTGAGTTTGAAGACGGTCGACGTGTGACTATCGCTGAAGTAGTTGAAAACCGCATAGAAGGTAGGATCAAATCATTTAATCCATCTACCGGCAAAATAGAATACAATAAGATACTTAATTGGGCAAAGAACGGTTCTGATATCAACGACACATCGGTTAAATGGTACAGAATAACGCTTGAAAATGGGAATATGCTGCCACCTTTGACTGGAAATCATCTGGTTTGGTTACCCCTATTAAAATGTTGGAGACGAGTTGATTTATTGATGATTGGCGATAAACTGTTGCAAGATACATGATGGATATACGCCGTCTAGTTTCGAATCTAGCATAAATACTCTTGTCAATTACAAGAGGTTGCCAATGACAGAATGCATCTATTGTCGGAAATCAAACATCAGTGTCACACATGAATGCAGGACTATGAAAGCCCAAAAAAAGCTGGAACCATTTGAAAAAGAACTGATACAATGGTTGATGATAGAGCGTCGAAGCATTTATGGCTTGCAGACAACTAGCATACAATGGGCTGGTCAGAAAATCAGCGGCGACTGGTTACGTGATTGGTGTAGAATCAGAGGCGTAAAGACTTTATCGATAAAGGATGCTGCAAGATCCCCGGAAACAAGGCAGAAATATAAAGAAACAGTGAGAAACACGTATGGTGTGGACAATGTATCGCAGTCGCAACATGTTAAAGATAGAAAGCTATCGGTCAGCCGAGAACGATATGGTGTCGATAACCCATCCCAGAGACCCGAAATTATTTCTAAAATTAAAGACACTATGTTTATAAATTATGGTGTGACCAATGCCAGATATCTTCCGAGGTATCGCGGCAACACAACTCTGTCTGTACCTCATAGAAAGATATCAAACTGGTTGACCTCGGTTGGTATCGAACATGAAAACGAGAAGCCTAACCTATTTCCTAAACCTGTTGCGGCTAACAATCGCATATATTCGCCTATAGTTGATATTTGGATAGACGCTTACAATACAGTGATTGAAATATACGGGGATTATTGGCACGCAAACCCTAACATATATTATGCTAGCGATGTGATACATCTGTTCATTGGCCTAACTACCGCCCAAGAAATATGGGACATTGATAGTCATCGACAATCTCATATAGAATCATTTGGTGTAAAGGTAATTGTGTTATGGGAGAATGATATAAAGAAATCGTTTGACGACATCACCAAGATGTTATATAATACCTTTACCAGAAAGACAGAGTAACATGAAAAACATAGCGGCAATATCCAGGATTGAAGAGTTAGATGTCAACCTCGATCGGTACGATCTGGAGGTAGATGATGTCAGTAATTTCTTTGCAAACAATGTGCTCGTCCACAACTGCCGAATGATCACCATCCTCGATGTTGAGAACAACACTGTTACTCAATACAGTCGCGATGGTAGGCAGAACGATCGTTTTGAGACTATTGCGGCATCAATGGCCAAGCTGCTACCCAAGCTCAAACAGAGCGTGGTGTTTGACGGCGAAATGGTCAGCCGCAGTTTCCAATCTTTGATGAAGCAGCTGAATCGCAAAGAGGATGTTGACACCTCCGATGCCAAGCTGGCACTGTTTGATATTGTCCCGCTCAAGGACTTTGTTGCAGGTGAATGCCTGCTGACTCAGACTCAGCGGCATGAAGTGTTGACTGGATTTGTGCCGCTGCTGGCAGAGCATTGTGGCGAGCGCGTGTATGTTATTCCCAAGATGGCTGTGGATCTAGAGACTCCTGAGGGTCAGAAGCAGTTCAAGGAATTCAACAACGACACGTTAAGCCAAGGACTAGAAGGAATTATGATCAAGGACCCTAATGCCACATATAAGACTAAACGTACAGATGCCTGGTTGAAAATTAAACCGGTATATTCTGTAGATTTAGAAGTTATCGGAGTTGAACCTGGCAAACCAGAGAGTAAGTTCAAAAATACATTAGGTGGTCTAATCTGCCGAGGAGAAGATCAAGGTAAGATCATTGAAGTTACTGTAGGTGGCGGTTATACTGAAGAGCTGCGTGATCAGATCTGGAACAACCAAGATCAGGTAATTGGCCAAATTGTTGAAATTAAGGGAGACTGTCTCACACAGAATCAGAACTCTGATACGTATAGTTTGAGGTTTCCTGTATTTGTTGCATTTAGAGGATTTGACCCGGGACAAAAGATCTAACGTATAGCCACACGTACATTATATCCTGCATGTTTAGCAGAACTAATTTTAGCAATATTAATAGCCTTATATTTCTTCCAAGTGTATAACGATTTAACTTCTATCAAAATGTTATATCTAGGAAGATATATATCAGGGTAATAGGTTCTAACTTTATTATCTATGGTATATGATATCTTTGGTATCCTATCCCTATCACATATTATCTCAGATTCTGAAATTCCAGATTTTATTAAATCTCGTATAACTTGATCTTCATAACCTTGTACTCTAACAATTTGTCCATTTAAAATAATTATCTTGTTAGTTCTTCTATGATCCTGTCCTTTCATAATTTTGTCTTTGATATTATTATTTTTACTTGGATTATCTGCTCCGTATCTTTTGGTCCAGGTTATTTTACGTCTAGATTTAAATTCCTCTGTACTAGAGTAGTGCTCAACTCCATATCTATCTAAATTAGTTTTTTTACGTTTCTTAAGAACTACAGGCATCTTATCTTTAATTTTTGCGCGTATATCTGTGTTTTGGGACGGGTTAGTAGTACCAAACTTGTCTAAAAAAGTTTGTTCTTTTTTAAGTTTAACTGATTCAACTGAAGATACATTAGCAACACCATATTTTTTAATATTTGTTGCTAACCTGCGATTTTTAATTAACTGTTTCTCTTCTTCAGTTTTTGATGCGTATCTATTTTTGATAGATTGTTTGGCGCGGGCGCGTATACCTTCACAAACGCTAGGCCTAAATGAACATCTACCTACTTGTTGCCGATTGAAATATATTGCAACATTTCCACACCCATATGCACACAATATCATTGACATAATTATTTCCTCCGTATATATTAACAATGTGGGACAGCACAGTATCTCCGTGCTGTGTTTTGAAGATCTGATACATCTTCAATTACCACATATTTATATTATGTATAATTTTAATATGGATATCAATTTTGAATATCAACTATAGATACCATGCACCCAATCTAGTTTATCAACTAGCAGAAATACGACAGTGGTGTTAGGATGAGGGTATACCTTGTACAAGAGTTGGAACATATTTTATCTTTGAGACTGACGAGGATCGTATCGCGTTTATTATGAGATGGGCATAGAGGAATTGTAGTTGCATTGAATTTTACATGGTTGTTGTGAAGTTTGAACACAGAGGTAGAAGCAATATCACAGACCAATTGGCTGTAGATGCAACTTGTTGGTGCGAAGACCGCGGTCTTGTTCATACCGTTGACTTCTATTGGTTCTATTGGAGCAATAGATTGTGTTTTGAATTTTATGATTACGAATTTGCTATGATGTTTAAATTAGCTTGGGTATAATATGGGATCAACAATCACATATCGGGGCGAGGAATTACATCTAGTGCAAGGTGCATTTGATGATTATCACTCATTAATGCGTATGCGCCTGTGGTGCCATGAGAAGTGGGGCGCTGCTATCTCTAATACTAACCCAAATGGAGAATGGGATCTACTTGTAGCTGGATTCGTATTCAGACACGCGAATTGCAAAACTGAGTTCATCTTGACATGGCTATGACTTATAAAGTTGTTATACCGTTCACGCATCTCGACCATATGGAACCTTGGTTAATTGAGAATATGGGAGGACCGGTGCAGTTGGATATCATGGGCAGATATCTTCCAATTGGATTGATAGGTCCCAATTGGCGAGTGTGGTATAATGATCTAAATCCCAACTCCAAAGTTACAACAGTAGGGGAGTTTGAAAGTCATGACCATGCTGTGCTGTTTAAATTGAGATGGGCATGACAACAGGTTTATTATCTGGTACTATACCTCCAAACTCGGTATTGATTCCTGTAATCAGGCAAGTTATGCCCACTATCATAGCCAATTCGATAATTGGCGTACAGTCAATGATCGGTCCTAGCGGATCTACATTCATGAGGTATAGGTACTATCCGCGCATCAAGATGACTGCGATGCATTACCGAGTGTTTCTGCGTTTGAACAATCGCAAGAAGAGTCAAACTGTTAATGACTTTCTCCAAGCAAAATATCCATATGTGCCATGTAATTTTACCGCATTTGATCAAGATATGGATTGTATCGCATGGTGTAATCAGCAGTTTGGCAACTCTGGATACGTATTTGATAACGGTATACTTTGGTTCAAAAATGATCACGATTGTATGTTGTTCACGCTGAGGTGGCTATGACAGACGAGTCAACCTTTGTTGTGGGAGAAAATGGCATCAACAGGTGGCAAAACGCCGAGGGTCAGTGGCGCAATAGTGCAGGTCAGCTGCATCGCGAGGATGGACCTGCGATCATATATCCAGATGGATATCAGGGATGGTATCACGATGGCAAGCTGCACCGCGAGGACGGACCTGCTATGATATATCCAAATGTCGATCAGCGATGGTATCGCAATGGTCAGCTGCATCGCACAGACGGGCCTGCTGTTATCTACCAAAACGGCCGACAAGAATGGTATTGCGATGGTCAACACCATCGGGCCGACGGACCTGCAATTATTTGGTCGGATGGCCGTCTAGCGTGGTGGATCAATAACAACAACATTACTGATTCAGTTGAACAATGGTTAGCCGAAAACCATATCACTTGGCCATTTACACCTGAACATGCTATGTTGTTCAAGCTGAGGTGGCTGTGATGATAACATTGCGAGATCCAGCTACCAAAGACGTAATCTTCACTGCTCACGGTATGGGAGTCAAGGTGCCAGAGCCCTGTACAGAGGGATTAGGTTCAAGCCAGGAATACCAGGTACTTTGTCTAGATCGCTATCAAAAGCGAGAATGGTGCGAGACACAGGGTTGGATCCCTATGGTAGATTTTATGGCACCAGGGACGGTGGGCGCCGATGCTAGGTGGTGGTTTAGGACTATAGAACAGCAGATAGAATTTGCGTTGAGGTTTGGATGACAAAAAATATTGAGATATACAAGTAATGCACACGATACAAGTAATGCACACGATACATGTAAATGTAACTATGGAGATGCTGCGATATTGTATTGACAATTTCGCTAAATTTAATACCGACCACCCGGGTGCATATAGAGCAGTTACCAAGTTAGGACACTTACACTACAATAGCACAACGTTTCCACGTTGGTCGTTTGACCCTACTCATATCTATTTTAAGAACTCAGAGGACATGACGCAATTCAAGTTGAGGTTTGGATGACAGTGTACATCTACTATGACGACGGCAAACCACAATACATGTCTGCTATCGATCAGTGGACTGAACCTAGAGATCCTGCATGGCGAATAAGTTATAGACCCAATTCGATCGCCACAGTTGAAGATGTAACCGCTTGGTTAAACGAAAACTGTATGGGCAACCACGACTGTGAATTTAGATTCAACAGCGGTGATCCAATGTTGTTTATCTCACTCAGCGACGAACGAGATGTGCTGTCATTTAGATTGAGATGGACATAATGCCGAGAGATCATAAGATCAACATATACAATGAGCTTGACATCACAAATGTAGATGCTAGTATTAAGCAACTGCTGGAATGGTGTGAGCACAATTTGGACTATGGATGGAATATAATTGCTGACAGTGGGTCTTGTGCCGTGCGTGGTTCTGGCAAGCACATATTGATATTGGCATGCGAATATAGCAGTGATGTTGTTAAATTCAAGTTAGAGTGGTTATGATAGATCTAGAAAGATTTATGTTAAATGATGACGAATCCGGTCATTATGTCTGGGTGAAAGATCCTGTTGATGGCGGGCAAGTATTACGAAATGAAACTAGAAATATCATGTTTGACTGGTGCTATGAAAACTGCCAGGGCAAGTACTGGATTGGTATGGGGTTTGGTAGATTTGAGTTAGACCAAGATGCAGTATTATTCAGGTTGACATGGGCATGAGTGGCAATATATCCGATTCTGATTTTTTTGATCGCATGCACAAAGGCTACAAATTTATAGGCAATTGTGTGTTTGCATCCCATGATATTAGCAGGGATTCTATACTATGGGCACATGATCGCTACGGCGGTTTCGACCAGTGGGGATGGGCATATTTAAGTGATCTACCTGGTCGTGAATGGACCTTACGAGTTTATTTTAAAAAGCCAGAACATTATACTGAATTCATGTTGACTTGGTCATGAACACAGAAAACGATTTAGCTCAGCAGTTAGCAGATATGCTGCGAGAAGAAATTGACAAAGAGATTGTCGCAGAGATAAGAATTGCTCAGTTGGTAAGTGAAGGGTGGACTGTGGTTGCGTTTGACAATAACATAAGTCTAAGGGGAATAGATGATTGGATTCGGTCTAACATACAGCACGGATGGAGATTGTTCCCTGGACGAGGCGTATTTGAATCTGCGGACGAAGCTGTGCTATTCAAGTTGACGTGGTCATGAACAGTCATCAACGTAGAAAACACAATCGAAAATGTAAATGGCGTGCAACAAATGATACCAAAATATCGATAGCAGAAGTTGATGAAATCGACGAGTGGTGCACCCGTACTTTTGGAAGAAAACATTGGCAAGCTTTTAACGACAATACCAGCTAGGGATGGGCATTTGACACGTCCGAACGCATGATGGAATTTTGTTTGAGATGGAAATAGCAATAGTCTGTTAGCACGGAGTTAAAATTATGAATTGGTTGATCAAACGATTCAATCGACTTTGGTGGAAGTGTATGAGCGGTTATACGCTTCATCTAGATTGGCATGATGCATCATCTGACAATCTCAACAATTTTTAGAAGCCGTGGCTAGAAGCCAATGTTGGTATGCAACACATAGATTGGTATTGGCACCCTTGTTTTGACAAAAATAGCAATCTTTGTGCGGCAATTATTTTTAGACGAGGAAAAACTCGCCATGCACTGTCTATGTATTTGAATCACGGATAATGTCGTGATAGTTCAAAAATTTGGATTGGAACGTGTTTGCAATCCCAATATAGCAGCAAAGTGGCACCCAGTTTGCGTTCTAAAATATTTGGACCATTACCATGACAGTGATGTGGAAAATAAAATTAATGAAATGTACAACTGGTGCAAATCAAATTGTGTGAGCAAATGGTCTAAACGTCGAGACAGGTATTATAACGGATACCTCGGTGTATTCTATTTTAAGAACAAAGAAGATTATACAGCATTCTCCATGAGATTTATTTGATTGACGACACCTGTACATTTGTGCTAGTGTGTTTGTACAAAGGAAAACCTAAATGACCGCGAATACCGCAATCAAACGCATTGGCTTCTGCTGCAAATATCTAGACAGCAATGGTGAAACTGTACCTGATAAGAACTATCGAGGTACTACAGTAGCTTGGCTGAATAGACAATCCAAAGATGTAGCCGAGCAGCGTCTTTGGGACATTATGGAACACAATGTCCACGCTACATTTAGGGTAGTTACCGAAGTTGGCAGTATGGAACCCAGTCTACGCATGATGCGGTTGGGTAGTGACATGCTGCCAGTTTACACTGAACCCACATGGAGCTACTTCTGGCGCCGAGCAGATGTTATTGCATTCTTAGAACGTGAATTAGCCAAAGTAGGCGAACTTGCACGCAAGCTGGATGTTAGGCTCAGCTTCCACCCGGGTCAATATTGCGTATTGGTTTCGGCTAGCGATGATATTGTAACTAGAAGCATTGACGAATTTGAATATCATGTAGACATGGCTAGGTGGATGGGGTATGGTACCACTTGGCATGACCATGGGTTCAAGATCAATGTGCATCTATCTGGACGTCGTGGTGCCGATGGCATAATCCATGCACTTGGTCGTATGTCTACAGAAGCTCGCAATCTCATCACTATCGAGAATGATGAGATGACTGCTGGCATTGACAATATCTTAGCTTTGGAAAATCATGTGGCATTGGTATTGGATTTGCATCATCATTGGGTGCATTCTGCTAGCTATCTAGACACACAAGATGACAGAGTGCAGCGCATTGTGAACAGCTGGCGGGGAACTAGGCCCACTTTGCATTACAGTGTTAGCCGCGAGGATCTACTAATTGGGCATCCAACTGACACGTTGCCCAATCGCGAACTACTCAAGAGTCAGGGTCACAAGATTCAGAAGCTGCGAGCACATAGCGACATGATGTGGAACACCGCAGTTAACGACTATGCATTGAGCTTCTTGCCTCAGTTTGATATTCAAGTTGAAGCCAAGCACAAGAATCTAGCGTCAACTGCCTTATATAGATATTATACCAATCTTTGATTGTTATCATATAAACGCTAAATATCTCAACGCATATATTAGGGACAGCGATGAGATTATACGAAGACGTACCAAAGTTAGCTCCAGGCAAGAAAAAAGCAATTAAACTTGAATTACACCGCCTAGGTGAACTCAAAGAAAAAATAGATCATTTGAAATATACCATAGGATCTGTAGCTGTTCTGGCACCAGAGTTTAAATCAGAGGTATTTGCGTTAGTAAACGCAGTAAATGCCAAGATAGAAAAGCTAAAAAAACAGCTAGCGGCAGATCAAACAACCTCTCATAAAAAATTTATCGGCTTCTGGAACCAAAATGTAGAAACCAATTGCAGTCAAGCTCTCAAAGAATTTAGAGCTGTTAAACGAGTGCTATACAGAGGTACCGAGGTTGCACCTCACAAGGCATTTGTGGGCAGAAGCAGACTAAATCGTATGACTAAAGATTCTGATCCAACATCGCAGATAATGTTTGATTTTGCATTAACAAAGTTGGGAATAAAAGCTCTCAGGAGCAACAGTATATTTACAAGCAGTAAAATATCACAAGCAGAAAGTTATGGTGATTTGTATGTGATAATACCTGCTAACGGATTTATTTTTAGCTACACTTCTGAGGGAGACGTACAGATTGATTATCCCAGCGAATTGGTTAGTGAAAAGAAAATCAACGTAATCAACAAACTGATTAAAAAGGCTGGCAGAGACCCAGACGATTATGACCTAGCAAGTGACTATTTAGAATCTTCAATTAGAGATATCAAAAAAGACTTCTCAAAAGATCCAGTACTAAGCAAGTTAAAAGCAGAAGATTTAGTTGATCTAGCAGAATTTAAGAAACGATATGCACCAACTGACAAGAACCTTCGCAAAGGTCTAAAGGATGGTGTTGAAATTTTGATAAATGGTAGTTACTACGCATTTGATTACAACACTTACCATGATGTATTGGAAAAAGTTTTGAAATTTAAATTATCGGATTATTGAGAGAGTATGACATGAGAATAAATGACATTAAAATTGGCGAAGCAGACATACTCATAACTCGATCGGCTACACCCAGTATAGATCCTGGACCGCAAAGAGAGCCTGTTAACGTACAGGTAATCAAGAGTATGGTAGAAGATCATATCAATGCATTGAGAACTATCAACAAGCAATTGCTAGCATCGGCTGAAATTGTGTCTGCATTGGGCCAGCTAGAGGATCAGTATGGTCAACTGTTTGGACGCAAACTCAATGAACTGTTGAGCAGTCCCAGCAAACAAGTAAACGCTGCTGCATTGGAACTACGCAAGAGATTGAGGGCGTTGGCAGTAGGATCAAATCCAGATCTATCATATAGCAAGATAGACGGTATCATGCATGATATCTGCGGAGAATACAAGTGCGAACCCAAATCTCTACATGATTTGTTTATCGAGAGATTCAACAAGACACCAGACCAGTGGGCTAAAGATTATCACGTAACTTCTAGGCAATAAATACCTAAACTCCAGAAGGGGGTGATGATATGTTAACTGATATGAATACCTGGGTGATAGTTGTTCTTATATTGATTGGCGGATTTGCGCTAGGCAAACTGCTCAATCTAGTTGAGACAGCATTTGGACTAGCAGTGCTAGTAGGAATAGCCCTGCTGATTTGGAAATATTTTATAGGACATTAACATATAAACAACAAGAGATCTGCCATGAATATTTTTGAACTTTTAGAAGATAGAAGACCAACACGATTTGTGGCAGGTCGCGACTTTGATCTAGTACCAAATTCAGAATATGAAGGGTATGTGCTAGGTGCAGAAAATGATGGTGATAGCGATGCTAGAAAATCCACATATGCTGTTTACAAACATGTTGGGCAACACACATTTGACCACTTTGGTCGCAAGATAGTCCAACAGCAATACATACGCATACACAGTGTGGTAGATCCAAAGACTGGAAATATACATAGCCCATATGAGCGTGGGATGAACATTGTACCTATGTTTAGATACACAGTTGATCAACTAAAGGCAGGCAAACTGCAACCAGAAACTGTAGCAGTTGAACCTGCAACAGGAGCAGAAGGCAATGATTTAGATCCACAGGGATTACCAGGCCAACCAATGGCGGGGCCAAATGCACGAAGCCATCCCATGATGGAAAATGATCCAGTCAATAGCAAGAAATCCACAACTGACCCTCTAGCAGAAAACTCAAACAACTATCAAGAGTTTGAAGTATTTTTAGTTGAAATACCTGCCAATGTGTACGACGGCAAGCATTATGACTACAGAACCGTACCGTATAAAGTTTACAAGGGCATGGATGGTGTATACAACAGCAGAGATGCTATGGACTGGGTCAATGACCATCACGACAAAGTTCTCGCAGACATTGACCAAATGCGTGTGAAAAAGGGCAGCAAGTCTGTCAGGCGTGTTGCGGCTCCGGTTGCTGATAACGTGTTTTTTAAAATCTTTTATAATGTGAGACCTGGCAAAATAATGCACGTTGTTGATCTTCCAAATCCAAAGTCTAATTACACACCTCCCACAGCACAGATAAACGAAGCATACGATGATAGAGTACAAGCAGTAGCCGATGCAGTTATAGCTCAATCACAGAGAGAGCCTCTGAAAAAAGACGAAATCTCACAGGCTATAGAGTCTGCAGCATACAAAATCAATCCTGTCGAATTACAATTCAAGAACAATCCCAAATCTAACACATGGAAAGAATTTGTCAAGGATGTATTGGCCAAACTCAAAGGCCAAGTGGTTATGGATCGCAGCCGCGGTCCCAGTGCTAGCGCCGCTGCTAAGAGAGAATCTAAAGAACAGATGCTGATTGCAATAGCTAATGCAATACAAGACGCAGCAGGGCAAGCATTCCCAGATGGTGATCCCTGGGATATATTGAGTCCAAAACTACGTAGAATGGGTATAGATACCTATGATATCAGCAAATGGTTAGCTGCTGCTGCCAAAAAGCATCTTGGTGTAAAAGACTTCAACAGTTACATGGCCAATATGTATGACGACTATGCTGCTGATCAGCCAGAAATGATGTTGCAGATGGGAATAAGAAGCAATCCATATACTGGCAAACCATTTGCCTTCAATTTGGGACCTGCACTGGATAAAAATGATTACAATTTGGCATTTGCTATAATAGGCTCAATGCGTCACGACGACAATGTGAAAAAGACAGTTCTAACAAAAAAACACGAAGTCGTAAAAGCGCTGCTCACAGCTTACAAAGCAGGAAGAAATACAAAATCTATTCTAGAAGTCATAAAGATACTAAAGAATATGGGTGCCGATTGGCCAGAGTTTGATGTTATTGTTCGTAGTATTGAAGCAAATAAGCTGAATGAAATGTGGCCATTCAAAAAGAAAGCGCCTGTGGAACAAGTTGTTAAACCCAAACGTTGGCCAAGTCACGGTGATGATCTAGAACAGTGGATGCACGACACTATCAAGTATCACCAAAGCCAAGGTTGGGATCCTGCACACCTGTTTAGTCCAGCTTATGCTGATTACTTCCCTCTTAAAATACACGTAGGCCACAGTTTTAATGATGAAGCTAAACAAGCATATAGAAACATCAAGAAAGAATATCTAGAAATAGTAAAGCGTGCTCGAGCACTGACCACACCTGATGCATTGCATCTAAACAGCAGCATCATAGGTGACAGAGCAGATTGGCCATCTGATATCAACGAAAATGTTGGAAAGCAATTTAAAGTTAGAATTGTTGGAGAAGATGGTAGCAAAACCGTTCAGGTATTTTATGCCAATGACGAACGTGAAGCTTTGAGCAAAGCTATAAAGTGGGCTCAACGTGAATGGGATCACATAGGTGTTGAATGCCAAGTGTTGCGAGATCACAACACTAATGAAAGCATGCAAGCAGGTGACTTCCTGATGATCGAAGGCAAGAGATCTGCCATAGCTGGTGTGATAGCTGAGATCAAAGGTGATACTATTGTGCTAGAAGGCAATACATATCCACTTGAAGAAGCAGAATATCACGGCCGAGAAGTCAAGTTAGGCAAACCTATGAGAGGCGATGTGAAAAAGTTTAAGGTCTTTCTCAAAGATCCAAAGACTGGCAACATCAAGAAAGTTAACTTTGGCGACAAGAACATGGAGATCAAACGAGATGACCCTGCAAGACGCAGGAGCTTCAGAGCACGTCATGGTTGCGGAACATCTCGAGCAAGCGACAGGACCAAAGCTGCATACTGGTCATGTAGACTATGGTCAAGCAAACCAGTTAGCAAGATACTAAAAGGCAAGTGATACCTACGCCATAAATACAACAACGGGTAGGTACCATGAGACTTAGAGAATTATACGAAACTAAAGATCCAGATAGAGCATATGAGTATGCTGAAACTGATCTTCCAATAGGTGTAAGGCACACGTTGCCTCATACCTTCATATTCCCAGACATGGACGGCTACTATGAGTTCTACAAGTTTGTGGTAGCAATGGCAGCTCACCCAGAAATAGATCCATCATTCTACCACGAACGTAATCTAAGAGACGTTCCCATAGCAACAGCATATAGCCCACAAGAAGCCGAGATGATCAAAGCTGTTGCAAAACGCATGGGTAAAGAAGTAAAAGAAATAGCCTTTGCTGCAAGCCGAGAACAGCCTGGTGTTAATACTGTGAGTCCTGTGATGAAATTCCACATGAGTGAGAGTCATATGGACATCATGAAGGCGTTGCTGGAAGCAATAGACAAATAATCAAGGAAACAAGGATGTTATTACAGGAATTATTTGCCCCCGCTGTGAAAATATTGTTGAAGGAAGGCGGCAACTTAGAATTACCGGGTGGACATCGTGCTCAGCATATTGACCTGCGAGTTCATGATAGATCTTATATAGTTCCCATATTGAAGAAGCTGATGACAGCTATAAACACAGCATATCAGAAACAATATAAAGTGCCATTGTGGTCACCAGAATTGTTACAAAGTGGTAAGTTCCTCAGCGGATCATCTCTGCACTTCTTTGACACCAACATACCCGACGAAGAATTTGCCAAAGTTAAACCCAAAGTAGGCGATATAGATACACAGGTAGATAGAGACAAAGCAGCTGATCTTGATACATTCTTGCAGGGCATAAAAGGTCGCAAGATAGGTCCAGCAGTGTTCTTAGGCTATGAAAGAGGCAACGAACAATTCAGTAGTCTGTGGGAATTGTCTGAACCACCTCTTAAGATTCAAATAGATTTAGAGTTTGTGCATTATGAAGGTGGCGAACCTACCGATTGGTCTGCATTTAGTCACAGCAGCGCTTGGGAAGATATACAGTCTGGCATCAAGGGCGTGTTCCACAAGTACATCATACAAAGCTTTGCAAGTTTAACCAAAACTGACTTCCTTCTGAGAAAAATGGTTGGTAGAGGCAAATCACGAGTTGAACAAGATGTGTCCACTACAGACAATATGGTATCGTTTGCTGTCAGCAGCAAAGAAGGCGGCGGCCTAAGGCAGAAGTTTGAACCAGTACTAGACGATGCAGGTAAACCTTTGATTAAAGATGGCTTGCAGGTATTGAAAGCTAGACCAACAGAAGGCTACGACCAGTCACTGTCCAGCATATTTGCCAACTTATTTGGCAAGAAATTAACCCCTGAAAATTTCAAACGAATGAGCAAGAAGTTCTGGAGTTTTACTGGTCTTCTAGATGTCATGAATGAATTGTTAGACGACAGCGAAAAGAACATTGTGGTTGAAAACTTCATCAAGAAGCTGTTTGGTCCAGGCGCACAGGGACTCTATAAGAACGATCCCGAACGAGATATTGCAGAAAAGTCAGTTGCACTAAAGAAGATGATAGATGTGCTGGGTGTATCTGCACCAGCTGATTTAGATCAACAGATAGATACCTACAAAGCAAGCTACAAGATGACAGAATCTCTGTCAGAAGCGGACACCCCTGATTACAAGCGACAGGGTATCAAGCACATATATAATCCTGGATCAAGTACTGAAATGAAGGATCTAGATTTTATTACCATGTGTGATGAGATAGCTAAAAATGGCGGAACACTGGACGGTATACAAGTCAATCTAAAGGTAGATGGTGCTGGTATACGCTTTGGTAAGGATGCTAGCGGTCGCCCTTTTATGATGACTTCTAAAGTTACTAAACCAATGTATGCCAGTGACATTGGCATGTTCCGTCGCTATGGCGAAGAACACGGACAAACAGGCGAGCAGCTTAAACGTACAGAAGCTTATGATCATGCTCTAGCAGCAATTGCGAATAGCAACTTCATAAAATCACTACCATCTGACTGCATAGTACAAGCAGAGTTACTGTTCAATGAAATGGCACAGAAGAGCGACGACGGTTATAAGTTTGTTAATATAGACTATGATCCCAAGAAACTGGGAACCAAAATGACTTTGGTACCATTCAGTTTTAGACAATACAGCACCGGTGATGCACTACCCGATGCACAGGCCGTCAAAAAGAAACTGATGTCATACAGTAGTCCAGAGGTCAAATTTGTTGATAATCATCTCACACAACGTGGAGTAGATGTCAGCAAGATAGTTGATCCAATTGTAAAAAATCAGTCAAATCTAAAAGCTGCGCTGTCATCCAAAAAGAAAGATGATCCAAACAAAGCCGCTGCTAAAGAAATACTCAACAAGGCTCGCAAAGCACTAAGTGACGTTATCATAAACAGTCCCAACATCAAAGGCAAAGATCAACTGGGTAGCAATATAGAAGGTCTGGTGATCAATTTGCCTAATGGTCAGCTGGCTAAAGTAACCAGTTCAGAGATGAAAGCCAAAATGGCTGCTAAGAAAGCCACAACATCGACCGCACATAACAGAACTAGGACTGCAGTGGTCACAGCAGGCAGCTTTGTTGGGCACAAGGGTCACGAACAGTTGGTTAATTTGGTTCTCAAGAAAGCAGCAGAACTAGGCGGCGATCCCTATGTGTACATCAGTTCAAAAGTTGGTCCAGATGATCCAATACCTCCAATGACCAAACTAGAGACTTGGCAGAAACTGTATCCATCCCATGCCAATATATTCCACCTAATAGTATCTCCAGATGGCATCACAAGTCCGTCCCCAGTCAAGAAGATTGAAAAAGAATTGGTATTGCCTGCTGATAGTCCATACAAGAAGGTTATACTAATGGTTGGTGATGATCGTTATGAAGGCTTCAAGAAGTGGATGGACACTCTAGAGAAGCGCATGAAGGATCCAGTAGCACTAGCTAAATTTGGCGGCACTCAGGATCAAGTTGACTTTGAGACTGTTAGAACTGGTCGCAGTACCGAAGAAGGTGGAACTGGTATGAGCTTCACTCAATTGAGGAACATACTCAAAGATCCAAATGCAACTGAAGAACAGAAACTGAATCTATGGTGCAAGGGATTTGATGAAAAGAAGCTTGGTCGCGTATGGATCAAACATCTCATGGACATTGCAGAGAAGAACATGGGCTTAAAGACTGTAGAAGAAGCTGAAGTTTGGGACAAACCCAATCCCAAGAAAAAGCACAAGACCATGACACCTGCACAGAAAGCAGAAGCCAAGCGCAGAGCCAAAGCTGCTGGTAGACCATATCCCAACTTGGTCGATAACATGGCTGTGATGAAGAAATAAACTAGACTTTGACTGGTTTGATCGATTAACTTAAAGTAAACTTTTAAGTGGATCTAGCGTCTTGACAGAAAAACTGAACCAACTACTGATAGTGAAACTGATGATATTGCATACCATTATCATCTGTTTAAGCAACTGGCTGGTAAATTACAAATTAAATGCAGCCGGTATTGTTATTACTTGTAGCACATTAACATCGCCTCTTGTGTATCTAGCCAGCGATCTAACTGTGAGATTTATGGGTAAGAAATTAGCAAGACAAGTAATATTACTCAGTTTTATACCAAGCTCTATTATCAGTGTTCCCATAGTATTCTTGGCTGTATCCGATTGGGCTCTAGCATTAAGAGTGGGTGCTGCTAGTGGATTTACATATATATTGGCTGCTAGTTTAGATGTATTTGTATTCCAATGGTCTAGAGACAAGTGGGCAGCATGGTGGACAGCCCCAACAGTCAGTACTCTAATAACAGTAGCGTTTGCACAATATGTGTTCTTGGGATCAGCATTTGCTGGTAGCAGCAATTCATATATGTCTGCACATTGGTTAACTGTAGCTACCAATCAAATATTAATCAAAATGGTAGTTAGCAGCATTATGGTACTTCCTGCATATGGTATATTGCTGAATTGGTTAGAACGCAAGACAAGTCTCTATCATAGGATACAATAAATATCTCATGAGAGCACGAGATATAATATCCGAAGCATGGCACTGGCGCAACAAAAACAAGATATATAATCTGTTAGTTAACTCTATAGACAGCGGACCGTTTGATGGCGGATGTGTTATATTTGCGCAAGCATTGCAGATAATATATGGCGGAGAAGTTTACGTGCTAGTTGGACACACTGTTCCAAATGGTGCTGATAAAGCTCAACATGCTGTGCTATTATTAGATAACAAAATGATTGATGCAGATGGTCCTGCACCAATTGAAGATTTTATAAAGAGATTTGAGCGCAATGAACTTGAATATTCCGGCGGTGAGATACTCAGCTATCGCCCGATACAAGCGGGCGACTTACCAAATGCTCCAAGAGATCTAGAACTATCAAAGACAGTTGCAGATCTCTTGAAAAAGAGATAATTGTTCTCAAAATGCGTGGCGAGTTAAAAACGTAACAGAGTTACGTGTTTTACCAAAATATTCCTCGCAGCACTTGATAACATCTTCCTGATTGAATGTCTTGCAAGAAAACACATCCATATAGTAACTACCAGTGCCGTCGCCCATATCTTCTTCTACAAAGTGGCACATGATGTTGGATGTCTCAATTAGTTGTATCAGAGTGATACCTGCCTTATTGCCTTCTCCAAATCTAACAGTCTGTGGTTCTCCAAAAGGAACCATGTCTATTCTTTTTACTAGATCTCGTGCGAAAGCTTTTATATTATCGTGACTACTAATAGAACTCATATCAGCGCCGGCTGCATTGATAATCAAGTGATATCCCCATTGGTTTGACATTTGCATTACTCCTCATGTTAACAGGTTTACGTTGACATAAGACGATGAGACTTACACCCATGACCCACTGCAAGCAGCCGCTCTATCCTGAGCTACATCTTAAATTTATTTATGAAATTTTTGTTAGATGAAATCTAATAAATATTTCATGTTTTGTAAAGAAATTATATCTGAAGCCACTCCTGCTGTCAACACCTTAACTGAGGATGATCAAATCATAGATAGGATAGTTGACGATCTTCAAAATCATCCAAGATATATTGACAGTGCTCTTGATCAAATCACTTATGCAGTCTTTCGAGAAAAGGCTTTGGTTGATAAACACAAACGTTTGTTAATTGATGAAATCAACAAAAGAAAAAGTGAGATTCTAAAACATCTATTAACGTGTATAAAAACTCTACCAACAGGTAACATGTTGTATGTGGTATCTCCGGCTGTTAGGGCGTTGACAATGTTGGGTATAGATTGGCCAGAACTTGTCATTATCAAAAAAAGTATTGACACAGAAAGAGCGCAGACAGACGACGATGTTTTGGAACAACTAAACTATGACAATCTAGAAGAAAACATTTGGCTAGAGAATCAAAGAGGATTTGATCCCGATAGATATGAAAGTACCATTAACAAATTTGATCAATTTATTAAAGTTGGCGAGTTCATCAAAGCATTGGAATTCTTAAGAGACAAATTTAAATTCTCAAATCTTCCTAAGCAAGCAGTAGATTATATCTTAACGGAATACAAACACGATATCATCAAATATATATTAACTTTGATCAAAATGGAAAATATACCGTTGGCATATTCTGTATCAAATCGTTTAAAAGATTTAGACTGCAAGTGGACAGAAGTTGATACTGTACTGAACAGCATCGAACACTTAAATTTAAACGAAATCAAAGAGAATATAAATCAAAAAAACAAATTAGGAAATATTAATAAAAAAATAAAAGTAAAGGAAGCTGGTAGTAGTTATGGAAACCTTTTAGATCGGTTTCATGGTCCCGGATTGATAAAAGATTATATAATCAAGGTCTTAAAACTAAATCCAAACAGTCCCGATGCTAAGAAAATATTATCTGTAGATAATAATTCTGATGAATTTAAAAAGTTAGTTAACAGATACAAATTAGAAATGTTAGACGACCTCAATAAATTAAAAATTGGGTTAAGTGTTGTTCATTTAAGGATATCTACTATTTCATTGCTGTTATTCTTAGGGTTTGATTGGCCTGAGCTAAAAATAATAATAGAAAATAATAAAACCAACATAATAAAATTATTGCTCAAAAATTTAATTGACAGAAGTTTCATAGTAAAAAGCATATTATATTTGTTGAAAAGACTGAATGTCAATTGGCCAGAATTAGAAATTATTATGAAAAGTATGAAAGCAGAGGGGCTTTTAGAACAAAACAAAAAATTAACCAGCGCAGATCCTGTTGAACGATGGATTGCAGTGTTTAAAGCCAGCACACACCCAAAGTTTGCAGGCAAGACACCTGAACAGCGAGAGAAGATGGCCAGGGCCGCACAATATCGTGCTGTTCAAAACAAGAACGAGTTTAAACGTGTTAACGAATCGTTAAAACCAATTAACAAAGTCATCAAATACGGTATCATGCCAGACGGTCCATTAGAGATCAGTAAACATTTTGTAGATAGGATGCACGAACGCGGACTATCAAATACTGTAATGTCTGAACTCATAACAAAGGCAGTTAGGCAATACAAAGACAAGATAGCAGGTCTTGGCTCAGAATCATTTGTTGTACGATTCCGTACTCAGCCAGCTGCTCTAGCTATAGCTAAAGTACAACAGATAGATGATTCATACAAGTATGTTTTGACAACATTCCATCCTGAACTAAGATCAGGTTATATACAACAGGTATTTGAGGTTTAATAAATGCGTCTACATGATATAAAAGAAGATAGTAATATAGTCAAACACAAGATACCAACTGTAGGCGATCTAGCCGAAAAGTACAAATGCAGCCTCATGATGGTTGAAATAGAACTGAAAAAAGGTATTAAGGCAGAACTGCCAAATTCTAAAAAGTTTAGGATAGCACGCGATACAGCATTAAAAAATCTCAGCAAGGATTTGTGGTATTACAAACAGTCAAACAAGGTCGATGAGAACTTTGCAGATGGTAAGGTTGCCGAAACCAAGCAACGTTTAGACCGCAAGTGCTGGTCTGGCTATAAGAAGCAGGGTACTAAGCTCAAGAATGGTGTGCGGGTGAACAACTGCGTGCCCAAAGAAAGCGTTGAAGAGAACTTTGCAGATGGTAAAGGTCCAGGCCGTCCAGGTGACAGCCAGCGACATGGTATACCCAAGCACGCTACTATAGCACAGTTAGAGAAGGCAGCCAAGGCACCTGGACGCAAAGGTCAATTGGCACGTTGGCAACTAAACATGCGCAGAGGCAAAGCAAAGGCTGGCAAATGAAATTGATCGAATTGTTAAACGAAGTAACTGATCAACCCTACCGTTATATGTTAGCCAAAAAAACATCAGAAGGTAGTCAATACATATTCATAACTGATTCTGGAACCAAAATGGTAGTAAGCCTAGCATTAGAAAAACTATCAGCTGGCAACACGAGAGTGGAAGTAGCATTTGCTGAGCAAACACCACACGGTATAAAAACCGCAGCTACAGGCAAGGGCGATGCATTCAAAATATTTGCTACGGTTGCAGCAATAGTTAAGGAATTCCTTAGCAAAACCAAAGTTACAGTTGATGCGTTAACTTTTACGGGTAAAACTGCAGAACCCAGTAGAATAAAACTATACGATAGAATTGCCCAAAATTTAGGTAAATTTATATCGGGTTTTGAATTTGAATGTTCTGGTGTTGACGGAATAGACAAGTTCTATTACTTCAAACGAACCAGTTGACAGAGTTTACATATAGCTGTAAACTTAATTAAGGATTGAAAGGTTACCATTTTTAATGAGGGCAGCAGAAATTAACATACACCGTCTAATAGTTTACATCGATCTCGATGGAGTTTTGGCAAACCTGTTTGGCCATGTAGCAGAATTACATGATGTAGAACATTACAACATGATGACTAAATCAGAATGGGAAAGTTTCTTACAGAATACCAATGCCGAACATTTGTTTGCCAGCTTACCTGTATTTCCAACTGCTAATAAATTGCTGCAGATGGTAGTAGATATGTTTGGCAGCTATAAGATATTGAGTAGTCCTCTCAATTTTGATAAAGAAGGTAGCATTAGAGGCAAGCAGCAGTGGCTCAACAAGCACATCACTGTTCCAGATAGTGGACGAATATTCGAGCACGACAAATATATCTATGCTACACAATCAAATGGTACTCCCAATATTCTCATAGATGATTTCGGCGTTAACATACGCTTGTGGCGACAACACGGCGGTATTGGCATAAAGTTTCAATCTGACGAAAACAGTTTAGATGAACTTAAGGTTATGCTAAAGGACGCAATGCATCAATAAATAATAGATGCGTGCAATAGAATTTACCAACCATTCAAATACAGCAGAACTAGCCGAAGTCAGTATGAGCCCGGGTGCTCTTGAAGATTTTGCCAAGACGCCATTAGCTCAAAATATGTCATTGGGCTTTGAAGCCGAAATGGTAGTTCCCGATTTAGAAAAACATAACGACACTGATTGGGCACCAGATTACAGTAAAGATTTCTCGTTTCCAACTAAAAATTATTACGAGAAAGTTTTTGAATTCCTCACCAGCGGCGACATGCCAGATAACCGTAGGTGGATAGAAGTTAGGTTGGGTAAATTGGATGAAGAATACCTAGATTATCTTGAAGAAGAGTTTTACAATTATATACACGGTGGCAAAGGCGGAGAATTACTTCGCAAAGAAATAGGCAAGGCCCTAGGCACTAATGATGAAGACGAAATAGCTGATGCAATAGATGCACAAGATACAACATATGAGGCTGCGCTAGACGCTGTTAGAAGCATTTACTATAATACCGTTGATTTGTTTGACGAATTTTTGCGTTATAAGGGCATCGAAACTGTTAAAGATTTTGCTGAGAAATATAACATCACTTGGCCCTACATCACATTTAATACCGGAGGTTCGTTAACATACGAAGATCTTGAACAAGACTTTGTTCAACACACTGGATTTAAATCTACTGTTGGTAGAGAATATCACTCTGTTAAACGTCAACCAGGACTTTGGATATTTGAACCAGATAGCAGTATAGAGTCTGGAGAGGGTAGTGGAGGTGTAGAATTAATATCACCACCAATGAAGTTACCTCAAGCATTTGAAGCATTTGATAAATTTTGGGATTGGGCTGAATCTTCTAATATAACTGCCAATCAATCTTGTGGGTTCCATGTTGGGGTTAGTCTACCCAGTCAAAGCACCGAAAACATAGACAAAATCAAGTTGATATTGTTCCTTGGTGATAACCATGTGTTGCAAGCATTTGGTCGCGCTGCCAACAGCTATGCACAAAGCACACTTGACTGGATGATAAACACTGCCAAAGCTCGGCAATCTATCCGCAATCGCGATTTAGAAAAAGACATAAAAACGCTCAAAGCAGGTATCAATAGCCTAGCACATAACGCTATAAAACGCATCATAGATCCAGGATATGATAGATATCTATCTATCAATATGAAAGAAAAATATATAGAGTTCCGTTCGGCTGGCGGCAATTATTTTGAAAATAAAAACAAGATAATTAACACCATGTTGAGATATGTTAGAGCTATAGCTATTGCATCTGATCCAGAAGCCGAGAAGGCAGAATATGCTAAGAAGTTATACAAACTACTAGCATCAGCTGTTAAAACTGATAGCGACACCGTGAAATATTTTGCGCAATATGCAACTGGGCAGCTATCTATTGATGCATTGAAAAATGTCATAAAGAGCACGAGACAAAAACGAACAGCAAAGAAACCAGATTGACAAATCGAGCATAGAATATAATACACTCGACAATAGGAGATAAAAATGAATACTGGTTCAAGTGATGTTGGCTTTTACATGGCTGTATCAAAAAATAATTCCATAGAGCAATCAGATATCGAAAAAATTGCTGCTGACCTTAATTTTACACCAGTGACTAAGAAAAACCTACAGTATCAGTATGTAGAAAATGGTCAACTTGGATCTATGCCTGCTCTGAGCTATATGCAAAATCAAGTACTACAACCTGTTACTACATATACATCAGACGGCTTCGAAACTACTAGAATGGCTCAACCTGGCGATATCATTATGAGCGGGCCTAGCCGAGAAAATTATGTTATAGATGCTGCTAAGTTTTCAAAATTATATATTGGTACGGTTGGGCAGACTGTTACACCGGAGCAAAGCCCAAGACTTGTAGCACAATATAACGGAACTACGGCCGTAAACTTCATAGCATCTTGGGGAGAGGCAATGGCAATCAAGCCAGGTGATTTCTTGGTAAACGACAACAACAGTTATTATAGAATTGCCAATGCTGAATTCCAACAGACTTACAATATGCCGTCTTGATATTGCATATAGTCATAGCTATAGATAAAATGCAGTTATGACTATTCTTTTTAGCACCCCAGTTCACGAAAATAATGATAACATACGAGATACTCTAGCTAATGCTAGGAAATACAATCCAAATTGTGTATTTGTTCTCCATGTGTCTGCAAACTTCAAAGATTTTGATTACAGCATAGGCAATACACCGGATGTGCTGATTAATCCAATTCAATTTGCTACAGTACACAGTCAAACCAGTCATGTACCTTTGCATTTTACCAACTACAAGCATGCTGTAGACAATAACATTGACTTTGATTATGTTTGTGTATTGCATACTAGCGAAATGTTTATCAAACCGGGTATGGAAGATTACATAAAGAACTATGCATATAGTTTGTGGTTTGATCAAGACACTCAGCCCAGGGTTAGCATTTGGCCTCCGTTTCAAGTTAGCTACACCAATCGAATATTTCAAGACCTATTTGATGGCAGCGATCCTCGTAACTATGTGGGAAATCTCATAGAAGGTCATTGGTGGAAACGAGAGCTATTTGAAAAAATGTATCAGTGGACTGCAGCACATTATGATATAATGCAGATGCTGTGGCCTTATGCATGCGAAGAAGTTTATTTTGCTACATTAGGACATCATTTAGCAAAGGGACAGCCTTTTGGCCATCCCTATTGTTGTTTCCATCACAAAAATCACTATGTAGATAATACCCAAGATGTAGACGACGTCAGAGCCAATAAAGATGTTGTGTTCTGGCAGCCTAATAATTGGGTTTACAATAAAGTGCCTTTCCCTGGTAGACATCTATATAGCATCAAGAGGATCAACCGAGACCTAGATGATCCTATTAGGAAATATATTAACTCTCTCAGCTAATGAATAGTTCTGTTGAAATAAATCCAAATACCGCAATTTATTAATAAATAGTTTACATATTATTTTAAGGTAAACTATGAAAATATATTACATTTATAAAATAACAAATACAGTTAATAATAAAATATATATTGGATTTACTGGAAATTATTTTCGAAGAATTTCAGAACATAGAAAGTTGCCAGCAAATACTAAATTAAGAGGACTTAAAGCAGCAATAAGAAAATATGGATGGGATAAATTTACAACAGAAATTATATTTGAATCTACAGATAAAGATTACTGCAAAAATATAATGGAACCATTTTATATAGAATTATATAATAGCTATGAACAAGGCTATAACCAGACAAAAGGCGGAGACGGAGGCGCTGGGCGAGTTGTAACAGACGAAGAAAGACGAGCAGCAAGCGCAAGATATAAAGGTCAAAAATCTATTAATAAAGGTAAAACTTACAAAGAATTATATGGTGAAGAAAAAGCAAAACAAAAGATATCAAAATTTAAAAATACAATGCGAGAAAAATGGAAAAATAAAAATCCAAAAAAACAACGACGATTTCCTCACAAAGAAGAACGTCTAGGATTAACATTTGATGAAATATACGGTAACGAGCGATCAAAAGAAATTAGAGCCAAACAATCGGCTGCATCTATAGGAGAAAATAATCATAGATACGGCAAACCCGGTACCATGCTAGGTAAAAAACATACTGAAGAGTCTTTGGCAAAAATGAGAGTTAAAACTGGCCCACATAAGAAAGCAAGAGAAAAACTAACATGTCCGCATTGCGGAAATGTTAGTGATTCTAGTAATTCAAAACGTTGGCATTTTGATAAATGTAAGCATAAGAAGATTATTGATTAATATGACAAATTTGACGTTTAGCTTCTGTCATTTTTCCAAAATCAATAGGCCACATTTGGTTTTGGTTTAATTCTCTTGCATTGTTTGGAAATTGAAATTTAATGCCAACTGCCTGCTCTATTTGAACTACAGAAACTCTAAATCTAGTTAGATCGGTTCCCAAATTATTAGCTTGAGGAAAAATCCATCCTGCTACTTCTCCGGTAATATCATTAATTACTATCTTATAAAATGCATGTGGTACGACAACCCCATTTCCGATAGTTTTATCTGTATTGTTGTATATTGGCCCTGCATATATGGTAAATGGCTGGTTAAGTTGAAATGCCCAATCTCTAATAGATGTTTCTAGCAATTTCCAAGTTGCTCTATTTAGGCCTGGAAGTTGAGCTGTCATATTAGTCATCAAAAAACTCTCTAGCTCAACTTGTGAATTCCAACTCATATCGCCATCCGGAGCAATATGTCCTTTATCATATCCGCTTGCATCAAAATCTTGTGGAGTGGCACTATTTTGAATACTTCTGTCAGTTTCAAACGCATTACTCCTAGGCAAGCAACCTATAGCGTGTTCAGGTGTTAATGTATACGATACCCATATAGGGAGTTTAGCTAACTGATTATATTGTAAAATATATGCAGATCTACAAATAACAGGCATATTTTGATTAGAGGATACTGGTATTCCATATGGTATCTGTGCAGAACATGCATTAAGCGGCAGTAATGGTTTTTGATCCCAAGCTATTGCCAGTGTAGGCAATAATGCAAACAACGATAACAATAACAACTTCTTGATCATATTAATATCCTTATGGTTTGATAACACAGTATTTAACCTTCAAAATATCACAGCATTGCGGAGTAAATAACATATACTACAGAGGTAATTCTATGAGATTGTACGAGTTTGTCGACAATTGGGGAGTGTATGGTAAACCTGCACCTGAACGTATAAAGACAGATGGCACGCAGAGTCCTCTTACATTTCAAGGTAACAACGAATGGCAAGAGGATCCCGACTTCTTTCACAAGTGGTTCAGCAGACCATATCTAACCAATGGTAAAAACACCAACTACATGTTGCCTATAAAATCTCAAGATTCGAGGTGATAAATTGAGCACATTATTAGCTATAGGACAAATATACGATCGCATGGTGACTGTGAGCGGCTTTACAACAAGTCCCGATGGTTACGAGTGGAGCTCAACTGATGCTATAACTCAACCCTTCTTGCCTAGACAACAGGGTGTTGGTATAGCGTGTGCTACTGATATTCCTTGGATAGTTAGGTCAAACGGAACTGTTACAACATTCAATGGTGTAGCATGGGCATATGATAGGTTTATAGCTGTTGGCTCAAACGGATACATATATACCAGCACAGACGGTAATGATTGGATACCTCAAACCAGCGGAGTGTTATATAATCTCAATTCTGTAATTGCATCTAATACCAATTATGTTGTTGTAGCCGATTCAGGTGTAGTATTAAACAGTACAGACGCTGTAAATTGGAATTTGATATCATTAAGATCAAGCGAGAGATTGCTAAGTGTGTGTTGGTCTTCAGAGTTAACTATGTTTGTTGCAGTGGGAACAGATGGGATCTTAATTATATCGTTGGATTCTGAAAATTGGAGATTTATCGCATCGAACTCTCTATACAGCTTAAATTCCGTAACATGGAATGGATCAGAATTTTTAGCAGTAGGTAACAACGGAACTATTTGCACTAGTACAGACGGATTAACTTGGTCTAGTTATGAAAATGGAATAACAACTGCAAATCTTTATGGAATTTGTTGGACAGGTACACGGTATGTAGCAGTAGGCTCTGCTGGTGTAGCTATAACCAGTTTAGATGGCGTTAATTGGAGTATATCTGCTACTGGTATATCAACAGATCTACTTTCAGTTACTTGGGGATTAACTGAGATAGTCGCAGTTGGCCTTAATAATAGTATATTGAGAAGTCAAGATGGAATATCTTGGTATCAAGATAATACTAGGTTTGTTGCAAATCTAAACGGAGTAGCATACAACAAGCACTTCAATACATTTGTAGCAGTAGGCAGCGGTGGTGTTATCATAACCAGTACTATTAATACTGTACAACAAACCATAACTGCTATATCTGACAGTGGATATGTGAGCAGCAGTTATGATGGCATAATATGGTCTAACGGTAGCATATTATTTGGTAATTTCTCTCCATATGCTATATCTCAAGGTACAAATCAAAACGGCAATAACAGTACTTTTATGATAGTTGGTAGCCAAAAATATGCTAATAATGAACCCAGTCACAATCAATTTGATGAGGTAGCTCAAATATTTGTCAGCGACAGCGATACCATTGCAGATCCAGGATTTGAAGATAGTTGGACTATGGTATATGCAGAAAACAGTAACGATAGCAGATACTACGGAGTTAAGAGATTCGCTATATTACCAGCACAGGTAATTACATATCCAATACAATCAGGCTCAGGAACAAATGAAGTAACTGTTGATCAATCTAGCAATCCGTTTCTATCAGAATTAGCTGATTTGATCACAAATAATCCCAGCCAATCAGTTGGAACTGTAACATTCTCCTCTTTGCCAAATGTACCATTCAATATTATAGGAGTTGTAAACAACGGAACCACATGGACGTTTGAAATTCAAGGATATGTAACATTTGCTATAACAGATACTACTACGTTCAATTGGAGTTATCCAGATGTTTGGGTAGTGTGCGGATCATCTAATGGTAATCCAGTTCTATTGTATAGTTTAGATGATGGTACAAGTTGGGATAGAGTTAATGTACCAGAAATCTTTAACAATAATCAGTTCTTTGATATAACATATAGCAACAGTAATTTTTACATCGCAGCATACGGTTATATCTTGTATACTCCCAGTCTCATAAATCCTCAATGGGGCGGTACAGATTATGTTACTGCTAATTATGCAAGCCCAAATTTTACCAAAATTGCTACCAATCCCAGCGGTCATATAGTTGCTGTCAGCAGCGGATTAATCTATTACAGCTTAGATGGTGCTATCTGGAATAGATTTGAAGCTCCTGGTTATCAGTTCATAAGTGTTATATGGTACATAGATCACTGGGTAGTAGGTGTACGCAGTTTGTTAACTACCTATACCTATTTCACCAGTACTGATACTGTGACATGGATTGGACAAAACAATAATATCCAAATGTACGATTTTGCCATATTGCCTTGAGTTGACAATACCCGCAGCTACAAATAAACTGTTATATTAACAACAAACAAGGAGCATCAACATGGGTATCGGTGCAGTTAGCGAAAGCGACAAGGTCAAGCTTAAGGACCTAATCAATCAGGGTGTTCAGGTCACAAACGATATCAAGAATCTCAAGGAAGGTCTTGCAGAAGTCATTGCAGCTATCAGTGAGGAGATGGAAATTCCAAAGAACGTCTTGACAAAAGCTATCAAGGTAGCTGTTAAGATGGGCGAAAACCGCGACGAACTTGAAGAAGGTCGTGAAGAGCTAGACGCAGTTGAAGAAGTCTTGATGGCAGTCGGCAAGTCTAAATGAGTGAATGGATTGTAGTTACAGGCGGCGCCGGATACGTAGGTAGTCATATCGCAGCCTCCTTAAAGCGAGACACAAAGTACAAGACGCTTGTCATTGATCAAAATGCAGCATTAGCTCCGCATACTCACGCATTTGCAGATGAAATTGTAAATGATGATTATGCAAGCAAGTTAGCATTAGATGTCATTGATGTTGTGAAGCCACTTGCAATTATACATTGCGCAGCTTCTAGTCTTGTAACGCCTAGTGTAAACAATCCTGCAAAGTATTACGATAACAACGTATGCAGCTTATTGAAATTTATGAATCACTTGCGCGATAATAAGCACAACAATGTGATTTTTAGTTCAAGTAGCAGCGTATACGGAGACGGCGATGGTGTAACTCTGTCAAATGAAACAGAGTTGCTTAACCCTATCAGTCCATATGGTAGGACTAAGCAAGCTGGTGAAATGATACTAGGTGATTACTTTACAGCATACGGTATCAATAGTATTGCATTTAGATACTTCAATGCTGTAGGAGCATCACCAAAGTTGAACTTAGGCCAGTTGCCTAACGCATCACACGTTATTGCAAGGGTTATGGATTGTTTGTTAGCAGACACAGAGTTTGTTATTAACGGTACTGATTGGCCTACTAAGGACGGAACCTGTGTAAGAGATTACGTACACGTAAATGATATAGCTGTAGCGCATGTTATGGGTATATCCTGGCTTATTAATAGTCCTGGACATTATGTGTATAATATTGGTAGTGGTTCAGGATATAGTGTGCTTGATATACTGTCAGCAGTTGAACGAGTTACTGGTAAAAAGGTAAAGACTGTTGAAGGTCCAAGACGCTCGGGTGACCCTGCGTGGCGTATAGCAGATGTCACTAAAATACATAAAGAGTTAGGTTGGGCGCCAATACATGACCTTGATAAAGTTGTTTCTGACGCTTATCAATGGTATACTAGTAGTGCATATTTAAATATGCAACGCTAACGTAAAGTTAGTATGTAGTAAGGTTAGCCGGCCATTAAGCGGTAGAAAAGGTAGTAAAATGAGTTATGTGGATGCAATTTGTGAACGCGAGAAGAATCTTATTCTTGTTGCTGAACGAGATAAAAACGGTAAAAGATTACTTGTTACACACCCAACAAAATACGTAGCATATTGGCCCAGCGAAAAGGGCAAAGCTACAAGTATATTTGGAATTAAGCTAGAAAAATTTCAAACTACAAAGATTAAAGAGTTCCAGCGCGAACTTGGGCTCATACCCAAGAGTAAGCTACACGAAACAGATATCAATCCTATCTTCAGATGCTTGTATGATCACTATAAAGATCAACCAAGCCCCAATTTGCACATAGGGTTCTTCGATATTGAAACGGATTTTGATCCGGCTAGAGGTTTTAGCAGCCCCGATGACGCATTCTCACCTATAACAGCAATTAGCGTGTACTTAAATTGGCTAGAGCGTAATTTTACGCTTGTGCTTAAGCCAAAAGCTATGAGTCAAGCCGCAGCACAGGCCATTGTTGATGAATTTGAGGACACAGTCCTTTGCGATAACGAAAAGCAGTTGCTAAGCGTGTTTCTAGAATTGATTGAAGACTGCGACATATTGTCAGGTTGGAACTCAGAGGGCTTTGATATTCCCTACATTCACAATCGTATTGTAGAGGTGCTAGGCAAGGACGAAACTCGCAAGCTATGCCTTTGGGGCAAATATCCTAAGAAGCGTGAATATGAATCATATGGTCGCGAGACTGTAACATATGATCTAGTTGGACGTGTACACTTGGATTATTTGCAATTGTATCGCAAGCATACCTACCACGAGATGCATAGTTATAGACTTGACTTCGTGGGCGAGTATGAGGTTAAGGAGAAGAAGACGCAGTATGAAGGCACTCTAGATCAACTGTATAACAGCGATTTTAAGAAGTTCATAGAATATAACCGACAGGACGTTTTGCTGTTGGTAAAGATCGATGCCAAACTAAAGTTCATTGATCTAGCCAATAACATCGCACATACCAATTGTGTTCTGTTGCAGACTACTATGGGCGCTGTTGCACTAATTGATCAAGCAATTGTAAATGCTGCACATGATCTAGGTCTAATGGTACCAACCAGAATACGAGAAACTGAAGAAGAGAAGGAAGCTCGTTGGGCAGAAGAAACTGAAATGGGCGGCTCAGTGGTTGGTGCATATGTTGCAGATCCAAAACCTGGTATGCACGATTGGATTGGCGGTGTTGACATCAACAGTCTATATCCCAGCACCATTCGTGCGCTCAACATGAGTGCAGAAACCATTGTGGGACAGATTCGTCCAGATATGACTGACCAATTTATCAAGATCAAAGTACAGCAAGAAAAGAAAAGCTTTGCAGATGCATGGAATAGTGTGTTTGGTAGCTTAGAATATCAAGCTGTTATGGAGAAGAATAACACTCCTCTCAAGATTGACTTTGAAGACGGTTCAGAAGCGGTAGTAACAGCTAAGGAAGTATATGATCTCATCTTCAAGAGCGGTAAGAAATTAACGCTAAGTGCTAATGGTACTATATTTGACTATAGCAAACCTGGATTGATCCCCAGCGTGTTGTCTCGGTGGTATGCTGAACGCAAGGAGATGCAAAAAACAATGAGAAAATATGCTGCATTAGCAGACGGAGTTACGTTAACACAAGAACAAATTGACAAACTTACAAATGTTTAGATAACCTATTGTTTATTATATTATGATTATGTAGTTTTAATTCTTCAGATGATTTATAAATCATGTTAAAATTTAAATCATCTGATGAAAGTCTACAAAATAAGAATTTTTGATCATACGCTGCATTTGTTTTTAAAATATCTCTATTTATCTGTTTTTTCTTAGAATGCCAAAATTCTCCATCTAGTTCAACTAACATATTCAATGAAGGTATATAAAAATCATAAACCCATGCGTTCTTTGGAGTATTAAGAATATACTGATGTTCATATATTAAATTTTGTGATTCGCACCAAGATTTAAATAAAATTTCTATGTTTGTATAAGATTTTTCATTTTATTAGATTTTAGCCAGTTAGAACTTTTAATAGATCTATTTCTTCTTTGTTCATCACTTAGATTTAACTTTTTACCTTTGTTTGGATTACCGTTTGGCCATTTACGTTTACCTTTATTTCTATTAGACATTTCCTGTCGTTGTTCGTTAGTTAAATTAAGTTTTTTACCTTTATTATGACCCGGTTTTCCATCAGAATAATATTCTCTCATAATATTTGGCATAATTTCTTTCATATGGGCAGAATGTTCTGGTCTTTTCTTTCCCCACATATGGCTTTTTTCTCCCACCTGAGAATCGCTGAGTTTACGTTTATGTTCTTCAGATTTTGGTTTCCCTCTATGAACTGACGCAACTTTTTCTTTTAACTCTTCAACCTTCATTGGATTATTTTCTCTAAAATATTTTCCAGTTTCGTATAGTAAACTTTCGCATATCAAGTTACTATTAGGGTATAAGAGGATGTATTCAGCTGTGGTTATGTTATGCTTGTTTAAATGTGTTCGAGTTATTCTCCTAAATAAATTTTGACAAATTTCGCATTTTACCATATCATTCATTGCTCACTCCTAAGTTACGTAATGCTGTATAGGAATATTTAACATGGATAAAGAATACGATATTGAAATTATAAAAGATTTTTTAAATAAAGAAGATTATGTAGGGTTAAAAGCTTATATGGAAGAGTTTGATCTGAAATTAGAAAACGGAAAAATAGTTCCAAATAACAAAAAATATTATACATATCAACGAGACTTTTATGATCAAAGGCAACTTATTGAAAAAATCAAATTAAATTCGCTTTACGGGAGCATTGCTAACCCCGGAAGTAGATGGTTTGACCAACGTATTGCGCAGAGCACCACTCTGAGTGGTCGTTGCATTGTTAAGCATATGGGATCTAAAATTAATGAAATTATTACAGGAAAATACGACCATGTTGGCGATGCATGCATTTATTCCGATACAGACAGTCAATATTTCTCCGCATACCCTGTAATGAAGGATCAAGAAGACTTCAAAGACTATGAATGGTCTAAAGAAAACGTAATTGACCTCTATGACAAGATAGCAGACTTAACCAATGCTAGCTTCTCAGACTTCATGGGTCGTGCGTTTGGATGTCCGCCAGAAAATGGTGCTATCATCAAAGCAGCTAGAGAACTGTGCGCTCTAAAAGGATTGTTCATCACCAAGAAGAGATATGCAGTTCTTATATTTGACAAGGAAGGCAAGCGCAAGGATCAAAATGGTAAGCCGGGTGAGATCAAAGCTATGGGATTGGATCTCAAGCGATCGGACACTCCTAAATCGGTGCAAGACTTCTTGAGTGATGTACTTGTTAAGGTGCTAACGGGTGCTACAGAATCTGAAGCTATACAACAGATAGCTGACTTCCGTCAACAGTTTAGAAGTTGGGATCCATGGCTAAAAGGATCTCCAAAGCGTGCTAACAAAATGACGCATTACAGTCACTTACAGAAACAGATGGAGAGTACAACTATCAGTAACATTGTTACCAAAAAGACCATGTTACCGGGTCACGTGTTAGCCAGCTTAAATTGGAACAAACTCAAGAAGATCTATAACGATCATTACAGCATGGAAATCAGCGACGGTGCTAAGGTTATTGTTTGTAAACTTAAACCAAATCCGTCTGGTATTACCAGTGTAGCATATCCTGTAGATCAGCTTACACTACCTCATTGGTTTAAGGACCTGCCATTTGATCATGATGCAATGGAAGAAGCTTTGATTGACAAAAAGATAGACAACCTATTAGGCGTTCTCAAGTGGGATCTCAAAGCCAGCAAGAATGACAGCAGCTTTGATAGCTTGTTTAGTTTCTAGATGTTGCACTTGACACATCATTAAAGAACAATATACTGTATGTATAGGAGAATCAAATGGCAACAAACAAGAGTACAACATATACTCCTGCAGAGCTTAAAACTGTATTTGAAGCTTTGAGCATTGCACCTAGCTATCTCAGTAAGCGATTTATAATTGGAGAATTGCTAGGATGGAGCGATGATATGATATCTAAGAACGTTAAACTTAGGCAAGAGGAAGTATCACAAGAACGTGTTGGTGATAAGATAGGAGCATACAAGTGAAAGATCATATTCAGGATATTGTTAAGAACGTAATCAGCACAGGATTTTTTGAGAAGATCAAAGTTACAGCTGATACCAAGGGTGTACTAATTGAAGCTATGGAAAAAGACAAAGAAGTAGTCTTCAAAGGTTCATTTAACAAGCCAGTTAGCGAGTTAAACGGAGAATTTGGTCTTAGCAACTTGTCATTGCTAGGTCATATCATTAGTGATCAGGAATTTAGCAGTCCTGACAGCAAGCTCAGTGTGATATACGAGGATCGCAACAATGAAAATGTTCCGATCGAGCTCAACTATGTAAACAAGTCAAAGACCTTCGTAACATATAGGTTTATGAGCAAGCAGTTGGTTCCAGATCAACCTATATTCAAGGAGCCGGTTTGGGATGTAGTAATCAAGCCAACTAAGAATCACATACAGCAGTTTGCATGGGCTGCTAATGGACTAGGTTCATATGAACATTATTTTATTCCAAAGATTCAGGACGGTGAACTACGGTTCTACATCGGCGAGGATAATGCAGCAAATCAGCGAGGTGGCGCTGTGTTTGCTACAGGACTATCTTCTACCTTTGACAGCCAGCATCGTTGGAAGATTTCTCATATACAGTCAGCGCTGAAGCTTGCTGATTCAGCAGATTGTGAAATGAGTTTCAGTACAAAGGGTGTTATACAAGTGAAGCTTAGCACAGGCGTAGGTGTATACAAGTTCATCTTCCCTGCTAAAGTACGATAACTCAATCACTCACATATATTGATCATTAAGAGGTGCGTTTGCACCTCTTTTTGTATCCATAAATAAACTTATGAAAAGATTGTTGGTAGCTTTTGGTAATAGCATAGTATATATTTTCACAAACCATAAGTTATTTCTAGCATTATTGTTTGTACTTACAGCTGGTCAAGAATTTCCTTTGCCAATTTGGTTAAACATAACTCTAGGATTAGCTATGATGTACACAGTAGTCATATGGTGGTTAGGACAACAATAAATGTGGTACAAACTAAAACACAACAAATGGTTAAAACGAGGCGGTATTGCAGTTGTAGTATTCTATACACTCAAAGCTATATTCTATCTATCGTTGATATTTGCAGTCTATGAAGGTTGGATAACTTGGCCTAGTTGGTTACCATACTGGCATCATTGATTGTGTTAGTTGCGATCTATCATTGGTAGATTGGCTAGAAATGTTTCGGTACATGCTCTCCAACTGTATTTCTTAACATATTCTGCTACAACTGATCTATCGCATTCTATAGCATTATTCACAGCAACAGACAAATCCTTGTTCATGCTGCCATTGACACCTTCTGTTATAACATCAATTGGACCTGTTACTGGGTAAGCTGCTACTGGTGTACCACATGCATTGGCTTCTAGCATAACTACCCCAAATGTATCAGTCTTGCTGGGAAATACAAATACATCTGCATTGGCATAAAAATGTGCCAATACTCTACCGTGTTTATAACCTAAAAATCTCACATCAGGATATTTGAGTTTGAGTTCATCTAGGTATGTACCGTCTCCTATCATGATCTTACTTCCAGATGTTTTCAGCTTACAGAAATCATCTAGACCTTTCTCTTGACTGGCTCGACTAACACATAGCAACACTGGTTTAGGTATACTCATAGCACCTATGACTGCATCAGGGTTGAACGTGTCAGTATCAACACCTCTGCTCCATACAGCCAATCTTTCAAATCCTCTAGCAGCTAATTCTTCTCGCATGCTCTCGGTAGTTACAAGAACTTTGGTGCTGAATTTATGAAACCAACGCATAGATGCGTATCCCCAATTGACAGGCAGACCAATCATCTGATGGATATATTCTGGAAATTTAGTATGATAACTGGTGTTGTG